TCAGAACCTGAAGATCCTGATGACCCAGAGGTGCCGTCAGTTCCTGCGTCTCCTGCTCGGAAAAAGTTACCGTTTATAAGATCATCGTTTCCAAATGGGGCAGTTCCAGAAGAATCTACGTGAGTAATAGTCACAGCTAAATATCCGGCTGCAGGTGTTACTGTGCCTACTTCGAAGATAACCCAGTTTTCTGTCGCGTAAGCTTCGTGGAAAACAAGGTGACCTTGTACTCCGTTAGTAGAGTCATCGAAAGTAGTTATTCATGCCGAAACATCTACCGAATTAATATCAGAATTGCTGATGTACATCACAGTTGCGATAGTAACATTTGCACTGTTAAATCTAATATCTCCCGCTCCTGGATCTCCTACACCTACGGCTGTATCGAAACTGTAAAGAAGGCTTGCTCCGTGATTTCCAGACGAACCAGATGAGCCTGATGAGCCGGATGTGCCGTCAGAACCGGATGAGCCTGATGAACCGGATGTGCCGTCAGAACCAGATGAGCCTGATGAACCAGATGTGCCAGATATACCAGACGTACCTGATGATCCTGATGAGCCAGATGTGCCATCAGAGCCCGATGAGCCGGATGAACCAGATGTGCCTGCCGCTCCTGAAGTGCCTGAGGATCCTGATGAGCCAGATGTGCCAGAAGACCCAGATGAGCCTGATGAGCCTGATGTTCCATCAGAACCAGATGATCCCGATGATCCTGATGAGCCAGATGTGCCGGCCGCTCCCGCGACTCCTGAAGTACCTGATGATCCTGATGAGCCAGATGTACCAGCCACCCCTGAAGTGCCCGATGATCCTGATGAGCCAGATGTACCAGAAGATCCAGAAGAACCTGATGTACCTGAAGATCCAGAAGATCCAGAAGAACCTGATGTACCTGAATTACCAGATGTGCCAGATGAGCCAGATGAGCCAGACGTACCTGCTACTCCTGTAGCTCCAGATGTACCCGATGTACCATCTATTCCAGATGAACCAGATGAACCAGATGTACCAGCTACTCCTATGGCTCCCGACGTACCTGAGGATCCAGATGACCCGGAGGTGCCGGATGATCCAGATGAGCCTGATGTACCAGATGTGCCAGATGAGCCGGAAGATCCAGATGTGCCTGAATTACCAGATGTGCCGGATGATCCCGATGAACCAGATGTACCAGAAGATCCAGAAGAACCTGATGTACCTGAATTGCCGGATGTACCAGATGATCCTGATGAACCGGATGTACCAGATGAGCCTGATGATCCAGATGAACCTGAAGTTCCATCAGAACCAGATGAACCAGATGATCCGGATGTACCAGATGAGCCTGATGATCCGGATGTACCAGATGAGCCAGATGAGCCTGATGAGCCGGATGTTCCCATGTCTCCTGCACGAAAGAAATTACCGTTTATAAGATCGTTGTTTCCGAATGGAGCTGAAGCGGAAGAATCTACGTGAGTAAGAACTACTGTTGAGTAGTTTATTCCTGGAGTTACCGATCCTACTTCGAAGATAACCCAGTTTTCTGTCGCGTAAGCTTCGTGGAAAACAAGGTGACCTTGTACTCCGTTAGTAGAGTCATCGAAAGTGGCTACCCATGCAGCAGTATTTGTCGAGTTAATATCGGAATCGTTAATGTACATAGCAGTTGCTAAAGTAACATCGGCATTATTAAACCTGATATCCCCTAATCCAGGATTAGCAGCATGAGAACTACCATCATAACTATATAGAAGGCTTGCTCCATGATTTCCAGACGAACCAGATGAGCCTGATGAGCCAGATGTGCCGTCAGAACCGGATGAGCCTGATGAACCTGATGAACCGGATGTACCGTCAGAACCAGATGAGCCTGATGAACCGGAGGTACCTGCTACACCAGACGTACCATCAGAGCCAGATGAGCCTGATGAGCCGGATGTGCCTCCTGCGGCTACGACTTTTCATGTTTCTGAAGTTGGATCTCAAGTTTTTAATTGTGGGGGATCGGTCGTGGTATCTTGCCAAACTTGTCAGTCTGAGGGACTTACGGGCGCAGTTGTAGAGGCGCTAACATCTATTGCAGCGTAAGCAGCCGCTAATTGAGCTTCACTAAGAACACCCTCTAACTGTTTAAATGGAATTTTAGGCACTAGACGCCTCCGCTAAAATGCCATTAATTAGTACGTCTAATTAAAGGCTTCTATGTTTTAGTACAATACCGATATTCGGTCTTCACTACTAATATACATTGTTAAGGGTTAATTCGCAAGTAGTATAGTGGACGTTTTGTGGGGAAAATTCGATGTTTATACGTCTCATCTCCAGTTCCAAGATCATATACTTTTATTTTAGGTTTTCAACGACTTATAATTTCTCACAATAATAGGGATCCGCTGGACACTTTTTGATCTGGTATTCTAGTAGTTACTCAAAATAATAAGCGTTTATTGTGTACTGTATATAGCCAAACACTGGAAGGTTCTCCGTCTATAGAAAGAACAGCGCTTTTTAGGCAAGAGTTGTTAAGTATAAAGTTTTTAAATCGTGATATATTCGAAGAAGATCACTCTCATTTACTTGCTCATGTTTCTCATAATTTAAAAAACAAAGAAGAAGTGTCAGAAAATTGAAGCTCATATCTACTTAGTTTATTTTTTTGCCTAACAATATCCTTCATTCACTTTTTACCGATATTATCAAAACCATGGCATTCGTAAGAATATGTGGAAATGTTATTTGTTTTTAAAACACTTGATTTAGGTAATTCTATTGAAGGGAGAAGATCTAATTTAGTTAAATCGCCGAACGCATCAGTATTGTCAGTAAACAAAGTTCCTAGATATTCCTGTGCTTCTACAGGTAACATAAAATCTATTACACCTTTTTCATTTACATTCAAATAAACGCTTCAGTCTTTACTAACTTTTGCACAACTTAGTATCCAGCCAAAACAATGAAAAATTGAGGAATCTTTATTATTATCTATATCCTTTGTTCATTGAGTTTTCCAGGAAAGAAGTTGATTCATACTTTTAATGTGAATCAACATTTATAACTCCTTAATAATATTAGAAGATGCATAGTTAGGTAATCTTTTAAAAAATATAAGCTCTTTTGCAAATGCACTACCTACAACAGGCTTATTAACATAATCATCCCCTATTACCATAATATCGGGATGTATAGTTTTTATTAACCACTCTAACATACTTTTTGTATTAAATATAAACACATCATCTACACATGATAAAGCTCTTAATATCTCCTGGCGATCTTCGTGTGTGTTTATTGGTCGAGCAATACCCTTACTTCTACGAACCTTAGCATCTGAATCAATTCCAACAAATAAAAAATCTCCAAGTGATTTGGCATATTTTAATAGCTCAATATGGCCTCGATGTAAAACATCAAAACATCCATTAACCCATATCACTTTATAGTTATTAATCACCTTTTGTAATCCTATATGAATCACTATCGTAGTGCTTTGTTGAAAACTCAAATAATTCAGAGTCCTTTAAAGCATGCATTTGGTGACGCAAACCTCTTGGTACATGAAACTCCATTCCAGGTTCTAAAATTATTTTATGTGCAGTGTAAGTATCGTCATCATAGCTATAAGTGAGTACAATTTCGCCTGATTGTAAATAAAATGTTTCATCTTTTAAAATATGGTAATGCCAGGAACATTGTTTACCCTTCTCAAAAAACAATAACTTACCACAATACTCGTCTTTGTTAACAATCCAATCTTCATATCCCCAACCCTTTTCTACTCGTTTCATAGCTCGTCCATTCTAACTGTTTTGTCGTCGATCAGAAGATCGAAAGAAGGTTTATTTGTAGATAATTTATGGTACTTACAGCCCCAAAAATCTAACTGATGTTTAGTAATTTTTGTATGATCTACTTTGGAATTCCCGCCTCTAGCAGTCCAGTATATAATAGTATTTCCTTTATCATAAAGAACATTTATTTTTTCTATATTGGATTTGTTAGGAATAGATTTGGTATAATCACTTTTAGCAGTAATACAAATGGTATTATCTATGTCTACATATATCAGCATACTGGCACCACTCCTGGTTTTTGTACAACTTCTGCTGCACATTCATTTGCAAATTTTATAGCTCTACAAATATCTTTAGTTTCTAAATAATCAAATACGAGCGCTGCGAGAAAAGTATCTCCTGCTCCGGATACATTATAAATATCTACTTTTTCAGTCGCATACTTCGCTCCATTATGCTCCGCTCCCTTATCTCCTAATGTAACTATGAGTTTTTTAGTTATAGTTTCTTGGTAGCGTTTGGGTATATTATTTTGTGCTTCATACTTATTAAGTTTAATATAAGTAGCTGATAATATCCAACTTCCCAATTCCTTTTTGGTATCTATAAAAGAAAGTGTGCTATGTTCCAGAATAAACTTAATATCTGTTTTCGTTAAAAACCCTTTATTGTAATCTGAAATTACTACAGCATCATATAGTCCAAAATTAATATTAGATAAAACAGAAGAATCCATGCGAGGGCAGAAGTCATTTATATCTACTCGTAAAAGCATTTGCCCTGATTTATCATCCACATATCGGCGTTTTATAATATCAACTTTATTACATATAATATCAGTCTTTACTCCTAATGCTTTAAGATTGGCGTGTGTGTTTCCCGCCATACCTGAATTTTTAGTTGTTCTAGTAGGTTCTATTATAGGTATTGGAGCTTCTGGACACAATCGTTCTATTGTGCCATAAATATGCTCATCTGTACAATACTCTCCGATAACTAACACTTTCATTTTAAGCAAGTGTTTTGTTTTTCGCAAAGAATATTACTTGTCTATAAAAATCCATTGCATGTAGTTGCTTGTCTTCTAAAAAGACATTATTTAAAAGATTTTCTTTTATAGGAAATCCATCTATACTTAATACATCGTATTCAAACCCATATTTATCCAATTGCAGTAACATCGCAATAAAAGCACCTGAGTAAGGTTCAATGTGTTTATGTAGCTCACCTGTCATATTTCTAGTAGTTTTTTGTAAAATTTCCATGTTCTTATCATCTAAGAAAAGAGCATACTCGCCGCCTTCGCAGTCTGTTTTTAGCATGTCAATTCGTTCAATCTGATACTTGTTAATAAAATGTGAAAATGTGATCGTTTTCACCATCTCTCCTGGAACTGCATCATTGTCTTTGTAGCGCATAAGTTCTGGAGACCACGTTGAATCGCCTGCGATCATTTCTTCTCCATTTTCAGTGCTTATCGCAGAGGCTTCAATAATGTGCTTTTTATTATCAGGAAAAAACTCCTGTATATTTTTACGCAAACTCTCTAAGTTATAAGATAGCGGCTCTATATAGTAACAGGCTTTTAAATCAATTCCTTGAAGATTTAAAGCAGGATATATACCTATAGAGGCTCCTATATCTACGACCACATCGCCATCTTTTGGTGTATACCATTTGTTATAACTGGCGTATTCCAATTGCTCCTCTCTTAGCCAAAAATCACCTCCATCTTCCAAATGTGTTCTGTCCAATCGTTCATAATCAACTGTGCGTATTATACGTTCAGGAGTTATTCTTTTAGAGCATTCAAAATCTAAATTCTCTGGACACCATTCCCAGTTGTCCTTATCTAAAGTATATTTTGGATTCGAAAAGCAACTATGACAGCCGTTATCCTCGTGTACACGTGTAACTCCTTTTTGAAATTCCGTAAAAGGAGCACTAAACCCAGATATTAATATCACAGGTGTGCCTACAGCCCACGCTAGCCAGGAAAGGCCTGAGCCAAGCCCCACAAAAAATTTAGCATGAGATAGTTGCGCCGCACGCTCTAATAATGTATATGAACCGGTTACATCGATTGCATTTTGTGGAATAACGTTCATATGTTGAGGATAGCGTCCAAATTCTTTATGAAGATCAATATCATAAACCTTATATCCAACAGAGTTTAAGTGATCAACCACCAAATCCCAACCACCTGAATAATTCCAATACTTGGCCTGAGCTGTAGATTGTACTCCTATACACACATGTGGACTACTCGTAAGTTTATTATTTTTTAATATAGTAATTCTAGGTCGCTTTTCTTGATATTCCAGTCCTAATAAATCTGTAGCAATTTGCTGTAAAGGAATAGTCTTAGGATTATTTGGATGTTTACTTATATCTGCAAAATACCCTATTTCATAAGAAGCATACAAATTTTGAACTGTAGCTCCGGGAACGACCCAAGTAATATTTGGATATTCTGCAGCAAACAGCTTGTTATGAAAAGTGGAACAATACATTTTACAGCCATGTTTTTCCGCAAATTCTTCTACGTAGGGCAACCACGCTATTGTATCTCCTAAAGCGGCACTATCAAAGTGAATAAAGACGTTTTTATTTTTTGCATCAAACAATAGTGTTTCAATAATTTTGCCATCTTTACTAATTTCGATATTCCAATCCTGATAATGTTTTATATTTGCAACAGTCCAATGATTTGAATGTATTTGTGTAGAATGTATTAATACGTCATTGTTTTTCATTTCTATAGAAAAAAGAGCTGGATCATCTCCAAGTATTTCTACAAAAGGGCCATTTATAAAATTATGGTTTATGGTTATTTGTTTAAAAGGCGTAATTTCAGCTTCCTTCGGTTTAAAATCTTTAAGGAAGTCTGATTTCTCAAACTTTTTCTTTTTGCTTTGTGTGCCGGCAGGTACAATTGTTTCATATCTTAAATACTTATGAAATCCTGGCAAATCAGTTACTTGGCTTTTATAGTGAGCCAAAGCTTCTTGTTTCTTTTTATATACTTCAGCATCGAGAGGTTCTGTTCCTAACGCAAAAAAATGTAAACCCTTAGGATTACAGTCCTTAACAATGTTATGAAGACTAACATGTTGTACGTGACCATACTCACCTTCTTCTCCATGTGTTACCACCATCTCGTAGTCATTGACAGCTAAAAGATGTTCAATGTGATATTTTGCATCCTCTGGAAATGGATATTCTAAGCTATCTGTGTAATTAGAAACGCCTGTACTTTCCATACCAAGTGTCTCTAGCGCTGAATAAAACTCATTCATACGTGGTTTGTCATCAGCACCTGTCATGCACTCAATGTGCCAATCTTTAGGGTTCTTTAAAAGAGTGCCCGCACCAAATATAGTTTCATCATCAAGATGCGCTACAATCATTAAATTCTTTCGACGATTGGGATTAAATTTCTTCCACAAATCTTTAGAATACTCTACATTTTTTCCTTCACCAGGTTCTGGATGTGCTCCGTAAAATTTATTATTACTCATATCGTACATTACTGAAAAGTTTCCCATATCTAATGCTAACAATTGCTTATCATTAAACCTATCTTTTATAGGAGATTCTTTTGGAAAATTCCAGGTAACAGGCATAACTGCTTTTCTCTTATACTTCCACATAAGATAGTTTAACACTCGCTCCTCTGATAAAGCATTATCATCTACAAATATATTTTTCCCATGTGAATCTTTCACATTCCAAGTTATTCCTTGTCTTTGTGTATTATACACATCTAAGACTTCAGATAAAAACTCCATACTTTCAATATCAAATAGAAAAAAACCGGTTGCAGCTATGTGTGAGTTACTTTTACGAATACCTTCATTTAGAATTTCAGAGGTTTCTTTTCCATAACTTGCGTTATACTTAATACCATCTACTTCTCTCCATTGATACCAGTTTGGTGAATTATATTGAATACATAATGGATAGTCTTGTAACATGCTCTTGTATTCCCAAAGATAGGAAACATCTTTACCCGCTATCATATCTGCGTCTACAAACATATAGCTTTGATGTGTGTCTCTTTTTAGGCAATCTATAGCTGAGATAATTCGCGCATAGTAATGACCTGGATTTTGTAGTCCGTCCACGTTCCAGGAAAAATCTGTTTTAATTGGGCGAATATCTATTCGATGTGTTAACCAGCCCCAGTCAAGCTCTTTGTCGGCGTTAATTACATATACGATTACATCTGTGTTATCAAACATTAGCAAGCTCTCAACACACAATTTAGCGTATGGTAAATATTTTTCATCTGTGCTTAATACATAAGCTTTCTTTTCTTTTTTTAATGTAGGTATATTATTCATATTTTTGTCTATTTGTTCTAAAATTGTAACAGCTTTTTCAGCTGCATTTTCCCATGTAAATTTGTTAGATACTATTGTAGCATTTTTTATAGCTTTCTTTTTATATTTGTTATAATCATTATATACATCGCGCATAACTTCCTTTAAATGTTCAAAATCTGGCTCATCCCATAGACCAGAGCCGTCTGGGGCAAACATAAAAGGCTTCATTGGACGCTGTTCTTTGGTACGAACTTGGCAAGATACATCAGTGGCAAACTCAAGTTGAGCTGGGTGGCTGGAACATATAGTCGGAGTGCCACAAGATATTGCCTCTATTAATGGCAAATTCCAACCTTCCGCGCGAGAGCATGTAAGTAAAACATTTCCATTCTTCAAGTAGTTAATATAATCATCTCTACTGATAAAGCTTTTTATTTTTAAACGAGGGTCGTTAAAGCCAAAATGATTTAATCGTTCTTGCGTTGATTTAAAACCATCTACGGGATAGGGATTATCTATAGAGCAGATAAGTTCTACAGGTTCGTCTGCTGAAAACTCTTCCAAAAATGCTTTAATCATTTCTGTAGTAGCTTTTCTATGATCCCAACGACCAAAAATCATAAACTTAAAACGATTGTTTTTCATCTCTTCTAATGGTGCTACTGGCGTTAAGTTAAACACCTCATTGTCTACTGCTTCTGGTACAACAAAAACACGCTCAGCCGGGTATCCTTGCGCTATGCTACAATCCCGCTGCCATTGAGTTGGTACCCATAATTGATCATATTCTAAGAGTTTTTCAAAAAAGTCTGGAGATTGCTCAGTGCTTTCCCAAACATTATATGCTATCTTAAATCCTTTATAATCATGGTAATAGTTGTGGTGTAGGCTTTCGTGAAGAATTATGTTAACAAAATTTGTTAAATCGGGAGGGCCTCCATACAGATCGTGGTCAATCATTTCTCCTGGCTCATTCATACAAATTTGTGTGACAAGCATTTCTCTATGTTGGTCTGTAAGGTAAGGTTCCTCTTTATGAGGATCAGCTCTATACACTCCGTCCCAATGAGTTCCTATGGAAAAATTACGTATCTTTACTGAGATATGTTTATTTAGTTTGGTGAAAAAATTTCTGGCATGTGAAGCATATCCAGAGTTTCCTATAAAGCTTGTATGAGCAAAAACACCTTTTATGTTTTGCATAATTTAAATGATTAATCTGTTTGATAAAAAGCTTCTATAATATCGCTTACTTCTACTGTAAGGCCATATATGCCACTTACGTTAGCTAATATTATTGAAGTGGCGCCAATTCAAAAATCTGTTGGCAAAGTATAGTCTGTTTGATCTGCATGAGATGTCATGTTTACACCATTTACAATTAAACGAACAGAGCCATTATCTAATGTTTTTCCCTGACTTATTGCTGTCAATGTGTTTCAAACGAATCCTGATGGAGTAGAGTTTCCTCCTGAATAGGTAAATACTTCGTGTACTATTGCGTTATCACCAGCAGTATCTTCTACTACATCTAGTCGATTGTCTAAAGTATCAGTTGTCGTTATGGTGGCATATACTCCAGAAAGGTTAGTAATGTTCCCATTTACTTCGACAAAGTTACCGTTAATTTTTAAACGACCACTGTTTAAAGTATCTAGTTCTTCTATTAAAAGAATAGCCATATTAGCTTCCTAACCCGCTTATAGTGTAAGTTATGTCATCTATACTAAGTTTACTTAAGTGTGCTTGTTGTTCTATAATTCTTCCTTTAAATTCTAAATGTCTAACTTCGTTCACTAATCAGCGACGGTTAATGGCATCTACAATAACATCTTGTGGAGTTACTACAGGAAAATTTGTCATGTACATAATCGCATCGCTTGGCATAAATTGTCCAAACATTGTTATTTGATTATATTTTGGAGCAGAATTTATCATTCCATATATTGAAACGGGTGAAAAATAACCTCCCACATATCCAGTACCAAAACAAGTCGCACAATTTTCTTCTGAAACTCGCTGTAATGTCGCATTCCAACAAGTTGTACAAAATGTTCCCCATGTGCGTCTTTTTACAAAATAAATAGTTTCTCTAGCACTAAATCTTTGGAGTACTAAATTTTTTCTTCTTAATATCTCACTAAACTTCGTTGAAGTGGTATTTATTTTTAAATACGCTGGAGTGGTTGGTTGTGTGTTTGTTTCCCCTGTTAAAGTATTTATTACGGATGCTAAGTAATACCAATTTCTGTTATCTGAATATAACCCTGAAAGAGATACATCTGTATAAGTATAATTATCAGCAGTAATGCCTGACGCAATTATATCATAATCAGTTAGAACAGTGCTTGGGGCTTCAGATTTGTATAAAGATAAAGTATATCCACTAATGGTTTCATTAGTGCTTTCAAAAGACCATGTAACTGTTGCAGTGTCTCTAGCAAAAGTAGAGACATAAAATTCAGTTAAGACTAACACTAGTAATCAAGATCTCCGTACTCAGAAGACACGCCACCAAAACAGGCAGCAATATTTCTTCTACGTTTGAAATTTGTAACTCCACGAATATGTTTACCGTATAATACATTATAATAATTAATATATCGACCGTGTTTTTCCATATCACGGATAGTTATACCACCAGCGTCATTGTAAGTTAATGTGTTTCTGGAATTTAAAATTCCTGCCGAAGTTAATACTTTTAAAGCAGCTCCGTCTTTTACTAAAACCCATGGAAGATCATTTGACGCTAAAGAAGATATAGTAAATATAGTAGATAGTGGAGGATCCATGCCGTAATTAATATCATCTATTGTGTCCAAAAGTGCATGGTGTAGTTGTATATCCGTTGACTCTTGCACACCCTCTAATACATTTAATTCTGCTGTATCTCTCATGTACGTTCTTAATCGTGCTACTCATAGGCCATCCGAAAAAGGTATTAAATTGGTTAGTAGATCAGTTGTTGTGGGATTAGCCATTATTAAAGTCCTCCAAGATCACGATTGCTAAAACATCAACAGTCGGAACTGTAAGTTTTTGCCCATCTGTATATAAAATTTCAAACTCACCTAAGTAGGTATCAGCAGTATCCGTATCACCTGAGAGCCATTGATAGCGTACCCTTCCATCATATCCATTTGCTTTTGTAATGTCTGTAGGTTCAAGTAAGGTGCATGCGGCTTCAACTTTAACAGTGCCAGTTGCTATATCTTTCATAATGAAGGTCACTGAGGTAGCAATAGCTGTGCTGACATTGAGCGCGTTAGCATCTCCATCTTTTAGTTGCATGTCTAACGCTGGACGCAAGTCATGTCGTTTTAAATAAACTGTAGTTGTAGCCATTGCTTACTCCTATATTTTGTTAATTTGGGTCTCGCCTGAACCTAGTTCTGTTACAGTCGCACTTCCTGCTGTTAAATCTCCTAAGCCAAAATTCTGGGTTAGTAAACTACTCAAGATTGCGCTTTTGGTACTATCATCTACTAATTGGTACGCAGTAGTGAGGTTCAGTATGGTAGTGGCAACAAGCTCCTCAACAAATTTGGCACGAAAATGTGTTTGTACAAAAGTTAGTGCTGCTATGTCAGAGGCAAAAGTTAGTGTTTCTGATCCCCAGCACCCAGCTTTTACAACTGGAAATACTTCTGGATCTTGGCTAATTTCCTCTATTTTAGCTTTATATGTAACATTTAGTACTAACACAATACTTTAATATAGTTAAGTAGGGTGGGTTGGTCAAGAAGAAGTAAAAAAAAGGCCAGTAAAAAACCGGCCTTTCTTTAGTGTTGTGGTGTATTTTAACTCAAGTTCATTACTGAGCAAGAACGTGTATTTCCGATACCAATTCCAATATGCTCGTAAGCTGCCCAAGAGATTATGTTTTTCTTCTTTTCGATCCAGAACTGAGTATCGTTTAAGATACAGAACTGACCCAAGAATTCTTGAGAAGTAAAGGCATAAATCTTGTTGTTCAAGAAGTTAGACCCTGCTTGGTTAAGTTTCTTGTTAGAAACAATTACTCTACGACCGAATAAGGTCTTATACGTATATCCGTTAACTGTAACTTCTGATCCTACTGCATCACCTACTGTAGTCGCATTATATAGGAATAAGCGATTATACATAGTTGAGTCCATAAGTAAAAGATCACAGCGTAGTTCGTCACCATCGAGCGTGTCAAATAAGCTCTTAAGATCGCTCTTCTTGATGGAACCAATTTCGCCTGTAGATACATAAGTACCTGTAATTGTTTTGGATCCTGCAGAAATAGCTTCTTCTACTGCAATTGCAGCGTCGACCAATGCCATGAATGTTTCGTCTTCAATTCTCTGAATATCAAGTACTGAGTTCTTTTCGATGATGTCTGTAATAGGCATTTCGTAAGCTAGCAACTCTTCTTCAGTTTTTTGGAAGTCTTCTGAACTAATTCCATGGAAAGGAATCTCAAATCTATCACCCATAACGTAATGTGAATCTGGTTCACCACGCATGTTAATAGTCATAGCTTTGCTTTCTGGTTCGATGTCAACGATTTTAACTAAACCGTCGTGATTGATTGAACGTGTTAAATCAACTTTAGTAACGTATTGTGGATTTATAATCATACGACTAAACGCTGTTTCACGTAGTTTTTGTCTTACAAAAGCTGCACCTTCGGCTGCGAATTTCTCTATACCGTCAGGAGCGTTTAGCTTCTGTACGAACATCTCATTAATTTGATTTGCTGAGTACATAATTTATCCTCCTAATTATACAGTATAAAACTCGATAACACTAGTAGTGCTTCTTGCTTTATTGTAATATGTTGTTATGTTATAGGCCGATTTTGTGCAATAAGCAACTACAACAGCATCACCTGCTGAAGTTACGCTTAATGTACCATCTGCAGCGATATAAAGCGCCGCTCCCACAGTTGGGGACCCGGTAAATTGATCTGTTAAGGCACGTACTTTTCCGTACAGTACAGTGATTTTGCCCGTAGCTGCAATATCAGGAGAGAATCCTGCTGTATTGCTATCACGAACACTTTCTGACCATATTGGCCAGCCAAAATCACCAGCGAGTGGTTTATTAACTAAACCAGCTCCTGCAGGAGAAACCCATGAACCTATAACACCTGAGGCTAACACCCAACCCTGAGAATCTAGAAGCATTTCTACTCTCTCTATGCGGGTAAGATGTGATAATAGTTTTAACATCTATGTTCCTCTATTAATCTGAAATGATCCAATCCAATAAGGGTTGGCCTAATCCAGATGTGTCTAGATCGCTTACGCGACCAAGTTTATATCCCTGGCCAGAACTTATCTCAGCTACTTTTTCCAAAATAACGAGCTCTTCCTGGCCCTTTGTGCTATACTCATTTATAGTAGATTCTAAATCTTCAACAGCTATACTACCTTTTTTAAACATGTTAAAGGCTAATGATTGAGCTTGCTTTTGCAATTCCAATTCATCAGTCTTGTCGCGAAGTTTACCTTCAACTTCGTGTAGCTGTTTATTAAGCTCTCCTATAGCGAAGAGAGCTTTTTTCTTCAAAGTAGAATCCATTTACTAATTACTAGTCTTCTTCGTATTCTTCTACAAACATACCAGCAACTTTTTCAGCTACTATGTCAGCAAAGTCGTCCATTTCTGCAATTTTTTCTTGCATCAATTCTTCGTTTTGAGCATGTTCAATTAATAATCCAGCTAGTTTTTCAACATCATTTGCATCGTAATCTTCGCCAAATTCTTCTTCTAAAAGAACGTCAGCTGTTTCAGCAAATTTAGCAAGAATTTCTTGTCCATCATCGATAGCTACTTCTTCTTCTGCTACCTTTTCTGTGCTCATTTCTTTCCATGTGTCGTATAGTTCACCCATGTTATATTACTCCTCTAAATAGGTTTTAGTTAATCCGACAAGAGCTTCTGCTACCTTTTCGGAAATTTCAGATTGTTCTACAGCAACTTCTTCAGTCACTTCTTCGGAGTTATTAACTTCCTCAGCAACTTTTTCTACTGTTTCTGTAGCTTGTTCGTTTAGTCTTGCTAACATACTATTAGCAAAAATGCGTCCACCATCTTCCCAACGTTGTGCTTCTTTCTCTAATTCAAGAGTTTCAGCTGTCTTTTCTACAACTTCTTCAGTCACTTCTTCGGCAACTTTTTCTTTAACTTCTTCAGTTACTTCTTCAGTTACTTCTTCAGTTACCTCTTCAGCTGTCTTTTCTTCAACTTTTTCTTCAGGAACATCGTTTAACACATTTTCGATCATTTTTGCGCCGGCATCCTTTTCAATAGTGCTTTCTAATTCACTAACAATTGTGTCGACAGACCATTCTTGGTTCTTAGCCATTCGGTTTTACCTCCCGTTGTGTTTAATATATAAGTTCTTTATAAATGATGTCAAGGTTTTCTTGACTCATTCTCGATATCAATTCAGCTGTTTTAAATAGTTTTTTAACTTTATGAGTTCCTTTTCCAATAACTCCAGCTGAAGTCACTCCCATTATTAATGGGTGTTTTCTAACAAAATTTTCAAAACGACTGATTGGTTTTCCTTTAATTGCTTTATCTTCTTGTACTCCTGCAGCAAAATATGAAGCAGGAACAGTTAATAGAGATGAAGCCACAAAGCGGTCTACCCAGCCGGCTGTTTTATTAAAAACCAGTTGTTGTGCTCCAAGGGATGTTGCCGTTCCGGCACCCACAAGCACTGGTAATAGCCACGGATGGATTCGTAAAAATTTCCTAAATCCAGTTGTACTATTGTTAAATATTTTCACATATCCCTTATACAGAGCTCCAAGAATTCCAAGAGGTACTATGGGATTACGATGTGGTGTTAAAGTTGGTTCTTCTTTTTGTCCAAAAAACATTTTACCAATCAAACTTCTGTCTTTTGTTTGTCCGGTAGTATAAGGAGTAGAATTATCTACGGCCGTTTTTTGAATATAAGCAATTCCTCGTTTAACAATCAAGGGTTTTGTTAAAGACATGTTTGGTATGTCTTCTTTTAGCACTTCTGCTATTTTTTTATTATAATTATTAAGTCCGACATCTGTTAGATCTTTTGCCTCATCGTCGGAGTCAAATACAATATTTTGTTCTTCCAATTGTATTGCTAATTTTTTATGTCCAGAAGCATATAGTGCTAATTTTTGAAAATCTTCTTTAGTTGGAACAATTCTCAATCCCAGCATTGTGGATAAGGTAGCACTAAGGGGGAATTTTGATAACTTCTCAAGCTGATCTTTTGAAAGACGTTTTTGAGATTCCAAAATTAAGTTTTTAGGATCTTTATCAATTGCTGTAACTTCTACATCAATTTTCTTTTTTATATCTGCAACGCTGGAAAGTTCGGCTACTTTTTGTAAACGTACGGCAGCACTGTCTCTTTGATTGAAATCATTAAGCCGTATTGAACGTCTAGATCCTGAGCTCGTTAGTAATTCTGAAATGAAACTAGCTGTTTTATCTGCAGGAATGGTTACGATACTAATATCAAAAAATTTAGGCATGGTATTAATGGCATATACTTTTTGCCCATTTGGATACACATGTCCCATCTTTTTTGTTAAATGATGACAATACTGTGCTCGTGTTTTCGCCTTATTTCCGCATATGGAACACACATCAAAAGGAACTCTGCAGCCCATACTAACCGCCGGCAACTCGCCTGCGTGTAATCTTTTAATTATATGTTGTGCTTTGGATTCGATAAGTTCTAATATAAGTTCAACTCTTTTCATCATATTATTATAATGTGAAAATGAAACTTTACCAAGAGCTCTTCTAGGATCTTTATTTACATGATGCTCATATATATGTCCTAAAGCTTCGAATGTTTTGTGATATTGTTGTAAAGCTTTTTCTGGAAAGTAGTCTCTGTTTCGATTTTCACCAAAGTATTCACCAGCTGATAATGCGTTTACTAACGCATATGTTTTTCCAGAAGCTGGTTTAAGAGAATTTACATATTGTTGCAGTTCTTCAGAGTATCCTGCGGTTTTTTCTAATCCAATATTAGCAGTCAACGGCTGAAATACTTCAGATTGGTTGTCTCCATAGAGAAAATCTACAGTTTTATTAAATCCAATATCGGTCACTTATTTGAATACCTAGTTTATTAATCCAGAACCCTTTAAGGCATACTGTACTAATTCGGAAGGTCCTTTTTTCTTTTGATCACTAAGTTTTTTATTTATATCTGTTAAAGTGGAAAATGTATCAGGAGGTGGGCCACCAAATTCTTCTTGATAACCTCGTTGAATAGACTGTCTAATATATGCACCAGCAGCCATTGGCTCTTGAGCCATATATGGTGCAAAATGATTTAAAGATGCCCAATACTTAGCCACTATCTCTGGTTTTTCTTTTTGCAATTGAGGGTGGTGTTCCAACATTTGTTCAAAGAATTTTCTAGATTTTCTTTTTTGTCCAGTAGCATGTAATGCGTCTCTAACTGCATCTGCAAAAAAAGCAAGTCCTACCATTGCTAATGAGCTCACGGTTCGACTGAACATTTTGGATTGTGTAAATTTAGGTATTGTAGACATTATTTGTTCCCCTTTATAACTTTAATATTTTTAGACATATCTCTTTTGCCTTTTTCTTTTCCCGCTTTATAAGAGACCGGAACAAACACAGCCATAGTAGACATTACTTTGTGTTTTCCTACAAATTCACCTACATTTTTAACCTTCTTCAAAACACCAGCTTCTTTATGTAAAATTGGTAATTCTTTATCTTGTACATAAGTCACATAGTCTTGTAAGATTTCTGTATACTCAGCTACCTTAGTAATAAGGGTATCTACAGATTTATCAAAAGCCGCAGCTTTTTTATATAATTTAGAATCTGTTCTAAGGTCTCTGTCGCATGAAGCAACTTCAAAGTTATGGTGTGGAATGTTTTTTTCTAGATCTGCTTTTATGTGTGTGATTAGTCCCATATTGGAAATAGGAGCTGCTACTTTAAGTACATGAGCAATATCGCTAAAAGAGGTTCCGCCCAACAGTGCTTGTTTTACTAACCCTTCTATACTGTCAAATTCGCTTGCAATAATAAGTTGATCGTCTAATAAATGATTTTCTTTTCTAATAACAGCTCCTAGTTTAAGGCCAGCTTCTTTCTGCATTTCTGTATTAGTAGGTTCTGGTATAGTTATTTCTTCAGCTGTTTTTTCTGCCGAAGGAATAAGATCATGCAAATGATCTTCCAAAGAGGTGTTATAATCATAATTAGTAACAACACTTGCAGTTTTCACTACCTGTGTTTGGCCGTGAGCTACTGCAATTGGATCTGCAACTTCAAATTTAATATATTTTTCTTCGGCTGTTTTCATCATATTTAGATAAGTATCTATATTAGCGGATTCCGCTACTCGATGAACTTGTTGCGAGGTAAGTTCGTGAGAAGAAGCTACTTTAGATAAAAGTGAAGTCAATGATTCCTTTGTCTGAAAATGCTGCTCAGATATTTGTTTGCCAAAGGTTTCAAGATCTAGAGATGTATACATAATTTAAATATATCCTCCCGTCATGTAAGTGTCAAGTATTATTTTAATAAACTAATCGGCCCAATCGATTTTAAAATAAAGAGTTGCCGCAATTGTTGCGTACAATGTAGCATATGTAAAATCATCTGGACCAATATTAATATATTTAATAGTGCCCAAAGATTCGTCTGCCTCTGTTTGTACATTTAATAAATCTTCTGTAAAGTCCACAAAACTGTGATATTCTGGAAAAGTTAATTGACCTCTTTTAATTTGTCGAAAAAACTTATTTAACACTCTGGTTTTGTTCAGCGTATACGCTGGCATTTTCGGATTTCATTGTATTTCTTGTTTTTGTGATTGCAAATTTTGGAAAGCAACAACTTTTTGATAGCCCACTTTCGATCGGATTTCGGAGTTGGGAGCATCGCCCATTCCATAATCCGCTGCAAGTTGCACACAGTTTCATTTTTTCATTAATCTAGGAATATCTTTATGTATGAAAGCATAATCCGCTTCTTTGCCAACATACTTCTTGGCAAACACTACTTCAAGCCCATGGCCTCTTTGTTGAACAATTGAAATTACTGTATTTGAATTTTCTGAATTCACAGGACCATAATCTACTCCCATAATGGACACATAACTACTGTCAATGCCTAGAGGTTCTGTGTGATACTGTGGTCCAGTTGAGGCTCGTTTTACTTGATCCTTTGTAATAGGGCTAACGCCTGAATCATATTCTACGGCTAATACTTCGTTTTGAAACTTTGCCTTTGAGTATACTTTGCGTTTTCCTAGTATATCTTTTTCTCAATTAACTCATGGAGCTTTTGCAAAGTGTAAAGCACACACTCTAAATCCCTCTAGATCCGGTTTTTGAGTTAAAGAATAAGTAGACACCCATTCTGCTTTTTGCCTTACATCTATGTCTGCGCTACACTTGCTACAGATTACACCAGTCGGTCCGATATTGTCTTCTGCAAGAATATTTCAATGATTACAAGAAGTACATTTAAGAACAAATTCATTCATCGTAGAACGGTGCCATATATCGGCCAAAGTTCCGCGAGTACGTTTTGGTGTTCCGGAATATGTAGTCCATTTGTAGGTAGAACGTGACATGGTTTCCTGTACAACAGGAATAATGTCTGGTAGTAAGTCCTGGCACTCATCAAAATTATTTTGATCTGCTGAGTTGCCTGTTATAAAAGGAACTTTAGAATTTTCATGGCGCATTACAAAATTTCCATTGGGCACCACTACACAATAAATCCTTCCTTTATAATGTTTTTCTTCAAAATATTTGTGCTTAGTTTTTTTATATTTATTTAATAACCAATTTCCATAAGTTCGAGATCTCACTTCAACTGTGTATGTGCGTCCGTATTTTCTGTCACGATGATTTACAGATGCTCATTTTCCTAAACGTAGTCAAGCTTCTTGTACAGAATCTGCTAAAGCGCTAGACTTGGTAGAAAGTCTTAAATATTCTTTGTGAGTAGATTTTACTTTACCATTTTTTACATTATCTCCATCGCCTTTATAAAGCGCATCTAACAAATCCGGCAAGTACTTGGTATATTCAAGAAGTTCTCTGGGTATATATTTATCCCCAGACTTGCCAAGAGGTTTTAGTCATTCGTATAAAGTACGGTATTCGGAACTACAGTTCCAAGAAGTTATTGAATTACTGCTAATAATATGTTTTGGAAATAACTCTTTCATTATATTATCAATTTCCGTTCAGTGCTCTAAGTTATGATTCTTATCTTGACACACTCCGATAGTAATGGAATCAAGTGCTGTTCAACCTTCTGCGAGTCATCATCCCATAAATATCATAAAAGGTTTGATAGGTATTTTTATTGCACTATACGTTCTTATTTTACCATCTTGATAAGGTTGTCCGTTTGCTTTAATGTTGGTTTTCAATTCGGGTAATTCAAAAAATTCTGGTGAGGAATCTTTGTACCAACCTTCGCCTGGATTTCCTATTCCCATTCTGAAATTTTTAGTATGAATATCTTTAGAGCGGATTTCAGTTTGCCAACCTGTTCCAAATGGAGCTCCTTTATGTTTTTGTTTTAACATATCAGCATGCATTCGATGATCTGGGGTTACCTCCATCATAACCTTATTTCTAAGTTTATAAATATGCATAGGACCTTCATAAGGCTCATCTATTATTTCTGTAGGTTGCTGATATTCGAATTCGTTTGTTGCTTCGTTTTTTGTCAAAACCCAGTCATCTTTTGTTAGATTTTCAGGTTTAATTCATCCACGTAAGGTGTTATAATTAAACGATTTAGACAAAGTGTAGCCTCTGATGCGATCCGCGTCAAGAAGTGCATATCTAATATACATTTTAGAGCGATTAGTCATTTCTTTCATAAACACGTTCTGTACGACAGAGCTGTTTATATAATTACTGGCAATTAAAGGACTTTTAAGGAAAGGATTCACACGATCGTGACTATATACTTTAGACTGATCTACAGTAGGAGCTATGAAAAGATTTTTAAAATCCGGTATCATCGCACAATTGGATACAGCCATAGCTGCCAATGTGGTTGATTTAGCTGTTTGACGAGAGAACTGTAATACTTGCTCAGCCGCCTCACAGTCATAAATGTCTACAAGGTGTGGATAATCCGCTAATGAAAAAGGTTGGCCAGCTAATCAAAGGGTAGCTTGCGCAAATTCACTTCTTTTTAGCCGTATTGTCTTCTGTTCACGATTTGACATTTCTTACGTTTTAATCTCTTTAGCGTACTTGCCTTAACAAAATACTGTCTTTCTCTTACTTCTTGTATAATTCCACAACTGTCTACGCGTTTTATTCATCGTCTCATTGCTTTATTGAAATCCTGCGGACCATCAACGTACACTTTTGTTCCAAAATCTTTATTAAGTTTAGCCATTGTTATGGTTGGTTATTCTATTTCCTTTAAATACTCGAAGAGTTTACCGTGAGGGCCGTACTCTACAAGTTTATAAATAATGTTTCTAAAGCTATTTCTAGGAGTTCCCCAGCTTCAGTAATAATCAAATTTTCGATCTTGATCAATTGCTCTGGCCATATCTAAAACTTGTTTATACGCTACAGCTGTATTTCTGTGATATCTATTCGCCATCAGATGATCTACCGCTGTTAAGGTTTTTTTCGACATAGTTCTATGATATTGTTGTAGTTTAGTTTTATAATTATTAACTAATCTATTAAATTGTCTAGTTTTTATTTTAGCATATGCTATTGAGTGTAAAAACTCTATTTTTGGATCTCGTATAGTACTGGCATCTGGCGGCTCAGAAAGCCACTCTCCGGTGCGTATGCTATAAACTCCAAAGACTGCTGTATTCCAGACGGTGTCTGATTTGTATTCAGTAAAATAGAAGTTAACTGGACGTCTTGTACCGAACGCCAAAAACCCATTAATATCGTGACGTGCTTCTTTAAACCTTAGGTCATATGGAAGTATAGAAACATTAACATCTATATCTGAGGTTGGGTTATATTTATATCCTGTAATTGATCCTAAAATCAATACCTGTTGAACCATTTCCTTAGGCACAAAAGAATATAGTTTGCTTAAAATTTGCTCTTTAATTTGTGGTATTAGTTTATAGGTACCATTAATTGGCAATCAAACATCGCTCGCTAAAGCTCTTTGCGGAGTATCTAGTATTCCTGCTAATTTAATTGTCTTCATTTAATTCGGAAATATGTCTCTTTTTCGAACCATCTTCGCTAGGCGCAGGTACTTTAGATCTGATTGCCTCTACCTTAAAAATAATCTCTTCAAAAAAGTCCGATTTATCTTTACTATCTTTTTTAACTCTGTCGAGACGATCCATTAGTTTGACAGCCAATGTACCTCATCTTTGCGCAGTTTCGGGATTATCTCTTGCCCACTCTTTGAAGTTATAATAAGAATCTCTTGTCATGTCTTCGAGCATTTCATCAAATGTTTTGTCAGGAGAAGCACCAAGTTTTCAAACAAGATAATCTTTAGGTTTATCTATAGCCAGATTATACGCCATTCTTAAATTTTTATCCTTAACAGTTCTGATATATTCTTTTCGATCGTTAACAGTCCATCCTTCAACATTAAAGAAATAGTGTAAAAATTCTTTTATGTCTTCAGAGGAGTATTGAACATTAAATTTACCGTTAACAATTAGCTCGATATCTTCATCTGTAATATGTGCTATCGCTAACGCTGTGACGAGTCTATACATTGTTGGGTCTTCTAAAATTTTAAAAGTTCCTTCAATTCCAGTAGTTCCTCGTGGAACTTCAAACTTAGTAATATGACTATACATTCTGTCCACTTCAATTTCCTGTAACCAATCGGCGTGAGCTATCTCTGTAACATTTGTGAAGTAGTCAGGATAAATTTTGCTAAGTTGTTTGTATATGATATCAATAACTCCATCTGGAATAGATAGGCTGTGCGATTCCAAATCTCTTAGAATCTGGGATAGCGTTTTTCTAGAAACTAAACAAGCTTCGATGTATTTTATAAAAGGTATTTTCATTTTATTTGGTAAATAGGCACAAGCCCCTCTTAATTTAAATTACTTAAATATAGTAAACTTCACTCAAGAAAGCAAAGAATTATCTTTCTGCTCTACAGCCGCCGTTATTGCAAACAACTTTTCTTTTTCTATTTCCGTTGGGTGTTACTATAATTGTAACTCTGGCTTTATTCTGTTTACAAACAGAGCATTTAATAAATTTTCGGGACTTAGTCGCCCACTTAGGCAGTGTCATTTATAAATAACTCTTTAATTAGGCTGCGATCGAGTACTAGTTTCTTTTCCCATCTGGCAAGCTTTTCATTTAATTTACCTTCAAATGTTTCGTCAACCTTTTCAGCAAACTCAGTAAAAGTTTTTGGTTTTCACTCTTCAGCTAGTTTTATAAAAGTTTTTTCAGCTCCTACGTCTGTGTCAAGTGCAAGTTTATTCATAGAGTCTTGATTGATTTCTTCGTTCACTAAAAACTCATAAGCACGTTCTTGTGCTCCAGGTTCTAATGATCCGTATGTGATTTGGTTTCCCATTTAATTGTCCTCCTCGTCATATGCCATGGCTAATGTAAAACGCATGGTATCTTCTGTCGGGTTCTCCCCAAAAATTCCTACTATTTCTTGATCTTCGTTATATACAATAACTTCGCTTTTTTCTGTACTTCCAACAACTTGGTCACAACTCGCGCCAAATTCGTTTTCTGCAAATTGTTGTATCTTTTCTGCGGCATCTAAGCCGGTGTTTGTTCCTGAGTGTTCTATTGCTAAATACATTTTATTTTTGGTAACGTTTTTCTAAATTCTTACGCATTCTAATTCTATTAACTGAGGCCTTGTTTTTACGATTTAGCAATGGTATTAGTTTTTTGCCTTCCTTGGAATATTTTTTACTTGTTATATTAATCTTGCTAACTAACTTGTCTAATTCGGGCAATCCTATTCCTTTTACTTTTTTCAAACTACTGTATGCTGCTTGTTTTTTACTTGCATGTTTATAACTTCCTTGGCTATAATGAGAGCCTGAACGTTTTGCAGCTCGTACTTGTTGCACAGTTAGGCGGTTTTTAGGGTGAATTGCTACTTTTCTCCCCCCTTTTCGCATGTGTTTTGCTACATATGCCACTAATACTTTACGTGAAAAATTCTTACCTTTAGGAGTTTCTCTTACCCAAGCTTCCCTGTTTTTCTGACGTCTTTTTTTAGTAAACGGTAAATAGGATATTATATCCTTCTTCGCTATCTTTTCAAATATTATTTGTGCTTTATCTTTCATTGTTATAGTCCTTTATTTAATTTTTACTATATTTATTATTAAATATAAGTCTTAAAGATTGTTTCTGAAGTTTAGAGGGTATGTTTTTCTCTAACTTCGTTGTTAATACATTCCTATTAATAGGTAAGCCTTCTTTCTTCCCGAGAGGAGTAATTAATGTTCTTTCCATTAATACCTCTTCTATGCTGTTTCTTCTTCCTGGGGCTACCAAGTCTTGATTTTTCCTTCATACATTGTCTGATCAAGTTTTATTTACTTTTCTAGCATCTTTAATCGTTCTAACATTATTAACATCTGCTACCATACGTTTAAAAGTTTTATAGGCATGTAAAGTATTAACATCCTGAGGTCAAAGTTTGTTAGAAGTTTCAAATGACTTTAGCAGAAGCTTCTCTCCAAAACGATTACGTATAAACTTATTAAATTTATATGGTGAAAGGGGCGATCATTTGGCTCCTGCTAGCTTCTCAAATACGTATGTTGCTTTATCTTGCATTGCTAATTTCTCCGTGTCTACTCCTAGTTCCATTAATTTCTTTCTAGCAGTCGAATTATGTTTTCTGACCCATGTGCCAAAGCTAGGAAAGTTTTTAGCACTAGGCTGATTCGCTTTCGTTGTTGCATACCAATCTGTTACTGCTTCTAATTGATGCTTACGCTTTTGTTCCACGTTGATCTTATGACCGTGATGTGGATTTCGTTTGTAGTGAAGCGATGCCGCTTCTCTAAATTTTCTATATACTTCTGGATCTCTTGTCCCAGTTATACCTTTTGGACCGTGCCAATACTTCACATAAGAGCCCCATTCACTTGGTCTAAACTTTGACAGGTCGTGGGCAAGAAGTGTGCTGTATGGCACCCCTAACTGTCTTCCTGGGCCAAGCATGAAATACTTGTGTCTAACAAGACGCTTACCGTATCTAAAATGATCTACTATTGAAGGGTTATCTGCCATATCTATTTTAATAATTACCAAATGCTTGGTTTAATTCACCCCAGTTGATACCTTCCTGTACTTCTTTATTTGGTTGGTACTTTGTTATTCTTTTAGTTTTTATATCTTCAGATGCTATAAATTTATACTTAGGATACTTTTTTTGGTAACCTGAAAGTCTGTTAGCTGGTACTGCGACTCGTGTATTTTTTAAACTTAATGCGACATCTCCTTTAAGTAAAGATTCTTTTCCTAAATTACTTACTTCATTTTTCGGAGATTTCATTAATATAGCTCTAAATCTTTTTCCAGAGGTATAGATAGTATTTTTTCCAGTACTTACATACTCATTAAAACTGTCAGGAACCATATCATCCATGTTTCTAAAACCTTGTCCTGCTTTTCCTAATGATCTGCCTGTTTTTATTTTACCTGAAGATAGAATATTCGATAAAGCGCTTCTACTTGTTGTGTGGGAAAAAAACCCCTTCCTCATAAAACCCAATTTAGTGGCTAATTTCTCAAATAATATTTCTGCTTTACTTTGCACTTCCAACCCTCTTTAATACGTTAGTAAAATCGCTTACAAGATTTTGTTTGTTTTTAGATAGTAGTTCTAGATATTCATCTGTACCGCTATGCTGTTTTTTCAACCAACGTGTTTTACGTGGTTTATTAATATACGTCTGAATTGTTATATTGCGCTCTTTTTTCGGTAAATGTGTATGAGATTTAAATCGTTTCACTCTACCCTTAATTTGTTTTAACATCGGCTCGTTCCAGTGAGGTTCCATTATCTGTAATAATCTTGTGCCTTTTAAATCTAAACCTTCTGCGCCTGCGCCAGAAATAAGTAGGTGTTTAATTTTTCCAGTATTATACTTTTTAATAATATTAGATTTTTCCTTATCATTAAGTCTACCTGTGAAAGATGCAAATGGGATCTTAGTTCTACTCAATCTTTTAGCCATTGGGTCGATACCGTGCCCAAGATATGTGGAGTATGTTACACCTCTATATCTTTTGTTCTTTTTGTGGCGTCTCTTTATTTCGTCGAATGCGGCGTTTATCTTGGGCGCGTCAGCTTCTGTAGCGCTTAAATTATATTTGCCCGGACGATTGGATACCTGTCTGGCTGCTGTTAAAAACGCATTCATACGAGATGACTCTGTTTTAGACGGCGCAATACCGTGTCTAATTTTATAGCGCAAATCGGCATGTTCTTTCATTACCATGTTATAGGTAGATTGTTGTCGCTCTGACATAACAGTTTCGATTCGCTGAGTTTTAACTGAGGGATAATCTTTATTTGTCTGTGGAGCATGATAATCCACCTTGCCTTTTAGTGCTCTTGATAGTATGCCTAAATTTTTGCCTCGCTTAATTGTTCCTGGTTTTACCCCTTTAAATACTCTAGCAAAGAATCCAGGTTTTTGTCTTATTTCTTGAACAAATGCCTGATTAAATCTTTTTTTATCTCTTCCAACTGGAATATCTAATCCTCTTAAAATAGGTATTAATTCCGCTGGTTCATTTCTAATTGGTGTTCCTGTTAAGAACAATGTTTTGCTACCTTTTATTTTATCTGGATAATGTGAACGCTGTGATTCCACTCTACCCATTCTGTGTGCTTCGTCAAATACTACTATATTTTTAGACACGTCCTTTGTAGGAGGCTTATTATATGAAAAATATTTTAAGGTGCCTTTTATGTTATGTTTCTGCTTCTCTTTAGGAAAGTTGCCTTTAAGCGCTGCTGGACCTACTGCTGTGATATGTTGTTTAAATTTCTCACCTGCTCGAAGCGCTGTGTACGTTTTTCCTGAACCCAATCCATGGTATAGCAAAAGCCTATTAGTCTTTTCAAGCTTTTTTAGAACTCTAGCTTGATGCGACTGGTCAGCTGCTAATTTTTCAAATATGAAAAGGGCCTTATCCATTGTTATTATGGAAGTTTATCTATTCCTTTTTGAAGTTTATAATTTATTTTTTGAAGTGTCGGATGAAGTTTTCTCATTATCTTCGCATGTAAAGCTCCTCCTTCCTTAGGAGTCAATTTTCCGGCCTTCATTGCTTTGGTTAGCGCCTGAAGTTGTTTAACTGTGTGCCCTCCTAATCTATTTAACCTTTTCTGACCCATGGACCCACTTACTTTATATAACGCGGCAAGCTTGCTAAACCAGTCAGTTGTTTTTACTTCTGTATACGCATTGTTTATATTTTTCATTTTAGCTTCGGCTTTTATATTGCCTGGATTTCTATCTGGATGATATTTTTTAGCCGCACTTCTTCAAGCCATGTTTACATCTTTTTTAGTCTTGAACTGTCCTTTAGTTCCTCCAAAAGTTTTTAATAAGCTATCTACTGAATGTGTAGAAGCTTTATAGCCTTTATAGCCTTTATAGCCTTTATAACTTGTTGCTCTTCTAAACCCAGTACCTAAGTAAGCCCCAGATAAGCCTCCTCACATAAAATTACTCCCCACTTCTTTTAAAGCAGGATTTATAGTTCCTTTTCCACGTTCTGATTTTGTATATGCTTTAAAAGATTTATTTTTATTACTTTTTTGTCAATCTTTAAAAGATCCGCGTACATGCGCTCCTTGCGAAAGGGCAGATAATCCTCCAAGGGTTGCCGCTCCTATTGCTGCACCTCTTGTGGATCCTATTGTGGCAAATTTTTTAAATTTTTTAGTCACCAAATAGCCTCCTAAAGCACCTACAGCACCTAAAGTGCCTACAGTAAGTAATGCTCGTTTTCTCGATTGACTTACATATTTTTTTTGATCTGCTGCAGTGAAGTTATATTTATGCATAGAACGATATTCTTTATCAAAAGCCATTAAAGATTTACTACCTGTAGATTTCTTTTTTGCACTATAATCATATCATTGAGAATTATAATCATCATTTCATTGTTTGGTTGTCATGCCTATTGGCACATTTTGTTTGGCTCAAAGATCCATTAATTTTTCTTTTGCAATTTTAGTGAAAATATATTCTGATTTATTCATTATGCCATTCCTTTACTTTATTGAACACTGTTTCTGCTTTTTTAGAGATATGTCCTGTGTATCCAAATTTACGCACGCCCTTAGGTGGTTTTCTAAAAATTCATTCGTCACCTAACGCGCGAATAGATTCACTTGATAGCTTCTTAGAAGTATTGAGAAGTCTTTTTCTTCCTTGGAGAAGATGATTATCTCAGCCAGGAAGTTGTCGTTCTAAAGTTGGGTCATACTCTGCTTGTTTTATAGCACGATTATATCCATACGCACTTCCTAAAGCACTTCCTATTCCTAATAAAGCAAGAGGTCCTTTATATGTTTTATAAAGTTGTTTCGCTTTAAGTTTTCGTAAAGAGCTAAAAGCATTTTTCACTCCACTTTTAAATCCTTCTTGTTTCTTGAATCATTTTTTTAATGGAGCTTTACTAGCAATAGCCAACGCAGTATAGCCAGGAACAGAACCTATAGTTGAATCCGCTGTGGCTAGAGTGCTTGCTCTAACCTTTTTACCCTTTGGAGCCAAGGCCCCAGCAAGTATAGTTTCTACAGGTCCTGGTATTAAAATATCGGCTGCGCCAGATAATCCTACTACTGAAGTTTTTAATGCGTGGTGTTTATATTCCATTTAAATATCAAACTTTGGGGCATCTCCAAGTCGTTGTATTTTTTTCATACTTTTAAACTTTGCTGTCGAAGATAAAGGGTTTTTAGTTTTTATGTGTTTATACACCCTTGCTCTAACTGCTGGTTTTTTTAAATTTTTTAAAGCACTAACACGTCTAGTAACCTTTGCAAAAGCTTTTGCGGCAAGCCCTAAAACGGCTAGCTTACTCATATTTCGGAATTTAGTACTTACAGCTGCTTTCTTACTCATAGATTTATTGTACATATTTTGAGATTTAGTGGGTGAAAAATATTTCATTTTAGGAGTAGTTAAAACTCTGCTATGTACTTCTGTCATAGCTCTTTCGGTTTTAGATCCATAATAGTTTTTTCCTTTTCCACCTGATTTTTTATGAATTTTTTTCAATCCTTTTCGTATAGTACGTCCTTGTGTTTGATTTAAGGTTTTTTCGTGTAATTTAGATCCCTTACTGTAATCAGTTTTATAGGCTTTACGAACATCTTTTACTCTACTTTTTAATGCTTTGCCAAAGAGTTTGCCACTTACTGCAATCTTTTCAAATATAAATTCTGCTTTGTCCATTGTATTTTCTCCTTTAAAATTTTTCATAACGTCATTCAATAAATCTTGGATGACGGTATTTGCCACTCTTTAATTTAGAGTTAGCTTTTACTTTTGCTCACTGTCCTGCGTATTTTTCAGGATTAGTATAAGCACTTCTTCTAATCTGATCTGTTAAGCCGCTACCTATTCTAATAATAATGTTACTGTTCTCTGGTCGTCCCAAAAAACCGCCGATAGCGTTTCCGTGATATTTAGTTCCAGGCTTTGCTGGAAATGTTCCTGTAATAAGCACATCATAGTCTGATGCTATTTTAGCTTTGACAGGTGTAGGGTTATTGAGATTAAATACAACAATTCCCTCCTCCGTTTCCTTATGTTTTTTGTGTTTGATCTGGTCTATTAGTTTTAACTTTTCGCCTTGTGTACGCGCTAATTCCATCATTTTAAGTTGAGGAATTCGACGACTAATCTCTTGTAACATTAAAAGTTTTTCTCTATAAGGTTTCTTGCTTACATCTTTTCCTTTGTAAGTGTCAATATTATAAATCCTAATATCTAAAGAGTTGTTTGATTCTTGTTGTTTCTTTCTAGCTTTTCATACGTTCGAGTTTAAAATAGATCCAGTTTCCGTAGAAGTTTTTCCGGGAACATATAATTCACCTCTAATAACCGAGTCACCAAATTCTTTTGGCGATCTTATTTTATACAAATCTGTTTTATATGTATGATCTATTCTCTCTTTTCCTTTTTTACTTTTTCTATAAGAATAAATATCTATCCGTTTTTCTGGTCGCAATCGAATTATATTATGTGCTCCGTCTAATTTAGGAGAATGTACTTCTTCTTTATTTAGAGTTGTAAGGGCTGAGAACTCTATTTCTTTATAGGAAGGTTTTTTGGTAGGTATTGCGGTATTATCTGTGGTAAGAGTATAGTTATATCATAACCATTCTTTCGCACCAGTTCTTTTTAGTAGATAGCGAGTTGCCGAGTTTCCTGTGTATATGTTAAAAACAACTTTATTTACTGTAGCTTCTAGGACTTCGATTGGCTCTTTAACAATTGAGCGCACTGTCCCTTTCCCATATCCTTTTGATATAGTACCAGACCAACCCACATAGCTTTCCGTGTGAGTTGGTTGTTCGATGGCCATTACCTTCTGTCCAGATGTTGGGAGTTTTCTGGCAGCTCAGGAATACGCATGAGAAGATCCAGGAAGAACAATACGAATGTCGTAATGTCTTCCTGCACGATCCGCTTCATGTAGTTGTATATTAAAAGTTCCCTTTTGAGGACTGTTTACAGTCGGAAAAGCCCGAAACATTTTGATATCCGGAATTCCGATTGCCATACTATTGATTTATTTATTTATGAAAGATATGCTTCAGCTAATTTTTCTAATGCAAGTTCTGCTTTCTTAGATAATGCATATGCAGCTCCACCGGACGCAATAGCTCCCGCTCCAACAACTCCTGCACGAATTGCAGTACGTTTTCTTGCACCTTTATAGGATTTACTTGTTTTATTATGTGCTTTCATTACACCAATATCCTTTGCAGCTTTTGTTCCCTTAACTTTAGTTTTAGCTTTTTCATAAGCCGCTGTTGCTTTATCTTTGCCTTTGCTGTAAGCTTTTCCTGCTTTTGCTTTTGCTGATCCAGCGTATTCCATTGCTTTGGCTTTACCTACAGTAGCTCCACCTTTGATGCCTGCCCAACCTTTGGATACTTGACCTCTAGCTGTGCCTGCTGCACTTCTTACGCCTTTGTATATTGAGCTGCCAGCTGCTCTAAAATGTCCACCTGCGGCGATCTTTTCCATTATTAATTCTGCTTTGTCCATTATAATGATCTCCATTATTTAGTTTAATTACTGCTTAAAACCCCTGAAGCAGCTCAGGTATAATTTTTCTACTTGTGTTCTTTAATATACACAATCTATGTATACACGCAAAGAGTTTTATTGATAATGTTTTTTTAAAACTTTTTTGTTGTATTATATATTAAGTAACCGAAGACTTATTTTCCACATATCGTTTTGTAGCACCGTACACACCGTAGCCTACTGCCATAGTAGGTACTTGCTTTAACAATTTTAATCCTACCCCTTTATACAATCTTTTTAAAGTTACGTTAGGCATTTTTTTCTCTGTTTGTCTCAACACTTGTAACGTATCTAATGGGTGAAACATTAAACTAGTGACCACTCCAGATGCAGCTCCAGGAACAAGGTCCTTAACTCATTGTGGTTTATTGTTTAGTTTATTCGCCAGCTTTTCGAAAACATATGTAGATTTGTCCATATTGTTAATATATAATACTCCCGTGTAAGTGTAAAGGATTATTTTATCAAAAATTGGTATAAGAATGATGAGTAAGAGATTACTAAAGATTTAAACTTATTAAAGAACTGCGTGGCCAGGTCCTGATCGCCCTGGAGTACAAATTAAGCGGACAGTGGGACTTTGAGTCCTTCCCGAGTTCGAGTCTCGGTACGACAGTGTCTTTAATACTCGGAGATTGCTTATATTGTGTGGCCACACATACTTAGCCCTCCGAGATTGATTTACGATATTTGTCTTCGGACGAATATCCATGGCGTAGAGTCCATCTCTCTATCTTCCTGCTCTACGCTTCTGCTTTGAACGCTTGTCGTTCTGAATCGAGTATTTGTCAATTAACTGCTCATAGGTGAGATTCAACCCACAGGTTTATACTTTCCACAAATAAAGTAACTGGCCCGGGATAATGGGCAGGCTCCAGTTAATGGAATCCTATAGTTATGATCTTAGCGGATCGTGACAGACAACCTTTCATTCATCCCTGTAACAGAGAAGTAATATCGAGAATTTGGGTATTGCTTAGTTTACAGCTCTCCTTATAATGGGTTTGGTAACAAATAGCTCGATTCACCTTCGAGCTTACCAACTAAAAAAATATTATAGGGTATAAGAATTATGTAATATGACCTCATGTTATATTCCTTTCTTTTAGAGTCCGTTTCACCTACGGACTCACCTTTACTAGAATTCTCACAGATGCGTTTCGCATTTGATCGTTATTGACTTATTTCTTTTTCGTTAATAACTCCAGACAAGGAAACCGTAAACAACCGCGTAAGGCTACTGTTTACTTATTTCCGCATATCAAAATATGGTATAACATTCAGACACTGTCCCGAACCATTTACCGGGTTAGGTCGTTCCAGCCTTAAATCTTAATGCCGGAACTCCAACATCGGTAAACGGTCGAACAGCATGTCCGAACGATTATTCCTTTATTCGATATGGTCTCCATCCAAAGATCTCGAATCTCCTCTGGTCCCAACGAATTCACCCCTATTTCCGTTTCATTGTACCCTTCTGATCCTACTTCAGGAAACCCTCCGCAAAGTTATTCAAGGATTAACTTTTACGAAGTGTCTCTACGGTGAAGTACTCTCAGAAGGATGAAATGTAAATAGCCGCGAATAAGAGAAGCTTCTTCGACCTTTAGTAGTGAAGGAAAACCAACTTATTTATTAGACCGTTTAACAGATGCGTTTCGCATATGGAAGTCTGTAAACTAACAGACTTAAACAAAGAACATAGAGTATGTTCGAGAGAACCAGGTTCCACTTAGTATACCAAGTGTATTATGTTTCGACCGACTACTTAGCGCCGGATAAGACAGCGCTTGAATGGGACTGCGGTCCCACAATAAGCTCGTCTTAACCCGCAAGTATCCAGCCAAACCATAATACGTAGGGTATACTATTCGAAACCGTACTTCTTTAGTGATAAATAACTATCCAAACTTTTTACTAGACTATGTCTACAGGTACGTTACGTGCCTGGGTTCCAACTAATTACTTGGCAAATCAAGATGAGTAAACCAAGGTTTAAACATCTCTTGCCGCTTTGTAGTAAAAAGCCCAAACATTTAATTTTACTAGATTCGTTTAAACGCATGTGCTACGCATACGCAGGTATGGGAATATCTGAACGAAACAAGAACTCTCTAGGTATAGAGAATTCACAGAATGGCAATTGAATTTGCATATACTTGACGTAAACAAGAAAGATTGTTCAGCCCTTCTACGAAGTGCCGAGTCTATCTTTCGTGTAAACCTCAACTAAATGTAAATTCTTTTCTATTTTTAGTAGTAAGGAAAAAGAGACGGACCCCCTTCTCTTTTTTTAGCTTAAAATTGGTATAAGAATAGTATGTAATCAAATCTTAATTATCAAAAAAAAAGAAAGGAAGATAAAGAATGAATACAAATATTACATACTTACAAGAAGCACATACAGGAACCAGACGAGGACGCTTAAGCAATGCTAATATCGAAAAATACGAACAACTCGAAAAGATGTTTCCGTATTACGGGTTTGCTCATGTTGTCGGAATGCTTACTGATGAAGTCATTAGGGAGTTAATGATAACTATGGGTGACAAGTTAATACAGTGTGATGGCAAAGGTCTATATGTAAATAGGTGGTTGGCAAGATGTTTAAAATTTGCATATGTGATAAACAAAGCATATAGACACGGACGCAGCAACGAAGAGTGGCTTAGTAAAGCCGATGAGCTGCGACCGGTGCTGTTATTCTTTAAAAAAGAAACAGTCCTAAAACACATGTCTCCAAAAACAGATATGCCTCGAAAAGATGTTCTACGTCCTGAGAAGTTAAAAAACACAGTAATGGAATGGCATTACAATAACTATATAAATAATCCAGATAGACCTTTTGAACCGGATTATGTTATTATCGGAGAACATATAGGAAGCCAAGGTCCTATAAAAGAGGAACATATTCTTGAACTTCAAACAGAGTTTCCTAAATCCAAAATTATTGGAATTCTGTCACAAGAACACAATAACGCCTGCACTCTTTCATATGCTATTGATGCTAGAAATAGTGAAGGTTTTATGCATACTGGAGAGGGAGGATATCCTTACTACGGTAAACTAGTCATGGAAATGATCCTTGATTATGAAGATGAGAATGGACCTTCTGACGTAAACTAGATAGACAGTTTGATTGAAGTCGATCCCCGTCCATTGGGTGGGTTATGTCTAAAAAAGGAAGGACTTTGGTTCTTCTTTTTACCTTAAGAATCTCCTGTAATTTGGTATAAGAATACTGGTATATGAAGGTTCGACTCCTTCAATTTAATTCACAAAAAAGGAGATAGAGTATGAGCGCAAGAGAAACTAATAAAGAACTTGGTGAGAAGTTTGGAATAACTGGACGTCAAGTTAGTAAAGCACGAAGACGTGGTTACTTTGTAACTAGAGAAGAAGGTGGAAAAATTACTAAAACATCATTTACTCCACCTGCGGCTGCTAATGTGCAGACCCCGAAAACTGGTCCTAAAGAAGGTGATAAAAAAAATAAAAAGAGAAATCATCAGAAAGGAAATAACTAATGAATATGACTGTATTACAGTTCTCATCTTTAGTAACAAAAACTGTTCTGTATGTGAGTAGCATTTTCGCTCCAATTCTTTGCTACTTGCTTGGATATTCTGGTCCTTGGTTTTTGACACTAGCAATATGTCCTGTTGTATTCACTATTCTTATTGTGGGCATAAGTGTGCTCAATGTAAGTAGTAGTTGGGTAGGATTGGTTAAAGTATTAGGGATAAGTAAGATTTATGGAATCATATTCTTTACGGGATTGTATGTTGCTCTGACATGGTTAGTCTTTTGGTTAGTGTTTGGTTTAATAGTCATTAATTCTACAGTAGACGCGATATTAGTACTGATTTGGGCAGCTAGTAGTGCTGCTGTACTCACAGGTGCTTTTATCTGGGTAAAGAGGGATTTGAGTATGGACTGGTTAAATACAGGAGGCAATTACTATGTTTAAAGTTACAGCAACTCACAGTCCAACTGGAATAAGTATTAGTCACACGTACTCTTCACTTCCGATCTGTCAATTTGATAGTTGGGAAGAGGGAGCGCGAGATTTTACTTTACACATGCTTGAAGAGGGTGCCCCTATTGTAGATACTGTAAAGGTACGTGGATTACTTTTTAGACATCTTCCAGCAGAAATACAAGTAGATTTCAACATATATACTATTATAGGTGATGAGCCCCCTCTTAAGGTTGGTGATTGGATTAATGTTATTGGGTGGGACGGGTATTTTGAGATAAATAAATCACGAAAAGGCGAAGTTAAACAAAAGTTTGATGAAATGCCTGTTAGAGTAAAATACTTAATTGCAGAAATTGGACGCTTTCACAGCTTTGAAGGTGTTGGTGAGTTTGGAGGAATTTTTCTTGTAAAAAGAGATATGATGCTTTATGATGAAATTACTAAATTACACTTTGTAATTAACAGCAATCAAATAAAAAGAGCTTATTAACAGAAAGGAATAAAATGGATAAACCCATTTCGTGGAAAAAAACACTTATGATATGTGCCGGCTTATGGGCGGCATTTATTGTAATAGAACTCGCGTTTCCAGTGCCTATGTCAGTAGAAGAAATGTTGGTAATGGAAATGCCGTCACAAATTGTATTTGTTGAAATACATGATCGATTTGGTGAGACGGATACAGTATCTTACCAAACAACGCTTCCTCCAACCGCTGAAAACTTGTGGTTGAAAGGAGAGAGGTTAATGATAAAATCTCCTGTTGCAGAGCAAGAGGTATATTATCTACGGGCTTACAAATCAACAGACCGAAACCCGGCATATACTTTAACCCGTGGGGAGATGTATAATAGCCGAACCTTGGCTTTTTATGTCAAATCATATAGAGTTATAGTGTTGTAAACTAAAAAAATAAACAATGCGCGGAGCGCGTTATATTTTCACAAATGAGTAAAGGAATAAACAAAATGAAAAATACAAAGGGATTCACCTTACTTGAATTATTAATAATCCTCGTAGTAGGTGCTATACTTGTATTAGGTATAGGCTTTGGATGGGTAAGGAACATTGTTAAATTATCAAATCTCGATTTTGAGCCTCCATATAAAACTGAAGTTATTAGAATAGTTGGTCTTGTTCCTCCTGTAGGTATGGTAACAGGCTGGATGACTATTGGAGAGGAAAACGATATGGTAATTACCATTCCAGAGGAACTGGACTAGAGCATTTTCCCGTCAGTATCTCGCCATTTTGGCGAGGTATTGGCGGATGATTTTTATAAATTAGAAAGGATTGAAATGACTAAAACAGATATGCTCTTTATACGAGCAACAAAAAAGGATAACTCCTATAACTTGCTTAAACGTGTTTATAGTCGTTATTGCGCCCTACCTTTTGATGAGGTAGGCAATAGACATCTTGTAAATGTGTTGTCTAGGCTTTGTGAACAATATGTTAAACCCACTCTTGCTAATATGCTTGGTGAGGTTATAAACCCATATTATTATACTCCCTTGGAACGTGATGAGAAAATCACTGCTCGTAAGGTTGTAGATATTCTTAGTAGAAAATTAAGATACCTAAAACCTGATGATCTTGGTGCTGATTTCATAACACCATTAAAATTTAGAATAAAAGAAAATAAAAAAGAAAAGGAAGAAAACAAATGAATGGGCAGTTAATAGAATTAATAGAGGTGTTGACTTGTTATGAGGAGGACACCTGTATAGAGCTTATGGATAACTTTAACATTTGGTGTAAAGCCAAGAGCTGTAAAATGATTGGTGCAAACTTCGTTTCCTATTTAGGAGAAATGGAAAACCTTATTGATACAACACCTTAATAAAGGAGAAAATATGTCAGAGACACTCGTAGTTATATACCTGTGAGAAATGTGGAGGACCCACTTTCGAATTTAGAGGTGTCCATGACACATGTTACACTTGTGATTTGGTTTAGGTAAACATAAACATAAACATAAACATAAAGGAATAAAAATGAAGACAAAAACAACAATAATACTTGTGGCAGTACTGATGCTTGCGTGTCTGTCTCTACTAACAAATAACATACATACAAGCGTTGAAGCATTTGAAGATTACACAGTTAAATTTGAAACAAAGCTAGGAACTACTTATGTAATTGATAACGAGACTCTTACAATTGTAGATTTCTCTTTGGTTAAAGAAGTATTTGTTTTATCTGATGGACGTGAAATTCACGCTAATCTAGTATTTAGCGATGAAGAAATGAGAGAATAATCATGAATCAAGAAGAAAGAACACGCTTTGTAACTATGCTTGCAAACGCTTTTCCAGTTGATGAGTTACATGAGATGACCACTTTGATACTTAAGAGTATGAAAGAGGAAGTCCAAAAAGCTTATGCGGCTGGAAGGGTTGGAGCGGTGCTGAGTCCTTCTAAAGATGCTTTTGAAAAGTATTTTGAGGAATTGGATTGGCAGCGTAATACGTTAGAACGTATTTTTGGGATAACCGAAGATAATGTGGATGACGAAGCGGCAATTGATGCTGCAATGCACTCTGGTGAAAGTATTTTTAAAGTGCGTCATGGGCGCAGCGATCCTTATGCTTTTCACAGGGCGTTCGAACATGTTGAAGCGAAGTTGAAAAAGATACGAGCTGCTATACGGAAGAAACAGTATGAGGCAGATGATCTTAGGCATTACTACATAGTGTATAACAAAAAGACAATGATAGTAGTTGAATCCTTTAGATATTTTAACGATGCTTTGAGTACCTTGATACAGAACCCGGAAAATCACTGGTTCAATGTGACGCACCCGACTCGCAAAGAGTTGTTGGCGGAAATCAATCGAGTCAATGGTACTGACTATAAGTAAGGAGAAGTAATGAAGGATAGCGAAATGACAAACTTATTAGCACTCAACTACGCACTTCAGAATAACATAAAGTGGGGTGGCGGTGTTTGGCCGTTTTCATTGCAGGAACTAAAAGAATTTAAACTATGTATCGATCTAGCTGATGCCGAAAAAACCGGTAAAAATATTTGGAAATGTTTTAGAAAACACAGACCAAGTTTTGTTAGAAGCGATGGCTTCGAAAAATTTGGTAACGGGATCTTCGATAGTATAAACAAGTTCAAATCTCTGTAATTTGGTATAAGAATAGTAGATAACACTTAATTAAAAAGAAAGGAATGAAAATGTTTAATACATTATATGAAGCGCCTTTGGCGGGAAGAATAGTTATTGGATTGTTACTCTTGTTGATTGGCTGGTTTGTACTCTTTGTTGTCAAGATAGCCTATTCAATACTATGGCTTATTCTAGTAGTAATAGGTCTTGGCACAGTTGTACTGGCATTAGTCGGTCTCGGCATATGGATCTGGCATGGTAAGGACATGGAAGATGTCATGGAAGAGTGGGAAACTGCTGTTCAGATCTGGTGGAAGAAATAAAATGATAGCAACCGTTGTATACATTGTATGGATAGTTTTCTTCGCCTATCACGGGTGGATATGGTTTCACAAATGGAGAACGAGAAGGAGTAAAAAAACATGATAGTTGTTACTTTTGTAGTTGGATGCTGTCTTGTTGCTGGTGGTATTTTATGGGCTGGATATGCCGAAAAGCCATGTAAAAAATGCTACTGGTATCAATGTGAACTGAAACGCTGTTTGCAATCTGTTAATTGTATTAGCAGTTGTAGATGGTTTCGAAGCAGAGACAATTTATGGTAAATTAGAAAAGCTCCCCTTCATTGTGGGGGGCTTTTTTTTAACTTCATAAAAAGGAAATGAGATATGGAAAAAGACTTTGTTAGTAAGAAAGCATCGAAAAAAATTAGTAAATTAAAAGGAATAAAATGGAAATACAAGAACGAGACTTATTAGAAGTTTGGAGAGAGACGTATCAAGCAGTGATTCTTTCAAATCCACAAGATACTGGACCGCTGGAACCGCCGGCACGTTTAAATAATTACGCAAAACAAGTAGCAGATACCGCAGTCGATGATTTTACTGATAAAGTTGCGAAGTTAAATACAGACGATGTGTAAGAACTTTTCATTAAAAAATGACTTGAGGACGGGCGGTACACTATACCGGCCGAAAAAGGTAAGCGATGCGGAAAAAGCTGCTTTACTCGATGAAATTGCTAATATAATAGTCTCTCACAACTATGAAAAAATAAATGAAGCGGACGAAGTGGATGGAGTAAATGAAGTGAATAAAGGTGAGACCTTTGTACTGAGATTATATGATATGTTCGACGGTTGGATAGATATTGAGGATGGTTTAACAAAAGAAGACGCCGACGCTATGTGGAATAAAAAAACCCTAGGTGGCACATGTCAGTCTGCTTATGTTGATGGAGATTATTATAAAGTCTTCCCATCAGATACTCGTATGGTTCACACACCTGAGTTTCGAGGTAGATAATGGAAAAATATCATAGAGATGAGAAGTTTACCTTCTGGTATGGTGAACTAGGTGCAAACATAACTATCAGAACCATAGACGAGGCGGTAGAGATAGAAGAATTGGATGAGGATAAAGAAATTCACCTAGTCATGATCGACAAAGTTGAGATACCTCACGTAATTCGTGCTTTGCAAAGTTGTTATGAAACTTTATGTAGTACAGAGCAAGAAGCAAAGGAGAGGCTAGATGACATATAGAGAGATAAAAACATTTGAAGTTCTGTGTGATAGTTGTTATGGTGTGGCTGGTGAGGACAAGAACTGGGGTAAACCCAATGAACATAAGTACTTGAACCGTGCTGAGACTTCTGCCGGAATTCGTTACTATTGTGATAAGTGTATTAAAAAAACTAAAAGTATTGAGTCTACAAAGGAGAACAGGGAAATGAGTAAAAAACCAGTATTAACCGATCAAGCAATTGATGAAGAACAAACTTTATTAAGCGTTGAATCCTTTTTCGAAAAAATATTGGATGATTTAGGGCACTTTGTTGTTAACATGAATATGTTAGGTAACAGGAAAGCCAGTTACCCAGAATGGTATGAAACTTTTGGGGCTTGGTCAGAAGTTGGTACCGACATGGAAGAAGAATTTTACGGTAAAAGAAAGGAGTAATAATGGGACAAATAATTGATGTAATTACTAAACAGTATGCCAAGCAGATGAAGAATCATTGGTATGAAAGTTATTGGATGATTGACATTCATGGGGTGATTTGTCATCCTAATTATGATTTAGATAAATTGGAATTGAAGTTTGTTAATACTTTTGCACGCACTGCTTTACAAATGCTGAGTCAGCGAGACGACATTAGGCTTATATTACATACCTCCTCCTATCCAGATCAAATAATGGAATATATTAAAATATTAGAAGAAGATGAGATCTTCTTTGATTATCTAAATGAGAATCCGGAAATACGTTCATATGAGGACTTTGGCTATTATGAGTCCAAGCCTTATTTCGACATATACTTGGATGATAAAGCTGGATTCGTCCCAGACGAATGGATGGAAATTGTTGCTTTTTTAAGTGTCTGTGATGAGCCGGACGAAGAATGGAAAAATCCTAATCGTAGAAGATTAAGTCTTGCAGAAATTAGTGCTCGTCGAAGACGGGTAAAAAGTAATACGAGTGAACAAATATAAATAAAAAGGAAAAAGTATTATGATTAAGGTTTTTTACGAAAGTATGAATCATGCTGAACTAGTAGCAATTATTGATGGTGAAGAGTTATACAATAAACTATTACCTATTCTCGAACAGGATGCTTCTGACAAAGGAATGTATGTAACTGAAAGTGTAGATGAGTCGGTCTTAATAGATGAGCTGATTGTAGGGGATTGTGGAATAAAAGACTCGGAAGTGAAAACAATAGCAGAGTGGTGCAAGATCAAAGGGCTTAAATGGATTGCAATAACCAGTGATTTAATTGGATATGAAGAAAAAGGGTTTGATGTATTTGTAAAAGAATATCCTGAGTATTTTGAAAAACCACTAGTGGCTGAGGATGATGGTAATTCAATACTGGTGGTGCTACCATGACTGATAAGCAATTACTTAAGTTAGGGCTAGTTGCATACAAAACTATAACAAACCCAGATGATTATTGGTATAATGTCACAGATACCCTACTGACAATTCCAAGAAATGCCAAAATAAAAAATATTTTGGAAATAATGTATCAAAAAGCATATGAACAAGGAATATCTCAAGGGAAAATGTTAAGATCTTGGGAATTAAAAAACTTAATTAATAACAATGTAATGAAAACACTAACGTAGGAGAATTAATATGTCATGTAGTATTAGCGTAACAGCGTTTGCTAGTAAAGACAGTGAAGAGTTTAAGAAACATTATGGAGCTGTAAAGTTCTGTATCGAGAATGGATTATCGTACCCAAAAGAGACCAGCGAGTTTTTCAAAGGTAAGGTTGCAGGAGATGATCTAGAAGATATTTCGGAGGATTGCATATTGGGTTATATCAAGGACGGGGTTGAGATATCCCTGGATGACTGTATGGTTACAGATCATGAAGATCGTGAAGTAATTCAGGTTGGGAAGATACCTAAAAGTGTTGATAGAATTATTGTTGAGTATAGATAGATGTTTGATTTAACAAATTTTTTATGTAGCGTTGGACTTCACTCTCTGAGCCGGTGGGAAATTATTGGAGAAGGTGAAGTTATGAAAGGTAATTATAAATATGAAAACGTGGAAGATAAAGAGATTGGAACGTGGGTAACACAACAAAGAGCTTGTGATATTTGTAACAAAGTCGAACAAAGAACAATTCAAAACGATATTAGACAAAAGTAAAAAAAGGAGTGTTATGAATAATACATTAAAAATAATATGGACTATAGTAGATAGTTCTTAGGTAACAAAGTTAATAGCTGTTTTGTCTGTGCTTTTTACACTGGTAAGTTTAATATTTGGAATAAAACATGGTTTATTCGTTTTATTATTTCCTTTAGTAATGGGTGGTATACTGGGTGGATTTACTTTGGCTGTAATACTCGCTAGTTGGATGTTTGGAGACTTTGACATGGAAGGAGCGGTAATTGGTTTGGTGAAAGCCTATAAGAAATGGAAACAGGATCTTATTGAGACTATTGATAAGGTTAAAGCTTTAAGAGACGGAGAAGTTATGGAGGAAATCAAATGAAGAAAACAATAAAAAGCGTAGTGTTACGCAATGAGTGTGACATTAGATTTGGAAAGTATGATCCAGAACAACTGCATAAGAAACTCCATGAAGATATAATTGCCGCTTTAAATGACAGTGTTGACAAAATGGATGTGAAAGTGGACAAGGGTTATCTAAGTATAGCAGTGGAAACTCATTTTATTATGCAAGAGGAGAAATAATGAAGAAGATTAAAATAAATGGAAATGAACATACAATAGATGATGCGGCATACAATCATATAATGCAGTTAAGAGCTGCGTTAGTCAAAATACGGACGCGCTTTGATATGCTGAGTTACGCAGTTACTAATGGAGATGTTGGTGCGCTTCTAGCTGACGAACCTATCAAAGATCCTCCACATGAGCTTGACGGAGGGTTTATACGCATACTTGAAGATCATGTGCATTGTTTCAGTAAAAGTATGGATCAACCACATCCAAGAAGATGTGTTGAGGCTGGTTGTAATTATGTTGAGGAAGGTAACCCATGAGTGGGGAGTTTACGAAAAGACTTGCGAAAAGGGATTGCTTCTGTAGAGGCTGTGACACGAAGTTGAAAAAAGATGTAGATGCTCTCATTTATACTTACTCAACGAGAAACCGTGGGCAAAATATTATGTTTTGTTTAGGTTGTGCTAAGTTGTTAGGTAAGATAGCTCAGTGGGATAGAATGGGGACACTACACGTAGATTTCAAACCTTTGCTAAATCCTGTCACTATGGAAGTGAGAAGATGTGCACAAATACATCCTGATCATGCTGGAATATATCCGCCGGAACCTAGACTCATTAAATTGAAGAAAACGATAAAAGAGGGAGAGAAAGTGCAAGATGATATGGAACTTGCTATGGGCTTGCCTCCGGAATATGTGACTAGCGATAAAGTTAGTTGAGAGAAAAAATAACCTATTGTTTTAGATATTAAAAGGGGTATTCGTATCCCTTTTTTTAAGTTAAAAATGGTATAAGAACAGTAGAGATGAAAAACATTTATAAATAATTAGAAAGGAAACATATGATAAAACACTTTATCGCTTGGATAGATAATGGTCAATTCTTGAGGATGGACACACGTCCATACATTGATATAAGCACTAGAGCTTTTAAAGAAGTAGTGTTAAAGATTTTAACAGGTAATCCTGACCATACTCACGTTGTCCATGTGCACTTTGATCCTGACTTGAGATTCTGGCTAATGTCTAGAGGTTTTGGTGATACTATAGTCTCCGGAAATCTTCAAGCATATTATCTAAGAGACCTAAGTATACAAATTCAATTAACACAGACTATGAAATTAAAGAAAAATAGCACTAGTAGTTATGAACCTTGTAAGGACGTGATTCTTACATTTAGTTTAACTCGTAGTGAACTTGACGAATTAGTACAAAAATTTTACAATTAATGAAAGAAAAGGAAAAAGTATGAAACTTACTGAACTTACTGAACGTCAAAAAATGAATTTAGTAGAGGCCTACACAATTATTTTGGAAATCACTTATATGGGTCTAAAAAAAGATATAGCAGAATTATTGAATACGGGAACTGTCTCAAAAGAAGTAGCAGTTGAGTTAGACTTTGGTCTTGGCCACATTGCTGATATATGTGATATAGTTAAGCCGCATTTTGCTGATAGCTGTGCTAACAACTCTACTTTGACTAAATTATGGAAAGATTCGCTATTGGAAAGATTAGATAATATAGACGAACAGGTGGATTGGCTACGTAAAAAAGTTGACATAGTTTTAAAGAAAAATTAAACATGACTTAGTCTTCATGATGAAATCCTTTTTAAAATCCGTTATAGCGGTGGAAGGAGGTCCAGCCTATGCAGTAAGCAAAGGTTAGAACCGACATATTAAAATAAAAAAGAGCGGGTATTACACCTAGTACCAACTCTTTTTTTACGTTAAAAATGGTATAAGAATAGTATAGAGTTATCTACAGTAATTGCGATAACGCGAACAAATAATTAACTACGGAGGTTTTTATGCGTTGTTAAATGCCAATAAACACAACTATTACATATCAAATAAAAGATATAATATAAAATAAAAGCTGATGATTTGGGAGTCGGGCACGGGTTTCTATTGGAGATCTAGCTCGGCTTTCTTAAATAAAAGGAGATAATGCTTATGATAGGAAGACCGCCGAAATTCAAAGATTATGAATGTACTGGATATGGATTTCCTGGGCCGTTTCAGCTATTCTTATTGGATTTTAAAACACAACATTGGGGTGAAGATGAATATATGCCTATAGAGCATTTAGCAGCTGCTAGCAATGATAGTGGACACCATCTTGTAGAGGTGGGTGAAATGGGCCGTTCAGATGTCAATTGGGTATTTTGTCACGGTGCGGATATACTTCCAGAAGATTGTCCGACTGCTGTAAAAACATATTTATACAGATATAGAAAAGAACCCTTATCAGTGGGAAAATCTATGGATAAATTATCAAACATCGATACTATATTACTGACTACACTGGACATGATTTTAGGAAAATAAAAGAAAGAAAGAAAGGAAGAAGTATGAGTTACAAGGAATGTTTTGAATGTTATGAAAGTGAAGAAAATTGTGAATGTGAAGGATGTGACTGTCCTACTTGTGATGACAATTATGAAGAATGTGATTGCCCGGAAGATGGATGTGAATGTGAAAACGTTTTAGACATCGATATGGACGGAGTTTGGGAAGACTAGATTTGAATCGGTGAGAAAGGAGAATTGCGGTGGTCGACCGCTTTTCTCTAGGTTAATTATTTTTTTAGGTTAAAAAAAACTAGGCACCAGTGAAAGTGCCTAGAAAAATAAGAGGATTTTTTTAATAACAACTAACCAAATAAATAATGATAAAATTTATTTAACTATACTTCTATAACGTACCGATACTAGAAAAGTTCCCTATAGGGCTCAAAAAAAATAATAAAAAAAATATAATATATACAAAACACCAGCCGGAGAGGTAGGGTCGCCGTGGGGGGTCGAAGTAGGACCCAATGACTTAAGATCGTGTTTAAAACAAGTACCTTTCATAGTGCCAAGGTCAGCTTTAACCTGACATTACCACTATTTTACGTCTATTTTAGGGTATAAGAATGATGTACAGTAGTATAGCACAAAGGCGTGCCGTGCACTGATACACATAACCTTAATAGGAGATACACATGAAGAATATTTTTGGTTCAGTCGATGGTAAAGCAGTTGGAAGCAATCTACTAACCGCAGGAATTCTTGCTGGTGGTTATTGGGTTGGTAAAGGTCTTAAAAGAGTTGGCACATACACCTGGAATAAAGGTGTTGAGATGAATGAAGCTCGTAAGGCTAAGAAAGCAGCAAACACATCTGACTAACACTCAGTCACTAATAGGGAGCGCTGTAATAGCGCTTCCTATACTTAATTGGAGATCATTATGGAAACAACGGTAGTTGGGTTCATGCTAACAGTGATGTTGGCAGCTTCTATAGTATTGGGAGCACAATGGTTGTGGGAGAAATTCCAGAACTGGAGATTAAATCGGTAAGTAAGTGCTAGTTGAGTACTGATATAGTGCTTAACTAGCACTTAATTGCTATTTATTTTTTTTACCTTAAGGATCCTTCGTTAATCGGGTAATCCCGGATTCCACTAATTCTTTAATGCGATTTTGAAAGCTTTCTAGTATGAACTCCACTAGCTCTCCGCCAGCATCTGTTACTTTTCCGTTAAAGTCAAGTGTTCCATACTCATCTTCAAAGAACTCGCCTATTACAGCATTTTCCTTATTTTGGAGATAGATGATAATCTTTTCTTCTGGTATTGTTGGTATTAGTGTTGGAATGCTCTCAATGGCGCTTATTTGTGTGTCCATTTTTTTTTATTTGGTTATTAGTTCCATATCACTTCATCAACATTTGGTGGTGTGTGACCAGCATACTCTTGATGTGTGAAGACGAATTCTGATTCTGTGTAATCTAGCTTACTACCGCACAACTGAAGCGCTGTGTTCATGTCGAGTACGAAAGGTAAGCCGTGAGTTGTGTAGCGATGATCGTGTTTATCTTTCTTAGCGAAGAATATGTTGAATTCTACTACTCCAGGCTCATTTTCGGTCGCTTTTACGTTCAAAACTAGTGATTTATTGATTTTGTTTTGGATTTTGAGCGCTTTACACTCCGCTACTGCTTTCTTAGTTATTAAAAGTGGAGGTGAATTTTTCATCATTTAAGAAATAATTGATTGTTTAAAATTTGTTAACTGCGGTGACCCAGGATCAAACTATGGTTTAATAATATTAAATAGCTGTTATTTCTATATATTTGAAGTTTAATCATAGCCAATGTGAGTTTAATCATATATCTTATACTTTAAAGACTCTAATTTGTTCCTGTTTCGGGTAAAATAGGTATATCCATCTTAACTTTTATTTCGGTCAAAGATAGTCTAATAAGATTTAATTGTTTCAATGTCTCAAGCTTCATCTTGTTATCTTCTTCCTTCAGCTGTTCGATATCTTCCGCATTCGTTTCTATTCTTTCTGTTAATTTCTCAATTGCTACTGCGTTTCCTTTTACACCATAACTTACCGCATACGCACTGTTCGCAAATCCCACTAATCCTATTACTATCGAAACTATTACTGCTGTCACCTGAATCCCATGAGTTCACCAGTGATATTCTTGTTTATTCTTGCCAGCTCTGTTTGCTACCATTCTAATCCCATCCTCCCTTGTTTGTTATTCTTCCGAATTCAAATCTAGTCTTTAATTGTTAATTGAAACGGTCTATATGGATGACCTACAATCATATTGGCTTTATCCAAAGGTAATGTTTCGTCCAATTCATATATTGTGTCTTCTTCAGAGTTACGATAAAGAAACGAATAATCAATCTCTCCGAACTCATCATTGGAGTATAATGTGATAAGAAATAGCTTTTCACCTGTTGGTGGAAAAATCATTCAAGTACCTACGCCACGACACACTCCATCTACTACAGCCGATATCTTATCACTAAGACCTACAGTTACACCATCCAACTCGGCTATAAGGGAATGGTTATATTCATAATCATGTTTATTTACAATGAAACTGGAATTTACCTCATCAGGCTCTACTGCCTTTGGTGTAATATTCTTTTTCATCTTTCGCTTAGCATTTCTAGCTTGCTTAGCTTTAGCTTCTCTAATTCTGTCACTTAGTGGTCTAATTATCTTCATTATACCCTCTTAGTTTGTTGCATTCAATCTTTGTAGCATTAATACTACTGTTGTTATGGCTTCCATTGCTTCTTTAATTGCTAATTCAGAAACCTGCTTCATACCTACTCTAGACATAATAAGCAAAGATGCCAAATCTGACATAACTGCCTCATATGAAGGTAACATGGCCATAAATTCGCCAGCATTCTTTTTATTAATCACTCCTAGTGACAATATGGCATCAACAGTGGATTTATCTGTCAATGAGGCTGCACACTTTAATAAATGTGTCTTTTCTACATTAAATATCTCTTCTAATCCATTTTCATATTTCTCTGCAATCTTATCTAAGTAAGCTTGTACAGGTACTGGAGCTTTAACGTTATTGACGTCTAATGTTGTAAACTTAGCGTCAGCTATTTTATCTAACACATCTAAAGTACTATCACATGAAATAAGAGCCCATTTAGCATCTGCATGACTTAAATCTCTTATCTTGTGTCCTTGTGCCGCATATTTAGAGAACTCAGGCCCATTCAGCGAATAATAGCCGTATGAGTCTTTATCTATTCTATGTGTTGCAATGTCTGTGTAAGTAGGCAATACTTCCGCTATTTTCTCAGGACTAACCTCTAGAAACTGTGTTCCCTCTGGAATTCTATATACATCTTCAGCTATTTTCTCTAACTTATCGCCACCAACTACATATTTTGTCTGTTTAAATCCATTCACAGTTAAAAAGGCTATTTTATCTGTTCGATGGGCATTTTCAGCCAATTCTGCCTGTTTTTCAATGGCAATAGTCTTCAATTCATCCTTCAAAGCTATAAACTTAGCTGTTTTTGGTAAATATACATCCACGCCATCAACTATAAACTCATCACTATCATTATCTGTTAAATGCAAATAATGGACACCTGTTCCAGTCCATGCTGAGATTTTTGTGAATTTTCCAGCTTCTTTTGTCATATTTCGCAATTCATACTGAGGTGTAGTTTGATTTCTAAGTACAAACACACCTTTTGAGCCGATATTGGGGAAATCACCGTTTATTTTGAAGTTTTCAGCAGTCTTTACCTCGCTTGAGTCATGTTCAAACCAATTTTGGTCTTCATCAACACAAAGGAATCTAGAATTATTTTGATATATATTATATTTGTCTTCATTAGCTACTTTTGTCACGCCGGTAATCTCAAAATGCTCTGTAGTGCCGTCTTCAGTATACCAACAGCCTATCTTGCCCGCCTCTGGTGAACTATTGTGTGCTATTACTTTTTCCTCTTTAACATCACCTACTTTCACAATCTCTGGAAGCTTGGCGGATAATGTAGGAAACTTGTCTACATCTGAAGATGGAATCTGCTTACTCCAAGTGTGATCAAACCCAGCACATGCCTGCTTAACATGATGGTTACCCTCGCGATCTTGCACTACTAATTGTCTGTCTACATCTAAATCCCTTAGAAATGCCTCTTGAGAAGATTCAACACTCGTTGCACTCTTCACTAGTCGATCAAGAACCTCTGTTGTTTCATTCTGTACAAATCCATATGTAATGCTTTGATCTGCGGCTACTTTTTCTAAAAGATCTTTAACCACTCTCTTATCTATAGATGATAGATTCTCAATAAAAGAAGCTACCTTTGCTGGTCTGTTAAAACCTTCTGATGTGTCTTGAGTTGGATATCCTGTAGGAGACATTTGCATCCCACCAAACATCATTTCGATACCAGTTCTATTATGATTCACTAATCCTTTAAATGGTTGTGCCTTAATCATCAACATACTTAGCATTTCGGTTGTAAGAGGTAATGGCTTATCATTCACAATCATTGTGTCCATAGGAGCTAATCGCCATTCTCGTATAATAAGAGGCACTGACGCATTCCCAGCTTTTAATGAGCCTACTGCGTATCCTTTAGTGTCTTCTTTTTTGGTCCAAGATACGGCAATAGGTAAGGATTCTGCTTGTGGGAACATTTGAACAAAGTGAGTAATCACTTGACGTACCCATTTCGTGCTGTCCTTGTCCATATAGATTCCGGAACCTTGTTTTTCTATTGTCGGTGTATCTTTAAATAATTTATTCATGTTAAACTCCAATTCTGCTTTTAATCTGCGTTTGCTATTATTTTTAGCTTTAGTTTAATATAACAAGTTCACTAGAAACGGTCAAGCTTAATTTGCTGACAATGTAACTAGAAATGACGCTCCTGACGAATCTAGGACCGTTGCAACCACTGTTACTGATGTTATAATTGTATATATGGCATTTCCCAAAACAGTTGCTGCTGTTTCATAACTGCTTTCATTACTCAAGTCAAGCACTCCTCAAGGAACAGCTGAGGTACTAATGATACTGACTAACCCAACTGCGGTACTGTGAAATAGTGTTGGAAGACCTGTTACTGTTACAGCATTTAAGGGAAATAGCTTCTCACTGAAAAAACGAGATAACACTACCAATCCGATATCTACATTACTATATGTTGGGAAATAACCAGGAAAGGCTTGAAATGCTGTTGTATATGTTAAAATATTAGGAGAAAAGGCGTGTTCGGTGGTTGGAGACACGAAAGTTAGGTCATTTATAGCGTTATCTATGATATTCCACCATACATCTGCTATATTATCTTGGTTTATGTCTGGACTTACCAAGATATTCATCACATCTGCTATAATATTATTAATATCCATTAGTCTGACTTAGTTACTGTTGTTAAATAGTTACTGGCCCCTCCTGCTATTGCTTGTGCTTGTGCGTTTAATAAAGGAGGACTACTGGGTCCTACTCCGGTACCGTGTGTATGTGCATCATATACATCTTCAACAAATTCTTTTGTAGCTAACTCCAGTTCATTCCCTGATCCGCCTAGTTTTATATATTTATCAGTACCATTTGTGGATATGGTCAATCCATTCTCTGTAAATTTTAAATTATACTCAGCTTCGCCTATTTTGACATCTATTTTATACTGATCATCAGCTAAAACCTTCGTCACACTAGTATTTGGTCCGTGTATTCTCTTTCTATACACAGATCCATCGTTTATTGTTCCAAAACTCTCCATAAGTTGATGTGTAGCTCTCTCATCTGGAAAGTTATACTCATATCCTTCCCCTTCTCTTAGTACATGATCAAATCCGTGTACAACATTATGTCTATATAATTCTCCAGACTCTACACGACTCGGACCTAGTAGCCCATATCGTTCAAGTCGAGCTCCTTGATCACTGCGTTTCTGTGTCCACTCAAAAATAGTCCCACCTGGATATTCCTCTGTATTAGTGAAAGGTCTGTGTTTATTCTGTATTCCCAGTTTTAATTTAGTGAACACATCCTTCCTAGTATTATTTACTTTAGATTGCCTTGTTTCCAATTCATACACATGTTCTAAAGGTTCATCATTTGGAAAGGCTAAATTCTTAATTGTACCAGATCTAATAATGGTCTGGCCTACAAAAGGATCTACGCTTGGAAATATTGGTAACGCCTCACTGCTATTCTTATGGTCTGCCAATATTGGGCGTTCGATAAACTGTGTTCGATGTCATACATAGGAGGATCTATTATCACTAGGATTATATGTTTCGAGAATAGTTCCAACCTTTGTTCTCTGATCTAATGTTTTAGCAACTAAGTTATATTCTCCTTTTTCCCCATATAGTCCCATATGTGCCCACGCATTTGAAAACAATCCAAATACTCCACCCGGCTCCATCGAGAGTACGGATTTATTGGCTCCACCAATCTTCATGGCAAATCCACCTGGTGCTATCTTTTCACCACCAGTTAATCCACCAAATGGGTTTGTAAATCTTGTAGTAGTATATGTTAGGATCTGAACTATAGGTTCATTCTCATCTTCAGCTACCATACATTCCTGCTTAATTTCTGGACGACTTAAAAATCCGCTACCAACACTGCTTGTTCCAATAGGTGATGGTGGTAACGCTTTTCTTTTAGTAGCATTATAATCATACATCTTTTGTACAAATATATTAAATATGTTGGGGTTATCCTGTAACTCCTCAACATCTACCACAACTGCTCTATATACTTTAAATGACATACCTTAATATTGGAACAATCTCCAAGAAAATCAACAGGTTTGTGGTATAAGAATTATGTAATCAATACTTACTCTTAAATAACCAAACTCAACTCATGAATAAATACCTATACAGTATACTAATTTTACTGTGCTCATTTGCTTACACCACTGATACTGAACAATCTGTATTAGTTTACGACCAGCTTGTAGTCACCGATGTGTCCGCTACTTTGCTAGAACATTCAAACGCATTACCTATACCGACTCAAACCTATGTGGCTAGTTATGTCATAATTGTAGACTACCTAACCTACTCAATAGATGTATGGAAGTTCTCTCATTATGCTCAGCCCTTAGATATACTAACAATCCTTTTCGATGAATTAGATGTCAGAGAGACAGAAGTCTATTTCTTAAGAGATGCAAAAATGGTCGCCTACGTTAACGCCGCCTCCGATAATACAGACATCTGGGACTTGGTAGGCGATAAGAAACATCAATTCAGCTTTACCTATGAAAATAACTAGTATTTGGGTATAAGAATGGTGTAACAAACAACTTAATTTGAAAGGATTAATATGTTATTTTATTTATTTTTGGTAGTAAATATGATCGCTGTCATAGCTGTTGCTATATACTACTTATCTCCGCCTCCTAACGAATGGGTACGTCGAATCGTTCTTCTATTCTTTGTAGTGATAAATATAACATTTGCTTGGTGGTCAATTCAAGTGTCTATATGGTGGTACCCTATAGTAGTGGAATGGCTAGCTGCAAATCATACACTTGCTACCTGTATTATAGTGACACTGTCTACTGTACAATTGTGGCTGTATGGTAAAGGTAATTAATTAGAAAGGATTGATATGAAAGATGCTACGTGTAGATTTATAGGTCACATGATCCTAGTAATTATATTATCTATTACCGCAGGATACGTTGCAAATCAGATGGAACCCTGTAATACTCAGGAAATTGGGTATAAGAATAGTGAATAACACCTTAGCGTGTATTTCATAAATATACCCCAACATTTCAATGCTCCAATGCTTCCGACGTGTTAGACACGTCGAGCTGCGTACTCTAGATATGTGTAGGTTCGTCCCTACTTGGAGCCCAAATTTGTGTAAGTGTTTCTTTCCCAAGAAATTCATTAATATGCAGCTCACGCTTCGTAGTATGCTGCGAATCATACAAAAACTCTATAAAGCAACGTTATAAGGTTAACCCTTGTCTTTTGTGCACAATTGACGAGTCTTATATCATAAGCTGAAAATGAGGTACTCTAGGCCAGGAGTTTGGAACATCGTTATGCGCTCCCCTGTTAAGTCATCAATTAGATGAATGGCAGGTTCAGGGCGAGAGTAACAAAATTCCGAAGAAACGCAAACACAATACAAATGCAACAATTGGTTCAGTAGCATTACAATGCGCCAAGATGGTTCTGGACTAATCTTGGAGATATAACTAGCCCGCTTTCCAGAGACGGGCAACTAATTATGTGGGAGGCAAGTGTTGTTCTCTTCAAGAACACCCCGACGATCACATAAAAATAAACTTACAGCGCTTGAAGACTGTAAGCACACTTCCTGACCGTCCTAAAGGGCGTATAGATTAGCTGAACCACCAGCCAAGGCGTTATCGTCTTGACCATCCCTGAAATTGGGTGAATAAATCAGTAGAATTAACTACCAGGACAGATTTTTAGAATTGAGATGGGCAAAACTAGAGGTAAATGTAGCTACCAGATGAATTTAATTAACTCAACTGTTTATCGCGGCGCAATTCCTACCCCGTTTCATCGCTCCTTAGGTGACTGGTGACCCCAGTCATCTAAGCCGTATTTCAATAACAAACAACCAACAAACAAATGCAAACTGAAAATAGCTCACTATTAACACCAGAGCAAGAAAGGAACGTAAAAAAGATACTCATGAACGCGAAAAAGCCTGATACAGCCAAGATGGCCCTAAAGATATATCTCTCTAGATTCAGAAAGCAATTAGAAGAACATGACATTACTACTGCGGAACTCTCTAACGCCTTGGTGGAAGGCGCATTTAATTAATTTTAACTTAAAAAGGATATAATATGCCTGACTCGAAGAATATAAGTATTTTAATACCTGAAATAGCTGATGTAGAAGAAATAATGTCCAATATACTGGAAGAATTTCATGAACACGTCTCTGACACACAATTTCTAGTAAATCAAGACGAAAAACAGATTGCCAACCGTGAACTGGCCTCTCATATCCCTATTGAGTTAGAAATCTCATTAAAGATAGCTGAGTAATGGCTGACCCTACTTACGAACAACGAGAAAAGATCACTGACCGTATGGCTCACGCCGCCGGCACAATAAAACAATGTAAAAGAGTCAAAGATGAAGGAATTAAGGGACTAATAATCTTCAGTGAAACAAACCAGTTAGAGATTATGGCCACCGGAGCTGCCGAGCAGCTGTTAACCTTCTTTGAAAATCAGACAAAGGAGTATTTAGATGAACAAATTGAGCTCCTATCAAAACTATTAACACAAGACATACTTAAAAAGGAATAACCAAATGGAAATGAAAGATGCTCTCACAGTATTTAATCTTGTGGAAGAACAAGAAGAGACTAGAGTACAAAAAAGAAAAATAGCCAAGCTACTAAAGGATAAATCCACAGTCTCTATTAAGATCTATATTAAAGCTGACCAGCCTGGAAACAGTGGTCATGATTATTTAGATAAAACCATTCACATAAATAAGAAACGATTTCCAGAATTCTTACATACTCTAGATCAATACCTCACCAATATTGGAGACGGTTGTAATAACGAAATAAGGAGTATCTGATGAAAAACACAGACCCCTCAGAAATGGGATTCGAAGTAAGAGTCTTTGACCACATCAAACTAATCAAGAAAGAAACACATATGCCGAATTTAATAGACGAACAAGTAGCTCAAATTAAAGAAATAGGAGAAAACGTTCTTAGCTTTGAAGCTAATAACAAAGACGAAACAATAACCTATTTACGGGAAACATACGATACTCTAACAAAATTAGCAGTAAATGTGCACAGTGAAGAGGACCATGAAGATATAATAGAAGCTTGCACAGAGTCATGCAACAATACAATAGCACTTCTTGGCGATCCTCTTAATATCTATCCAGGCTCGTCAGATACAGAGATAGTGCAAAAAGATATCAGACAAATGTGTGGAATAGTAATATCAATGCACAGTATACGCAAAGCAGTACTCCAAAGCAACACAGCGTAGTGCAGTGTAGTGCCAGTAAATTGCAATTATATTAATCATAGCATAAAAAAATATATAGGTTTACAAGCTACCTCTAAGTTTACAAGCCTTTGTAAACCGATATCCCGCATTAATAACAAGCACTTATCCAAACAGTTTACAAATTTACAAGAAAACAACACATGCAACTACTTCTGAGCCAACTCAGAAAACGAAAAACATAAAAAGCTAAAACGCTCAAGCTAGACGCCTGGCTAAATTTCTTGTAAGTTTGTAAACTACCTAAGTAAGTACTTAATATTAATAGTATTTATTACTTTACAAGCCCTTGTAAACCTTGTAAGCAAAAACAACGTTCCTACCACGTACATATTATTTCATCACTGGTACTTTAAACAAATAATTTTCGAGAAATCGGCACTTTGCCTTCCGTTTTTGGCCCTTTTTGAGCAATTCTGTTCAAAACCAACTTCATTTTGAGCAAAAAACGCACTTTTTTTCTCGTTTTTTAGCCCATACATAGACCGCATTCATATATGAAATAGACCCAAATCTCCAAACTCTGGCCTTTAATGTTTCCCAAATCTTATAAAGTCCCCAAAATTTTGGATCAAAATCGTCAAAAATTGATCAAAATCGAACCGAAAATTTGCAGAATCGACAAAAAACAGCCAAAAACCAACACCAAACCCCGTATTTCGTGGCAGACTTCTACAGACATTTTGTCAGTAATAGAGAAAACACCTATGTAGATAATCGCCACTTTTAAACAAATACTAACAATACAAGGACCCAACAAATCATGCCAAAACCAATAATAGCTAAGCAGTTTGAATCCGAAACCTCTATGTATAAATGGATGGCGGATCCAATTAAGGTAGCAGAGTTAAAAAAACAGTATTCACCTAAAGAATACACAGCAGAGCTGAACCTTGTCGATAAACAAGTGATAGTTCGTAAAAAGTAGTCTTACTATTAAGGAAAGAAAAATTATGAGCGAATCTCAAACAAACAAAGAGCAAGCTAATAAGCTTGACAACTTAATAAAGCATACCTCAACTCTGGAAAAGAGTATTTGGAAACTGCAATCTGTGATAAAACTAGAACAATTCGAAACAGGCAAACTACATTTATCAAATGCAGATGAAAATCACCATTTAACAATTACAGACAAAGATGTACAAGCCGGCCTTCTTAACTACCTACGTATATTTTATGAGAATAAGGTGGACAAAACACTGAAAGAGATTAAGGAATTATAATATGAAACGTAATACTGGAACTCCAATATTTGCATCTGCCAAACCACGTACTCCCGATCCACCTCCTTATTATAAGGTAGTGAAAAGATCCAATCGAGACATCTATAAAGATAGACTATTCTCCATGAACATGTTCACAACTAGACGTAATATTAAATATGGCACATCTCTAGAATACATTAAAGATGAGTGGATACAGCCAAAAATAAAGTATTCAAAGTTATTTATTATGGACAGTGTGGAAAACTGTCTAAAAATGCTGAAGAATGCCGTGGGAGATAAATCTTGTTACCCTAATCTAGAAATTTGGACATGTGACACAAAATTTGTATCAGCACAACCTAGTATGCAAGAAGCAGATACTTTGTGGTATGAGACACCTGACCTGAATCAATACTGGCGTAATGGACAACACTTTGCAGATTCTGTTCCAACACCTCCAGGTACTTATTCGGCACATGAAGTAATGCTGAAAGAGCAAGTACTTGCCGGTGACGAACTTTTAACAAAACTAATAGAAAGAGGAATATTCTAATGACCGAAACAAATACACTAAAGAACTTACAGATCTTAGCTGAAAGCTTAGCCAAGGATCTACAGGATCTTAACACAATTAGCAAACTCAAAACACGAGACTATTTGGAGATCATAGACAAACACGATGGTAGTAATATACCGCCAGTAACTGTTATTGGCAAAGAAAAGGACTCACTTCTTCAAACTCTACAAGAAAGACTCCTTGCTAATATCAAAAAAACCCGAGAAGAGATTCACGCACAAGAAGTATGAAGAGCCTACAGAAGCACTATAAAGTAGTACAAAGGTTTGGAGGTAATTTATACTCTTTCAATATAAAACCCCAGTTCGGCGCAGAGGAAAGAGGTACATATTATTCCACTGACTTTAACAAAAAACTAGAAAGAAACTAAATAATGAAAAAAGAAAGAAAAAGACATATTATCAGTAATATTTTTTACAGCACTATTCTCCTTCTTGTAGCTGCAGAACTGTGTTGGATAGGGTATTTAGGAGCTACATTTGAACAACCTCCCCTCTACGAAGTAGTATACACCATCAACGATATTAAAATCGATAATGATGGAGAATATCACTTAACTAGTGTTTCTGATAAAGGAGAGGCTTTTAATCTAAACGATCTCGCTAATTCTTGGGACGTCCACGTTGTACACTTGGAAGAAGCCACAGTCCCTATCTTAATCCAACAATACCACTATGAAGGACTTCCTGTAGGGACACCCTTGATAATACTTCCCAAAGACTATGTAATAGAAATCTTCTAACAAATGCAAATATCAAACGCAAGACACATGACACCTGAAGAAATGTTAACAGAGCATTTTAAGAAACACGAGACACGTAGCAAAGTACTTACCAAAGAACATAATCAAACAGCTAAGGATGTTAAAACTATAAATTTTCCTTGCAACGTAGATCAAACAGGATGTGCATATTCTCGATCTGATAAGTTTCAAGATGCTTTTCCATACATTAAAGTCGCCACAACAAAGAATCCTGAGAACTTGGAAAAAGGATGTTGTCAGCTATGTTATGCACATAAAGGATACATCAGCCATAAACCTACTTACTACGATAAACAGATATATAAAAAGTTATTTAAGCAAGAAGTAGGGTTTTGGAGAAAAGGTGGATGCTCATTACCATATAGATTGAGAAGCTGGGTATGTTTAGAATTCATGTGCCCCGTAGTGAGAAAACTACTAAGCTTAAAAGACAGAAGACTTTGTAATCAAATACACTAAAAAAAAGAAAGAAAACAAAATAATGAGTAAAACAAATGTGGTATTAGGATATGATATTGTGTTACCCGTCGATACTATGCCGGGAGATGTTTCAGACGGACTACATACTTTTAACGAGTTATATGAATATCGGATGATGTATAACGCAGCATTGTTTAATGAATGGGCCACACAAAAGAAGTATCATGTTCACAAGTCTAAAAGACATCACGATGGCGAAAAATGTTTTGGAAGCTCAAACTGGTTTGTTGTAGTGGCACTACTGCCAGAAGGACAAATTTCTAATCACTATGAAATGAAACATTGGTATTTGTTTAACATACCTGAGCTGGATAAAGTAGCATTTGAATATGACGGACATACACCACAAGAATCACTCAACCGTTTAAGAACTGTTGTACAACATAAGGAACCTTAATATGAACTATAGCCAACAAACTAGATTAATATGGACAATAACAATATGCCTCCTTCTCGTAGGACTTAGCACACGATGTGCAGAGACAGATCCACTAACAGGAGAACCCTTAGCCAGTAGACCACAACAAGCCATTGATGCTTGTGTCGGGCTTGGTGGAATACCAGTACTAGACGACCGTTGGATACTTACAGAGTGCGTATTCCCGCCGCAGGAGTGTAGCTGTGTTAACTAAAAAGAAAAGATATATATTATCTGCCTGGACATTTATAGCTGCATCGTGGTGGTATTTATTTGTTTGGGATATAAGCGGTTTAGGGCTGTTGTGCAGCCTTATAGCCATTAGTTTTGGATTATTTTCTATAATTACAAAGGAGACTGAACTATGAAAGACATATGGGCCTTAGAATTACATGAAAGTACTACATTGGCACCTATTGTAGAAGATATTGCAATTTTACGTGTCACTGTACACAGAGTTCCCAATGGTTGGAACTACATTTATGTAAATAATACACATAACAATACCGTTTCTTTAACCTCACGATTTGTTGAATACTCAGATCGAAGAAAAGAATCAATCGATATAACAGAAGAAAGGAGAACACCATGAGACAAGAAAACTTAGCCACAGCCAAACAATTGGCATATATACGAAAAATAGAAGATGATCTTGAAAGTTACACCTTTCATGGTGTAACAGTAAATGATGCGAAAGTTTTTATTGATGCACATAAAAGACCAATAAAAGGAGTACGATCGAGGAAACCATTCTTTTTAAGTAAATGGCCAAACAAACAGAAAGGAAAAACATCATGACAGATAATGACTTAACAAAATTCATCGATGAGTACTTCGACGCGCGTCCACAGCTGACGCGTCCAGCAAAACACAATTTATTAGGGTATGAGCTTGAGCGTACTATAAAACCTCTACTGGAATCTTTATACTTCGACAATCAGATTCTTAAAAAAGCAAATCAGAAGCTTATAGACGAAAAGAATATTCAAAAGTATAGAGAAACCCACGATGCTATCGCAGCGGACCTAGAAAAACGCAACCTAACGATAGGAGCTCTTATTTGTAATAACAAAGAGGGTAAAAAAATAATCTTAGGATACGATTCACACGGAGTAGCACATTTTATATCAGAACCCGCAAATTGTTTACAAATAGATGAACAGCTAGACGGAAGGACGATACTTCCAATAGCTACAATAGGTAGGTATGTGCCGAAAACAGTTAATGTCAATCTAGATCTTGACAAACCACTGAAAGCGGGAAACGACAAACCGAAAAGTACCTTCTGGAGCTACTTCAAATTCACAAGGAAAACCAAATGAAAATAAAACTAGACGATTCACATCTAATGGAAATTGTTACTATAGTTAAGGAAGGAATAGTTAGTGATAATCCAACAGAAACAAAAAAGCTTCTTAATAAGAAGATCAATCAAATAATAGAAGAACAAAAGTATCCACCTCAGGATATGTACGACATTTAACCAAAAGAAACAATGAAAAACTTACCAGAAGGAATGATGGCGGATCATGATAACGGAGTATATTATGATACGGAAAAAGGAGAATTCTATATTATAAAATGGGATAAAGGGTATTATGATACTCCGAACAGACATTATATTCAAACACTAAACAAGCCCTCACAAACACAAACACAAACGGCGCCAGAAATAAGAACTGCAGACATTCTTGCCAGCGGAGTCCGACCATCAGTATTTAAATTTGCATATGCGATGGAGGAAATCTTAAAAGAAAACGACCGTAAAGGTGGATGGGAAGAATGTAGTCATTGGTATTTGTTTGAGCAGCTTGAAGGTGAACTTGGCGAGCTTCGCGAAATTCTTGAAGCGGGAAAGACTAAAAACAAACTTGAACAGATAAGAAAGGAATGTACAGACATCGCAAACTACGCTCATATGATATATGACATAGCGGAGACAATATAATGGGACAAATAGAAAAAGCATGGTTAGTTGCAGAAGCAGCACATCATGGACAGAGATATGACATATTTCCCTATACTTATCATTTAAAGCTTGTAGTTACTACAGCTTCGTTTATGATTAGAAAAGCGGAAATGCACCCTAAGAATGAACAACGCTTTATTATGGGCTGTATATTACACGATATTCTTGAAGATACTGATTTGAAGTATTCTCAACTAGAAAACGAATTTGGAGAAACAGTAGCATGTATTGTATTTGATGTGACTGACGGTGTTGGTAAAACTCGAAAAGAGCGAAAAGATGTTATGTATAAGAAAATCCAGACAAGTAAATATCATGACATATCTTTACTTGTTAAGATTTGCGATCGAATAGCTAACATAAATTTCAGCATACATCATAGTATTCACAAATATAAAATGTATCAAAAAGAATCTTCAGAGTTCTATACTAATCTGCGTAAAGAGGAAACGAATCCTACATTAATACTAGCTTGGAAACAGTTAGATAAACTGGTACCTTCTGAGGTAGTTAAATTATATCAGAAAAATTAAAGGAAAGAAATAATGACAGAACAACAAATGTATGAAGAGTCCTTCAAGAGACCTAAAAATTATTTCAAACTAAGTGCCCAAGAACAGTGGGATATTGATAAGAATTTAGGCATCTTAGATTGGATTGGCGACGATCTCACAGAGGAACAGAAAAAACGATTTGAGGAGTATTATGACTAGAGAACCACTGACAGTAGAATCAATTATAGAAACAGGACACCTGTTGGGACTTAAATTTAACAGACAAACCAACTATGAGCATATGTTAGAGGAAGGAACTGTGGTTTTCGACGGACTAAACGGCCAAAGATTCCTTTTCGACATCACAATGATTTACGAGGAGTTATTAACAGAAATGGGAAAAGCTCTTATACAAATGGGTATGCTCGCTAAATGTATGGATATACACGATGTTATCTCAATTACAAGAACAGCTCAAGACATATCAAGAGTGATACCATTATGAACTTACAAATTAACATATACAGTGAGGATCCCCACGACAAAGCAGACCTTGCCTTTCAGTTATTAGATAAAATACAAGATCTAGTAATGGTTGAAGGAGCTTACGAAGGGAGACTGCGCGCCGACATAGGGACCATAACTTGGAAAGAGACGGAGAGCGAAGATGATTAATGTATTAGAACAAATCAGACCTTTACTTACTTTCGAATCGGACGATGATTTCTATTTTTTGCAAATCATACAAAGAAGCAAAGAAAATGAAAACCTAAGCTCCAACAGTAGGGTAATTAAAATATACTACATTCGAAGTCTTGAATACCTTGACAAAAAGTGGGAAGAAATTAAACAATTATCTGACATTTTTAATGCAAGGGCAATGATCTGTCTAAACAAACGTAGCTATAGAAGAGTGGCCTTAAAAACCTTGCAGAATATAGCAAATACAATGGACAGCGGTAATTGCCAGGCCATATCAAATTCATATAGTAAAGCATGTGGACAAACCCACAATGCCAAACTAAAAACATGGATTATAGATGTCGATAACCCAACAATAGGTCAAGATTTACTTGACACAATGAGAGCTTCAATCAATGAGTGTAGACCAGATGGTGATAAAATAATAATGACGCTTCCAACAAAGAACGGATTTCATATTATTACACATCCCTTTGATATACAACAATTTAATGAGTTTGGATGGGATGTGGACATACACAAAAACAATCCAATTAACCTATATATACCATAAAGGAACGAAATGAGCAATAAAAGGATACAGGTGCAGGACCGAATAACACTGTATGAGGGACTATATTTAAAAGTTGTGTCTAAGCAGTTAGTAATTATGGGACAAAAAAAAATATCTGATTGGGAAATTGTAGAGCGAGCCAAGCAGCAAGAAGGTGTAGTTGGTATATTTAAAATGGTCAATACCAACGGATGTGAATATGATAAACTGTTATTAATTCGTCAATGGAGACCTTCAGTAGAAAATTATGTAATAGAATTTCCTGCCGGCATGGTTGACAAAGGCGAGACACCAGCACAGGCTATTGCCAGAGAAGTGGAAGAGGAAACAGGATATATAATCAAGAAACGTCTTTTTATGTATGGAGAAGCCCTAAGTAGTGCTGGTATGTCTGCGGAAAAAGTATACACAGCAGTGGGAACTTTAAATCCTCTCGCAAAGGGCACTCAAAAGTTAGGAGCCTTGGAAGATATTACATCGTTTATGGTAGAAGAAAATGAGTTGATGGAGTTTTTACATTCACAACGTGCACAGGGAGATGATATATCTTCTCGTGTATTAAACTATGCCATAGGCAAACTTGAGATGCTATAATGTCCTATACTTCGAAATCGGGAAATACTTCTTTCATAGTTATGAAGAAAAGCCCAGATCTAATCAACATTGTAAATGATCACGGCGAATTACTTGTAAAGAAAGAAGACATTATAGAAATAGCTTTAGACTATTTAAGAGCAAAAAAAATCACAGAGCTGGAAGAAATGGATTTCGAAGAACTTGAATCGGAATTCACACACGGCATATAACCAGGAAACTAAAATGAGCAACACAGAACAGATTCCAAAAACAATGACAGACTTTAACAGGTTGGAAGTAATCAATCACTGTACTGGCGATCCGCCTGGCAGAGAGTATGTTCTTTGGACAAAGAAGAAGTTTGTAATAACTACAGACATTCAAGATGACGGCCGCACCTTAAAACTGTTTATTACGGGACCTGAACCCGAACATACTAAAAATACTGAAGAAAACAGAGAGCGTTTAGCACAAAAGGCTTATGATCATATGGACGAGGGTAGTATCCGTGGTGAAGTAGTGGATCGTATTGAGAAGGATTACAAAGAAAATGATGATATATTTGAAAGCGATTGGGCTGACTTAATAGGAGACGAATAGATGGCACAATCAGAATTAACAGGGTTTGAGTTGATCGACAGTTTAGCTCCTGGAACGGCTTTTAAAATCGAAACACCAGGAGATCGAAGAGAGTCTTTTCTATACTGCAAAGCAGGAAAGAATACAGTATACGATTTGACTCATACTCTTAGGGGGATTCCAGAGTCTTGGTATGACCTCACAGATGGAAGCTTAACAGTGAAAGCATACTTCGGAAAAGTAACTACAGAAACTCTTAAAATCATAACCAACTTACCACTATGACAAAAATGGTTCGATACGAGGGACGCGATAAGTACAAAACTTGGGACATTATGTTAGATATAGATCTTATGTATAGCCCAAGCGCAGCTTTTATGTACAGACAAATAGAGTCTCAACTTGAACGACAGTTTGGTATGAAACCAAATTATGAGACAGTTATGAATTCTAAAAAAATGCCCTTCTTTTTCATAACTGAAGCACAAGTAAAAGAGGGCGTAAAAAAAGGAAAACTTTAAGAAAGGAGCACTATGCACGGCTTTTTCATATTTTTAATCATAGTAGGAATCATGTTTTTATTAGCATATTATATCATTATTTTAGCTAAAACATTTACAAATGATTCGTATTCAGATTCTCTTAACGACATTGTAAACACAAAAGAAGAATTTGTTAAATGCTACTTATACCCAGGATACTTTTGGTACCTGTGTTTTAAGAGAACATATGATGATGACTACGAAGATTAATGTAGTATTATTGTTGGACATGGTACATAAGAAATATATAAATGTACAAAAACATCCAACAGCGGATTTGTGGCTATATAATTATAGTAAATCAGCACAGTATGAAGGTATCTGGAATGAATGTACTAGAATAGCCAGAGGATTGATATTAGATAAAGATTATAATACCGTATCTAGACCTTTCCCTAAATTTTTTAATATGGAAGAGCATACGGCAGAAGAAATACCGAATTTGTCCTACACCATATTAGAAAAGTTAGATGGCTCTCTAGGCATCATGTACTGGATCGGAAATACCCCATTTATAGCCACAAGGGGTAGTTTTAATTCTGAACAAGCTATGCATGCAACTAGACTTCTACATACAAGACACCGACATCTATGGAAAACCTTCAACAGAGAAACAACATATCTTTTTGAAATAATTTATCCAGAAAATAGAATTGTCATAACGTACGAAGGTAAAGACGATATAGTGTTGTTAGCTAAGGTACACAACGAAACTGGGGACTTTAAAAGTATTTGGGGACAAGGATTTGACCACGCTAAAGAGTATAAATATACAGACTTCCAAACTTTAAAGAATCAAAACTTTAGTAACAAAGAAGGATATGTTATACGATTTTCTAACAACTTCATGATGAAGATCAAATTTGAGGAATATGTTAGATTGCACAGAATATTAACTGGAGTTACTAGTAGGCTCATTTGGGAATATTTACGAGATGGCACTGAGTTCAATGAAATCCTAAATAACGTACCAGATGAATTCTATGATTGGGTTAAACTTACTAAAAAAGGCCTTACCGATAGGTTTAAAGAAATTAAAGGAAAGGTATATGAAATATTTGATGAGGCTCCAATATATGCCACTAGAAAAGAAATTGCAGAGTGGGCCAAGACTAAGAAAGGATATACATTTTATTTATTTAAACTGTTGGATTTAGAAAGTCTAGATCCTTTAATATGGAAAAACTTAAAACCAAAACACGAAACACCATTCATGGAGGAACATGAAATTAACAATACTACAGGGACTTCCGGCTAGTGGTAAATCTACTTGGGCAGAGGAGTTCTGTAAGAAAAACAAAAACTACATTCGCGTAAGCAGGGATGCACTTAGAAATATGCGAGGAGTATATTGGATACCTAAACAAGAAGATCTTATTACTGAATGGGAAAATACTTGTGTACTTAGCGCTTTCTCACAAGGATTCAGTGTTATACTTGATGCAACTAATTTAGATGTTAATGTAAACAAAGCAAAAATAGCTCTTTATAGAGAAGCTTTAATCGCTAAAGGTATTACAGAAGAACTTAAAGTTAGTTATAAAAAATTCCTTGATATATCTCCAGAAGAATGTGTTAGACGCGATCTTCTTCGGAAAAACTCTGCAGGAGAAAAAGTAATATGGAGTTTCTATAACAGATACTTAGCACCTCTACCTGTAATATATGACGAGGACCCATCATTACCCCATTGTGTGATATTTGACGTAGACGGAACATTAGCCCTTAGAGGCGACAGAGGTTCTTTTGATTTCTCGAAAGTCAAAGACGATCTTCCAAATAAACCAGTCATACAAATAGCACAAGCACTGACAGTGCCAATCATAATATTTACAGGCAGAGATGATATTTGTGAAATAGATACAAAAGATTGGTTACATGGACAAAAAGTGCCGTTCATAGACATGTTTATACGTGAAACGGTAAACAACGAAAAAGATTCCATAGTTAAGAAACGTATGTTTGAAGAAAACATTCGTGGTAAATACTATGTGGACTTTGTAGTAGATGACCGACAACAAGTTGTAGACATGTGGCGCAAAGAACTAGGCCTTACATGTATACAAGTAAATTATGGAGACTTTTAAAGAAAGGAATCAAATGATAAAAAAGAATGAACGAAACAAAATAATAAGGTTCATCGAAGAGACTGTAAAAAATGCAGGTAAAACTGGAGTTGTGCTTGGACTGTCAGGCGGAATAGATTCTGCTTTGGTAGCTTGTTTAAGTGCAGAAGCCTTAGGAACGAATAACGTATTTGCAATATCTATGCCTATGGGTAGGTATCAAACACATGAACTTGCTATAAAACAAGCTAACCTTTTAGAAATGCATATTTGGAACGCAGAGCTTGATGAGGCATTAAATGTATTATGTGAAACTTTCAATAATTCACAGGACAATCTTCGTGTGGGAAATATAAAAGCGCGTTTAAGAATGATTACTTTGTATGATTATGCCGCACACGGCAATTGTTTAGTAATCGGTACAGAAAACTTGACAGAACACCTATTAGGTTATTGCACCAAATGGGGAGATCAGGCTTCTGATTTTGAACCAGTCATTAATTTCTTAAAAACAGAAATTTATCAATTGGCTCAACATTATCTTGATAGTGGTCAACTTTTAGATGAAATCTACCGCAGAGCTCCTTCAGCAGATCTTTGGGAAGGACAAACAGATGAAACCGAACTTGGACTTACTTATGAGGAAATTGATGCTTATCTACGACACAAACAGCTACTACTCGACGTGCCGGAATTGGCTGGGCAGGTGTACAACCATCCAGATGTAAAACGAAAAGTCGAAGCGCAAATTGCGAGTACTCAGCATAAACACAATACTCCGTCTTTTATTAGGACGGACTAATAACCAAAAACAACAGAATGAGACAAAAGAACGAACATTGGACATTGGCGGATATCGGGGAAGACAACGACTCAGACCTTGGGAACGATCTAACCCGGTGTCCGCATTGTACAACAAACACATTAGTAGATACAGTAGAAGCGGAGGAAACTGCAGGACACTTTCAGGTTGAATGTTCTAAATGTAAAATGAGAGGACCAATAGCAGCTAACAAAAGACTTGCATTATCCTTTTGGAAACATTTCATTCCATCCTGGCAACCTCTGAAGTATTATGAAAATAATGCCAAAGAATATGGACTTTTTTTAGTTAAAACTCCGACAAGTATGCCAGAATGTCAGTATGTCCTTGATATTTGGACTTGGACGCAAGCTAGAGAATGGATTTCATTAACAAGTGTTATGTTGGGGTTTATTAATGAATCCCACTTTCCAATACTACCGGGAATATATGTAGACCCCCAGCTCACGAGGTTATTACCTATTAAAAATATCAGTGATGAACTTTTGGGCAGATTGCCTTTTAATTTAAATGAATTAGGAGATCGTAGACGACAAGCGGTTATGTCATCAAATAGGCAAAGAGATGCGTCTGCGGCGGAACAGTATATATACAAAACCGAAAGATTAGGTATTATGTTCGCTACCGACTATTACCAACTACGTGAGATAATGAAAGCCGCACAAGAAACACGATATAGAGAGCAGAGAGGCTCACTAGGTCATAAATTTAAAGGAGGAACATGGCAACTATAAAACAGAAACCCATGGAACACATAATGATAGACTTGGAGACACTAGGAATTTTACCTACCGCTCCAATCTTACAAATAGCAGCATGCTACTTTGATCCTGAAACAGGAAAAATAGGAAAATGCTTCGATCATGTACTTGATTGGCAAACAAATGGCTATGGAACAATAGAACGTGAAACAATTGCCTGGTGGCTTATTCAAAATAAGAGTGCTGGTGCCCCCCTAGTAAATAGAATTACAACACCTATTAAATGGATAGGTGCAGAATTAAATGAATTTGTAAAAATAGAAGGTTCGGCAAAATACATATGGTGTACAGCACCTTTGACCGATTTAGGTTGTATTAAAAACCTATACAATGCATACGACTGGAAACTACCTTGGAACCATCGAATGTATAGAGACGCTAGAACTATGATTGATCTAGCACGACGCCTTGATTGTCCTAAGCCAAAAGTAAATGGAATCAAGCATACAGGAATGTATGATTGCAAATGGGCCGTTGCGGGAGTATCAGCTGCTTGGCAAAGAATATTTCCAGAAGGCACAGAGTACTTGGGGGAAACAACATAATGTATATCTCAGTTGACGTAGAAGCGGATGGAAAATATGTAGGTGATTACTCCATGGTATGTTTTGGTGCTGTTGTGATACAACCGAAAGAAAAAAAGAAAACTTTCTTTGGACGAACAGCTCCAATTACAGACAACTTTATACCAGAAGCTCTGGCCATAAGCGGATATTCAAGAGAAGAACATTTGGCATTTCCAGAGCCGGAAAAAACTATGAAAAGTTTTGCAGATTGGGTGGCCAAGGTCTCACCAAAAAGAAGACCAACTTTTATAACAGATAATCCCGCCTTTGATTGGCAGTGGATTAATTATTATTTACATAAATATACAGGAAGTAATATATTTGGATTCTCAGCGAGGAGAATAGGAGATTTATATTGTGGATTAGTACAGGATGCGCACGCACCTTGGAAACATCTAAGAGACACCCATCACACACATCATCCAGTTGATGACGCGATGGGCAACGCAGAGGTAGTGATTAAACTACAAGATATGGGATTGAATATCAACTTCAAAAACTAAGAAAGTACTAATTATGAAACATTTATGTGAAGAATGCACAGATATAGCATTTACAACAAAAAAAGAAACCTTCTTTTCGACTTGTGACGTTTGTAAAGAAACGACTATGTGCCAAAGATTTAAACATATGCCTGAACTTCCCATTGTAAAAAAAGATATTCAGGTACCCGACACGAAGGAACTTATAAAAGACTACGCACAGGCAGTAGAATCCCTGGCACTAGTTTTAAAAGAAGATAGAGTGGCACAAGGATTTTTGCTGGACATCTTAAGACTGCCTACACAGCTTTTACAAAGTTATAATGAACTATGGCTTCTGTTGGCAAATACATATGCTTTATTAAACAGTCCCAGGGATTTCGCACGTTCTGTAGGTCTTTGTACTGAAATACAAACTAGATTTTTCCTAATGTTAAAAGACAAAGGACTTATTAATAAAGACGGCACAGTTAATGATGTGGCTTTATTAAAACTAATAACACCAGATAAACCAGATATGGACGATGACGAATAATGAAGAATTACGACAATATACAGTACTGGAATTAGCGGAACTTATGGCCTCCGCAAAAGTAGAAAAGGTACATGTTAATGAGTATGAAGATGAACTCTTTTTAGATACTCAAATTCACAGTATACAAAAAGAATTGCGTCGCAGAGCAACTGTTCCGCAAGTTAAGCTTAACCAACCAGATATATGCAACAAGTTACAATAAAAAAGACAGCCCTTTTAGAAAAGTTAAAAGAGAATAGAAAAGAACATAAAAGCGATTATACTATTTCTTTAAAAGGTTATAAAATAGAAGCAAAAAAGAAGTATGAAAAAGCATTAAGAAAGTTAGAGAAAAAGGGAAAAGTTACAGAACGTTTTAATTTAAACTGTCCTCAAGCATACTTAGCACAATATGACACAGCAATTGAAATGTTGGAAATGAGTGAAGAAACTGAATTTGAACTTACACGCAGTGAATTCAAACAATATGTGCAAAATAAATGGGCTTGGTCCGATCAATTTAATATGAGCAATAATGCTTATTATATGGCAGCAAACGGCAATGTTGGAATCGGTTCTGCAAGTCCAAAACATTCTTTATTAGTATCTAGTTAATTAATGAAGAATAAGAAACCTATTAGTTGGGAAGAACAAGTTGAGCTGAACGCAGACATTATAATTAAATGGCTCGACTCACATCCAGGCGGAACGTTTTATACGAACAGAGGTATTGGGAAATCTCGTGCATTGAGGAAAATCTTTGCACGAGGACCCTGGAACGAGATTTTTATAGTGTGTTTAAACAGTGACATGACGGCGGTCCAACAAAGACTAATACACAGCGAATATTCATCAATTCCTCAAAACGTACTAAAATCTAATATTATAGCTTATACAGAATCAGAGTCAAGGTATAGAGGAGTAGAAAACCTTGCTATATATTTTTCTGATATAAAACCCAGCAGATTTTTGGAACAAAACTTGAGAAACAATATAGCAGGGTGTATATTAACAGATAATTGCTATGTAACTGTAAAGCAACTACAATCCCCGCATTCTCCGGAACAACAACTACGCCACGCAATGGCTACACAGCATCCGTGGGAACACGATGTAGAACTTTAAAATTTTGGTATAAGAATAGAGAGATTAAAGAACAATCTCTAAATGAATAAACAAGGCAAAAAAAGAGAGGCTCAATATGATTAAGACGGAAAACGTATCTCAGATAGTAAAAGCTTGCGGACCTACTTGCAAGGCTGTACTAAAAGATATGCAAAATAAAAAATTCAACGAAGCTGAAGAGTTAGTAGGGGATGTAACATTGCCAAATGGACAAAAAGCTAGTGTTTATATAAATATAAGCATTACAGAAACAGGAAAAGGAGTCAAAACATAAATGGGAATATGGTTTATAAGAATATTAGGTATTCTTATTTTCCTATTTTGTGCATGGTTAGTACTAAAACCAAAACGCACCAAAGAGGAAAAAGAAGCACGAAAACTTGAAAAAGAACTTCGTACGGCTAGACGAAAGAAATTTAGCCTGGAAGTTATTTCAGAACTAGAAAGTAAACTAGAGTCAATCAAGAAAACAACAATAAAAAGATAAAGGATGCTAAATGTATAGCAATCAACCAGAAACACCGTTACAGTTTTTAATACAGTATAAGAAGACAATTCTAATTGTTATATTCGCATTATTTGCACTAACGGTAGTGTTAGATGGTACGTATACTGTCGATACGCAAGAACAAGCCGTAGTTACCAGATTTGGTAAGTATCTCACTACTACCGACCCAGGGCTGCATTTCAAAATACCGTTTGTAGATGATACATATCTGATAAAGGTAGAAAAGCAGTACACACAAGAGTTTGGATTTCGTAAAAACAATCTCCGACGCAGTGAAGGTCCTAAAAACAATATTCCAAAAGAATCATGGATGCTTACAGGTGATTTAAGTATAGCTGAAGTAAGATGGGTTATTCAATACCGAATCACTGATCCAGCTGCCTATTTGTTTAATTTTAGGCGACCAGAAGAGTTTATGCGGGATCTTTCAGAAATGGATATGAGAACTTTGGTGGGAGATAGATCCTTCCACGAGGCAACTCAGAGAGATCGAGCTGCAATGAGTGTTGAAGCTACTAACAACATGTATAAGTACATGACTAAGTACAATATGGGATTGGAAGTAAACAATGTACAAATACATGAATCCTTACCTCCTCAACCTGTTATGGCCTCCTACAATGATGTAAATGTTGCCAAACAAGAGCAAGAGACACTTATCAACGAAGCCAGACAGCAGTATAATAAAATTATCCTAGAAGTAAAGGGACAAGCAAAGGCTAAGATAAATGATGCAAAAGGTTATGCTGCTCAAAGGGTAAACAATGCAAAGGGTGACGTAGCTGCATTTATGAAACTAGAAGCGGAGTATTTAAAAGCTCCAGAAATAACAAAGCAACGACTATACTTAGAGGCCATGGATAATATACTCGCTGGCGCTGTAATAAAGGTTGTTGATGAAGATCTTCAAAGTATTTTACCACACCTAAGTTTAGATGGAGGAAGATAAAATGTTAAAGAAAATCATTATTACAATTATCGGATTTCTTGCCCTTACTGTCGCGTATACCGGAGCATTCACAGTGCTGGAAACGGAACAAGGTGTTATATTACAGTTTGGTAAGGTTATCAGACAAGTAGATACTGCAGGATTTCATTGGAAATTGCCTTTCATACAAAGCTTTGAAGTAATGGAAAAAAGAAAGCTTGAGTGGGACGGACCACCAACACAAATCCCAACTGCAGACAATAAAGTGATATTAGTAGATACCTTTGCAAGATATAAGATCACAAATCCAAAAAGATACTACAAAGCACTTAGAACCGAGCAACGAACATTGGCAAAACTAAGTGAAGTTATCAAAGGAGCGAATATTAATGTGGTATCTTCCAGATCATTGGGAGAAGTGGTGAGAAACTCCGACAGACAGATGCTGTTGAATTCAGAGGAAACCGAAGACGCAACTATGATGGATTCCAAAGGAACGGTTCAAGCTAAAGGAGCACGTGGTGTAATTCGTGACGAGATATTTGAAAAAGTCAACACGATGTTAACAACTCTTGATCTTGGTATAGAACTTGTCAATCTGGAAATTAAAAGAACCTCGTATGTAGCGTCACTGCAGCCTAGTGTTTTCAAAAGGATGATTTCTGAACAGAATCGAATTGCTGAGAAATATCGTGCTGAAGGCCAGGGACAAAATACCGCTATTCGAAGTCTTATTGACAGAGATGAGAAAGAAATATTGTCTGAAGCATACAAAAACGCAAAAGACATCACAGGAGCGGCAAACGCAAGTGCAACAAAAATCTATGCCGAATCCTACGAACAAAATCCAGATTTTTATGCTTTCTTAAAGTCATTAGAGCTTTATGAAAACACGCTTTCTGGACAGGAATTTATTTTATCAACGAAACATTCGTTTCTGCGATATTTAGATAACTAACGAAAAGTACGAAAGAATTATAGGTACCTTGCATTGCGCAAGGTGCCTATTGACTTTTGATACATATATTTATATATTAAAAATAAGCTCATTGTCATGCTAAGTGTTAAAGAACATTTGAGTACGTGTCTGTTAAGGCATACGAATTAGTAAGGCAATAATAACAAACGGAGTTTAATCATGATTGCAAAAATCACACACGCCAAACAAGAACTACCTATTTACAAACAAAACAACACAGACCGAGTCTTTTTAGATGATGGCTCAAATTTTGAAATTTTCCTAAAAAACAATTCCAAAAGAAAAATGGCTGCTACAGTATCCTTAAATGGAGAAAAGATTGGGTATGGTACAAAACTATTATTTCGTCCAGGTGAAAAACTCTTTTTAGAGTCTTTCTATGGCAACGACCCTCAATCGGGAAAACTATTTGTATTCGATACTTATCGAGTAGATGGAGATATACATACACAGAGAGCTATCCAAGAAAACGGAAACATTAAAATTACAGTGTATGAACCAGAATCTTCTACAGTTCAATTAATAAAAGATATACCATGGAATTTCACAGGTAGTATGCACAATCGAGATATGAATCTTAGATCTTTCACACCACCGAAACCATCCTATGGTGATATGATGTGTTATACTTCTAACTGCTCATATGATGGTGATAATATATCTATAAACAGCGCGGGTAATGTAGGACTCGGTACAACAAGTCCTGAGGCTCACTTAAATGTTGAAGGAGATATTGAATATACTAACGACGCAATGGAAGACTTACAAGACTTATCAGTTAAAACAGGCAGAATAGAAGCCGGAGGCAACTCCGATCAACGATTCCAAAGTGTAAACGATAATACTAACTGGATCATTTATCAAACATTCAACTTTAAAATACTTCCAAAAAGTGAAATTCATAAGTATGTTAAAAACCCACCACAGAACTGCACAGGATGTGGAACAAGAAAGAAAGTGGCCACATGGAAACATTGTCCTACTTGTGGAACTAGATATATAAATACTTATTAAGCTACAAAAATAGAATAAATAGGCAAAAAGGCACTCCGTGAAAAGAGTGCCTTTTTCTTTTCAATAAACAAATCAGGAGTATTAATGCGATTATTAATAATAGCTATATTATTTGCTAACCTAACAGCTGGAACATATGAGTCTTTAATTAAAGAATATCGAAGTTTTACAGACGAACAAAAAGAATCATTGCGAGCTTCGTATGAATTTGGATATCCCGCTGATTTGGGGTATACCTTGGCAGCAATCGAATGGCAAGAATCTGTAGCAGGTAAGTATAAAATCAACTTACAGGATCCCTCAGCTGGAGCGCATGGTATAAGCATTATGACTTATATGAGCAGACACAAGGATGAAATAACTAATACTCCTTTCAATAGAAACCGGGTGGCTCAGATGCTGATAGATAGCCACACCTTAAGCTGTAGAGAAGCGTTAGACGAATTGTTAGATTGGCAACGAGTGCATAACAATAATTGGTCAAAGATCGTTAGATCATACAATGCGGGATACAGTTGGAACGGCCCACAAGCACAGAAATACTTAACAGCTATTAGAGCTAAAATCAAGGTACTAAAAATTTATGTTCAACTTTAAAGCTATAATAGACTGGGTGCAAAAACCCAAGCCCTATATTACAATAACACCCCCAAATGAATTCTTACACACATATCCAGAGATATGGCCCCAATGGAAAAGAAATCATAAACTTCCTATAGCAATCATCTGCGATTTGGATGGAACCTTATTTCACCCAGGTAATAGGGATCCATTTGACCCGTCAGAATGTGATTTGGATTTACCAAATATACAACTAATGGTACTATTATCTCTTTGGAAACAGGCAGGTAAAGATATTATTTACATGACTATGCGTGGATGTGAGTTCTATGAACTTACACAAGATTATATAGATAAATATAATTTATGGACTGGAAATTTAATTATGCGAGCAACTAATGATCACAGAAGTAGTGCTGTAATTAAAAAAGAATTATATGAACAACATGTAAAAGGAAAATATGATGCCTTTTTAGTATATGAAGATGACAATGAGGTTGTCGACATGTGGAGAAACGAAGTAGGCATTCAAGTACATCAACCCAATCCGGGTGACTTAAGAAAACAAGAAAAGGAATAAAATGAACAAACAGATAACAAATAAAAACATCCACTATCTTATGATAGATCCACAACAAGATTTTATGGATTTACCAGACTCAGCCTTGCCTGTGCCTGGAGCCACAAAAGACATGGATACGGTGGCCTCTATAGTACAAAAATGGGGACACGAGTTTGAGGATATTCACGTAACAATGGATACACACCAAAGATTGGCTATTTTTCATCCAATGTTTATAAGAGATAAAAAAGGTAACATGCCTCCGGTATTTACTGCAATTTCACATGACGAGGTTATGAATGGAACTTGGAAAGCGTTTCATCCAGTACATCAAGATTGGTTAGAAGAGTATACACAAAAACTGGAAGAGCAAGGAAAATTCAGTTTATTTATATGGCCTTACCATTGTCTATTCGGATCATGGGGTCACAATGTGTATAAACCACTTTGGGATACTCTTCAAGAGTGGGAAGTCAAAAACAATGCACGTGTCAATTACGTACAGAAAGGTCACAATCCTTTCACAGAGCATTATTCCGCTGTAAAAGCTGAAGTTATTCGAGATGATGACGAAACGACTAATCTTAATAACAAATTCCTGGACATGCTCTCTAATCCTGAGGTAGATATAATTCTTTCATCAGGTGAGGCGTTAAGTCATTGCTGGGCGTTTACTCTTGGAGATGTAGCCGACTACTTCTCTAAAGAGGACATCAAGAAACTGTACTTGGTTGAGGGAACTTCCTCTCCAGTAGGCGGCTTTGAAGATGCAGGTGTCGAAGCTATCAAAAACATGAAAGCTAAGGGTATGCAAGTCATTCCCGCTGCAAACATTCCCGATTTATTTTAGAAAGGATATAATATGCCACGTTACACACCACACAACAACAAGAGCTTTAAAATACCAGGACCTGGAAACCTTAAGTTTTCACACGTGGAATTGGAAAAGCTGACAGGAACGGATCAGTATACTATTGTGGAAATAGTAAAAGACATTTCCGGATCTGTATATGGATATGCTACTGAGCTTCAACGAATACAACAGGAAGTTATAAAAGCTCTGAAAAAGTCTCCAAGAGTCGATAATCTATTAATTCGAAATACATCTTTCAACAGCAATGGTATTGTCGAAGACCATGGATATGACTTATTGGCAGATATTGATGAAAGCCAGTATCCAGTTCCACGCTGCGGCGGAGGAACTCCTCTTTATGATGCTACATTTCAATCTGTTAAATCAATGCATGCTTTCGGTTCTAAATTATGGAAAAAAGAATTTACCGTCAACGGGCTTATTTTTGTAATAACAGATGGATCTGAAAACTATTCCCACATCATTCGAAATGCCTCAGAAGTAAAGGACGCAGTAAATGCGTTAATGGCAGATGAGGAAGCTTTGGAAGAAATTAATGTAGTTCTAATTGGAGTTAACATTAATGCCTATCGCAAAGCACTAGAAGACTTTCAAAAAGAAAGTGGAATCGTTCAATTTATCGACATTGAAACTGCCGACGAATCGAGCATTGCCAAAATAATTGGGTTTATTTCCAGAAGTGTTAGTTCCTCTAGTCAGGCACTACTCACAGGTGGAAAATCTCAACAAGTAAGTATCTCCTTAGAGATATAAGAAAGGATTAAGGAAGAAGGTATTAGAATGGTGGCGAAAGATAGCCGCAAATAGTAGAGCAAATATCCATGGCAGCTGACGTCGTGGTTCGATGATAGCATTGAAATAATATGTACAGCTCGAAAAAATCATCGTGCAGGTATCGAATCCTGTCCATTCTAATACCTTTTTTCCAAAACACATTATGAAGCAAACAAATATAGATAAATTTAGTACGAAAGGAAGCACCCATAAGATCAATCAAGATTACGCATACGTAGAATCTTTAGAAGATGCCAAACTACTTGTTGTCTCAGATGGATGCTCCAGTGGAAGACTAGTTAGTATCGGATCTAGAATGATGTGTATGCTAGCAACTACGTACTTAAAAACCGCACAATATATAGACGAATTTATTAGATTTCCTCGAACATTTGAAATGGCACTAACGGACGGATTGACCGAATTGTTAGATAACGAGGCGCTTGGACTACAAAAGGAAGATCTATTAGCTACAATTCTAGCCATATATTATGATAATAAAACATCCAGCTACGCATTAAAATATATAGGTGATGGATACATTCTGATAGAATATACATCAGGAGCCGTTATACTGGAAGAGTTGACATATGATGAAAATAAACCTATGTATCCCATATACTTAACTTCGAAATACGAACTCTCCTCTCCTTGTACTTTAAATCAAAAGTGGTACATGAAAGAAAACGGCATATGGATAACATTGGGAACAGGAACAGGGTACAAACGCGCAATTGATACAATTTTCAGTACTTCCGAATCTGTAAAAAGAATGCACCTTATTACTGATGGAATGTCGAGTTTTGTAAACAAAGCTACTTTAGAAAAAATTGATGTTACAAAGATAGCTGACGAAATACTCGCATTAAAATCAGATGACGGACCATTCATGCAAAGACGTATGAAACGAATGCTTACTCTTTTTGAGAAAAAGAACATCTTTCCTGAAGATGATTTTACAATTGTAAGCCTTAATATAAAGGAGATCAAAAGCGATGCATAATTCAAAAGAATTTAAACAAATTATTAAAGAAGTAGCAGAACAAAATAAATTAATCAATGCTATAGAGTCTATAACATGGAGTATAAAAACTATCGACAGACGTATGGACTCAGATGAATGTGCTATTTGTGGATTAGAAGCTTTAACAAGAGATAAAGATGGACCCGAGTTGAGCTCAATTAGTCTCGATTTAATAGATGTAGACACAAGAATTGAATTAGTCGCTAAACAGAAAAGACTATTAATAGAAGAGCGTAGTAAGGCAGAAAATGATTTACTAATCTTAAGAGAAAGATTTAAAAAAGATGCCAACAGTAATAAATAAACGGACTGGAAAATCGACTCAACTAAATGAAAGCAGTGATTTATTAGGTGAAGGCGGCGAAGGCAGAGTATTTGGTAAAGGCAACGAAGTATTCAAAATTTATATTAATCCCTCCGATGTAATTTCATTAGAAAAGATCAGAGAGTTACAGAAAATAAAATACAAAAATGTATTTATTCCAAAAGATATGTTAGTAGATCGACATGGTAAGCCTATAGGGTTCACAACAAATAGGGTGAAGAATTTCACGTATTTGACTCGATTATTTATTACAAGTTTTTGGGATAAGAATAATATCACAGTTGACAACATTGTAGCTTTAACAAAAGAAATGCAACACACGATCAAGCATATACATGCACAACAAGTATTAATGGTTGACGGCAACGAGATGAATTATCTTGTAGATAGTAAAACTTATCAGATACCATACTTTATTGATGTAAACGCTTGGCAGACTCCAAGTTATCCTGCAACAGTAATTATGCCCAACATAAGAGATCATCATTCTTCTAAGTTTTCTGAATTTACAGATTGGTTCTCTTTTGGAATAGTATCCTGTCAACTTTTTACAGGATTACACCCATACAAGGGCAGACATCCTCAGTATGCTGGAAGAAAGCAACTAGAAGCTCGTATGAAAGCGAACGTATCCATTTTCAACAAAGACACTAAAATACCAGGAGCGGTAAGAGATTTAGCTATTATTCCTCCCAACCTCAAAGAATGGTATATTAGAATGTTTGAAAAGGGAGAAAGATTAGAACCTCCAATGATCGGCAAACACACATTTACGTTTGAAGACAAACCGGTGGTTATTACTAACGAAAACTTCTATGTTCAAATGCTAGTATCCCTACCACATACTATTACACATCACTACGGAACAAGTGAAAATGATTATCTACAAACAAAAGAAAAAGTATATCAATATGATTTTATCACAAAAGCTTTAAAAGAATATGATTTAGTAAATAAGAACTCTAGAATATTAATTGACCCGATCCAAGATCAAAAAGCTTATGAAGTGTTTATTGAAAACACACATTTGCATATAAGAACCTTAGGTCAGTCAACAATTTCTGATACTAAATATAAAGCTGACGAAATTATGATTATAGATAATCGATTATACATAAAAACAGATGATAAATTCCAACTAATGCGACTTTTCAAAGGTAGAACAGGACCAATGGTTGCGTCGGCTACAACTTTAAACGTAGCGGCCCAAGCCACACAACTGTTTGATGGAATGTTGTACTCACTTATAGGACAAAAACATTATCTGTATTTTCCCCAAAAAAATAACATAATTAAAACATTCATATCGGAACATTTGACGGATAGACGAGTATTAGATGCTAAGTACGAAAATGGTATTTGTATGCTCCGAACAATGAATAAGAAGACCGGTATTGAAGAATATGTATTATATATGAATGTAAATGATGCCACGGACGTACAAATTAAACCTACGACGGTATCAATACTAAACTTTGTGTCTCTGCAAAAAAAGAGCTCACCTTTTGTATATCTCCATGAAGACGGCAAACTAACCCTTCTTCCAAAAGATGGCAGTACAGCAGGAAAAGTTGTAGAGCATAGAAACTTAACGACGAATTTGAAGTTGACGAGATCGGGTGATAGAGTAGGGTTGCTAACAAGGCACAAGTTCTATCGGGTCTCAACAAAAAAGTCAACAAGAAAAAATAACTAGGAAACCAACATAATATTATGAACAGAATCGAAGCAAAAAACTTGGTAATAGCAGAAGATAAAGAAACTACTTACGAATTGTATTTACCAGAGTTTGTAAAAAGTGAAGTAAGCATTAAGATGTCGCCTACCCATTTAATCGTAAAAACAGCAGATATGACAGGATTACGTGACGTGATACAGCAAGGATTTGAAAACAAATTCCGCTTGTACTCATCAGACGCAACTCCTAAGAAAAATGATAGATTTCTTACGAAGAATATCAAAGCTGAAATGAACGGATTTTATCTTTTAATTACTATTCCAATCGCTGAAAAATATCACTCAACTGAAATTGAAATAGCGTAGTTGGGAAAAAAGACTTGACAACGCTCATATAAGGGTGTATTATAAAATATGTATAATATTATAGTAAGATTATCGGATTATCAAAGCCTCTGTATTACCCAGGCCAATGGGCATGGTGTACCTGCAGAACGTTTTAAAAATACGGGCTTTATGCTATAAATAATTTAATATTTTATAAGTTTTTTAAAGCCCGGCAAAGAGAGATCTAACCGGGCTTTTTTTATATAATTATAGTTTTTTGACATTGTGAGTTTTTTAAATAGGGCGGCTTTGACCGCCCACATGCGACTGTGGTCCAATGGCTAAGATTTCTGGCTTCCACCCAGACGATGAGGGTTCGATTCCCTCTAGTTGCTCAATAATGCGAATATAGCTCAGCTGGTCAGAGCGTAACTTTGCCAAAGTTAAGGTTCGTGGATTCGACTTCCACTATTCGCTCAAACAATAACTTATTAACAAGGAGTGCATAATGGCACAAAAAGCAAAATCCAGTAAAAAAGGAAGAGACAAAGTAAAATGCAAACGTTATTCAGATCGCGAAAGACGAGAGTTTAACAAAGCAGGAAGAGTTGTAAGATACATATTAGGTAAACCAGGACACGCCGGCAAAGAGATGAAAATTGCTCTACATATAATCGGCGAAGATAAAAATAAAAATCCTGGAGCATTAAAAAAATTTGTTCTTCGTAAATTAGCTCAACACAATATTTCGTAAAATAATAGTTAGGTCGTCCAATAGACTAGGATATGTGAAAACGGGTGGTGCAAACCATTGGCGATTAGTAGCAAATGTAGGTTCAAGTCCTACCCTAACTGCCATAACGTTTGCTCCTCTGACGTCAACTGTGTGATTATAGCGCACGGGAAGGGGAGCGACCAATTAGAGGGGGAGTTCTCCGGAGGTCTGCCTTCCAAAGCAGATTGCGCAGGTTCAAGATCCTGTACTCCTCCGCCAATTAACGCAGGTTCGTTTAAATCTAGGACCCCTCCATTGAGGAGGGAAATGTGGTGTAGTAACCCACACCTGCGGCCAAATTATAAGTAGGAAGTTGGATTAGCGGTACCCATCTTTTAAAGAGTGGGGAGAGAACTAAAGTTCGAGGATCAGAGTTTATAAACTGAGTGACAGGTGAAAGAAACTGCATCCCTTTGGTGTAATAACACACTACTTATATTTTTAAAAATGAAATTATAATTTAGTAGTTGAATGGTCTAAAAGCCAATGGCAATTGGGACACAAATACTTCAAATTAGTCGGTGCATTAACTTCGGCAATTTTGGTAGTTAAAGGAAAAGTAGAAATTGGTTGAATATGCGCTATTTCCACGTGCGACTCCCAACCACAGTCTTCACAAATTTTAGGACGGTTTTCAAGTTCTAACACAGATTTTGCACGACGCCGTATAGGATTATATTTCCAAGGACCTTTTTTATGATATAATTTTTCTTGAATTGTAGCATCATTAAAAGAAGATAAAGCTTTTTTTCTTCTACAAACATGACAATGTGCATTTTGACGGCTTATTTTATACCCACAAACTATGCAAAGACATATTGCTACTCGTTTTGGATGTTTTCGATTATTATAAATTGCTGCACAACTATGTGTACAAAAATTATTTTTAGTCCTTTTAATTTGACTAGGTCTTTTATCAAATTCTTTGGTGCATTGTTTACATTTTACTTTCATGGTTTAATATATAAAACAGAGAGTCGAAAGTCAACACTTATGTTACTTAAGCAACATTTTTAGGATTCAATAGTGCGCGAGTCTGCTAGGTGTAGACGTCACTCTGTCACAGTGAATATAGACGGGTTCGAATCCCGTGCGTACTGCAAACAAGAAAAATAAAAAGAAAGGAAATAATATGTTTATAGGTATTCTCGCAATTCCAATAATTGTATTAACTATAGCAGGGTTTGGTTTTTTAGTATTATCACTAAAAACTAGCTACAAAGGCAAAAGAGCAAAACACTACGGTACCATATGTTTAACTTGGGCTGCAGTTATTTGGATCCTTTACATATATGCGCTAGGCGCCACGTATGACGCGTCACCAACAGAAAAAGAACAAGAACAAACGCCGACAACAGAACAAACAATATAAACTTACGGGGGTTGGGACTGCAATGGGGTGGTCATTTCTTTTGCACGGAAAAAAACAGACGGAATCGTTCTCCGTAGCCTCCACTAACACACTAATAATAAAGGACTTGACATGGATGAACATCCACTAAAATTAAAAGCAGCTGAATATAACGAAGACATGCTATTTGCCGACGGGTTCGACGAAGCCTTAATAGGAACAGTATCTAGATGTGGTATGAATACAGTGGCTTTATACAATACTTTTAAGTGCATCGAGATACTTATGGTACGCGACGGTATGACAGAAGAGGAAGCACAAGAATTTTTCGAGTTTAATACCTTAGGTTCTTATGTGGGGGAAAATACTCCATGTTTCACAGAACTATTTTTAGAAGACATCTAATTAATGGCGCATTCGTCTAATGGCTAGGACACCAGGTTTTCAGTCTGGGTACAGGAGTTCGACTCTCCTATGCGCTACCATTTACAGGAATCAAATATGAAAACAACAAGAAAACGTATTAATAAGCAAATTATTTTGCCCTTTTATATTGACCTTAACACTACGTTTGAAGGTCTTACTAGTGAAATTAAAACTAACTTAGATAGAATTGAGAAAGAAGTAGCAGATCAAGGCTACGAAACAGCTAGTATTTGTTTAAAAACTGACTATGACGGTGGTTATGACGTAAATATACACGGTATACGCTGGGAAACTGATGAAGAATTAGAAAAGCGTACCAAAACAAATGAAAAGAAAAGCATAGCGGCAAAAAAAGCTGCCAAGGTTAAAGCTAAAAAGAAAGAAGAAGCTGAACTTGAACTTTATAAAAAGCTACATAAAAAATTTGCAGGCGATCCAAATAACCCAAAAATAATAGTAGGGATAGCTCCCGACAAAAATACTGCGAAGTACATGATACAAAAACAATACCCAACCATAACAAATTCATGGACACATCTTTTTAAACATATAACGGATGCTCGCCAATTTCGCGCAATAACGCACGCTTGGGAACTTCGCGGGTTTAGGGTTGACACATTAATATCTGAGGAAAGTGACAACGCACAAGTAAATGGGGACATAGACCTAATTTTAAACGAAATGATGGCTAAGGGCGGTACTCACATGATAATTCCAAAAGGAGATATATAATGGCAGATTACTGCTGGCAATGCACTATAGATATGTTTGGTGTAAAAGGCTACAGAAACGATTTAACAAACCTATCTACAAAGGATGACACTGAAAACAAAAAATACGCCCTCACAATTTGTGAAGGATGCGGACCAATTCAAGTAGACCACACAGGCACTTGTATATCAAAAGATTGCTTGAAAAAGCATAATAAATAAAAGGAAAATAATGGAAAACAATATTTTAACAGTTGCTCGACTATGTTTTAATGCAATAGTCGGCACATGTGTATTGTTGTACGGATTAGAAATACAAGCCACATTATTAATTATAGTAGGCGCAAGTTCTCTAGCAGGACACTTACTTGGATTTGTACAACAATTTGAAAAATAAATTCCGGGCGGAATTCCGCCCATTCTAGTGTGATGACCGGGGGCTAGGCATCTGGGTTTTGGAAACCTGGATAGATGGGTTCGACGCCCATTCACGCTACAAATAAAATCAGAAAGGCATAACATGAGAAAAACAATAGATCTATACAGATTTAGAAAAGACGGTTCGCGAGTATTTAGTGGACGAGATCTCGGTGCATTTGCACGCAAAGCTTGTTACCTTCCAGCTATCGAATTTTTCTTCAAAGAAATAGTAATTGAACTACCTACAGATACAATAGCAATTAATCCTTCATTCTTTATAGCAATGTTTGGCCCTTCCGTAAAAAGGCTTGGCGAAGCTAAGTTTAAAAAGAAATATAACTTTGTTTGCTATAAAAGCATTGAACAGGATATTGAGGAAGGTATCAAAGACTGTTTAATGAGAAATAAAATATAATGAAACCTAGAACATTAGTCATGGGCGATTTACATGGAGCTCTCAAAGCATTTAAACAATGCATGGAGCGCTGTGAATTCGACTATGAAAACGATACTCTTATATTTATAGGAGACGCGGCCGATGGCTGGTCCGATGTAGCAGAGGGCATAAATGAACTTCTAAAAATTAAAAACTTAGTATTCATTATGGGTAATCACGACGCATGGCTGCTCGGTTGGCTACAATATGGACAAGCTCCAGAGCTATGGCTAGAACAAGGCGGAGATGAAACAATAGCCAGCTATGTAATGGCTCCAGTCAAGTGGAGAGACAAACATAGATACTTTCTTGAGAATAAAACTAAACTATACCACATAGACGAACTTAATAATGTTTATGTGCACGGCGGTTTTCATCATAAATACCCCATATCCAAAGAATCAACATATAATTTAATGTGGGATAGAACTCTTCTCAATGTTGCTCGTATATACGAAAAACAAGGACATAAGTTTGAAAACTACAGAATTATTTTTGTTGGACACACAGCAACTACAGGAATAACAGGCGGCGACGAACCAACATTCTTTTCAAACCTGGTTATGACTGATACAGGCGCTGGATGGTTCGGAAAATTAACCGTTATGGATGTTGAAACTTTCGAGTTTTGGCAATCAGACAAGGTCGAAGAACTCTATCCTGAAGAACATGTTGTACGAGTTGCAAAACGCAAAAAAAGAATGAAAGAAGAAGAGATGAAAGAAAATCTAAGATTCTTTTATGAAAATGAAATAAAGAAAAAGTAGTGCTGATATTTCCTGAGAGGTCAAAAGGTTCTGATTTGTAATCAGATGACGAAAGTCTTCGCAGGTTCGAATCCTGCTATCAGCCCAACAAATAAAAGGAACAAAAATGAAAACATTAAACAAAATAATCTTCAACGCAAAAAAGCCCTCGGGTTATGATGAATACTTTTCTAATTTCGCAGATTCTCCTATTACAATTGATGATATTAAATACCCAACAGTAGAACATGCATTTCAGGCACACAAAACCATCAGCCCAACATTGCGTGTTGAAATGGCACAAATGCCAACACCAGGAAAAGCTAAACGTGCGGGTCGCAGAGTAAGCCTTCGCCCAGATTGGGAAGAAGTAAAATATGACGTAATGGTCGTTTGCCTAAGAGAAAAGTTCAAGATAGAACTTTACAAAAAAATATTACTCTGTACACAAGATGTTGAAATCATAGAAGACGCTGCCCAGTGGAATGACACTGAGTGGGGAATTGGAAAAGACGGAAAAGGCAAAAACCTTTTAGGAAAAGCATTAATGCAAGTAAGAAAGGAACTAAATGAAAACAAGTAAAGCGTTTACAGTAATTGAATTAATACTCGTAATAACAATAGTAGGTATTATGGTTACAGTTGGATACCAAAAATTCTCAAAAGATAAACACAATCAAGAATCATCGACATATACAGAGTATATAGAGGATGAGTATCCTACCGAAGTATCTTCCACACTGCAGTCAGAATTTACTGTCGTTATTTATGATGAGCAATGGAACGAAACACATAGAGAAACGTTCATTGCTGGACATGCGTTAGTAGAGAAACATAAACTAACTCTTTCTGACAAAAGAAAAGGAAATATAATTCAGATAATGTATATCAAAGATGAAAATTGGAAACTAATAGAAAACAAAAAATATTAATTTAAATGGATCTGTAAAGTATTAAGGCAGGTACCCCAGTCTGTAAAACTGGTCCCTTAGGGGTCGAGTGGGTTCAATTCCCTCCAGATTCACCATTTCGCTCTGGTAGCTCCAATGTTAGAGCAATCGGCTGATAACCGATAGGTTGGTAGTTCAAGTCTACCTCAGAGCACCAATAACCAAAAACAAACATGAAAATTGATTTTAATCAAGTAATAACTAATGCTTTATCAGCGTTAGTAACCCTAGTTCTTATAAGCGCTTTCGGAATGATGTGGCGCGGATATTCAACCATAGACACTTCTATAAGCCTAGCAACTGACGAAATAAAAAAGGCTGTAGAGGAGTTAACCAGTAATACCACATATACAGTCGAAGCAGTTGAACTAATAGAAGAAGAGCTAGCAAACCTTCATAATAGAATTGATAATATTCCCACAGAAATATCGGAGGCAGAAGCTGAATCAGAAGTATTTTTCGAGGAAAGCTTCCAGGAACGTCCAAAGGAATATATACAACGTCAATTACCAAACCTAAAAAAGAAATAATATAGGATACAAAATGCCTTATTTAAGTAGAACATTATGTTCGGTTCTCGATGAAATGAGGGCCTGCCATAAAACTAGAAATTTTACATATTTACCAGGGCTTATCGAAGAGGCACAATCAATGGGAAACCGCATGGAAGCCGCTATCGAGGATAAGAATGATTTGGATACTTACCGAAGACAAGGTAAGGCAGTAGAAAAGGAAAACAAAAAGCTTAGAAAAGAGCAAAAGGCTCTTCAAGAAGAAATCGAAAAGCTAAAGAAAAAGAAAGAAAAACCTTAACATAAACTTTTAGAAAGGAATTACATGTTTAAAACAATACCTAGCATCTTATGGAATGATTTTTATCAGTTCACAATGCAGAATGCTGTATTTCAACTATTTCCTAACGTAATAAGCAGAGATCGACTCATCACTCGTGGTCATAAAATTAAATATGATGAGTTAATGGTAGGCGAATTAAAAAGGCACATTAGAAACATGTCAGAATTACGCTTACGTGCGCATGAATGTGTGTTTATGCATGCGCAAGGTATTTTTCCACATACTTACTTAGAATACTTAAATGGATATCAATACGATCCAACTGAATTGGTAATTCAAAATATAGACGGCTACTTAGATATCTATTCAGAAGGATATACTTATAGCACTATGCTTTGGGAGACACCTATTTTGGCACTAATCACTTGGTTAGGCTTAAAATATGATGAAACACAGCAAATGCCTTCCCAAGAAACAGTTCGAAAAGAATCGCAGGAAAAAGCGAGTCGAATTAAAATGGAAGGGTTGAAAGTTGCTGATTTTGGAGCACGCAGAGCGTTATCTCCAGAAATACATGCCAACGTGGTTGAAACTATGAAAAAATCTTTAGTTGGTACCAGCAATGCTTACTTAGCCATGAAAAATGGAATCAAACCTATTGGCACGCAAGCACATAAATGGTATATGCTTAACGCAGCAATATACGGCTACAATATGGCAAATCATTTCGGACTTGAAAATTGGGTAAAAGTATATGATGGCAATCTAGGAATAGCTTTACCTGACACATTTACCACACCGGTTTTTCTAGAACAAATGACTACCAAACAAACAAAGTTATTTGATGGAATGCGCCAAGATAGTGCCAGTCCGACAAAAATTGGAGAGTCATATATTCGACACTATAAAGATCACCAGGTCGACCCTCTAACTAAAACTGCTATATTTTCTAATGCTCTTAATTTAGTAAAAGCCGTAGGACTAAGAGATTGGTTTGATGGTAAAATACAAACAGCATTTGGAATGGGTGGGTTTCTTACAAACCATCTTGCAGGTATCAAAGTACCAAGCACAGTCTGGAAACTTTCAGAAGTAATGGTGCACGACAAATGGATACCTGTGGTCAAACTATCAGATGATCCAGGAAAATATTCCGGAACAGTAGAAGAAATGCAGAGATGCAGAACAACATTGCGGTTAGATTAAAATCGCACAATTATGCACGGTTGGCGCAATCCAAACGCAGCGGCCCGTAAAGCCGTCCCCTTTTAAATAGCTAGCTTACTTAAAGGGTTGGGGGTTAGAGTCCCTCGCCGTGCTCCATTTTACTCCTGTAGTTATAATTGGTAAAACGGCTGATTTATAATCAGTATAGCGTCAGATGAACGTGAGTTCCAGGTTCGAGTCCTGGTGGGAGTACAAACAAAGAAAGGAAACAAAATGATTAAAGCACTGTTCAATGAACTGTATTTAATGACAACACCGATGCTAATGTTTATACATGAATTTTGTGGAGCATTTGCATTTGGGACATATGAGCAACGTATGCAAACATATGTATTGTGTATAGGCATATTTATGTTTAACATAGCAAAATCTAAATAAAAAATTGGAGGCGTAAGCATAATTGGTACTGCACCGGTCTTGAAAACCGTTCAGGGTAACACCTGTGTGAGTTCAAGTCTCTCCGCCTCCGCCAATTAACAAGAAAGGAAACATATTGAATACTTCAAAACTTCGCCGCACAATAATAGCAGTTTCGATTGTATTACTTATAATTAATAGTTTAATAATATTTACAAGAAATGAACCTATAGAGGATGAGTACTACGCACCAATACCTGAAGCTTATGAAATGCAGGTTGAAAATGCAGAAATTGAGCCTGTAAATATAACAGCAAATACAGACGAACCGGCGTCAACAGAATCAAGCGAAGATGATAACGAGGGATTTTTCTTCGGATTTAGCTTTTTTCAAATAATTATAGCCTGGTGGGCCATTAAAGCCGTTCTTAAATTATCTAACTAAATCTAACGCACGAATTGGATACAATCCGGAAGGCACTCATGAGTGCTGACGTCTCCAACGTGCGACCACGCACCTGTGGCGCAGCGGTCTAACGCAGCGGATTCTTACTCCGAAGATCGAAGGTTCAAATCCTTCCAGGTGCACATGGCTGAGTAGCGAAATTGGTACACGTTATGACCGGGTCAACGTATGAGCATGCAAGCGCCCCGAGAACAACCTGTTGTTTAAAATATGTTTAGCGGCATATGGGACAATAGGAAGTTGAAGGTTCGAATCCTTCCTCGGCCACACAAATAAATTAACCAACAACAGAATGTACGATTCAGCACCAGATACAATAAAACATATAGCAAGAGTGAAGCACTTCATAGGTGCCATAGCACATGAGCTAACAAAAAGAGGAGTTCAACATGACGCCTCTAAATTACAATCTCCAGAAAAAGAAACGTTTGACGAACTAACTCCTAAACTAAAAGAATTAAAATATGATTCTCCAGAATACCGAGAATCGTTAAAAGAATTAGGAACAGCTTTAGAACATCATTACAACGCCAATTCCCACCATCCAGAACATTACGAAAATGGAATAGATGATATGAACTTATTAGATATAGTAGAAATGTTTTGCGATTGGGCAGCGGCAACGGAGAGAACAAAAGACGGAAACTTAGAAGTTTCCATTGAAAAAAATAAAATTAGATTTGGAATGTCTGATCAGTTAGTAAATATATTTAGAAATTCCATAGAGTTATTAAAAGACAATAATAAATAACAAAAATAGTGCCGTAGCTGAGGGGTTTTAGCAATGGTCTTTTAAATCATCGACGTGGGTTCGATTCCCACCGGCGCTACAAGTAGTATATTACTACTTCAAGAATAAATAACAAATAAAGGAACAATATGAAAAAGATACTTTTGATTTGTGCAATACTGTTTGCATTTGTATCAGCTCAAACCACTACATTTAGCTTTCCAGCTATAGATACTTCAATATCTCGCGATATCGCAGTTACTGGTGACTTTGAGACATTTATAGATGTTACTAACAGTGATGCCCTTACCAATGATCTGGGCTATTTAGGCTTCCAACTTGAAGGAACTAATTGGAACCTCGGCCTCAATATTGAAAATCAGTTAGTTAACGTAGAAGAAGCCAATATCAGCCTTGGAATGTTTACAATGGGACTACAGCCACTTCCTTACGGAAATGCTTGGGCCTTACATAGACCTTCTCAAAGCGATTTCTATTCAACTCCTAGAATGCACGACGTACAAACGGGAATTTTAGTAGGGGATAGGGACTTTGGAATCTTCTATCAGGACAACGACAATTATTGTTGGAGAATTGCTCCAAGTTTCAATGATTTTTTCTGGGTAGATACTATACAGTTAGGATATTCCGATAGTGGCACAGAAGGTGTAGAAGCTATTTGGGATTTTAATACTGAAGCTACTCTTTTCAATATGACTGAAAAAGTTCAATTCGAATATCTCGATGACGATTTTCTTTGGTACACAACTTCTGTACAACGTGGAAACATGGTAGGTATGTTCGGCGAAATGAACGACGAATCCCTCTGGGGACTTGGTTATCATTTTGGCGATGTATATCTTGTGTATGAAGATGGTGAATCTCAGATATTATCATTATCAGTAAGCTTCTAAAAGTTTTATAGCAGATACTTGACAGAAGTCAGTCGCTAATCCCGGTAGGTTCTGCCTATCGGGATTGCTTTACGGTTCTGTGGCGTAATTGGCAGGCGCGCTGTGCTCAAAATGCAGTGTCCGAAAGGACGTGTGAGTTCAAGTCTCACCAGAATCACTAATTAATCAGAAAATAAATAACATGAAAAAGGAATATATCGCACTTTAACACCCTTAAATAGGAGAAGTTAAAGTGAAAAACAAAATGTACGAAGAGTTTGCATGGACTACTATTAATAGGCTATACAAAATACTCTATAAAAGAAAAGAATTCAGCCGCAGAAATATTAATTGTGATAGATGCCCATACCATGGCGGTTGGGAAAATGGCTCATTTATTCGTGATAGAAATTGGAAACGATTTAGAAAAACCAAACACCAGTATAAATAACGGCCGGGTGGTGAAACTGGTAGACGCACCGGACTTAAAATCCGACGGGCCTTTGTGCCCATACGAGTTCGAAGCTCGTCTCGGCCACTTTGAAAAGACCTATCCCATGACTTAGGTGTCGGAGGATACGCGATCTGTACTACAGACATGCTAAGCCCCACTAAATATCTGGTATCTCCAGAGGCCGCGAACCTGTAGGCACCACTGAGCAACTAGCTGAAATGTATTAAGCCGTATAGTGTAGTGAGAGTGGGAATAATTGGCCCATAACATATAGTTGATAACGCGGGATACAACCTGTTATCTGTAAAATTCGCTATATGAATGATCAAGCGTAAAAAAGCCTTCATAGGTCTTTTCAACTAATGCCCCGTGGTATAATGGTAGAACACAAGGTTTTGGTCCTTGGGACAGCGGTTCGATTCCGCTCGGGGTTGCAAATAACATAATCAATAAACTAAGTGAAACATATTACAATAATAAATTTTAAAGAATTTTCTTCAGAACAATTAAAATTATTAAAAGCAACGACGAGAGAAGATGATTTTATTATAGAAATGAATGATTTTTTTAAACTATTGGAAACATTGACAACTGAAAAAAGGAAAGAATTAGAATGGAAACTCAAACACATAAAATTAAATGTGAAACAATGGGTCGGAAACGATTAGTTACAACAGGCACTACTGATGCAAGTTCACAACGTTGGGATAGAGTAGCTCATCCTGAAAAAGGATTAGTAGTAAAAAATCAATGGGAAGATTTAAAGCCTTTTTGTGACATTACTCTTTTACGAGAAATGGCCCTCATAGGTCCAAATTTAGAAACACACTTATCAGAAAGTAATAGTGAAATTATAATACCGATTGAATTTGATTATAGCACTGCAGAAATTCTTACTAAAAAAGCCAACGAGTTACCTCTTATAAATAGAAACCGTATACCCATAGTGTTGAGAGGGGAATTTTTCGATATATTAATAAATACAAAAACATTTGAAAAATATGAATTCACGTATTTAGATTTTGACGGCATGTGTGGGTACGATACAGCAGAGCACAGAACAACGATAGCTAAAAGTCTTAAACACGTACTAGATGTGTATACTCCAAAGCAATTAATTATTAGATTTACTTTTATACAAAGTCTTCGATGTGCACATACTAATGGTATTGATATAATAAGAGATATGAGCAAACTTGGGTTTTTTTTAATACCAGCAAAGTTTTCTATAAAAAACAATTTAGAATCTTCAGGTTTCATAAATAACCATGATCAATTTGATTATGTGAGCTTAATTAATCGTGAAAAAAACATAATTGAAAAAATGAATGCTCCAAAAGAATCTTGTTACTATTATAGAAATCAAGGACGCATGGCACACATGTTGACAAATCAATTTATATATGTAGCATAAAACTTATGCCAGGGTGGGGAAATTTTGGTAGACCCGATACGTTTAGGCCGTATTGATCTTTATGGTCGTGCAGGTTCGATGCCTGTCCCTGGTACCAACTTAATAATAAAGGAACAGTAAAATGTTTATAACAAAAGAGTATCTTTCTAATAATCCTGACCACATATTCGTCTTTGGAGACAATGTTCTGCGATACGGATATGGTGGAGCAGCATCATTACGAGATATGAAAAATACATATGGTTTTATTACTAAACGAAAGCCTAATAATGAAAAATCTTCGTTCTACAAACCAGACAATTATAAAACTATGTTTGCGGCGGAACTTTTAGATTTGGAAACTGTAATACAGGCACATCCAGAACGAACATATTTGATTTCTAAACTCGGAGACGGATTAGCTAACAAATACAAGATCTGGGAAGAAGTAATAAAAGATGGTATAAGAATATTAGAGAAATATCCTAACGTAAAATTTCTCTTTAAATTCAAATAAACTATTCTAGGGTAGCTCAATTGGTAGAGCGCCTGATTGTTAATCAGGTGGTTGAGAGTTCAAGTCTCTCCCCTAGAGCCATGCTCCCCCTTTGCGCAAGCCCCGACCTCATGAGTTGACGGCGGGGGAGCTACCAATTAATTAAAATTCCGACGCGGGATAACAGTCAATGCAGATTTTTGGGCTCATACCCCGGAGCGTGTAGGTTCAAGTCCTACTCCCGCTACTAATAACAACATAAAATTCTGACGCAGGGTGATAGCAGTCCGGTAGCTTGCGAGGCTCATAACCTTGAGGTCGGGGGTTCGAATCCCTCCCCTGCAACCATTTAAAAAAAGGAAACACATGATAACAATTGGATTATTCGGAACTTGTGGCAACAGTAAATGGAGAGATCCATTTATAAGAGTCTACACTGATGAAAAAATTAATTTTTTTAATCCTCAGGTTGAAGATTGGAAACCAGAAGATGCAGCAATTGAAGCGGAACATCTGGCATCTGATCAAATAATACTATTTCCCATCACTAGCGAAACCTATGCAATAGGTTCATTAGCAGAAACAGGATTTAGTATTTTAAATGCTATTAAATTAGATGACCGTAGAGATTTCATAATCTTTATTGATCCTAACTTGGATGAAGTATTAGATAATGAAGTAGCTAGAAAAGAGAGTCTTAGAGCTCGCGCCTTAGTTCTACAGCATCTTAAAAAGCTGCGTTTGGGTAATTTGTATGTAGTAAATTCATTAGAAGTAATGCTTATTACTAGTATTAGATTAAATGAAATTGCTCTTATTAAAGAACCCTTGAAGCAGTTTAATCCACATAAATAAATATCTTCTCGATGTAGCCAAGGCTGGTAAGGCGGCACTTTCATAAGGTGTGTATCGGAGGTTCAAATCCTCCTATCGGGACTGTGTAGGTGGTAGATTTGGGAATACACTCGGCTGTGACCCGAGTTGGAGACAGCTCCTCATGCGGGTTCGAACCCCGTCCTACACCCAAATAAGAAAACATTCCAACAAAATAAGGAAAGGAAATGCAAACGAAAAACAGAAAATATAGCCCTCCCACAGAGGTATCCGATCAACCTGGTATTCCCGAAACAGCCTTCGATGTGACAGAACAAGATTCAAATACGATATTAGTATTCCAAAACTATTATACACAGTATCAAGTTAGTGCTGGAAAAGATTACACTCCCTGCCCAGAAACGGTTTCCAGCATACCAAGTGGTTGCTATAAAACCGGATGGAACGGCAATCTAAGCATTCCAGTTTTTGAAAAACAACCATTTAATATATCTGAACTAATCAGATTTGAAGATAGTATTTTTGAAGAAATTATCGATGAAATTGCAGTTTTTTGGACTATGAAGCAGAAATACTTAGAACATGGTGAATCACATAAACGAGGATTTTTATTATACGGACCTCCGGGCGGTGGAAAAACATCTTTAGTTAAGCTATTAGTAGATGATTTTATTAAAAATGAAGGAATTGTATTTTATTTTACATACCACATAGACGATGGCATCAAAAGATTTAGAGAAATTGAACCCGATGTTCCAGTAATGATTATATTAGAGGATATAGACTCTCTCATACAAGATGGTGATTCGGAAAATAAAATACTAGGCTTATTAGATGGAGAAATTCAGTTAGAAAATACTATAATTTTAGCAACTACAAACTATCCAGAACGTTTGCCTGACAGAATTAAGAATAGACCTTCACGATTTGATAGAATCGAGGCAGTAGGGTTGCCGTCAGCTAAAGACAGGACAGTTTATTTGAAAGCAAAAAACACAACTTTGACTTCTGTTCAAATTAAAAAATGGACAAAAGACACTAAAGGGTTTACACTTGCACATATAAAAGAATTACTACTATCGGTAGAAGTTTTTAATTTAAAGTACGAAGACACTTTAACACGATTAAATATCATGAGAGAAAGATTAGCTACATCTAAAGATTTTGAAAAGGATATGAACATTAAAAAAACTGGACACGACATAGGTTTTAATTAATCAATTAACAAACTAGGGGCGATGCTAGAGCGGTCGAATAGGGTGGTTTGCAAAACCATCGAGTATATCTCCACATCAGTTCGAATCTGATTCGTCCCTCAAATAACCAAGAAAGATTATGACAACAATAACAACATTATTCATAATAATGTGGATTCTTGGAGCGCATACGGCATCGGATTATTTTCTGCAGCCAAAAGATGCTGCTAAAAAGAAATCCATAGACTTAAAAGTCTTTTTACAACACATACTTATATATACAGTAGCCATGAGTATTTTAGTAGGCACTCCTTTAATAATAATTTTAGGATGGACTGAAGCGTCTGTAATGGCGGTGTTACTTTGGCTACTTATAACAGGATGCGCGCACTTGTTAGTCGATATATTTACAAAGCATGTTTACATGCATTATTTTTTATTAAGACAAAACAAGAATTTGATTAACGCAATTGGTGTCGATCAATATGCACATCAGGTATTTTTAATACTTGCATTTATGTTTGTATTTTTACTATAATTAATTGAGGGTATGGTGAAGTCCGGTCAAACACGTACGGCTTACATCCGTATATTCCCTAGGTTCGAATCCTAGTATCCTCACAAACAACTTAACAACAGGAGAGCATCATGCTATAGAAAGCATTATATAATAAATCACCTCCTTAAGTACTGTATTTTCCTATAAACAGTAACTTAAAACAATTAACAAGGTAATTTATTATGAACCAAGAAATCTTAAAAATAAAAGAAGAACAAAAAGCGTTAGGCAAACACATCCGTGAACTTAAAAAGAAAAGAAAAGGAAACGGATCAGATTGGAGACTTCAATGTGAGATAGAAGAAAAATCACGTGAGTTCAGACACAAACATATCGCTAGATGTGAATTAAGGGGTCGCACAAGAGAACAAATTGAAGCAAAAGTTAGAGACGGCAACGAGCCTAATGAGTCTCAAATATCAGTATACAAATCCAAATATTTAAAAAGAATCGAATCGGCTATGGAGCCTGTCTTAGAAAAGGTGGCTTCATAATGGAGCCGTATTTATATATTATTTGTCGAAGAGATCTGGACCCGGTGTATGCTGCGGTCCAGGGAGGACATGCTTTAGCAGACTTTTTGTTACGTAAAAAACAAAATGACTGGAACAATAATTATCTCATATACTTAACAGTTCGAGATGAAAAAGCATTACAGAAATTACGAGACAAACTAATATACAAAGATATAGAAATCGGAAGTTTTAAAGAACCAGATTTAAAAGACGAATTAACAGCGCTTGCTATAGAGAATAATCAATCTCTGTTTAAACGCCTGCAAGTACTATAAGCAAATGCGCGAGTAGTTCTAGCGGCTAGAACAGGAGATTCTAAATCTCTGTGTCGCGGGTTCAAGTCCCGCCTCGCGCACATAAAATTAACGGCTCCTACGTAGACCAGGTGGATATGCGGGACTGAAAATCCTGAGAGTGCGGTTCGATACCGCAAGGGGCCACAACAATAGGAACAAAAAAAATGAGAACACGTACACTTGTTATTAATAAAAGTTATATGGCTTTACACGTAGTAGATTGGCAAAGAGCAATGACTTTAGTATGTAAAGGTATAGCGGAAAGAGTTGAAACCCATACGGAGGGACACTTACGAACGACAAGTGGAGGCGTTAGTAAAGAATGGGGAATGCCAGCAGTCATACGACTTGTAGATTTCAACTTTCCACCAAAAGGCGGACAACAATACCAACGTCTTAATAAGCATAATTTATGGATGAGAGACGGAGGTAAATGTGTATATTGCGATATAGACTTAAGCACACACAATATGACTGCAGATCATGTTATTCCTAAAAGTAAAGGTGGCAAAAAATCTTGGGATAATCTAGTATGTTCTTGTAAGAAGTGTAATGGCAAAAAAGGAGATAAAACTCCAGTACAAGCTAATATGCCTTTGAAAAAGAAACCATATGCACCAACTCTGAATGCATCTTTATCTATTAAGATAAGGAAAGAAATCAGTCTTTATAAAATAGTCCCTCAAACTTGGAAACCCTACATTTTTTGGTAAAAGACTTTTGCGCCTGTATGCCGCTCGGTTACGAACCGAGAGAAAGCTAATTGGACACATACAGGTTCGACTCCTGTCAGGCGTACAAATAAAACAGAGAAAATAATAAATAACAAATAATAGGTTTTACCGGGAGGACTTACGTGAAAGTACAGTTGGAATCAAAAGAAAGACTGAAAACCTGTACAAAATGTAAGACCAAAAAACCTACAACCGAATTTCATAAAAAAACATCCGCAAAAAGCGGATTGTGTTCACATTGCAAATCTTGTGTAAAAAAATATAATGCTGAACATAAAACTGAGATAGCCGAACGCGGTCGAAAATATCGTGTGAAACATAAAGTTGAAATATGTAAAAGAAAACAAAAATATCATGCTGAGCATAAAACTGAAATAGATAAAAAAAATAAAACATATTATATAAATCACAAAGTTGAAATAGCTGAGCGTAAGCGCAAATATAGAATTAAACATGCAGTAGAAATAATCGAAAATCGACGAAAGTATTGTATTAAACATAGTGATAAAATTATAGAACAGACTCGAAAATGGCGAAAGAATAATCGAGATAAACATGCAGCAATACAAGCAAAAAGAAGAGCAAATAAAATAGCTCAGACTCCAGTTAATGCCGACATGAAGAAGATCGGTGAGTTTTATACTGAAGCACGTCGGCTAACCGAAGAAATCGGAATTCCCCACGAAGTTGATCATATTATACCGATAAGTAAAGGAGGACTTCATCACGAAGATAACTTACAGATCCTAACGAAGTCGGAAAATTGTCGGAAAAGCGATAAACTTCCCGAAGAATTAGAAAAATAAACAAACAAAATAAAGGTAATAAACAATGAATATTAATTCGATCTTTTTAAGACGAAAGAGCAAAATATGTCTTCCTGAAATAACAGAAGGCAATAAAGCAATCCCGGTTACTTACTTAGCAGCTATGTTAAGAAATTTCGCAGGGCTTGGATTTATATTTACAACAAATGTAATAGAACGTCTAAAATATCTTCCAGTATCTGTACTTGAAGATTTCTATCTAAAGACTATGATTACTCTTAAACAACTAAAAGGTGTTAAAACCTACGAACCGATGTATCCTAATTTCCCTAAACAGGTAATGGAGGCATCCTCAGCCGAGCTCTTTATGAATGCTATAGTGCAGTATTGGTTTGGCGCATATCCAGCATATGAAAAAGAAGAAAGACTTCCTCTTTTTGAAGAAACTGAAATAACTGTAATAGATTTAGGAACTCCAAAAGAATTTGGAAAAATCTTTCATGACATGATGTCTTCAAATGCCTCTATATCAGAATTAGATAAAAAAGAACTAGACTGGTTCTTTGCAAATCTTACTGATTTGGCATGTCGAATGGTTCCAGCTGCAATGCCACAAAAAGAAATTTTGGCATATACAGTAGGACTTATTTCTAAATATGTTACTGGGAACATTGAACTTATTATGCCTCTCTTTACAACTGCAACAGATGTATTGAGATTGGCTGTGGCTTTGTCTGACGGCGACGTTAGTTTAGCTAAGAAAACTAAGTTCAGAAACTTTACTCGACCAGAACGTAGATTGTTCTTAGCAGTTATAAATTCTCTAAATTACTACAATCTTAGAGAAAATATGCAGCAATACAGAGAACCGTGGTTACGTATCGCTCATCAACTACATCCAGGTGAAGTTCAATTCAAATATCCAACTGCCTTTAAAGCATTTCATGCCCTTCGAAACGAAAACAAAGTGAGAACTTTTGATGGTAAGGTGGAAATAGCATTTAAGAACAAAAACTGCGTCGATCTGTGCACGCTTTTGGTCAAAAGACCGGGTGTTTTTGCACGTACATTGGACAGAATTCTTAGAAGTTTTCCAAACGAACACGCCCAGATTTTGAGTGAATTTGCAACAGTTGCAGCTGAGGCATCTACTCCTGTACTAATACAAACATTAGCACATATTCGTAAACGTTCGAATACTCCTCAATTGCGTTCTTATGTTCCTAAGGGAAACATTGGTAAAGTACAAATTCATGACAATACTTTTACAGACTTACCTTCTGACACTGTTAAAAGTGCAGAAGCTGTGTGTGAAAAATCTCTTGAAACTAAGTTTAGTGACTTAGATGAAATGCAAACAGTATTCTTAGATGATAACATGGTAGACTATGTAATACCTTTCGGACAACGTTCAGCTTCTGAAGCTCTACGCATAATTCCAAGAGGATCTCATATGCCATTAGCTGATAAAAGCACCCTACGTCTTTTCACTTGGTGGAAAAATAACACTGGAAGAGTGGACGTGGATTTATCAGTGCTACTATTTCGTGAGGATTGGAGCACATATGGACGTTTATCATACACAAATCTAAGAGATGATAACATACGATCTTATCATAGCGGAGATATCACAAGTCCAGCACCTGCAGGTGCTTGCGAGTTTGTTGATATCAACAAGCAGTCAGCACTACGCAAAGGAGCCCGATTTGTATTAATGAATCTTCTTTCCTACACACGTCAGCCATTCAAAGATTTCGAGTGTATAGCTGGTTGGATGGACAGAGACGGTATACAATCTGGTGAAATTTTCGAACCAACTACGGTTACACAGAGATATGATGTAAACAGTGATGTTAGAGTACATATCCCAGTGTTATTTGACCTAAAAGAGAACAAAGCAATTTGGATCGATTTGGCAATCACTGATAAAATTAACCGAGGCGGAAATAACGTTGAATCTAATGCTGTGACTTTAAACAGGTTAGCGCAAGTAATAACCGAAAGAGGTTACTACAATTTGCATGAACTGTTCAAATTACACACAAGAGCTCGTAAGGGTAAGTTTGTAGAAACACCCGAAGAAGCGGACGTAGTTTTCACTGCTTCCGACTATAAATCTGAAAATAAGCAAACGGTGGTAACGCCGTATGACACTGAAGTAATCGCTGCAGAGTTTCTTCAGTAACTAGACTCATCCACCATGTGTGGAAAGAGATGAGCCTCCCTTTAACCGGGGAGGCTGTAATACGGAGGTAGCTCAACAGAAGAGCGATGGGTCGCTCCCTGCGTGCTGGTTCAAATCCAGCCCTCCGTGCCAAATTCGCTGGCTATTTTATTGCTTCCTTCTAAACGCCCAGTGGGCACTTGAATAAGGATCAAACAAAAAACAGTAATAAAGATTTCCAGCAAACAATTCGTTTGGCTATATGATAGTTTCCTTCCATAATTTGCCTTAAAAGCAAGCGGTTGCGGGTTCGAGTCCCGTCACCATCTTCGGGTGGTGTAGCTCAATTGGTAGAGCTCTTAATCCAACTGTCGTGATTTCCAAACACCCTTTTACTAGATCGTTTAATAAGTACGCTTCGTACTTAGAGATACTTGCAAAAGATCTTCAACGTAAAGAACTTCTCTTCGATGTCCTGACGGGACATCAGAGAAATTCACAAAGACCTCGTACAAACCCCGGCAACCAGGACTTTTCCTTCCAGATTCATGAACTCTCTACGAGTGTCCATCAAATCGTTACAGGAAACTACCTGGTGCCAGCTTTGTACATAGCCTTTTAGTAGTAAACAAATTTCGTTTGGCTATTTATAAACTTCCTTCTATAAACGCAATCCGGGGGTCACAGGTTCGAATCCTGTCAGGCTGCTTCGGCGGTCTGTAGCTCAGTTGGCAGAGCACCGGACTTTAAAGTAACCCAGTTTATAAGATTTCCAAACACCCTTTTTATATTTGTTGGCCATATAATATGCTTCCTTCTATTATAATCAATGATGATGTAGGTTCGATTCCTACCTTCCCCACACCGAGGGGAAGTGGCGCAATTGGTGACGCACATGACATGTAGCAATTATGATTTCCAACTATTTTTTTTGTTTGGCTATGAAAAAGCTTCCTTCTATTATTACAGGTTCAAATCCTGTATTGCTCATTGAGCGATGATTGGTTAAACTAGCTTTTTCGATTTCCAAACATTCTTTTACTAGACCGTTTAATAGGTACGCTACGTACTTAAAGGTAAGCAAAATTACCTTAAACAAAGAACTCTCCCAATATCCACGAGCGGGACCTAAGAGGTCCAAGATGGATATTGACAGAATTCACAAGAAATACAGAAACCTACTGGCCGGTCAATCCAGGCCTAGGCGACGAGTCAGCCCTGAGCGAACAGTGCCGACGTCTTGCCCGGGCCACGGACCACCGGCAACTATGTTTCCGAATCTCTTTTAGTAGTAACACGACAAATTTTAACTTGTTTGGCTATAAAGAAACTTCCTTCTAAAATGGTTAATAAATCGGTAGCATTGCTATCGGTTTTGTAGGTTCAAACCCTACTCCGCGCTTCGGCGCAGTAAAATCAGTTTCTTTGATTTCCAAACACCCCTTTCGAAAGGCTATTTAATGACTTCCTTCTACTTCTGTTGCCGCCTAACGGCGGTATACTTTCTATGTATAATGAAACCAGTTATTAAGATTTCCTTTCACCTTTTGCTCCCATAGTCACAACGATCTTCTAAGTCGTTATAGTGTAATTGGATCTGTAAATGTAGGTTCAAGTCCTACTGGGAGTGCAACGTCTGGCTATTTTATTGCTTCCTTCTATTTTAGCTCTTAAATGAGCACTTGAATGCTAACCAAAAAAATAGTAATAAAGATTTCTAGACGACTTTTTAAATAAAAAAAACAAACAACTACACGGAGGAAACAATGAAGTGTATTAAAAACGTACAAACTGATGAACTAAATCGCGTTACGGATCGAGAGGCAGAGCTATTAATAGACTCTAAGGAGTATGTATACGTCAATAAACAACAATGGAAAGACGCCAAAAGACCGACAAAATCGGTAACTGGTACTATAAATACGCTAATTCAGCAAAGGGGCGTTGTAGCTTAAAAAATATCACCTAGAAAGGGTATAAAATGAACTTATCTATAAAATTAGACACATTTAAAGTAGTTAACGGATATCACGCAGTTCTTAGCTGGTGTTGGGCTTTTTTTCTTATAGGTCTCATTACAACATCTATAGAAATGGTAATAAGCAATCTCATATTTGCCGCGATAGGTCTTGTCATGACATATCAATATCACAAAGTTGCCATTGAACACACAATACTTCTAAGCGTAGTCTCCATGGTCCTAAAAATAGCGGCCGCAGTAGGATTAATATTATTGGCAAAACATACAGCAGCTGTAAGTGTAGTTGGTATGGCTTTTCTAGTACCTACCTTTGCATTTTTCTATCACGTAATAGAAGCAGGGTATGTACAACACTTAGTTCAGCAAAGCGTGCAGAAGGTATTAACAGAAAAATAACAATAAATTATACGAGTGTCGATTTAACTGGCTAAGTCTGCGGATTCCAAACCCGTTAATTCAAGGTTCGAATCCTTGCACTCGTGCTAACAAAGGAAGAATTATGAAAACAATTGGAATATACGGAGGGTCCTTTGATCCTCCGCATCTAGGCCATCGAGCCTTTGTAACCTACTTAGACAAACACAATAAAGAACTCAACTCCGGAATCAACCATGACTTATTATTAATTTGTCCATGTATCAATCCATTAAAAGACATTACAATGAATGAGAGTTCATACTTTGATAAAGCTATGATGTGTACTGAAGCCTTTCCAGGACATTTTGTTCTACGTCATTACTACGAATATATGGTTGATCTTATAGATCACTTACGTGCAACATTTTTAAAAACACAAATCACCATTTATATAGGAAACGATGATTCAGCTAAAAGAATAAAGCTTTGGAATGACATTGAGTATATTAAATCGCGCACAACTATAACTGTAATTGACTTAGACAAAGTAGTATACGATTCCAAAACAAGCAGCTCTATAATTAGAAAACAAATTTCAAATAAAGAATACATAGCAGCTGGCCGTGACTTACATAGCGATGTATTGAGCCGCATACTGCAAAATAAACTATATCAATAAATAATCAAAAATAAATATGAAAGTAAAAATAGTTTGTAAAACGTGTGAGGGTAAGGGTAAATATGACGCTAAAGGTTTAGTATCATGGCCAATTCCTTGCCCTACCTGTGAAAGAAAAGGATATGAATTAGCTACCATTTGGGAAGCGGAAAATTCTACTCAACATTGTACGAGTTGTACACATTTAAGCAATACGTATCAGTACACATTAAATGGTCAGGGAGTATGCTATTTTCGATATTGCAATAAAATAACAACTGCTCCAAAATTAGGAGAAGGCAATTGCTTTACACAAATTGGCGACATATTAAGTCCAGCATGGTGTCCAGGAAAAGCCTTAACTCCTAAAGAAACAAAAATAACTATAACAATCAAAAGCAAATAAATGAGAACACAGCCCGATAAGAGACCATCAGTACTGCAAATAATAGTTCCAACAAAGACTTTAATAAGGCCAACTACGTATTATCGAATAGTAGAACGATACTCAAAAGGTGTTCGTACTTTATTTCATGGCACTAACCATTCAAGACATTTAGAACCGGGAGTTTGGTTAAAATCCAAAGAACAATTTGTTCAAGATGGAACGGGTGGTCGCATATACACATCAGGGTGGCACATTTTAAAAACAAAAGAAGAAGCACAGGCTTTCAAAGACAAACAATTCAGAACACGCCTAGACAAACTTGAGATCATACCTGTACTAATAAAAGGCAAGATCTGGAAAAAATCACATTCCAGATCAGAAGTTTGGCTAGCCGAGTGGATGAAAATTTAAAACAAGGAAAGGAATGCAGAACAAAAGAATAAGAGGAACTTCTCCAGCAGTAATGCTGACAAATCCAAAATTTCCACACAACGTCGGTGCCACAGTGCGCGCCGCATCATGTTGGGGAGTTGAACAAGTTTATTGGACAGGCCGCAGAGTTCCTCACCCAGAAAATTGGCCTAAAGAACATCGACTTCCAAGAGAAGAGCGTATGAAAGGTTATAGAGATGTAACAATGCTTAAAGCAGAAACTTTAAAAGATACATTGAAAAACTTTGATAAAGATGTAGTACCTGTTGCAATTGAATTGCGACCTAACTCAGAAATCTTATTTGATTTCATACATCCGGAAAACGCCATATACATATTTGGACCTGAAGACGGAAGTCTTGATTGGAAAGTACTCCAACATTGCCACAGATTTGTGGTATTACCAACTGCCCATTGTACCAATCTTGCAGCAGCAGTAAATGTAGTACTTGCACACAGAAAAGAACAAATGTACAAACGAGGATTAATTCCCAACATCTACGACTTCTTAGAAGAAGATAGAGGCTTTATCGCAAACTGTTAGTAAATACCAACAGTACGTACAATATTAACTATTAGTGTTGGTAAATACCAACACAAAGAAACATAAAGGAAACAATACAATGTTATTGAAATTCAAATCAAAAATGATAGAAGTAACTCCAAAATTCGACGAACCCTTTACTACAAGGGAAACGACCGTCAATATATTTGCAGGTGAAAACAAAGAAGAAGAACCCTTAGCTACGGCGATTGTACAACTTCACAGCGGAGATGTAGACGACATAGCAATTGGGCAAAAATATGCTTTTAAAAGACTTATGAAATTAAATGCCTTTAATAGGACACAACGAATAGAGCTCTTTAATTCTTTTTGGAATTATTCAAAGAGAACAATGGCTTTAAGACATACGTGGTAAAATTCGGAGGGATGGCAGAGCGGTAATGCAGCGGATTGCTAATCCGTGGACGTCGAACGGCGTTCCGTGAGTTCGAATCTCACTCTCTCCGCTTGGGCGGGGGCGTGGTAGCCTGATGTGTAAGAGCTGGATAGCGAGGGTTCGATTCCCTGAAACATCACAGACCAACTGGTCGCCCTAACAATTTAAAAAACAAACAAATAATCGAAAGGAGTACAGCTTATGGCTGTAATAACTGGCGCCGCAATTCCTGTTTATCGTATGGTTACTTTACTTAAAGGAAGTGAACTTGAAGCATTAGGAATGCGAAGAAGTGGCCCGTCTTGCTTATCTATAATAAAAAAAGAGTTTAATCTCAAAGGAAGCAGGAAAAAAGTGCACATAGAATTTGAAAAACTCATCAAAATTGAAAAACATAAAATAGGGGTATAAGAATAATGATAGGAACACTTGTAGTTACAAAACTTTCAATGTTAGGAAATCCTGCAGGATCTGTAGGAATATGTTACGACACATATAACCTTGGAACAAAATCAGATGGTAATTGTTTTATCTTTGAGAACGGCAATTATGATGGCTTCTCAAATGAAGAAAAAGAAGTCATGCTAACTAAAGTGGGACAGGCTCCTGATTTTTCATATACATTTGAGCATGTCATGACATTATCAAGAGATTTTGACAATGACAAGTTTAAAGCAGCTTTCGCAGTTGCAAGAACAAAAGCAAAACATTTAAAATACTTGAAATCAGAGGCCGGAGCCAGTAACAATGATGGGTACGTTCAGCAAGGTTGTAAAGAAAAAATCAAAGAAATAACTACATGGTAATGAACTTGAGACTTAATGTCCAAAACATCGACACTGACATAGCAGCCTGCACTAAATGTGAGCTCAGAGACGGATGCGAACGAGTAAATGTTGGAGAGGGTAGTATACCTGCAAATATTTTATTTGTAGGAGACGCACCTGGTCAAGATGTTATAGAAGAAGACGAACCACGAACTCTAAAAGGACGTTCTGGAAAGTTATTCAGAGAAATCTTAGAAGAAATTAATTTTTCTCATACATACTATATGACCACAATTGTTAAATGTGCTACTCCAAATAACACAGCGCCATTTCCTTGGGACATAGAAACATGCATACCACATTTGATACGTCAAGTTAAGCACTTAATCAAACCGTTAATAATCGTAGGATTAGGGGACATTACAACCCGAAGACTAATAGATTATCCAAAATTATCTTATAACTTCTTTGATGGGCATGGTAAAATAATAGACCTGCCAGGAGGATATAAGTTTATGGGTATATATCACCCAGCTTCAGCTTTAAGAAGTAAGATTCGAAAAGCTACTCTAATAGAAGACTTACATAAATTAAGTACTGCGTGTGACGCAATACTCAACAATAAAAACAAAGGATAAATATGAATCCGTTTAGCTCAATAACACCTGTAGAAGCGAAAGACTTAACAGGAAAAAAAGCACAAGAAGGACTAAAGTCATACGAAGAGGGTATGGATCTTTTTACAACCGCTTTAAAACACGTAACTGCCGGTGAAACAAAGTTTGCTGCTCAAAAAAAAGCAAATGACGCTGAAATAGTTAGAATGCAGACTGAAATAGATGCAGTACTTGCCAAAATAAATACAACAAAAGCACAGAATTTGGGAATTACCAAACAAGTTGCACGTTGTAAAAAAGCAAAGAAAAAAATACAAACATTCATAGTATAATAACTATAAATGAAAACTCTAGGACTCTTCTTCGCGGGAGAGTCCTATTTACTAAAGGAATATTATGTTTCACGACTCACAAGAATTTAATACGATAGTTAAAATACTATTTCCAGAAGAAAGTGTCTTAGGAGTAAGCACCCCAGAAGTTTTAACAATGTTCTACGTATCTACAGAAGACATTGAAAAGCAAACAAAAATGCTTGCAATTCTACAAGCCTTAACTAAAGAATATAAAGCTGTATTGCACGCATTTGATCAAGAAACAGTACCTACAGATGAATTTGCATATTTGCAAAGTAGAATACCGTTTCAGAATTTACCACAGTTGTTTATTTTCTCTCCAAAAAAGAAATTTGCATCTATAAATGGCACCCGAACAAAAGAAGAGCTTGTAGTAGCTATAACAAATTTACTAAATTAAATTCAGTGGGGGCGCCCGGTATCGATTATTATACGACGCGAGAATGGCTCAAGCAGAGTTATTGGCTTAACCAATTAAAACAAACAACTGGCAAAACGCAGTTCGCATTAGCGGCGTAAAGTAACATTTACGGTTATCGCTCACGTTCTTCTTCTTGACTCCGATAGTTCTGAAGAGCGTCATTTATCGGATCTGTCCAACTGTTTGGGGACGAATAAATAAAGGCACAGCGTTCCAAAGGTAAAGGGAAGTACGATAACTAATAATAGAGCTCCCGAGATCATTTGTTCTTTTGATTACCTCGTAAACATTGCAAAAGAAATAAGCTTGTAAACAACCACCTTGATACTATAATAAGACGGGAGTTCGACTCTCCCCGCCTCCACCAATTTTAACCATAAGGACTTAAATGAACGATAAAAACAAAGACGATAACACAAAGATTATCAAAATGGGTAACCGAACACCCGCTAATACCACAGAAACAAAACCTGCGGAAACATCAGAAAAAATATCCGCACTACCGCCAGGAATTTCACAGCATGCATGTAAAAAATGTAATTCACCACACTTTACACAAGTATTTCAATTGTTTATAGTTTCTAAACTTAATCCAAAAAATTCTACAGGAAAAGATCAACTAATGCCTACACCAGGCTTTTTGTGTGTAAACAACTGTGAGGAATCTTTCACACCAATAGAGACACGACCTAACCAATAATAGAATATGCAAGCATACTTAGATATGTTAAAACATGTAATAGACAAGGGAGAATATAGAGATAATCGTACTGGAATAGGTACGTTTGCTGTATTCGGATATCATTATAAAATTGATTTGGCGAAAGGCTTTCCCCTATTGACTACGAAAAAGATGTATTATAAATCAGCTATAAGAGAACTTCTCTGGTATTTATCTGGAGAGACTCATATTAGAAATCTTCGTAAACACACTAAAATTTGGGATGGCTGGACATCAGAAGAAGATAATTGGAATGTTGGAAAAATGTATGGATATCAGTGGGTTAATTGGGAAAAACATACACACGACATTACGGGAAGATGTAAAGTAGAGCATATCAATCAAATACAAAATGTAATCGATATGCTAAAAACAAACCCAAATGATCGCAGAATGATAGTAACAGCATGGAATCCCTCAGTACTCGGTGAAATAGCACTTCCTAGTTGCCACATGTTTTTCATGTTCAGCACTATGGGAGGCAAATTAAATTGCCATATGACACAACGTTCTGCGGATTTACCACTCGGCGTACCCTTTAACATTACTTGCTATGCAGCACTTACCCAAATGATCGCACAAGAAGTTGGTTTAGAGGTAGGAGAATTTTCCCATTATTTAAATGACTTACACATATATGAAAATCAAATAGAAGGAGCTTTGAAACAATTAAAACGAGAACCAAGAAGCTTACCAACATTAAAAATTAATAAAAAGCCTTTTTGGGACATCAGTTTTGAAGATTTTACATTGGAAGATTATAACCCACATCCTCCAATAAAATTTCCCGTGGCAATATAAATACAAATAAAAGGAACCTATGAATAACCCTATGAACCCTGAAACACTAGAGCTTATGAGAATTCAATTCGAGATACTGAGCAGACAATTAGAAGTAGGAATTGATGTAGATAGAAGAATTATTACAGTAGACGGTCTGATTGATATTACGACCCCAGGCTTGCTGAAAAGCAAAATAGACTTAATTACTGGTCTAACTAACAGTTTTGACCCAATTACTTGGGAAATAACAAGTTACGGCGGATCAGTAGAAGGTATGTTTGGTTGTCTAGATGTTATGAATGAATCAAAAGCAATAATAAATGCACATGGTATTGGAATTGCCGCGTCAGCTGCCGCTTGGATATTGATAGCCGCTCCAGGAGAAAGAAGTATGAGTAAAAATGCTTCCTTAATGCTACATGAAATGAAAGCCGATCTCGGAGGCGGTGTAGCAGAACTAACAGCGAGCGCAAGTTATCTTGAAGAACGCTTTAGTCAAGCACTCACTGTCTTAGCAAAAAATTCCAATAAATCGAAAGCATACTGGGCAGGTTTAGTACAAAACACTTTGTACATGTCTGCATCCACTTGTTTAGAATATGGATTAATAGATAAGGTAAGAACACATGCAAAACGGAAAAGAAGATAATTTTACTGGTATTTCCGATTACAAAGTACCGGATAAATACAAACCATTTGGACCATTCATGAAAGAATATTGGGACCATGCCATTCCGTTTTTTAGAAAAAATCCCCAAATGGATACTAGAGAACTGAACGAAACTTTTGAACAAATATTAGAAGAGTCTCACACAGAGCAAATGAAAGCAGACTTTCGTAACCAAATGATACAAGAAAAAATAATATACGGAGAAAACGATGACTAGAATTAGACGTACAAAAGAACAGATGGAAGCTGGTATGTCAGTAGAGGATGTACGCAGTGGCATAACATTGGACGAATTTAATAAAAATAAAAATGACGAACCCGAATATTCAGTTGTCGCTATTAAGCCTAATCCAAACACAACTATAAGAACTCGACGCAATAAAGTAGAAATTGCGGCAGGAATGTCAGTTGCTGATTTAAAAAGCGGCATGACCTTAGATCAATTTATTGCAAGAAAAAGTAAAAAACAAGAAACAGCAAAGAAGAATCAAAGCAAAGAACTAGCTACTATTGTTAAGCAAGAAACATCTGACGAAGTTAAAATGAAACCCACTTGGTTAGGTGGAACTACTGTTACGGAAAAAACTAAAGTTGTAGTAGTTGTTAAAATGATAACTGACAAAGATGAAAAAGGACGAACAGCTCAACAAATTATTAACGAAGAGTTTGCACTTTGCAATTGGGATTATAAAGTAGTTGAATTTGCATCTAGAAAGAAAAAAGAACAGCCACGTTATTTAATGAATGATGGCTGGAGATTTATGTTTCTTAACGACCCGAAAGATAGAGATCCAGGCTCCAAGAAACCTGTTACACTACACTTTCAAAAAGCAATTTTGAGAAAGTAACTGACATGAATAAAAAGAAGCAAAAAGCACTCAATAATCTCAGAACACAAATGGGGTTTCCAAATTCCGACATTCTTGGCGGAAAAAAGAGATTAGAGAATCAAGTGCGCACAATGCTTGAACGCTCTTTTGAAAAAGAAAGCGAACCTTCTAAAGTTATTGATCAATTTATGGAAACCTTCAAAAAAGAAGTAATTGACTTTTGGGCTTAACCCTCATAGGCTTTTAATATTTTTGCGATTAAACCATGTCGTACAATATCTTCTCTAGTAAATTCCAAAGTACCTATTTCATTTAAAGCACTAAGACGTTCTATAGCGTTGCGTAATCCGTTATCGTATCCTATATCTGATTGTCTAATATCCCCGGCTACAATCATTTTTGAATCCTGCCCTATACGGGTTAGAAACGCTTTCATACTAGACTGGGAGGAGTTTTGTGCTTCGTCATATACAATGACAGCGTTATCCCAAGTAAGTCCTCTAAAAAAAGTTAATGGAACTTGTTTAATTACACCTGAAGCTCTTAATGTTTCAGCACGATCGTTTCCAATTAACTTTTCTAAATTTTGAAAAAACGGAAGCATAAAAGGTCCAATTTTATCATCCAAGTTTCCTTTTAAAAATCCAACTCTTTCATCATCTACCGGAACAAGCGGACGACATAATACAATTTGCTCAATGTTGTTGTCTTTACTTGATAACGCTTGTAAGGCATATCACATAGTAATAAACGTTTTGCCAGTTCCTGCGGGACCTGTGCAAAATGTTATGTCATGGGTATCGATTGTGTCAAATAATAACTTTTGGTTATCAGTTTTGAACTCTAATGATAGTCCATGGTCAGAACCATTTTTGGGATAAAATAATCTTCTCACCTGTTCGAGGGCTTGTCGTTTGTTTTTACATTCTTGCATAGCTTCTCCATTTAACGATTATTGGGTTTTTTATATGTATAAATGGGCACCTCTCTGTTACTTACAAGATTAGGTGACCTTGCTGGTCGTGGAACACTTGGAGTTGTGTTAATAGTTGGTGGTGGTGGTGGCGGCGGTTGTAAATGCGGCTGCAGTATTACCGACGGCTGTATCTGAACACTCGAATTAATTACATTGGGTTTTATTTTTATAGGTTTTTCGGGAGCAGGAGTAGGCTCTTTAGCTGTTTTTACTGTCTCTGCAAGAAACTTATGACAATCTAAATATTTTTGGTAGGAGTCAACTAAGACTAATCCATAATATAATTCCGGATCATTTCCCTTGTATGGTCCAAGATGTTGAACTTCATCCCATCCGGAAAGAGCATCTATAGTTTTTATGATGCCAGTATTGTATCCTCAACTTTTGTTGGGATGATGGGTAATAATGTGGCATTTAGCGTCATTTGGTAGAAGAGTCATTTTGCCATCTAACACTTCAGCATTAATCTCATAACGACGCCAAACAATTTCGTATGTGTCAATTTTTTCAAATAATGGCATATAACATAATATACAGATTCCTTCTGTCAATTCAAACAACTTTAATAAGAAAGGTCAATATGCCAGATCCATATCAAGTACTGGGGCTCGACAGCACAGCTACTAAAGAAGAAGCACAAAAAGCATTTAGAAATCTTGCTAAAAAATACCATCCTGACAAATCAGCCACTCTTAGTGAAGAAGCCCAACAGGAAGCAGAAGCTAAATTCAAAGAAATTAACGAAGCCAACGAGCAAATTCAAAATCCTGAACCAAATCATGATATCCTTAATAACTCTTTTTGGAAACCACCGATTCAGCCTATACAGGAAGTACATTTTGTAAATGTATCTCTTAAAGACGCTTATCATGAAAAAACCATAGCCTATCAGTATTATCAATACAACAAAGATCAGGTAAAAAGATGTGATACTTGTGGAGGAACTGGAACAATAGAAACACGAGAACAACATGGCCAAATGATAGCGATCAGCCAGAAACCTTGTAGCGGGTGTAATGGGAGAAAGATAAAAAAAACAGGTACTCCTAAAAAAGTTGATTTAGAAATTCATTTGCAAAACAACTTACCAGCTCATTTAAACTTAGGACTAATTGGCAGCTACGATCCCAACTTTGATAGACCGGCTCAGCTCATAATACAGTTTCAATATTCTCATGATGAAGAAAAATATCCTTATGAAATTCGTAATGGCAACATTATAACAAGTAAAGATATTAAGGTTAGTGAGTGGTTAGAGGGTGCTTCTCATACAGTAAGTATCTTTGATAAACAATTCGAAGTTAAATTAAAGGCTAGAAAGGACTTACAAAAACTTAGTAAGCTTCAGGGGCAAGGATTTGCAGGTAGAGATGTTTTAATACAATTTAAAATAATGGCTAATGACAAATTAGCATCTGATGCACTACTCAAAATGTTAAAAGAAGAAGGACTTTAAAAGAGAAGAGGGCAAACCACCCTCTTCTTTTTTTTATATTAAAATTTAATAAAATTCACCCTTTTCATATTTAGTATTTCTTCCAAAGTTATCTCCATAGATATAAGCAGGTATCGGATCCTTACCTTTAAGGTTAGCATATAACCCTTTAGCTGCTCCAACAGTTAGCCCAGCTTTAACTCTGTTCGTACTGATTCTAGTTAACCAATCGTCAACATCTGTATTAAGAGTTTCTATAGATTTGAAGTAAGGAACATATTCAACTCTTTCTAATCCCTCTGCTTTACGTTTTTTATTAACAAATTTTATATTACTTACAGTCGTCTTATCACCACGTAGAAATCCGCTTTTTTCAGGAGCTTTAGTTACTTCCGCATTATCTGAAATTCCACGAATTACTGTTTCAAAAGTCTTTTTAAAGAAGTTGCCTCCATAAACCTTATGTGCTTCATCTACTAAATAACGTTGAGCAACTAAATGTCCTTTTAACTCTCCAAGTTCTTGTGGTTTGATAATGCCGTCACTTAGTACATCACCTTTGTCAATTTGATCATTTACTTTAATTAAAGGCAATCTACCAGAAGGAATTGTAAAGTCCTTATCATTCGCAGTACCATATCCCTCTATTCGTACATTATATCCGCCAGTCAGGTTCTTATCTATTTTCTTCACCTTTCCTCGTACAGTAGAAAGAGTAGCTTTTCCTGGTAATTTAACAGGAACTTTTAATAACTGCTCAAGACGAGGAAATCCAGCTTGAATTCCGCCTCCAGCAAGTGCTGATCCTCCGCTATGGAAGGATTGCATAACTAACTGTGTAGATCTTTCTGTAACGGATTGACTTTCTAAAACTCCAACATTGGTTCCCACAGAAGCAGGTTGTCCGTTTGGCATTAATCCATAACAGGATTGACATATACCTTCGACAGCCTCACAAGTCAAAGGACTGCGAACATATAATTGTACGCGATTTCTTTTTTTCGCTTTTCCAACAAGCGTAGAATCTACGATATCGTTTCGTTTACCAATTCCTGTTATTGTTTTTGCCAAATATCTATCTAGTACATCTGGAGAGTCTGTTTGTATATAAATTCCCTTTTTAGTATCACAATCTTCAACAGTAATTAGTAAACGACGAGTAACATTAAGAAGTGCCTTGTTGAGTGCTCCAGAATCCTGAGTATTTACAGCTCTATCTACAGTACCTTTACGCACAGCGTATAGCGTTGAATAATAAGAAGCTGTATCCAATCCTTCTCCATATGATTTTAATACAGGATATGGAATTGGTTTGCCATGGACATCTGTCAGCACACCTGGCATAGAAATAATTTGTCGAACCGAATCCGGTTTACTAAACGATCCAGAACGTAACATAGTGAAAATATTGTTTTTTGATTTACTAAACTTCTTATTTTGAGCATCCTGAATTTTCAATGTCATTGCGTTTAGTTTCTTAATTCTATTTTCACCCTTAAATCTATTTATAGCAGGAAGTTCTTTTTCAATAATAGCATTTCTGTAAGAACGATCTACATCAAAATCTTTTATGGAAATAGTATTTGTATTTCTGTAAGCATACATCGCGCCTAGATCCTTCCAAGATTCAATCACATCAGAGAAGTATTTATTATAACTCTTTGCAAGAGTTGTAAGTAATTTGCTAATAGTTTTTTTGTCCATAGCACGATCATACTCTTTTAACTTGTCTGGAAGTTCGTGATTAATAAGATATTGACCGATAGTCATTTCTTTTCCATTTAAGAAAAACTGTTCAGTCCAGGAAATTTTAGCCTTCTTAGCAGCTTGAATGGTTTTATATTTTGCATCAGTTTTTTTAGTAATTAAACTTAACTGGTATAATCCATAAATATATTCTTGACCCAATCCAGGCACTACAGAGTTATCTCCATGTTTAAATAAGATTTTACTAGGATACATATGACGAGCTTCAGCAATAGCTTCAGGGCCAACGGGTGTCATAATCGACATTGTATCGCCATCATGATCTAAATTTAATCCTGCGTGAATTAACGAATTAACAGCAATAGCTTTTCCTTTTATTAAAACAGGTTTGAATGCTTGTATACTATGTTTATGTAAAGACGGAGCTCTATTTAATATAACAGGGCGTTTTCTAACAGCTTCTTTTAAAGCATTCCAAGCTAACGGTGATTCCTCTTCGTAGTTCTTTAAAGCTGCAACTGCTTTTAATCCAGATTGCTTTAATTCCTGTATAACAAAAGGTCTAAACATTTTATAAGCTAGCTTTCTTGGAATTCCAACTTCATCCAACCCTAAACTAGGTTCTACGGTTATAGTACTTCTAGCACTTACATCTTGTCGCTTAGACCATGTCTTGCCCTGTATTAGCCCAACTTTTGGCTTACCAATTTCTTTTAATATACCTTTATACTGCTCACCACCATAAGTAGTAGGCTCAATGAACCCCTGCATAGCTTTAACCGTGTTATATAGCGAGTATTCTGCTAAATCAACATCTTCCTTCGTTAAGTCCTTTTTAGCTCTTAACAAGCTTGTATTGATAATTCCAATATCTCTATAATGTTTATTAATATCACTTACAGCTAAATCACCAGAAGGTAATGGCACTGTAGGTCGATATACTGGAGGAAGTACTGGAACATATTTCATTGTATAAGCTTCTTCTGGTCTTAGTTTAAGATCCTTTAAAGCTCTTAAATATTTTGCCAAAGTGTTTAACTTGTTTACATTGGTAGGAGGTGCGCTTACTAATTCATCAGTTACTGACAATAATTTAGAGTCTACTTTAATTGCACTTAATGCTGCAATAATTGCTTCCATTCCAGTTAGTTCATTTAGCTTTTCTTTACCTTCAAGAATATCTTCAAAACGTTGTTGTGTTAAACCAAGTATTTTCATGATCGCATCAGCATACATAGGATTAGAAATTCTAGAAGCCAGCTCAATGTGTGACCAATGTGTTCCTCTTACACCGCCAGTTATTTCACGATCGTATAGTCCGCCTTTTCGTGCAGTTAAATTCTTACCAATTAACAAAGCACCAGGATCAAGTAGCTTACCGTTTGATTTCTTTAAAACATCCTCATCAGTAAGTGGAGAGATGCGAAGTTGATTTCCTTTCTTAGTTATGTTTACACCAAGTCCTTCAATGTAATTTAACATTTTATCAAAAACAAAATTTCTTGCCGGCTTTGGAGGAACTAATCCAAATTGAATACTTCTCCAGTATTCCTCATTAGCTCTACCTTTTATTTCTCCAATTTCTTGTAAGTTCTTTTTTGCCCCATGAGCTAAGTATCCATATGTTTCCATCGTACCAACAGTTTGAGCACCTTTGCCGACCGGCTGCTCGTCAATATCGTAAGTACCTAAGTTTCTTACACCTTGTTTTTTCTTAACTATGTGACGCAATTTCATGAAGTACTGCTTACCAACAAAAATTGGCTTAGCGAAAGCTTTGCCGGATTTACCGTCTGTTAATATTTCGTCTGGCTCAATTCCATGCTTTTTTAAATCATTTATTACAGTCTGAGTCACATCCTCATCTGGATCTCTAAAGTTATCTACAATATAAGGCTTTCCAGTTTTAGCAGCTATTTTGCCAGCCGCTGTTTCTAAAATTTGCCCAATATTCATTCGAGAAGGTACACCGTGTGCGTTTAGCATTATGTCAATAGGAGTACCATCCTCTCTATGTGGAGCTTCAGAATCGCCAATAATTTTAGTTACAATATATTTATTTCCATATCGTCCGGAATTTCCAGTCCAACTTGTTTTACCATTACGTCTTATATACACAACACCATTTTCTGTAGTAGGACAACCAACTTTTCCTGAATATTGTATAATTTCTTCAATTTGACCGTTTTGTTGGTGTACATGGCCATGGTTTACTTGGGGATAGTTTTTAGTACGAATTTGTCTTACATTCCATATATCATAATTTACTGCATTTCCCATCATGGTATCGCCCGCATTAGCAACTTTTTGATAGGTAGCACTTTCTCCGACCTTTAAAAATAACTCCATAAGATCATCACGCATCTTAACACTACTAGTAGTAATAACAGCTTGATTAGTTTTGTTAATATGACCGTCCCCTTTGATATAAGCATCTAAAAAATATTGTATTATTCTTGGGGAAGCATTTTTTATATTCTGAGGAACAAATTTTTCATGAGCATGACCAAAAGGTTTTAAATATAAATGAATAGCTTTACCATTAAAACGTATTCTATCTTTACAATAAATAGGAGTGAACCCACAATCTCTTACCAAGACTGCAATCTCATCATAATATTCTTTATGTATAATGGGACTTTGGCAAATATCAGTTACATATCCGTTTGAAGTTTTGCAACTAGAACCTTCAGATAAGTACCACCCCATTAGAGAGGCATATTCGAAAGTATCCATTTGTTTATCAAATTCTTTTGGAACTACTTTTTTCTTACTTTTCCAAGTTCCATTTTTAACATAACGTACTCTTTTTCCTTTAATTTGATCAGGTTTTAAAAATTCATATTTTTTACTATAACGTTTTTTTACATACATTTTATGATCAAGAGTTACAAGTTGATCAATTAAAGTATTTGCAATGTGATACATAGGTCCTTCATGTTCATATAAATTAATAATAGAAGGTTCTTGATATTCAATTTTATGTGTTTTAGGATTTAACGTACAAAATTCATCTTTCATACTTATTTCTTCTAAAAACTTTCAACCATCGTATGTTAAAAATTCAGTATCTGCACTAACACAAAGTTTATCACCCTCCTTGAAAGGGTGTTTTGATTTTATATAAATATCAATATTTCTACCGTTTATAGCCACATCAGTTACCACGCCTACATCATCCTCATCCCACTCAATGACTCTTTTTTTATATTGATTATAAATAAATTTGTTTAATCTTTTTAAAGCACGTTCATTATCATCCAAATCTTTGGTTTCTAAAAGTGCAATAATAGTGTCACCAGGGTTCACAGTTTGCCCTACTTTAATAACTCCATTTTCTCCTAACTTTTTTTGATTGTCAGGAGTTAAAGTGCCAGGATACCAAGCAACAAATTTCTTTAAATCAAAAATCGTAAGCTTAGGAGAAAAGAAATGATTTATTTTATGTAGCATACTGTGACTTAATTTTTTAGCAGCGCTTTCAGTTATAACAGTTCCATCCTCAAAGTTATAACCCTTGTATGCCATATATGCTGTTGTTAAATTTTTACCCAAGGATAAAACACGTCCAGATGAATAATTATTTTCAGCTAAAGGAGTATCAGACTTAACCTCATCTCCCACTTTGACCGCTGGAGTAGAGTTTAAATATCCATCTTGATTAAGTGGAAAGTTATTATATAATCCTCTCTTTATTTCTTCTCCATTTACATCAATATGAACATAATTTTTAGTAATTTTAGTAACAGTTCCTTTTTGCTTTTTACCAGCTTTGTTTGTGCCCAGCACGGGATTTAAATAGTTACCTAAGAGACTTTCATAAGTTGAAGAGTCATCTCTGCGTACTTGTACTAAAGGCGCCTCTTTCTCGTCGAGGGCCATGGCTTGTGTAACCATTCGTGCAGCGGTAGCAGCACGGTTGCCCTGTACATTTTGTATGAAAGGTACTAAATTAGTAGCAAAAGAAAACATAGCCTTAGGAGAACGCATCCAGTAAGTTACTCGATCTGGAGTAATTTGCTCAAGCTTTCCTTTATACATAACTTTAACCGCTTGTTTTCTAGCTTTTGGTTTTGCCTTTACCAGTTCAAATTGATCAGGATAGGCAACATAATTATTATAATATGTCAATGGATTAATATGAATTAGTTTACCTTCATTAGTATAGACAGGAGTTTTAAGATCAGTACCGTGTTTCTCAACTTCTGACGGCAATCCAATCGTTAATCCAACTTTTCCTGACTCCGGCGTCGATAAAACATCCAAGAATCCTAAGTGAGTTGGTTGTACTGAGCGCGCATCCATAGTCACAGCATGTCGACTTTTAATACCGCCCGTACCCATTGGAGTGGTTTTACGACGCTCACTTACAATTGTGACAGGGTTGGTTTGAGGAGGAGTAGAGGTCATATCTCCTGTAGTAAAGAACTCTTTAATCGCTTTGGTAAAAATACCAGCACTAATAATCTCCCTCACGTTGTCCTTTAATCGCATACTACGTGCAACTTTCTTTTTTAAAGGCTCCTGACGAGTTTTAAAGTGCTCAACTAATAAATCATCGACACCTAATATTTTTTTAAAGATTAAACTATCTCTTTCGTCCGGCTTATCTTCGCTGCGCTGAATTTTTAATAACTTTAAAGATGCTGCTAACAATGTAGCCGCGTTAACCTTTTCATAAGATTTGCCTAAAGTTATTTTTGTTGTTTCAGGATCTACTTCTGTGTATTCATTAAAATACTTTTGTAAGCCTACAATAACTTCTCTAAAATCTTTAGGCTTGTTTTTAAATAGTTTTGTATAGATAGAGGTCATCTCTGATGCCTCAGTGTTTAAAGCGCCTGCAATGTTTTTGGCCAACAATTCCTCTCCCCAAGCCTTGGAAATGGAGTCTCGTGAAGCTCCCAATAGATTGAGTAAAGTCCATAAACGATATTTTCGATTAGATAAGATTAAGAAAAACTTTTCACTATGCGGATCTAATTGCATTTTAAAATTAAAGCCTTGTGATAAATTAAATTCGCTTTCTAACTCTCCGTTTTGTTTTACTCTGGAATAAATGCCGGATTTACGACGTAGCTGGTTTACAGTAATATATTCATTGCCGTCTATAATAGTGGTAAATCTGTTTGTAAGCTTTGGAACTGATCCAATTTTTGCTTTTGTTTTTTTACTAATAGTTTTTCCAGTTTTAATATCAATTAAAGAAATATCAGCGTACATAGGCATCTGCCAGCTCTTTCTATTTAGTTTGGTTTTCTTTTGTAGCGGAAAATCGGCGGTAGGTAAAGTATCGTCTATCAATACATTAGAAATTTCTAAACGACGACCATTGGCTTCTATTGGAAAGTCGGTTTCTATTGCTTTTTTGATGGCTCTTTTTATTTGAGTATTTTGAGTATCATGTCTTAATGAATTGTCCATTAGTTTACCTTATTAAAATTTCTTAATTTCTTAATTCTTAATTTCTTGGTATAAGAATAATGTTGAAGGGCACTTGTATTTTTTAACCCTGACTTTAATATACTAAGTTTTGGGTTTTCAGTCAACGAAAAACAAGGGGGTAAAAGATGTGATTTTAAAAAGACAAATTACACCAGAAATTGAAGAAGACGAAGAAGGCGTTAACGAGGAGATTTACGTACATCCTAAAGAACGCTAACAATCGAAAAAATTATTATGTGAAAAGGTGTGCTATACAGGTACACCTTTTCTTTACCTTAATCAGAGAATGAGATGAAAGACTCACAAATAAGACAACATGTAACTAATTTAGTAGATGCAGTTAAAGATCTATTTTTAGATATATTTTACCCTGGAAACCAAGAGGAAAAAGAAGAAAATGACGATGACAACGACGCAAATAACAGCAAGGATTCAAGAGATAGTTAAAGCTCCAATAGAAAAACTTGTAAGACAATTAGAAGATTTACGCTCATTCAGAGCGATTTTCATAGAAGCTAAAATAAGAAAAAATGGAATGGGACTAATAACTTATATAGATATTGTTGTGCATAGCGATCCAATTACAAGCACAGAAACATACATTCTTCCCTCTGATTTTACTTCACAAAGGGATTTAGAGCTCACATTAAAATTTAAATTGCGAGAACTTAAAAAAGCGCTAAAAGAAGAAATACGAGTTATAGAGTGGAATGAAAGACAATACGGACTAGAACTTAAACTTGAAAATTAGGAAAGGAAATGACAACTCAATTAGACAAATTTAAAAACGTAGAAAAACAACTAAACTCCTATTTCGTAGAAAGATTAGACGAAATTAGAGGATTGACATTAGCACTATTGTCACAAAATAATGTGCTATATTTGGGACCTCCGGGAATATCTAAATCTTATTTAGTTAAAGCATGGTCTATGTGTATACAAGGTGCGAACTACTTCGAACATTTGCTTACAAAATTTACAGTACCAGATGAACTTGCAGGACCTTTTTCACTAAGTGGATTAGAGAATGACAAGTTTATTAGAAATACTACAAACATGCTCCCGGAGGCTCACATTGCTTTTCTAGACGAAATCTGGAAAGGAAATAGTGGGGTTCTAAACTTCTTATTAAAATTAGCAAACGAACGCACCTTCTTTAATAATGGTGAAGAATGTGAAACTCCAATCTTAACAATAGTAGGAGCTTCAAACGAAATACCAGAGGACGATGACAACTTAGAAGCTTTACAGGATCGATTTATTATAAAGTTTATGGTAAAAGCAATCCAGGAACAGGAAAATTTTATTAAGATGGTATCAAGTGATGATTTTGTCGCAGAGACCTTCTTAACTTTAAATGACATAGAAGAAGCACATACGCAAATTGCAAAAGTAAAAATGCCAAAAGAAATGTCAGAATTATTGTATGAAATTAAAGTAGAATTGAAAAACGACGAGATAGTAGTTACCGACAGAACTCTAAAAAAAGCAGTTAACATTTTAAAATCCGAAGCTTGGCTAGACGGCTCTAAAGAGGTCAACGAAGATCACTTTGATTGTTTGCAACATGTTCTTTGGACTGATCCAGATCACTCTCAAAAAACTGCAACAAAGTTATTTGGATTAGTAGATCCAGCACGCAGCAAGATGCTTGCAATAATGGATGATTGCAAAGATTTGTTCGCCGATTTAAGTAAAAAGAAAAAAGCGGAAACCAAAGAAGATTTACAAGAAATCATGGAAGGAATAGTTAAACTAAAAGCTGCTAAAGTAAGACTTACTGAGTTGTACAAAGAAGCAGTAAAAGCAAAAAACAGAAAGAAACAGCAAAAGACGGCTGAGCAAATGATTAAACAAGTAAATGTTATGGTTGGAAAACTTGCTTCGTATGTTGGGTTTGATGATGTATGAGACGTATAGATCATAAATTTTATTTAAAAAGAATTAAGAATTCTAAATACACAATCAAGCACGATAATTTTGATTTGATAAATTTTCAACAATTGATAAGTGTTAATCCTGAGATGACTAAAGAATTTCTGCTTATGAAAGATGAATACCCACAGATGCAGGAATTACAACAGGATATTTTTAATTCATTATATAAATACAACCCAACAAAGTTAAAAGACCATGAAATCAATTACGATTATTGGCTCAATGCTAACGTAATGGATGCTATTATGAAAAGTAAGCAGTACAAAGAGCTTAGAAGCTTAACCAGATTGGATAAGTTAAATTCCGCAACGGGAACAAAAATATTATCCACAGAAGCCAAAGATATAATAGAAAATATTCAAGAACGAAGTAAAAAAGCAATGGAAGCTGCGCAACAAGCATATCTTACTGCTAAGCAACTTGGCGGCAGTGGTAAAAGCACTAAAGCCCAAGGTGGAGAACAACTAACACTTACAGAAGCTATCGAGCGATTACGAGAAGCTGAAAAAGAACTTAAAAGTAAGTTAATGACTCCAAAAGAACAGAGGGTAATGGCTCGTGCACTTACTACAGTGGTAAGCAAAACAAAAGAGTCTTCGGATTTAATAACAGATTGGGGTTTACAACAATCAGACTCATTTACACGTGTAGGATATCAAGAACAGCTACAGCTAATAAAAGAGTTACAAGAAAATCCAAAACTACGAGCAATTGCAGCTCTTATGGGTAGATATAAAAGAATGATTTTAGCTCAAAAACATACTAAAATCAAAAGAGGTTCTGATAGCCTATATGACATTACCTTAGGCAATGACCTGGGAAAAGTTATACCTTCAGAAGCTATGAAATTGAAAAACCCCATAACTCGGAAAGTGTTTATTAAGCAATACTATGAAAAGAGTTTACTGCAACACGAATATGAAGGAAAAGTAAAGAAGCATAAAGGAGCTATAGCTATAGCTATCGATGAATCAGGCTCTATGGACGGAGATAAAGAAATTTGGGCAAAAGCGTTAGCACTTGGTTTAATGGAAATTGCCAGAATGCAAAAAAGAAATCTATTTATAGTACATTTTAATGCAAACGATAAAGAAGTACTACGAGTAGATACATTTCTAAAAACCGATCCCTATGACATAAACAAAGTTATCGATTGTGCCACTTATTTTGCTTCAGGAAGCACTAGATTCAGTCCAGCATTAGATTTGTGCCGAGATCGAATAAACCTGGAAACAGAGTTTTCTACAGCAGATATAATTTTAATCACAGATGGCTCATCCGCAGTTCTTCCAGAATGGGCGACTGCCTTTAACACATGGAAAAAAGAAAAAAAAGTTAATACTTATGGAGTAATAATTGATTTCGGATATAGCACAAAAACTGCTATAAAAGATTTTATAGATGACATAACACGTATGTCTTCTTTTACTTCAAAAGAAAAAGATCAATTTATGTTCAAAATGATGAACAATTTGTAAGAAAACGTCACAGTTATAGTAATAGCAACGTATGCGCAAGTATATTAAACAAGTGCGAATCGTACTTGACAGCTAAAGTAATAAATCAACAAAGCAGGACTGATCCTGAAGCAAGCTTCAGGCCGTCTAAAGACGGCGGAACGGGCTATGGAGCCTATCCGACGTCACATGTATAACTGCATTAATCACAGAAAAAAATGAACTTATATGAACTATTGGAAACGACTAAAGAGCAATTAGAAACAATACTTGCTAACAAACATGAACATTATAAATCGTTTCCTATCGCCAAATCAAGTGGCAAATTAAGATGGTTAGATGCTCCTAGCGAGGAGTTGAAAGCCATACAATCTCAGTTACTAAGAAAAGTGTTTTACAACTTTGCCCCGCATTCAGCCGCTGTAGGTTTTAGAGTGGGCATAGGAGTGCGAGATGGCGCCGAAAGACACTTAGGAAACAAAACGTTACTATGTATGGATTTGAAAGACTTTTTCAATTCTATTACATATAATAACGTCATCAAATTACTTTATTTTCTGACAGATAAACTAAAGAAACACATACCAGAATGGACATACACAGCAGATGACATTGAAACAATGGCAAAGCTGGTTACATACCACAAAGCACTACCACAAGGAGCGCCGACAAGTCCAGCTTTGGCTAATTTAGTTTGTTGGAAACTAGATCAAGAGCTAGAAAGACTAGCAAAAGAAAATTCCCTAATATATACTAGATATGCAGATGATCTGGCATTCAGTCACAAGGACAGTAAATATGACATTCATCCCTTAATTGAAACAATTACAAAACTTATAGAGGGTGATGAGGTAACTAATCTACTAGTTAATACCAAGAAAACACGCATTACTAGACCACATCGACGTATGACAGTCACAGGTGTAGTAATAAATGATAAGCTTAGTTTAGCTAAAAGCTTTAGAAAAAACTTAAGAGCTAGAATTCATAATATTAAAAAATCAGGTATTACAATATCTGAAAAAGAATCAGAAGTAATTAGAGGTCATGTAGAGTGGATATACTCAATAAATCCCCAAGAGGGACAAAAATTCCGTCAGGCCTTCTCCGGCATTTCAAAGGAGTCCCAGACGACTTAATAATTGAACCAGCACTTCTGACACAATATTTAAATGAAATTACATATTTAGATAAAATAACTACTACTACCAACTATGGATGTATGATTCCGAGAGCTCCTATGTTTGCCTACTTTGGAAAAAAGAATGGTGACAAGATGAGAAAATGGATAACACAATATACCCCTATTATACAAAAACTTCAAAAAGAGGAATTAAGAATTTACTCTGCAGGATGTATAGGAATAGGAACGACAACACCTTCACCTTCACTTGCTTTACATGTTTATAATCCAAATACTGGTAATTATTCTTTAATGTACCCAGTAGTTTGGTATCCGGTATATTTCGAAGCTTTTAAGTATAAAAAGAGAAACTGCACAGCTGTAAGTATTGCGTTTCCTATAAAAATGCTAAAGCAGAAAATTTCATACACTCCCGGATATTACTATTTAAAAAAGCCGAAAGAGATAAGGATAAGTCGATTAGTAGTTACAAATAAAACAGAAGTGGTTCGTAAACAAATAATACAACTATTGAAAGAAGCTAACAGTTTCTTTCTAACAAATAGCCAAAATTAACTCATAACTAAGGAGGCATAGTATGAATCGAATACTAAAAGTATTCGGTCTATCTATAGCTTACATAACGGTAAAAGTACTGGAAAAAATGATACGACAAAGTTTTGAGAAAATGGCAACAGATAAAAAACAGGAACAAAAACAGAATGGCGGAACACTTTAAGATCACTTTGATTACAGGAAAAAAGCAAAGTGAAAATCGCATTCTATATGTAAAAGCAGGACAAGATGATTCGCACGACGGGATCATTCATGCTTTAAATATAGGACGAAAGATAAGAGGTACTGTTAAAATGATAGTACCTATAGATTACAAAGAATATATGTTAGGAGTAAGTAGAAAGCACTCACCGGAGTATCCTTTCATATACTAATCATTACTAAAAAATGCCTAATGCGTTTACTCGAAATCAAAAAACTATATTATCAATAGATTTCGCACGTAAAAACACATGTATGCAAACATGTGAGTATTGCTATGTTGATAATATGGAGCGCATATATCCAGCCTACTTAGGAAAAGTAGAAAGGAATAACGCAATGGCAACTGAAAACCCGAGTAAATTTGCAAAACAGATAAACGAAGAATACCATAAGGCAAGAAGAAGTAATAGTAAACAACTATTACCACTAAACAAACTACCCATAAGAATATACGGTTCAGGAGATTACATTTCCCAACATTTTGAATTTTTAAAACTACTAAAGTTTAAATTCTTTATTATCTCTAAAAACTTGACAAGACTCGATATGATTAGTCATATTAAACCTTTATTAGAACTAAATAATCTTACTAGTTTATTACTTAGTTTGGATAGTGTAAACAAGAAAAATTTTGAAAACATAAAGTCCCACTTAGGGCAAGACAAAGTAAAGTTATGTTTTACTGGATTACCAGCTGACTTCCTAGTATTGGAAGAAAACATAAAAGCGAAAGTTGATCCCTTTTTCAATATAGGAAAGAGGAGAAAAGCTGATAAAGAGCTGGGACAGACGATCAAAGTCTCATGTCCAGCTGACAACGGAAAAATTCAATTGCAGGAAGCTTGTACAAAATGTTCAAGATGTTGGAAATCTTCGGCAACGAAACCACCAAACTGGAATAAATTATGGCAAAGATAATTACAGAAATAACTGGAAATACCGTTATTACAGCAAAAGAAATAGATCGAATTTCGGCAGAGTTTCTTCAGATACATAATAGATGGTTGTTAAGACGCTTTAAACGTGACGGAACTTTGGCTAGGAAACTAGCAAAGAACTTGAAAAACTTAACAATACGTTATATTAAACAATCTTTAGACGAAAGAACAATGTCGTAAAAAGAACTGATTTAGATATACGGTAGTGTTTCTTTATTAATTTAGAGAAACAAACAAATTCGTTTCGAATTTGAAATACCTATAAACATCAAACTGACCCTACGGGTTACTACCAACTGATGTTAGTAAATCACAAATAGCGGGGACACTGTGTCCTCGCTATCTACACCCTTAACAAATTTAAAAAAACTTGGTATAAGAATCTTGTTCTTTAGACGCTTCCTAATTTTTAGGATAGAAGTATGATTCGTATTTCAAGGTATGATAAATAATACCAAAAACAACAGAATATGCTAGTCTCTCCACTGGTGAGGTCGCGGCCTGTCCCGAACAGTTACACCATGGTTTACCTCGACGTGACACAAATGTTACAATAATTATTTTATAATTATTCGCAAAATATGAATCACTCCAAGAAACCAGGTTTCACTCTTCGACAATGTCAGGACTACACAGATCCTGCACCAGTTACGCACTAGATATTGCTGACTATAGTAAAGAACATAAAAAATCTTAGGTAAACGACTTGCAGTTTACTAGTCTTTTACAAGACAAACAATTACGATACGTATTTGTATAAATACAACCAAACATTCCACTGGTCTAACCCTGACGCGCGAACACCCCTTCAAAAATTCGAATGGGTGTCCCCGTCTTACAGGAGTAAGACCCCAGGGAATGTTTTTCCTCGCCCCCCTCAAAATTTGAGGAGGCCTCGATCGGAGGTGACGTGCACGCTCATCTAGAGGTACCCGGGTTTTCGCACTGCAGCTCACGGCGCGCCGGCAACGTTGATAGGTATCGATGGGATACCGACTGGAAAACCGTCTGCCGAAAATTCCTAACTAAGGCTGAAGAATAAGTTCCCCCTGGAACTCGCATGCTAGTAACGAAGCGAGCCCTCCCAGAAGGAGACCCACAAATTCTAGACGGCGCCAGCTGAAAACTAGACGACGCCGAGCTGACCTGGGAGACGGAGATGACGCCGTCGGAGTCCCGAGCGCTTAAGTGAGACGTAAGTTGCCTTCGAAGAGACGGCACTTCCAGTGCGCAAGGATCCATGGTCCCTTGGCCGGGAAAAACCACGCACTCTTTTCTCCAGCTAGAATTCCGAACAAACCAGCAGGAAGAACTGAGGCCTAAGGGTTCCTGGTTAATGCGCAGTCCGCGGGTCCGGCAGCTAGCTGCGGGAGTCACGGGAACGCAGAAAATAAATTTTGTGCAAGTTGAATATTACCGATTTTAGAAGGAGACACCCGTTTCCTTTTTTTTATCTTAAAAATTATAGGAACATTGACTTATGTTATGGATATAATGTATATTAAAGTATAGACTATTTTTAATAAACCAGAAAATTTAATGAACAAACCTAAACTTTTTGTTTGGTGTGACTTTTTATGTCCTACAGGCTTCGGAAATGTTGCCATGAACTTACTCGAAGATATGTACAAAGACTATGATGTGTCTATTCTAGGGATCAACTATGACGGAACAAAACGATACGATACAAGTAAATATTTTGTTTACCCAATAACCAGAGCAGATCCTTTCGGATTTGAAAGACTTCCCCTTCTAATAAAAAAAGAACAGCCAGACAAAATACTTCTATTTCAAGATATTTTTAATATTGCAGGAATTATCCAAAAAGTAAAAGAATTAGCTCCCCAAGCTAAAATAATATCTTACTTCCCAACTGACGGATCGCCTTTCTCTTTAGCTTGGAGAAATGTGCTTGAAATGTCCGACGCTCTTATTTACTACACAGATTGGGCTAAAATGATAGTAGAAGAAAAAGTAAAAATAGTTAACAAACCCACATATAAATTATATCACGGAGTTAATCCAGAGCATTTCTATCCACTGTCAAGAAAGAAAATAAGTGAATTAAGAGAGCAGTTTAAATGGACTGGAAAGTTTTCTGTTATTAACATAAACAGATTTCAACCTCGAAAATTTATTACTGGCACTATGTTAGCCTGGAGTATGTTTGCTAAGGGGTATAAAATTTGCAAATGTGGACATCACATGCCGATCGATAGGCGATCTTGTGATTTAAACATGTGTCCTCCTGACGACATTGTGGCATCTAAAGTACATAACCGTAATGATATCTTTCTTTATTTACACATGATGCCTAAAGAACTCCCAATGGGCCCTGGTCCAGCTAATATGCTACAAAATCATTTAGTTAATGCAGGATTCTTAGATGTTGATATGCTTCGTATAATTGGAGTAAATGCTAGAAATATTTATGGCGGAGAAGTTGGTATAGAGGAAATAAATGAATACTACAACGCTGCTAATTACAACATTACTTCAACTTTAGGAGAAGGCTGTGGGTTATCACTAATCGAAGCTGCTGCCTGCGGAACCCCAAGCATAGCACCAAAAAACAGTGCTATTCCTGAAATGCTACAACATACGGGAAAAATGATAAACCATGTCGGACACATAGCTCTATCTGGAGATAATGGACATTTACGCCCAGTTGTGAGTCCGTGGGAAATGACCTTAGCATTAGAGGAAGCTTATCAAGAGTGGAAAGAAAGCGGGGAGGAAAAACATGTGCATACAGAATGTATTGCAAATGTTGATAAGAACTTCCGATGGGAAGATAAGCGAAATATTCTAAGAGATGCTCTAAACGTTTAAATAAAAAGCCTGGTTAATCACCGGGCTTTTTTAATATATGGCCATCTAAGGCCAGAGAAAGAAAAGGATTTAAACTATAAATATTTACATTAAAATGCTTTATTAACTGTGTTTTAATTTCTGAGGTTAGTTGTAGATTTCCCTTCATCCAGTCCAAGTAATCTTCTCTATAATCACCCTCATTAGCCTGTCTTCAATATGTTTTACTATGCACTTCACCGTCCAAAGACCCTCCATCATGTCCTACTAAAATAATGTTAGCAGCCCCTAAGTGTGCGGCCAAGTGTAAAGCACTGTTAGTAGTGCACTTATTTATTAATAAATGCTTAGGATCTTTTCATGGCAAGTTGTTAGGAAGTTCTCCTACTGAATTTTCTAAATGTTCGAAGTAAAATAATTGCTCAGAGTTATAATTAGGAAACTCTCTTTCGAAAAAAAATCATTCCCATTCTTTAAAAGATTTCAGCGCGTTTCGACCGCCAGCCCGTTCGGGTATAATTAAATTAACCGCGGAGTTAAAAACATCTTCTATAATATCTTCGTTATAATCTTGGAAAATAACATATTTACAAATATCTATATCAAACACACTATAAGATCTATTTACACTAATTACCGTCTTATTACGAAAAAAGTCCTTGGAGATATAATCTACCGAAGGACCTGAACATAGTACATAAATATCTTCATCAAGGTGAAGATTATATAGTTTATTAATTAGTCTCAATTATTCTTCTGATTCGTCCGACTCATCTCTATATCAAACTGTAACAGTTGATACTCCAGATTTGCTTGTTTCAAACACATCCCGCAATATTACACAAGCTTCATTGTTTAGTATTTCTTCGTAGTCTGTGTTACCTTCCCAATCTATAATAAACTTTCTAACTTTTTGTACCCCAACTCCGAATCCCATTTAATTGCTCTCCTCACCTTCCGGATCGTAATCCAATTCACGCCATTCATCGGCAGCACTTTTTTCAAGTTCTTCTCCGACAGGTATTCTTTTAAGCTCACCAGTAAGTGTGTTTTCATACACAGTATACGTGCTATATTTTTCCATAGTCATTATGCGCTACCTCTTGTTTGTGCCTTACTCTTATCTGAGCTAGGAGTATTTGGTTTGTCTTTTTGCCTAGTACCAGGCTGTTGCTCATTTGGAGCACTTTTAGACTTCATAGGAGGTGCGGCAGGTGCCTCACTTTCCATCATAAGTTGATATTGATTTATACGCTCCATTACCATTACAGCTATTGTAGGTGTCTTAGTTTTTAAAGACATTAAAGTCTGTTGTTGCATAGCTGGCTCTAAGGCCATTATTTGTATAGCATATTGATCTATAATAGAAAACGCATCTTCAGGTATGCCTCCAAATTCTTGTTCTAATTCTTTCTGGAATAACTCCATCTTCATTTTTAACATTTCATCTTGCATCGCTTTTTCGGAGCGTGCTTGATATTTGGCTAAAATTACTTGAGCTTTTCCACTTGATTCTGCGTCCATTTCTTTTTGCAGACCCTGCATTTCAAATGTACTTACCAAATGTTTTTTAGTAAGCTTCATTTCATCAGCATAGTGATAGCCCCATTCTTCTAGTAAGGTTGGAGTGGAGAGCTGAGAAGCGCCATTCATTTCAAGCATAAGCTGTTTTTCTTGCACATCATCGCTCATTTTAAACTTTTTAAATTTAAGTTTAATTGGCGGCAATTTAATTAGTCGAGAAGCATTAGGCAATAAGAAGTGATTTACAAAGTCTTCTAACAATTCTCTATATGTAAGAAAGTGATTCTCAATAATTCTAAGAGAGATAGATGATCCAGTCCAGGATGCTCCACCTTTAATAAATTCAATTGGTACTCCTAAACTATTAATAATGTTTTCTTCTAAAAACTTCATTTCAGGAGTAAGTAACAATGCACGAGCGTTTCCACCTAATTCTTGGTAACCAATTGGGATAGGAAATACGCCAATATGGTTCACATCTTCTCGCCATTTTTTAATCTGCTCTTCCATCTCAGTACGCCATTGAGCAAGGTTTAATTGTGAATATGGGTCGAGTGTAACTGTGTTAGCGGGATAAATACTCTTCTTAGGCACAATATGCTCCATAGCAATTGCTTCGTTGCCTCTACGCAATGTTTGTAGATAAAAGATATCTTTTAACGCTGGAAGTATTATAGGCTTACCCCAACCCATATCTTCTTCAGCAAGAGTAGGACGTTTAAAATGGTATAAATTACTTTCGTCAAGTTCTATTCTTTTCTTAGTTTTTAAAGCTTCTAAAAACACCAAGGGAATGTCTCTTAAAATAGCTGCATTTCCTGATATTATTTGTTTTTTAATTTTATTAGGAATATTATAATAGTATAAGCTACTACCCGTTATTGGGTTATATTCTATGTCAATATTTTGTGGTGACCATCTTAAAAGTCTAAAATGTTTTCTGGATACTAAAGCTTCTTCGTGTACTGTAAACTTCATTTCTGAAGCTTTACATTCTTTACATGATCCATAGAATTCGAAGTTTTTTAATTTAAAACTTATGTTTTTAATATCATCTTCGTGTCCACACTTAGTACATTTTAAAAAACGTTTTTGTTTTACAAAGTAGGAAATAAAGGAATTTCCATAAGTAAAATAATCTAAGCCGATTTCTATTAAAAAGCTTTTTATTTTTAATTGTTCGTGTAGAAGTTCGTCCCATTTCTCTCTAATTTTTTCATCTACATCTGTTTTATAAAGTAAATCTGTTATTGGATATTCTGTTAGTTTAGTAATTACATTACGCAAAAAGGCATTAGTATAGAAGAAGCCTTTACAGTACTTAAACAATACTTTTATGTCTTTAGGAATATACGAACTCGCCAAATCGAAAAATGGATTAGGATATTCTCTACCATTTCTTGACGGGTTTTGTATATTTCTTTCAGTAAAACTTCTGTTACTCATTTTATTACCTTACTTGTTTTAAATATTCTTTTATTTTTAAATACCGCACAGCCTGTATACCTCGTCTAGTCTCGTCTAACGGAAATGGGCCATGTACTGCTAACGCTTTCGTAGCTGCAAAATTTGGATTATCAAGTCCTGACAATGGTGGATAAAAATTATATCCTTCATCGTCAAATATGTATTTAATATACACTTTAACTTCCCAAGATAGTTTAAACTTGGGTTTTAATTTGTTTAGCATAATCAGCGCTTTCCATATCCATTCCGGTTCAGGAACATTGGACATAAAGATATCCGCTGACATATCGTTAAGTAGAAAGACCACATTTTTAAATATATCCATATCTTCTAAAACCATGTCGTTGCGCCTAATAGCTGTCATTGCTAAAATCTGCTCCCGTTTTAAAGGAGTCAACGCTGGTTCAACGAAGTCAAGAGTCTCTGGTTCCAGAGGTTCTGTTATTTTTAAAAGATCTTCTACTAACATTTTTCCACCATCAGCTTCTAGTGTTTATTTATTTTTTCGTAAGGGCCCCCAAGGATCTCCTCTCCAAGTCTTCTTCCAACACCCATTCCAAGTAATGCGGCTAAAGCAACACCTACTATTTTTTTAGTATTGCTTTTTCCCTTAAATAAATTAGGGTTTAATTTATTAACTACCAATGGGCCGGCAGGTAAACCTAAAGCGCCTCCTATTGCATTACCTCAATCTCCAGCCACAGGATTCCTTCTTTTCAACTCATGGGCTGCCCTTTCGGCTAGTTTCTCGAATACATATTCTGCTTTGTCCATACTTGCTTCTTTTTTCAGCTCCATACGTTTAAATTTGACCACTGCATTTTTATCTCCGTAAACTACTTTATAGTAGGTACGTGACGCAGGTTTGCGCTTAAAAAAGCCAGATTTAGGAGTATCTATTCGCATAAAACGAGCACCAGGTTTGCCAAGCAAGGTAGCTCGTGCCTTACTTTTGTTTTTAGCGGCACTAATATTGAAAGTACCTACATGATGTGCTGCTCCAAATTCATACAGTTGCAATTGTTTCTTATCCATTCTTAATTCTCCTCTAACTGAGCCTCTAAATAACAACCACGAGCTACTGCTGTAAGTGGTTCGTCCACGATTTTAATTTCGCTTATTTCTAAAGGAAATTGTTTTGCCTGAAATTGATCTCTAAATACTTCTATAAAACCATTTATTGAAGCCGTGCCGCCGCCAATTATAATTGGTATTGGTTTCGGAAAAGTAGGCATATTTGACGATTCAAATTGTTTTGCTAAATTAGCTAACAAATATCTAAATAATACTTCATAATATGTTTTTATAGCTTGTTGTTCTCTTGTACGCTCCTGCGTTGAGGCAGGATCTATTGTGTAATTTCCTGTTTCTTTTATATATTGAGCTTTCGCTTTAGTAATTCCACAATCTCTTGCCACGTTCTCATCAATCCAATCGCCTGATTTAGCTATGCTAAAAGTCAAAGCAGACATTCCAGCATATAAAATGGCAAAATTGACCATTCCTGCTCCCAATGAAATAGCAATTCCAGATAACTCTGAATTTTGTAAACCTACTAATCCTAAAGCTGTTGCTTCATTAATGGCTCTTGCAGAGTATCCTAAAGATTCTATAATTTGCTTTAATACATCTTTATGATAGTCAATTTCTTGTGATTTATCAATAGGTTTTCCTGGGATACAATAAACAATGCGCTCGTTTTCTTGAGAAGCCGTTCCAACCAATCCGGAAATAATTTCTCGTAATATAGGGAAAGCATCTTGCTCAGTTGGATTTAATAATCCCTGTGCCATAGGTCGTTTTAGATCTTTATTTCCAAAAACTTGTGCATACTCATAGGCTTTTTGTCCTATAATATGTAGTTTGTTATTAATTTCTATATAAGGCACATTAAGTGTTTTAAGTTGTCGAAGCGTTGTTACAGCTTTATCTATAGTTAAAAAAGCATTTCGTTGTAATGTAATATCTTGATTATTCACCGAAACAAAAAATCCAGTTCCACAGTCAATTGCTTTCATTTTATAATGTCCATCCTTTATGTTGTTGATAATTTTTATTTTGTTTATTAGAAATTTTATAAATTCCACTTATTACTTTCATTAGAGATTTGATTCTCCCACTTCGTAATCAAATGATATATTTTTGGAGCTAGAATTTTCAACAGGTATTTCATTCATTTGTTTTTTATTTGATTTGTTTGGTTCGCCAAGAGATGTTGGAATGTTATTGTTTACAGTTATTGGACGTGAAAAATCCTTTTTCCAAAAGATATATAAAAAGACTATCTTACTAACTACAAACGTTGCAACATATACAACTACTAACGTTTCCCAAAACATTATACTAAATCCAATACTCCTCTACGGAATGGAGTTGGTAAGGATTCTAAAACATCTAAGCCGCTTTCGCCTTTTAGAGCTCCAATATGTCCCTCGCCAATTACACCTGTTAAGGATGCCGAAGGTATTGCAGATAGTTGGTCTTGTGTAACAGATACTCCGTCAATTGTTCTGCTGGCAACTTTTTCTTCTAAGAAAGTAGACAAGAAGGGATCTTCGAGACCTTTGCCATAAGATCCTAATAGATTGGCTTTTTCATCTACCTTTGATAAAACCATTGCAGTTTTTTGAGGACCCAATTCGTCGGCTTTTTTAATTATTTCGTCATACGCAGTTTTTAATTCTTCGTCATTATCTTTTAAATAACCTTTTCTAATTTGAATATGATCGTAAAAATCAGGATTAAATTTAGTTTTTTGTAATGAACTATATTTTTCTAAAGCAGTTTTACCTAATGAAATATCTTTCTCTTTCGCAGCATCAATTACATTAACAATAAATTCAGCTTTCTTTTCCATTGGCATTCTGTAATGATTCTTTTCAAAGTAGGCTGCTGCTTGTTTTACATGCATATCAGTTTCCAATGGAAACTTCTCATCTGTAGCCCATGCAAATTTGGAAATTGAAGCTCGTTTTTGCATAACAGGAGTAACCTTTCTGGTATCTACTATGTTATTAACAAACTGAGTTGAGCTGAGTTTAACTAACTCTTTTGGAACTTCTAATTTAAAGTTGTATGCTGCACTGGTTAAATTTGCAGCTGCTGTCTTAGTTACTTCCTCCGGAAGTTCATCAACTTTAGATGCTAATAAGGCCATGTTAAGTTCAACTAATTCTGGTGTGTATAATGCGAATTTACGCATTTGTCCTGAACGTGGATTCCAAAGAATTAATGCAAAGTCTTTTTCATTGCGCTCTAATTCATCTTCGTAGGAAGGAATTGTAGCCATTCTACTTTTTTCAGATAAGGTACTAGCAACTTCTGCTACCTTTTCTAATTCATTATTCACAATGTAATCAACCACGTCCAATGATTGTAGTGTTATAGTATTCACGAGGCTATCTCCTATACTTAATTATAAAATTTTCTAATGCTGTTCCTGGGCAATTTTGTTTCCCAAATGAGGAGTGTCCGTAAATAGAAACACACTCCAAGTTTAATTTAGCACTATTTACTAAATGATTCAAGAGGTTTTCTAAAGCACGCAATTGTTTTTTAGCAGGTTTCTTGGCAGTACCAGTGTGGTTTGGTCCATTAAAATCACCAACTACCATAATTCCAATAGAGGCTGTGTTCTGAGTTTTACAATGCCAAGTCACATCGCTAAGCATATTAGCCTGCCATACTTCGCCTTTTTTTGTAATACCATAGTGATAAGCAAACTTAGGAGCCCCGTTAGGAGAAAGATGATTGTTTGAGCCAGGAGTTATGTGGTAGTTGTTGACAGCCTCTATACTGCCATCACCCAATTCTTGATGAATAATAATTTTATTTATTTTAGATAAAGAACGCTTAGATCAGGTGCGAGTCGGATGAGCTGGTAACTCATTTATTTTGTTTATAATTTTAAAAGGAGAACCATGCTCTCCAAATGGATTAAATCTTCTAATTGTGTCAAACATTTGTTTTGTTGGTTTTTGGCAGGCATGGAAGGTACCGCCCCCTCATAGCGATGAGTTGGAATCACCGCATCAGGATTTGAAGTCCTGTGCCATAGCTTCATGGCTATACACGCCTATTAATTTTAAATTCTTTTTGAGTGTTCGGCTATACCTAATTTTCCAACATGCTTTCTACACCATTGCCAACATATGTCAATTAATGTGCGATGATGAGAGTTGCCGTACACGTCTTGACCTACATCACATACTAAGACTTTTGAATGTAGTTCTTTTGGAACGCGAGATCGGTATCTCTCTTCCATTATGATTATATGATCCGCCCAATTTCCTAACATAATAATTGTTTCTTTTGAATTACTATTAAGGCCTAGTGGTATTACGTCAACTGGCTCAAAATGTAATTTTAGCACATCTGCCAAAGCTACGCTGCGCACAAGTCCATGTTTACAACAAGTAATTATTTTAGTCATAAAAATATTTTATTTTATCTTACAACTTACTGATATAGGTTTATCGGTAAATAAACCATGTTTCTTCGCAAGTTTTAAAAGATGAGACTCAATAACAACTTTACCAATTTCTCTACTTGGAACAGGATTATCTAAAATATATGTAGTTTTATCAATATGATTATCGATTTGTATTGAAAAATTATTTGATCCTGCAATTGGATCTACGTGTCCTTCAAAGAATTTATCCATTATTTACTAACTTTGGTTACTTTTTCATATGTACGTAATGTAGACATACCAAGTAAAGCTAATACTAATTGAAACAAGCCATCCGCACTTATCGGAAAAGCTGCAACAGCTCCTGTTGCTAAACTAATCTTAGCCCAAAGATATGCTCCTACAATGTATTGAGGAATGAAATAAAAAGCCAAAGACGCTGCGCAAACCCAGCCGATTGCTGGACGCCAGCCTGCAACAAACCTGCTTTTATGTTGTGCTTCTAGCTTATTAATTTCTACTTGAAGTTCTGCAGGACGCTGCTTTAGTTTCTCTAAAACAGCGGCTCCTGCTAATTTTTCTTCTTTACTGGTAAGAACTTTATCTAAAACGTTTCCTATAGCATCTATAGGTTTAGCTAAAGTATCTCCACCGGCGCCGAATAATGTTGCCCAAATACTCATTGTTATTTATCCGTATCGGCCGGTATTTTTACTGGGGGCGCTTCTGGTGTTTCCTCGATCTTTTTTTCATCTGCAATTAGTTGTACTAACAAGTCCCTTTGCCCAGTAGCTTGATTGTGCTGTCTAGAAAGAATATTATAAGTTTCTTGCAGCTGTGTGATTTGATTTTGAACGTTACCAGCGTCTGCTTCTATTTTTGCGATTGCGGCGTTTACGTTAGTTAGTTTATCTTCTAAATTTAGTTTATTCATAATTTTTTAATATTTTGATTTAGTTAAGTGTTTAAAGTAAGGTTTAAAATTAAATATACTAACTTTAAACATGAAAAGCAATTAAGAATTTGTGTTAAAATTATATTTAATTGTAACTTGTACATCGCCAGGAACATTAGTAGGATTCATAGTTATACTAATAGCGTCACCTTTTACAAATTCAGCGGATGAAAAAGTAAAATCGTACGTAGTTTTTATAACACTCAAGGTTGCTGTTGCTTTATGTGTCGAATCGCCTCCATAAACAGAGTTGATATAGACTTTTAAATCTGTTTTTCCTGCTGCCGCGCCACCTCATATTTGTATTTGGGTTATTTTTCCATCCCATGGAGCAATTAAGCGGTGTTGATATGCCTCCCCAGCAGCTTCTACATTAGAGCCACATAAAGGAATATATACAACAGTAGACACGGCCGTAGTAAAAGCATGATTAGTAAAGTGGTCTATTAATCCCTTAAAAGATTGTATACTGCCTCCGGTAAGATCTTTTTTTAACTCAATATCACTACCTGATACATCAAAGGCGGCATCTAGGTTTGTAATTAACCCACTATGTGTTTCCAGCGCACCAACTAAGTTTTGACTTGTTCTATAAAAATCAGCAGCCGTATATATTCCAGAGCCTGTGGCATCTGGCACTACAATGACAGCGCGAACTAACGGATCTATGGGTTGCATACCGCTCGCGGTTAGAGCCTGTACAGTAGTCCCGCTAATAGTAGCTGTTACGTATGGATTTATAAGCTCTAAACCATCTCTAAGGTTATCAACCTTGGTTTGTATATCACTTATAAAACTATCAAGAGTTACAGTAGTATTTAATAATTGATCTCTGAACGGAAGTCCAGATAGATAGTTAATACCGCTAATAGTTCCACTAATAGTAGCATTAGCACTAACGGCTTGGAATGTGTTAAGTTTTGTTAAATCTAAATATGCTATCATGATTAAGTTGGTATTTTTCTAATAATTAAATTTTCTCCAGAACCACCACTAGTTGAAGGGAATCAGATATTTGCACCATCTCACACAGCGTTTCTGATTCCAGCGTAAGCACTTCCTACGGGAATACTGCCCTCCTCTACCGCTGTTTCTGTATTAAATATGGTTAAACTAGCACTAGACGCTAATGTTAAATAGGCTTTTCTTCCGGCAAATATCCCGCCAGTTACCTGCGTAGATACAAGCAATGATTGCCATTGAAATGGAACATCTCCAGATTGCTTAAAACGCGCTAATGTAGGGTTAGCTGATTGTGATGCTCCATAAAAACATCAGACATCTATACCATCATAAAAAATCGGTTTTATTCCTCACGCAGGAAGAGAGGTATCTCAGGACGCTCCGTCAATATTATATTTTGCCATTTTACGAAGTCCATTTCAAGTACCTTGTTCCGCTGTTCAAATATAAGTACCATCATATAATATACGATCTGTTCACATTACCCCATCAAATCCAGCAATAGTAGCAGAGGAATCTCCTGCTATGCTATATTTCTCAAGAGCATTAGTGTCTCAAGTAGCTGCACCATCATTACACGATCAAATATTACTACCATCACATATTAACATAGAAGCGGCAACTGCTAGCGTATGAATGTGTGTATGTGTTGACATGTCGTCCGGGTCTACGCTAAACAAATAGCTTTCTTCGGTTTCGTCATCGATAATAGCCGTATAAAGCAGAGAGCCGTCTGTAGTAATTGAGTATAGTGCTGGGTAATCTGTAGTGGAAGCTCCAGGAACTGTAATATCTTGAGAAGTAACTGTTTTAGTATGTACATTTATTTTATACATACGAGGAACAGACGATAATCCCAGTACATCTGTATATCCTCCACAGATAAATAAGTCTGTTTTAAGAAAAACCATAGATATAGCATCAAAGGTATAATTAGCTGGGATTGTAATAGTTATGTCCTCTATTCCAGCAAATGTGTTGTTTCCTAAATTAAAAGAATAGTTATGTTCAGGGATACTGGCAATTCTACCTGTTAAATGGCCACCTTTAAAGTATCCTCTTCCAGTTTTTGCACCCGCATCAAATTGAGTAATATCATTATATGTGGCTACTAAGCCACTAGTAGTATTTAGTACAACTCTAACGTCTCCGTCACTTAATCCAATCTCATTACTATCTAAGTTAAAATAGGTAGTTCCGTCAGTTGATCTAAGATTTCCAATAACTACAGAATCTGCTGTTAATTCCCTGCTTACACGAAAGTCATCAATGTAACTTGTAGCAGCACTATCGGAGTATAGCTCAATCGCAATAAATCTTGTAGAAGATCCTAAGCTTCCAACAGCGCTTGGATGAGACCCCATAATAAAAGAATTTTTGTGCCAAGTATTGCCTACATGATTTACATAAGATACGGTAGTGTAGGAACTTAAATAATGTTTATCTGTATCAAATTCATGAACTCTAACTCTAAGATTGTTCGAACCAATACCTATAAAATGATAAAAACTAATAAAATAATTTTCTTCAGAAGTAACTGGTATAAAATGATTCGGATGTGTAGTAGCTAGTGTCCAACTGCTAGCTACTTTTAAACTATTATCTCCTGAGTGTGAAACTCCAGAATCATATTGTGAGGCATTTAATTCGACATAAGAACTTGGAGGTGCTCCAGTATTATAATCAAATGTACTTAGCCAACTATAAACCACTCCACCATCTAAACTTAGAGTAGTACCCGCTTGTTCGAAATCAGAATTGCTAATTATATTATCATTTCCAGGCAATCCGAGAACTCCTTGAGTACCTGTATTTCCTGCAGGTCCACATATACCAGTTATTCCTTGTGGACCACAAGGTCCTGTTATTCCAGTTATTCCTTGTGGGCCGCACGGTCCAGTAATTCCTGGAGGACCACATGGACCTAATATTCCAGTTATTCCTTGTGGGCCACATGGTCCAGTAACTCCTGGAGGACCGCATGGACCTAATATTCCAGTTATTCCTTGTGGGCCGCATGAGCCTTGTATACCTTGAGGACCGCATGATCCCAGTATTCCAGTTAATCCTTGAGGACCACATGAACCTTGTATACCTTGAGGACCACATGATCCTAGTATTCCAGTTATTCCTTGAGGACCGCAAGAACCTTCAGGGCCTTGAGGACCACATGGACCAGTTATTCCTGTATTTCCTGGGGCACCTTTTTCACCTGTATTACCTATTGGACCACAAACACCTGTAGCGCCGGCTAATCCTTTTGGACCGCACGAACCTGTAATACCTTGAGGACCACATGGACCTAATATTCCGGTTACTCCTTGGGGACCACATGAACCTTGTATACCTTGAGGACCGCATGAACCAATTATTCCAGTTATTCCTTGCGGACCGCACGGTCCAGTAACTCCTGGAGGTCCACATGAGCCCAGTATTCCGGTTAATCCTTGTGGGCCACATGGTCCAGTAACTCCTGGAGGTCCACATGAGCCTAATATTCCGGTTACTCCTTGGGGACCACATGAGCCTTGTGAACCTTGAGGACCGCATGAACCAATTATTCCAGTTATTCCTTGCGGGCCGCACGGTCCAGTAACTCCTGGAGGTCCACATGAGCCTAGTATTCCGGTTAATCCTTGTGGGCCGCATGGTCCAGTAACTCCTGGAGGACCGCATGATCCTAGTATTCCAGTTAATCCTTGTGGGCCGCATGAGCCTTGTATACCTTGAGGACCGCATGAACCAATTATTCCAGTTATTCCTTGTGGGCCGCATGGTCCAGTAACTCCTGGAGGTCCACATGAGCCCAGTATTCCGGTTAATCCTTGTGGGCCACAAGGTCCAGTAACTCCTGGAGGTCCACATGAGCCTAATATTCCGGTTAATCCTTGTGGGCCACATGAGCCTTGTATACCTTGAGGACCACAGGCACCTTTTATTCCTGTATTTCCTTGAATACCTTTTTCACCTGTATATCCTATTGGGCCACATAAACCGATTATTCCAGTTAATCCTTGAGGGCCACACGGTCCGGTAACTCCTGGAGGACCACATGGACCTAATATTCCAGTTATTCCTTGTGGGCCACATGGTCCAGTAACTCCTGGAGGACCGCATGGACCTAATATTCCAGTTATTCCTTGTGGGCCGCAAGAACCTTCAGGGCCTTGAGGACCACATGAACCGAGTATTCCAGTTACTCCCTGAGGACCACATGAACCTTGTATACCTTGAGGACCGCATGATCCTAGTATTCCAGTTACTCCTTGAGGACCACATGAACCGACTAAACCAGTTGATCCAGTTGGGCCTGTAGGACCTTGGGGACCTTGATCACCTTGTACACCTTTTGGACCGCCAGGTCTAATAGTTAAAGTTTCAGTAACATCTATTGGAGCATAAGCTACTAAAGTTCATGCATAAAAGTGACATATTTCAGAACTATCTGGTGTTATGTCCACATCGATGTCAGTTCAATTGGTACCGCTTATACCTGTACTAAGTTCAACAGAACCCTTTCCAGTAACATCAGCTACAGGAGTTCCACTATCTAATGTATAAGTAAATTTAGCTCCAGCAACCATATCATGAACTAAACTATGTGTATTGGTAATGGCATTATATAACATGAACATGACACTATGCCCAGTACTAGGGCCGACTGGTACAAGAGGATCATTATCTATTATATATTGTGCTGCAGTTTCTCCAGTGTTAACTCCATACATTACTCATAAAATTGGATCACCACCGTTATCTTGTACTAAAGAATATGAAAAACTATGAGGTCCGATTGCTCCTGTTATTCCGGCAGGGCCTATCTCGCCGTCTGGACCTGTAGAGCCTTGATTACCTATGCTTCCCGTAAACCCTTGAGGCCCACAAATACCTGTTATACCTTGAGGACCGCATGATCCTAATTCTCCGGTAAATCCTTGAGGACCACAAACACCTGTTATTCCCATTGGACCACATGATCCTAACTCTCCAGTAAATCCTTGAGGACCACAAACACCGGTCAAGCCCATTGGACCGCATGATCCTTGTTCTCCGGTAAATCCATAAACACCTTTTTCACCTGTATTACCTATTGGACCGCATGATCCTAACTCTCCGGTAAATCCTTGAGGACCACAAAGTCCTGTTATACCTTGAGGACCACATGATCCTAACTCTCCGGTAAATCCTTGAGGACCACAAAGTCCTGTTATACCTTGAGGACCACATGATCCTAATTCTCCGGTAAATCCTTGAGGACCACAAACACCTGTTATTCCCATTGGACCGCATGATCCTAACTCTCCGGTAAATCCTTGAGGACCGCAAAGTCCTGTTATACCTTGAGGACCGCATGATCCTAACTCTCCAGTAAATCCTTGAGGACCGCAAAGTCCTGTTATACCTTGAGGACCACATGATCCTAACTCTCCAGTAAATCCTTGAGGACCGCAAAGTCCTGTTATACCTTGAGGACCGCATGATCCTAATTCTCCTGTAAATCCTTGAGGACCACATACACCTGTATTACCTATTGGACCGCATGATCCTAATTCTCCGGTAAATCCTTGAGGACCGCAAAGTCCTGTTATGCCTTGAGGACCGCATGATCCTAATTCTCCTGTAAATCCTTGAGGACCACAAACACCTGTTATTCCCATTGGACCACATGATCCTAGTTCTCCCGTAAATCCTTGAGGACCACAAACACCTGTTATTCCCATTGGACCGCATGATCCTAACTCTCCAGTAAATCCTTGAGGACCGCAAAGTCCTGTTATACCTTGAGGACCGCATGATCCTAATTCTCCTGTAAATCCTTGAGGACCACAAACACCTGTTATTCCCATTGGACCGCATGATCCTAGTTCTCCCGTAAATCCTTGAGGACCACAAACACCGGTTAATCCCATCGGACCGCATAGTCCTTGATCTCCAGTAAATCCTTGAGGGCCACAAACACCTGTATTACCTATTGGACCGCATGATCCTAACTCTCCAGTAAATCCTTGAGGACCACAAAGACCTGTAGCTCCTAGTGGACCACATGGACCTAGTTCTCCGGTAAATCCTTGAGGACCACAAACACCGGTTAAACCTAATGGACCACAAGATCCCGATTCTCCAGTAGCTCCTTGAGGACCACAAGCACCGGTTAAACCTATTGGACCACATAATCCTTGCTCTCCAGTAGGTCCTTGGATACCTGTTGCGCCTGAAGCTCCTAATGGGCCACAGCCACCTACTTCTCCAGTAGCGCCTTGCGGGCCAATTGCACCTGTATTACCTAATGGTCCGCAAAAGCCTATTTGTCCGGTAGGACCTATAGTACCTCCACTTTCGGAAGGTCCGTAGTATCGGTATCAATAACCAGTAATATGTTTTTTGACTACAGCCATTACTTATTATACGGAATATCACCCCTCATTGGTAGTTTTTAATTTAATAATATTAAGAAAATAATCATAATATTTTGGATATACAGCTTGAATAGAAAAATTTTCAACTGCAAATTTTCTACAATTGGCTGGCATAATGTCTGATAACGCAGTCACAGCGTTAATATAATCTTTAAACACCTTACACCTAAACCCAGTAATTCCATGTCTTACAGTCTCTGTGAAAGCACCAAAATCAGTACTAATAACAGGAGTTCCCGCCAAAGATGCTTCAGGCACTACGTGCCCGAAAGGTTCTACATATAAACTTGGACAAATAAATGCAGATGCTTTGCTTAATAATTTAGTTTTCTCTTCGAAGTTTACTACGCCTAAGTATTCTATATTTTTTTTTGATATTTGCTCTGGAATAGCTTTGTCTATATCCCCTGAGCCACAAATAATAAGTTTTTTATTACAATAATTAGCAACCTCAACTGCCAAACTAATACCTTTTCCCCATATAACCCTTCCCATAAACATAAGATAATCATCTTTTGTGTCAGAATATACATGCTTATCTACATCATAAAAATTAGGTATTACAGCATCGTAAGAATGTGGTCACATGGTATTAGAGTTACCATATAAATAATGCATCCAAGCATAAGATTCAAAAACTTTATATTCAGCAAAAATACCCTCATATCCAATTCCAGGTTCGACAGAAATTATAGGAAGATCCTTACCGATGGGAGCATGATGATGTCCAAAAAAACATAATAAGAATTCTTTGTTTTCTTCTTGAATATTATTTTTTACAGCAATACGAGCATTCTTAAAAAACTCTTCTCAAGCAACGCCATCGGCTGTAGAAAAATGTTGTTTTCTCGTATCATCTTTGGTTTCATATGCTAAGTGAAAAGTGTTAGTACTTACTACTGTTTCAAATTTTGTGCAGCGAACCTTTCCACCCTCTACCCCGTAATAAATTACATCATGTCCTCTATCAAATAACATTTCAGCCATTAGAACTGATTTATTTGTAAAAGGATCTGTAGGATACTGACTATTTGCAATGGAATGAGCAACGCCCAAAATATGGAATTTCATATTAATTATTTTCCTTTTTTTCTAATTCTTGTAACACTGCCATAGTCTCATTAAATAACACTAAAAATCTATTTTGAGTTTTTTCAAACACACGTATCAAGGAAGTAGTATCTTTTCCATATGTATGTAAAAAGTATATTAAATTATTACAAACCTTATCCTCCGTATTTACTGTTCAACTTCCTTTATCTTGTCTGGTTAATTCACGCATATGACTAACTACGTGCTCGGTGTATACTAATGCGTCCCTATTTGCGGCAAAACATTCTGCCACTAAGAAAGCCTCTGTATCAAAACCCACACTTAATGTTTGTATTTTTTCTCCCCATGCTTTTAAAAGTGAGGGCTTAATAAATAGAAAAATAGTTTCCAACAAATTATAAGCTGGATCCCCGTTACTATGTTTTAATTTATATCTTAGATCCATATCCATTATGGTAGCTAGGTCCTTGTTGCAATACTTTGCCATCACGCTTCCCGTAACCCCACAACTTAGTATGCCAGGATTTTTTTTATCTAAAATAGTTAACATGGCCTGCATGTGTTTATCAAAATCTTTAGCAGGAAATATATCTTGATTGCATCATAAAATATAATCGTTAGTCATATCAACTATTTGTCCATACTCATATAAAGCTTTTCCATAAGAGGAAGCAGCCTTTTTAGGGACAAATATTGAATGTGTTTCTATGGCTTGACGTTGGTTGGCTGGCGTATTATCAATAAACAGTACATCTCCAAAATATGGAGTTAAAAAGTTTAAATGATTTATTAAATCATAATGTGTGTGCAATAAACTAACTGTTTGAATTTTCATTTTTAAGTTCTTTTGGTAAAAAGTTGTGATAATGTACTAATTTAGCAGAGTTTCATACTTGTAAATCATTCACCTCTGTCTCTAAAATAGTGCGATTGTAAACATTAGTAGAAAACATTTGAATACTAGATATCAGTTTGTCTGAGTATAACATGTGGTTTAGAGCGCCTTGTTCGTTAGGTCATATATTTATTTTAGGCTCTAATTCAGTACAAAGGGTTGACCAGTTATTTAAAAAGTTTCTAGCCTTTACATTGTTTAAATTAAAGGCCAATAGTCCAGCGTTGATCGTCATTTCATTTCTATATTCCCAACACTTTTCAAATATTGAAGTAAATTGGGCATTAAAATATGTCTGTGAACCACGCTCTCTAACATTGAAATCGTTTTGTTGTTGGAAAGTGGCATAATCTGGAGTAGTATTTAACCAAATATTGTTATCTTTAAATTCTAAAAATTCTTCTAAGTTGTCGTTTGTAATAGTATCCGCATCTAAAATAAGTAAAGTACCAGAAGTTGCGATATTGGAAGCGCAAATACCTTTAGCCCAATAAACATTTTTATCTGATATAATTTCTTTATTGAAAAAAGGAAGTTTAGCAAAATAAGCTGACTCTTCTTTTTCTAATCCTACGTTTATTATTGTTAAGTCAAAATTCTCATGTCTGCTGGCAAAACTATTAATGGCCAGTTTCGCCTTAGCAAAATACGGGGAATTTACTATAAGCATAAGATGAGTTTTGGTATACTCTAAATAATTTTGACGATAATTAACAAAATAATCTATTTCATCATAATCAAAGTACCATCCTTTTTGGGCTGTAAAATGCTTTGCACATTTCTCAAAAAATGCGTTAAATTTTGGATAGACTGCATCCATTGAAAAATTAGCCATAGCCCATTCACGGCATTTTTTTGGATTGATTTTATCTAAGTTATCAAAGGCATATAAAAAATCATTCCAAGTTCTTCCTCTAAACCCAACCTCGCCATGAGGTACAGTTTCTGTATATACCCCCCAATCAGTAGTTATAACTGGAGTACCTGACATTAAGCTCTCTATATGCACATTTCCAAATGGTTCTACATAATGAGTATTGCACATAGTTGCTTTAGCGTTAGACAAGAGTTTTTTCTTTTCCTCTATACCAACTACGCCTACATATTCTACATTAGGAAAATCCTTTACCCAGGAAGTGTCTCCGTTTCCAGCTAAAATTAGTTTGATATTTTTTTCTTTAGCTAATTGGGCTGCTACATGTATTCCTTTAGTATCAATCATTCTTCCAAGACATAATAAATAATCTTCTTTTTCAGCCTTAAATTCAAATTCTTCCGCTTTTACATAACCAGGAATAACTGCATCAAACCAGCCGGGAGCTTTTAAGTGCGTATCCTTAATGCCGTAAACCGTATGCATTCAACTATGGCTTTCAAATACTTTATATTGTGTGAATACTGCATCATACCCGATACCGAATTCTATTAAAGCAATCTTTTTACTAATCTCTAGTAAAGTCGAGGATCAAAAGCCAAAACTAGCTAATACCACTTCTCTGGAAGGATCAATAATTCCTTCAATAATTTTTTCTGGAAATGTTTTCATAGCCAATTGGTATGTTGGCATGTTCACTTTATGTTCATGAAAAGTTTTATTAGCGTCTCTTTTTCCATGTGTTTCCTCTCATAATTTATAAGGAATGCAAGACACATATTCAATACCAGGAACACTGTATTGTTTTAAATGGTCTGGAATTTCCACACCATAATGAATAACTTCGTGCCCTTCTTGCGCTAGTTTTTCACATAACAATCATATCTTAGTGGTATAAGCACAAGTCATCATCTGTGGATGATCTCTTATGGTCAAAGTATGTGGTAATCCATATATGTGAATTTTTATTTTATCCATCAGTAGTTGGTGGTTTAGTTTTTAAAATTAAGGCTAGATGTTCTCCTCTAACTCTTTTCTCTTTGGTATAATCTACAACAATGTCTTTTATAATTTCAAATTTTGATTTAAATACTTTAAAACTAGCTGTTGTTAAGTTTTGTGGATGTCCCTCATAAATACCAACATTTATTGGCTCCATTATTTTAACAATAGTGTTTGGCTTGCACATCTTTAATATGGAATTAAATGCTCCTTGTAAGTCGTCTACATGTGATAAAACATTATAGCATCATATCTCGTCTGCTCCAACAATATCATTACAATCCTCTATGTTCTTATTTATAAAATTAATATTTAGATCATCGAAAATAGTTCTTAGTTTTGGCAATTCTTTTATATAATTAATTGGATCAATGATATATCCTTTTTTTATGTTCAAAGATTGAAGAAGTATAGAACAAGGCCCACCTCCAACATCTATTATAGTTTTATTGTTTAAATTAAGAGGAATTTCTAATTCTTTTTTAAAAACAGCATGTCCAGCTTGTGTTCATATTCGATTTATTGGGATTTTATGTCAATCTTTTTCGAATTTATTTTTATCAAAAGAAGCATACCAATCACCTTTCTCTAATTGTAGTACTTTATTATAATATTTAATATATTTTTTATAAGCAGCTTCTAAACTAAAATTTCTTAAAGCATAATCTCTACATTCGTATCTAGATATATTATTGATATTTTCCACTGCGTTGACTAGATCATCTCAACAAATTGCTCTAAAACCTGTTTTACCTTCTATTACTGTTTCTGGAAAAGCTCCATGATCTGTAGTAATTACAGGAGTGCCAGATATTAAACTTTCAATTACTATATATCCAAAAGGTTCTGGGTACAGGCTTAAAGAAAATAATCCTTTAGCATTTGATAATAATAACGCTTTCTCGGTTTCTGAAACTGGGCCTATGTAAGTCACATTATTTCTAACATATTTTTCCCCAGGACCTGGTCCAGCTATAATTAGTTTAAAGCCTAACTTAGCTTGTAATTCTAATGCTAAATGCAGTCCTTTTGAATGTGCATAATCGTCCTCCACTCTTGCCATGTATAGAAAATAATCTCTTGGGTTTGGATTATAAATATATTCCTCTGGATCAATATAACCATGTATTACAGTTTCAGATCAGTTGGGTTTTTCATTATGATTGCGACCATCTATGTGATTTTTAATATAATAACTTTCCCACACTTTATAATATGCAAAATGACAATTGGGATATCCGATTGCCATTTCTATTACAGGTGCTTTGCAGTTTTTGAAAGTACTTCCTTCATACATATCCCCAAAAGGTGCTAAAATTATGTCATCTTTTATTAAACGTTTATTTACTTCTTTGGCGAAGTTATCTCGCGCTCAAATGTTTGTCGGTACTTCTGTATTAAAAGCTGTTCGGGTGTCAGAAGTGATTTTTCCAAAACATTCGTCAAACATGTTATTAGGATAAAAATCTATTAACTTCGTACAAGGAGCTGTACTTCCTGTATGTGCATATAAAAAAACTTCATGATTATTATCATATAACATTTTACACATGTTATGAATTTTTTGTGTATAAGCACAAAAGGCTCAAGGAAGATCTTTTCTTATTTTTGTATGTGGCAATCCAAGTATATGAAATCGCATATATAATTAAGTGGTTTGTGGGTCTACTAAATTTGGGTTGGTAAAAACAGCCAAGCTAGTTAAGTAACCTCCTTGGTTTAATATATCTGTCGTGAGTGTTGCTTTAATAACTGGAGTTTCTCCTTCTACAAATCCTGTAAATCCAGCTATGTATGAGACACCAGAAACTGTATATTCTGCGATAACCCCAGAAGTTGTTACTTCTATGTCTCTTAAATCTCTATATCCATTAGGAAATAAATTTCCATTACCTATGACAGTGGTATCTGCAGTGTCTAACCAAGTAAATCAATTACCGGCCCCGGTAAAGTCTGTTTCTAATTTAAACTTTGCATCTCCTGTAAGATTGAAATCGGCAGTTACAACAGCTTTTGTAATTCCAGAAACATTTACATCTACTGATGATGTTTCAAAAATATAAGCAGTATTTGATTCCGTAACAGCGGGAGGACGAATTAAAAAATCTCTAGCAACCATAGTATTAGAACTAGAAACAAGATCGTCATCTACAGCTGCAATTAAAATAGCTCTGGAAGCCCAAGTTATTGCATTAAATTGTGCTAATAATCTTTCTAATCGTATTTCTGGTTTTAAACTGTCGGTATCTATATCATCAACAATACTTATATACCGAGTATCATCACTAGTAAATCCACGACCTTTAAATCTAAGTTCATAATAATTTGTAGTAAGTCCAGTAAATGTAAAGCGGCCATCTTTCGAAGTGCTATCCACATCTATGCGTACTCCATCGAGATACAAGCTAACCAATGCACCTTGAATAAGGTTTCCGTTAGAATCTTTTAAAACTTCTGTATAAGTTTTTGACATTATATAATTGGTTAATTATTTTTAAGAAGTACTACCAGAATCTTGAGTTGTTCCACCTAATATATTTATTTTAGGTTTAACTCACACAATAACTCCGCCACGCACACTACAAGTATTGTTGGGAGAATCCGACGGATCTCATAAATCAATTACTAATTTTCTAGGACTATAAACAGATTGTGTTATATCGAAATTAAGAGTTTCTGAATAAGTACCGACTCCCGCAATTTCTAAAAGACTAGCACTCGCTTCTTCTGGATATTGATAAAATCTCATTACAGCCGGTGAAGATGAAGAAACACCATCTACCGAAGTTACGTTTACAGCTATATTTGTAATTGTATAATCAACTGGCAAGTCTTTAAATTCATGTACCAAACGAGATGCTTTATCTACTCCAATAGTCCACGGATCTCCCACAACTATTAAACCAGAAACATCTGTTAAACTTTCAATCTTAAAGCGTTGCGTCATAAGAGATCCACTAATAGTAGTTAAATTATCCAACATTCTAGCTTCGTGAGTACCTCCACCGCCGCCAGAATACGCCACAGACATTCATTCTCCGTTAAGTTGATTACTTCCGTACATAGCTAAATCACTCATAGTAACATTAACATTAGAATTAGCCATGTCACCTATATTGGCAATTGTTCCGGAAACCGTTTCCACATTAAAACCAGCTAAATGCCAGGCTTCATCTGACGGAGCCACTCCACCGCCACCAGCAACAATATTTGAAGCCACGGCTGTGCCTACAACTTGTTTATTTTGTAAGGGTCTTACTGAAACGTACCAAGTATTTGGTTGGTTAGAACTAATTGGAACAAATCTATTTTTTGTAATAAGATGTGTGGTATTAGTATAATTTTCAAAACCATTTTCCGCTACAGTAGAGTAAATTATTTCAAACTCATGAGCTGTTTGCTCAGAATCTGTAGTATCTTCTCATCCCGTAATATCTATATTAAATCCATAATTAGTAGATGTTAAAGATATTGAACCTGTGTTATCTAAAAATGGTAATTTATGTTGATAAGGACTTTGATATGTAACAGATGCTTGTCCTCCTGCTGCATGATCTGGATCATAACTTCCAAACGGTAAAGAGCTTACCAAACCTTCTTTATCTGAATTAAATCCATTAATTTTTACAAACCATCATTTTCCTAATTCAAGTTTAACTATTAATTCTGGTGATGTTCTATGAACTGCTCCTAAAGTATGTGTTGTTTTATAATGCGCACGATTAGCGTTGGTAGCATCGAATTCACTGAGGCTAACAGTATATCCTTTAGTTTTAGTATCATCTAATATTTTTGATGGATATTCGGCCGAAGATATATGTGTGCCGGCCACTAAAGATTGAGACGAAGTATCAAGAGTAAGTACTCGGTAAGATCCGGAAATAGTAGAACTTAAAATGTCAAATTCCGGCTCACCGACAGAGCTAAATTTAAAAATGCTTCTAGCAACTTGTGTGTTAAAAGTATTTGTTTCACCTACTTCATTTGTGAGAGGCAAAGTGACTGTTCCCGCAGTATAGTCTACATCAATGGCAACTAGATTATCATATCCCCATTTTAAATGAAGATATGCTTTTTTTTCTGTAATATCTTCAGTAGGAAATACATCATAGATTCTAAAATTAAGAACAGGATCTGGGGTAGATTCCTCAACTTTTACAGAACTACCATTTAATGTAAGTGTATTTACAGCAGCAATTCCGGAGGCTGTTAATGTATCCATAGAAACAGCTGCGTCAAATTGTGATGTTTGTTTAAATAAACTTGTAGTGTTTAAAATAAGTCCATTAGTTGCTGTGTAATCTCCAACTGCTATTGAACGGTTACCAGGATTAATTGCTAATAGATCATTACCAGCCACATCTTTAAAAAAGACTGATCTGTTGTTAGTTACAGGTTGAACTGTAAGTTTTCCAAGATTACTGCCGTTATCATTAGCTAACACAGAAATATCAAACACTGTGTCAGTATCTGAGTCTGTAGAAGTAGAATCCGCATCTAATCTGAGAGTTGTTGTTACTTGCGAACCTCGTTGGTGCAAGTGAAAATGTTTTAAGGGATCAAAGGATACATAATTAGTTCATCCAAAGTATCCAGAATTATTTCAATGCATATGACTTCCGAAAATTCCAATAGAGTCAGTAAATCCTAATTTTTGATCTGATGCATCGAAGACTAATCTTCCAGAATATAAGCCAGAAGAATTTAAAAAATTTAAATATCCAGTATTTGTTAAACCAACAACATTTAAAGCAGTTTGAAACTGACCCGTACTTTCCCCGACGACAGCGCCTGAAAAGGCCCCAGTTACAGCAGTTAGGCCTGAAGTGGTAAAATTATTTACTTCTAAATCTGCGGCTAATTTGTTTGTACCTGTACTGTCTCGATCCTTAAAAACTAGTAAAGAGTCATCTAATACTTCTGTACGTACTTTAAGATCGTAAGAAGCTCTTAAATCGACCACACCAGCTACTGCAGTGTGTGTTGAAGAAGAATCTAAATATGTTCAAGCAGAAGATTGAAATAAATAACTAGCCCCTACTGTTCCTGTCTTTACCAGGGCTAATGGGATTTCATTAGAGCCGTAAGTAATATCCGTTCCACTAGCTAAAGCTACCCAAATAATAGTATAAGAATCACTAAATCTTGTGTTCTTTTGAGAATAAGGATTATCACTAACAGTGTCGAACAAAAAACTATTTTGTGCAGCAACAGGGCTTCCGCCCAATTCCGCATATCGTAATTTAACTAAGTATACTGTCGAAGCAGCTGGACTTGTTAAAGAGGTTTCCTGTGTAGAAGGTAATGTGTAAAACTCACCGTTACCAAAAAAGACAGTACCACCTTGTACTTGTATACGAGTTTCTAAACCATCTTGAGTATATAAACTGATTTTAAAATCATTTTCCCCAGTTACTAAAGCTCCATTATTTTTTAGTATAGGTAATCCATTAGAGGTTCCTAATAAAAGACTCAGTCTATTGTTTATATTAGCCTGTATTTTAGTTTGAAGATCTTCAAATACAGTCTCAAAATTTTGTTTAGTACCTGCTGGTATTTTTATTTTATTCATAATTATTCCTTAAGCTTTTTCAATTTCAATTGTGGCACCGTAGAAGTTATGCACGGTAGGTCCGGTATTATAAACTTCGAATATAACATACTTAAAACCACCAGCAACCATTACAGTAGAATCACTTATATTATATGGTGTTATTGATTCACTAGAATCCGCTGAGACGGAGTCTGTTCAGGTCGACGAAAGACTGGTGCGATCCTCATTCTTTACACTACATTCGTGAACTTTTCATTTAACTAAGGTATTTGATGCCCAAAGACAGGCTCCTGTTGTTTTAAATCCAATTGGAAGTGGTATATATGCATAAGTGTATCCAAGAGTTTCGAGCCTATAATAATCATATGGAGATCCGCGCACACCTGTATCTGTATGTGAATATCCCTTTTCAAATGCTATAGTAGATAATTTAATACGTGTTTTATCTCCGAAGTATCCTGCACTTTCTTCTATAACAGCCCCAGTTTTAGATGCTGTCCATATATTATTTACACCAGAGATTGTATCATCAATGATATTTGTACTTAAATTTGTGATAGTTACATCACCCAGCTGCACTCCGGAAGCGTTAACAGATATAGTTGCGTTTCCTGGCTTGACATCTCAATTTCCTCCAGCCAGTTGCATACTATTTCCAAATACCGAGGATGCCACCTTATCAGTGGTAACGGCGTCTGTCGCTAGTTTAGCTTCCACCACCGCACCTGTTCCTATTTTTGCTTCCGTAACAGAAGCGCTTGCTAGTTTACCTGTGGTAACTGCTAAATTACCAATTTTAGCTGTAGTAACTGAAGTTGCAGCTAACTCTGCAGTATCTATCGCAAGATTTGCCATTTTAGCATTTGTTACGGCGTCATCTTTAATTTGTGAGGTGCCTACTAAGTCTGCACCTAAAGTTGCAGTTGCGTCAATAGTACCTTTATAAGTTCCGGCACCTGTCGCATTAATATCTCCGCTCACATCTAGCGTTCCACTAATTGTTAATCCAGCAGCGACTAATGTTTGCATAACAGAGCCATTCAAGCTTTGAAGCCAGGTAGTCCCGTCCCACACTGTTTGAAGTGTGTTTGTATTTACAGTATACTGCTCACTAATATTTTGTCCAGAAGCTACTTCATATATTCCTGAAAAGTCATTTAACATCGACTGTGGTTTAAAATGGAAATCTGAAGTAGGAGCCACTGTGTGATAGCCCAAAGCAAGTTTAGTTCTAGCTCGAACGTTTCCTGCGAAATCTGTTGCGAATCCTGTTGTAATGGCTGAAGCACCTTGAACTCATGTTTGAGATGCACTTGATAAAACAGCATCTGTTTCTAAATCTAAATGTAATCAATTGTTAGTAGCAGAAGCCTTAACTCCGTTTCCACCACTAATAGTCAAGTTATAAATAGTATCATCATCTACTTTTATGTTAGTTATGCTATTATTACCCAATCCATTACGATATGTTAAAACATTAAATAGTGAATCATCTCCCAAATCCTTTCTACCGATATCTAATAAGTTAGTACCGCCACGTCCAGCAGAAACCATGGTTTTATTTGTTAAGGTTTGTGAAGCAGTAGTGCCTACAAGCACTCCTTCCGCTCCTGTGATAACTCCCTCATTAACCTCAATAGCAGCTTCTATGATTTCGAAATTACTTTGAATTCCGCTCAACGCGATATTTGGAGTCTGTGTATTTACTAAGGCTGTTAATGCGTCCATTTATTTCTCCATTATGGTAATAGTGTAAAAGGTAAACGACAATCTCCTATAGCAAAATCGTCGTGATCTCAAGTGTCAAAAGCAGTAACTCCTGATACTTTAATTTCTGCTATAACTCTTGTTGTATTATATGTATCATCAATACTTAGTCGAAAATCATAAATAGTATCAACCGGAGGATCTGTTAGATCCGCGCTCATCCCTAAAGTTGTTGAGCTTGATATAGGACTCAATAAGCTCGAACTAGTTAGCAATGCAATAGTTGGAGCTGTCTGTTCTCATGTCTTTATTAATATATCATTTTCCAAGTCCGAAAGCAACCCAGAAAGAGAAATATCTGCACCAGCTGGATCGTATCAACTTGTTACATCACCAGTAATTGTTCCACTTGGTGCTGCATTAATTATTTTAGGTTTGCTTCCCGCTGGTATAAAATTAGTTAAAAAGTATTCTATTAAATCTGAGTTTGGGGTATTAGCATACTCAACACGATTGGAATGATGAGCACATAATAAATGATAAAGCTCAATATTATTTACAATAGAGCCTTCAGTATCACTAATAGTGATTTCCGCTCCTTCATTTTCATGTTGAGTGCACTGCATATACACAGTGTCTGCATGGGTTGAATTTGGAGTAAATACCAACTTGTCTAAATAAATTCTTTCAGATGTATCTTCTGCATAAGTAGTGCCCGCATATGGTTCTAATTCATTGTACAGTACCGCGCCTTCTCACGTAGTGCCATCTAAAAACTTTCAAGTGCGCACTACAGCGCTACTATCTGTCAACACACCAGAAACAGTGCCACCTAAAGTGTGTGTGCTTAAAGCAAAATTATGGTCTTTGTTATGATAATTAAAGGTGTAACTGATGTTACGAACTAAAGTCAACATTTTAAAACTCCCCATCAAGATTTTTAGAGCGCACAGTTAAATCTAGTTTCTCAATAAATTTAGGAGTTACTCCTAATTCATTTATATGATCTATACCTACATCGAATTCTAATACACTTCCTGTTTTTGTCATATAACCAGAAACAGTATATTCGTCTATCAAATAATCTACTAAACTGATTCCAGAACAGATAACATCAAATTTAGATACCGACTGACCATCTACTATGTTTAAAAGTAAACTATCTGTAATTTCATAAGTTTGTGTTGTATTATCAGATAACAAAACATCAACATAATTATAATTACTTATATTTGTAATAGAAGATATTACTCCCGATTCATATACAAAAGGAAGTCCTTTTACTAAGGAGTACGCAGCTTCCAAATTTGAAACTGTAGGTGAAGACCTTAACTTAGAGGAATAGGCATATGACCAGTTCTTTAAATGAGTTGCATATGCTAAGCGTTTTTGAGTATAAGTTAACGCACCTGTAGCATAACCACTGGCGTATGGTTGATAGTGATTATTTAAAACAACATCTTCTGGAGTATCCGCACCAAACCCTGGAAAGTATATACTAAATAAGGATGGCAATAAACTATATCCAGATAAGGCTAAAAACTTTTCTCCAGCCTGTAATGGTTCTTGCTCTGCTCTATAAAAAATAACATTAGAAATATCATCTACCACACTAATTGCTAAAGAACCAGAGGGGTTGTTATAATAAATAGTATCTGGAGTTAAGGCTGTTGGAGTATAATCAACAGTAGTCGAAGTGCCGGGCGTTGTTAAATTACTTCCAACACTTGTAAGAGCAAAATTATCTATTGTAGTTAATACAAATACATACCTAACACCTCGTTTAAGGGTTATAGATCGTCCTTTAACATTATTAATTATAAAACTATCGCCACTAACTTCTTGTGTTACGTCGAACTTGACTTTATGTAGGTTTTGTAAAAACTTTATTTTATGTAAATCTTCTACTTCATAGTGAGTCTGCTCTGTTAATACTTGAGAAGTTGTGTAACCACTTAGAGTGGGAATAGACACATAAGCTCTTTCATCGCCAAGTTGATATCTAAAAGTCTTTACAGCTGTATTGGTTGCTGGCAATGTTCTAGTTAGTGCTGTAATTCCCACATCAGTGTAAGAATTTGTTTCTACTGAATCCAATAAAGCTAAAGTGCCTCCAACTGTACGTCCATATACATTATAGTGAGAGGCTCCTGTAACAGCGCCCCATCCTAAATTTATATTATTAGCACTAAGATCCGTTCCTCCACTAATTACTACAATTGAGTTTGAAACAGGTGTTTCTCCAAAATCTGTTATGGCACTTATTTTATAAGCATAAGACTCCCCATTAAGTACTGTAGCTGAAGGTGACCCAGAAAGAGTAGTTGGGATATCTAAAAATGTTGTATCAATATTTATATTATTTCCTGTGAAAACAATATTATATGACTGATAAGCATGTTCTAAATACCCAGTAGTATGTTGCAAATACGTAGTTAAATCTGCTTGAAAAAGTTCAAACAACAACCCCTCAACACCTGTGTATACTGCTGATCAATATTCTTTCAGTGTAGTTTTAGTAGCTTCGTCTAAGTTATTATAAAAAGAACCGAGACTATCTAGTATTCGATCTGTACTTATAACTGGTTGTGGGTTAAAACTCATTATACTTTAGAGATACCTGTTAAATAGTTTACATGTGTATAAAATCTGCTCACATTCGCAATAGGAATTGTATAAGTAGAGGCAACTCTTACAGTTGTTTTTACAAACACCGGATCATACTCAATAGCATTAATGTCCATGTCTACATTTACATAGGTAGCTCCATTATCATACAGGTAACTTATCAAATCCGACTTGTCGAAAGTAAGGGCTGTTAGTGCATTAAAATAGCTCGCAACTACATCAGTTGCTTCTCCAACACTCAAAGATCCTGAAAACTCTAGTTTTGTAACTTGAATTATAGTAGGAGGCATTACTTTTACTAATTGGTCTGCCGATGGGTATCTTCTACTTACATCGTTAATGTATGTATCTATGACATCTCCACTTCCAAGATATCTATAACTTACTTCTATAAGAGTTCCAGTCATGTCATCTAAATCAAATGTTAATGTATAGTTTGCATTTTTTGAAAAGGTAGCACCTGTATTATTATTTGTAACAACATAAGAACTGGCATCAAACTCTACTTGAGAAATAAATTCTCTCACACTTGTAATGGTTTGAATGTGGTTATGGGTTCCCGTAAGTGCCTGTAAGTTTAAGGTATTTCCTGTAACAGATCCTACCACAGAGCCTTCCACAATACTTAGTGGATCGTGTACGTAAATATCTCAAGCGTTTCCTCTATGCATAGCTAGTTCGGATCCGTTATTTACTTCGACATAGTAAGTACGTAAACTATGTTCTGTGTCATTAGGAAAAGCAGAACCACTGTTTATGGCCGCTGCCGCAATATAAATGTAATTATCAGCATCTAAATAATCACTCAAACCTGTGACAGTTTTAGTAAGCTTAGCTAAAGCAGTGTTGCTTCCTATATTGTCAATTGTATAGGTATTGGTTCCAATATTTTCCCAAGCGGCTGTAGTTTGATTATAAACTAGAGCTCTTACTTTGCTATGGCCTTCACCATTGAGAGCGTATTGTACAGGATCATATCCTATTCCGTAGTAATTTAAAACAGCAGAAGAGCCTGGAGTGAAGTACTGCCCAGCTAAATACATTTTAAATAAGTGCATGGAAAAAGATTCTTCAAAAGAACTGATAGTTAAGTTATCTAAATATCATTCATTGTTTCGCGTTTCAGCTACTGCCACTCCAAAATGATTTTTATAACTAGTAATTACACCTGTTCCGGTATCACTCGTTATAGCATCTCCAGATACAGGAATATAAGGAGGATAGGTAGTACCCCTATCTATAACTAAAGAAGCGGTAACATCATAACTGCCGGAATCGTTATCCCAAATCCAACCTTGGAAACCAAGTTTTGGAAAGACTTTTAATTTAAATCCATAAGTTACATCTGGAACAATCCAAACTTTTGCAGCTTGTAGAAACTGGTTAGTTCCACCTGTTTGGTCTCAAAGCTGATCTCTACCTACTCAAACCTCATCTTGTAAAATATCATTATCTACTAAGTAAACATTGTATTTTCAGTAAGCTTTCGGCAAACCTACACCAAACCAACTGTCATCAAAATCTGTTTGATACTCTTCTACAAATTGTGCGGTATCTAATAAAAGCTGATTAGATGCACCAGGATAAGTTGCTCCGGAGTCTATTAAATAACCATTAATTCTAACTAAATAAGCTGGTTGTTTTCTCCAAGCAAGACCATACCCATCATGTGGTTTATAAACTACAGAATTTCTCAATACTGTTATATAACACATTTCACCATCATCAGTATTATCTGTTGTAGCCATTGTTAAATTAATTTCAATGCCAGTATGCTGATCTAATTGTTTGTGGAAAATAGGAGACACATTATTAAAATAAGTGTTATTAAGTAAAACTCCCAATTGTTCATTCCCTAAATCTTGTTCTGTCGGATTACCGGAATTTATTAATTCATAAATACTTGTTAATTCGCTTAAAACAATAGATATTTCTTCAGTTATACTACTTTCGTCAATTACTTTTCCAAGTCGTAATCGGTTGTTAGCGATGTCTATACCAAATTCATCCACATATTGCGGATTTTGGTCTAGCCGCACCCCATCATGAAATTGTCACATACCAGATATCATCATAATAGCCAGTGGATCTTCGGCCGCACTATAATCAAAAAGTTCTCTCACATAAAATTCTAATGATGATTCAATATAATCAGTGTCTGCAAGTAAATACATTCCCTCATACATGGCATTTGAAAATTCCTGAGATCATGCTCCAGGATCTGGACTAGAGACAGTATCTGACTCATCTGAATCTGTAAAGTAGCCTAAGAATGCTGTGTGCTTTTTATCGTATTTTCCAGTATGCATTCCGGAATATGTGTGTAAAAAATCTTCAGATCTATAAGTTGTAAATTGAGTATAACTAGTGGTTAAATCTCGGATCATGCGATCATGCCCAGCACCCACTACCTCTACGTCTATAACAGAATCAATTAAATCCTGTATGCCGTTTTTGATAGCATCTGGTGATGCTAATGAATAGTTTAAAACAGTGTTTCTTATTCTGTTAAAAAATGTTTCGTTATCCTCTCGTAAAGAACCTCCAATAAAACTGGCAACATTGACAATCTTTACAGGAGAACTTTGTGAGGCTCCTCTAATAGTGAAAAGAGTTCCAACCTCAACGTCATTTAGACCGGCCTCCTTGGCTTGGATTAATAAGTTTCCAGTATCATATAAAGGATATTCGCTGCTGTTTAGTTGCATCTGAACTTGGGAGATATAAAAATCACTTAGAGTTTCGAATTCTACTCCACCACTACTTACTAAAATTGTACCCTTAGATAATTTAAATGGACGTGGAGCAGTAAAGGATGCTTTTACGTATCCATAGGACTTGGTTCCGGCTGTTCTATAAACCATAAAGTTAGCAGCAACAGCGTCCAGCTCTCCTTCTGATAACAGAGATAAATCGCTAACAGTTTGTCTTGCGATAATCGCATCGTGCTCTACTTGATAATCCGCTAAAGCGTGGCTTATTGGATTAACTAATATGTCAGAAATTACACTTCCATCACTAACATTAATGTTTTGTTCTTTTAATTTTTCTTTTATTAAATTAACAATTTCTATTTGATTCATAAATACTCCTATGGCAATGTAATTGCGACAGTGCTGTTTGTCGCGGTAATAATGGACAAACTAATAATTCAACCACCGACAACGGCATCGAAAATAATATTATCTAATGTAATATCGACTACGGTTTCTTCCGGCTCTAATACAATTCCATCAATTTCCATTTTTTCTTGTTGAAGCTTTACATCTTCTACTAGTTTTACTAAATAAACTGGAAACATTTCCTTTAAAGCATCAACTTGGCCAGGATGTGTTGTAGTTCCAAAAAAGCTAGCGATTTCACTGCCGTAACTACTGTCAAAGAAGTTAGATCCTCTTTTTGTGAGCATCATTTTAGCTAAACGCTGTTTGAGCAAAGTGGTGCCACTGGCCAGTTCCCCAGCACCATCTAATGTGTACTGTAAGTAATCTGATCCCGCAAGATTTTTAATTAATTTTATATCTCGTAATCCGGCCATTATGCCATTAACTCCTCTACTTGTTTTTCAGCTGATTGTAATACTTGATACTTATCACTTAACGCAGCTAAACTTTTATCTTTATAAGAAACCCATTCCTTTAATTTATCTATTCCATAGCCCTTTTCCAAGCTAATTCCAAAAAATTTTCCTCAATTCTCTAAAAAAGCGATATTCACTCCTTCTTTTTCTGATAAACATTTGATAAAACCAATACCTTCTGTTGCTCTGGCAGTGTCGTCCAATACGTCAACCAATCCAGATAAGTCTCCCTTTTTTAGCGTTTCATTAATATTAGCTATGTTTAGTTTATCTCCTAACCCTTCCAACAATTCTTCTAAAATTCTTCGCAAAGCTGGAAACGAAGCAATAGCTTCTATTTTGTGTATTAAGTTATTAGCCAAAACAAGTTCTTCGGCATCTTTAGTTATCTGCTCGTTAAGAGCAACTCGTATAGATTGAACTCCCGCTGTGAAATATGGTGATTGAGTGAGAAGTATTACAACATCAAAAGATAGAGGACCTAAAAAACGTTGGGCTAACTCAAACGCTGTATCACCAGGCTCTTTTGGAGCTGTGTGTTTTTCTACAATATAGCTCTCCAAAGAATCCAAAGCAAGAGTGGCTTGACTAAAACTTGACAAAGTTGCGGTTGGATTAAACTCGTAAGCTGTTCCACCAATAGTAACAGAAAGCTGTTGATCGCCTATAATAAGATTTAATAAATTTCTAGCACCTACTAAGTCTGTGTTTCAAGAAACTTTGTGACCTTGAATATCTAAAAAGCTTTTATCCTCTTCCGTAGCGATAAAAGTCTGCATCGTGTTTTTTACTTTTAATAAGTTAAGGTGTGCAGGTCAAAGAATCGATCTCCCAATGCCGGCTGCTGCGTTTAAAAATTCCCAATTAGTAGGAAATAGCAATAGTGCCGCCTCTGCTGTTTTCCCAGCCATCATTAATACTAACCAAGTTAAATCTTTAGTTTTGTTATCAGTAAAGAATGGATCTACATTTTTTGTTCTAATTTCTGGAAAGATATTATCAATAATTGTGTCTGGTATTTTGAGTCTTTTATTGATCTCCTCCCTATTCGATGCATTTAAAGAAAGCCATACTGGGAATTTTTTAATTAAAATATCCGTAGATTCTGAAACAATTTCCTTTAATAAAACAAGTCTAATAAATTCTGGGAACACATTAAATACTTTACGCAATAGCCCCGTCACAATTGTTTGTCTATTTTCTTTAAAATTGTCTCCGTAATATTTATCTTTAATCGCTGTTTTTAATCCAGTCATATAATCGGACAAGCCTTCAAAAAAGTTAGAACTCGTGGCCAAGCTGTTAGTAATAGTTGGAATCTCTAAACCATACTCATTGTGAATTTTAACTAACTCGTTGGAAAATACTGAATAATTTCCACCAGTAAGGTCATCAATTGCTAAATTTATTTCATTCTTCGCTATGTCTAGATTAGAAACATTTAAAGACAGCTTTTCAGTGGTATCATTAGAAACTGTTTTTATATATTCAGAAGCTACTAATCTACTTGCTGTTTTAACATGTCCCAGACTTTTAGTTATTTCAGGAAAAGCAATATCTCTAAAATCTGAATCAAATAAATCTCCTAAAGCATCCATAAATGCCAGTAAATATCCCAACTCTCGAACTAAAATTTCTGATAATTGTATACGCTGTGTTAAAGAAACACTTAGTTGTTTTGCAGCTAAATAAATTAAGATGATCTCGAAACTAGGTATAGCTGTAATTGCCATAGTAACTGCTGCCACGGTGGCGGATAGAACATTTTCAAATAACATTTTATCAACAGTAAGTTCTACCATTGCGTTGCCGGCTCCTGAAAACAAATCACTCATTAGTACGCCAAATACGCCAAGAAAATTTCCCATAGATTTGGCTGAAATAAGGTCTACAGCTTCTTTTGTTTCATCTGCTAGATCTTTGGTTTGTTCTCGTATAGATTGTAATATTTCTGAATATTCACACGAACTTTCAGAGGTTAAACCAAGTGCTGTTTTTACGGTAGTATATGTTTGATCTAAGGTAGGCATTATTTTATTAGTTGTTTAATTTCTTTTCCTAAGGCCGCTTTTCTAGTTCTCAGCTCATTTCCACTTATTCTTAGTTTTGATATAATTTGTCCAGATAATAGTTTTGGAGTGTTTCCCATTCCAAACGTATATTCTAATATTTTTTTATCAATATTATCTGCATCAAAATAAACAAATTCTAAAGCCTGTAATAGTTTTGGGTCTGCTGTAGTAGTATCTGAATAGAAGTAGAAACCTCCAGCATCAGAATCATCCTCGACAGTCATTGATAAATCTTTTCGAAGTTCTGATTGCAAACGCTCTATCTCAGCAATACTAACATGAAGGGCATCAGAGAGCTCTGCTTGTGTAGGTTCTCGACCTTTGTCAGCTTCTAAGTTTTCAAATATATTATGATATTTTCCAATCATTAAAGCTCGTGGTTCAGGGATGTGTCCTATGTTTTGATAGTTAGTCACAAATCTGCTTAGTTTTTTTAAACGATTAACTACATGCGTATTTAATTGAGTGTTAAACTGTTTAGGATTGTAAGTGTCTATTGCCTCTGAGGCCAGTCTTACTCCTTCTAATTCAACAGCTACTTGAGGCAATCCTGATCCAGCAAATCTCTGCGCCTGACTTCTTATTAGTGGCTTCAAAGAACTTAAAAGTTCCTTTTTTGCTTCCTGGTCCCCATCTCTATATAGTTCAAATAATCTTAATTCTTGCTCTTTTCTACCCATAGTTACACCTGATATTGTCTTTTAATGATTTCTAATTCTATTCTAATGTTTTCAAGCAAAACAGTTTGTCCTTGAAATTTTGAAAAGGCTTCATCACTTGCAATAGAACTAGCGTTAGTAGTATACTGTTCCCACCTAGTGCTCATATCTCCAAAAAAACTATCTAAATCAGAAGTACCACCTGTGAAATATTTATAAATTACAGGGGAAATCTCTGTACCATCTGAATCTGGGGCTATTCCAATTCTACTGCCAATCACTTGCCTTGCTGTTTCTATTTTAATTTCTATATCACTAGGAACAAAGGTAGTCACTTCAGACGATAATTCCAACTGTAGTTGACTTGGGCTTACGGTACTTAATCTACCTAAATACGCTAAAGATTCATTTCATTTACTAAAGTTTAATAAATTATCAATAGACTCTATTACCTCGTTCATGCTTCTAAAGTATTTTGTAATAATTGGATCGTCTGATAATGCAGGTATGTACATGCTTTCTAAGTCTTTTTCAGTCACCACACCTGCCAAACTTAAGGTATGTGTTGCGACTACTCAAGCCATAGAAAAGCTTGCCAATTTATCTCTACTAGCGTTGTGCTGTAATTGAAAATTTAAAGGATAACCATATATTAAATGATTAGCAATTCTCATGATTGCAATTCGTTTATTTTGTACAAGTTTTGTACCACGTATTACATCGTTGTATAGTTTTGTTAAACTACTTGCATGATAATATTTACCAGGAAAGAAAGCATCTTGACTTGCGTAGTCTACTACACTTCCTTGAAAATTATAGATTTTTACACTGTCATCGAAGAAAGAAAGAACCGGTGCATTTAAAGTTTCTGTAACCTGTGCCTTTTCTTTGAAGGAATAGTTAAAACCTGTTAAATAAAATTTATTAGTTCTATGTGTAATTTCCCCAGAATCGCCCAACACCATAATAGTGGCCCCAGCTTCTGTACTATCGTTAATAATTTCCTCTAAATCCGAAGGTCCTGTTTTTGGTTTTAATTCTGGAAGATTAGTATTTCCTAACAATCTTAAAGTATAATCTACATCTGGAAAATCATTAGTCATGGAGCCGCCGTTTTTTATATGTTCAGCCTTAGCACTCGGAGAGGTGGAACTATTAGAAGTTGGATATGAAAAATCTATCATTAAATTACTCCTATAGATTTAGTGTTTTGTTCTGCTATGAAACCCTTCATCGCCTCTTTGACGTGAAGGTATCTAGTTAAATTATACGGTTTAAAAATATCTGTATCAAGAGATTCTTTATCTATGTCACTTTGGATTGCCTTTTGAACATCTTCAGTATTGGTAAATATCTCCGAAGGTTTTTTGTAATCAGAGATAGTACCAGTTATGGATAAATAATTTTCATATTCTTTTTTAGTAAGTAAATTTCTCCAGTTAACCAACAACTGTGTTCTTTGTATATCAGATTGTTTATTTAAAATTCTTAGTTTATGAATAGATTTATAGATTAAATAATTATACTCATGTCCGATCGTTGCGGTATTTGAAAGCTGAAAAGCTTCAGTTTCTTGATTTCGTATGAGATTAAGAATTGACTGATCCAATCGACGGGCTTTATCGCTTGATAAATTTGTTAAAGCTGGGTGAGTTTTTAGAAGAGAATCTTTAAAAGTTAAAAATTCTTCTCTTTTACAGCCCTGACCAAGCAAAGCATAAGCATAAATATCCATACCAATCTTATCAAATCTATAAAGATCTGGATTGTATAAAACACCATCTAGTCCAGAATATGAATCTACACTATAATGGTTTATAAGTTCGTCCCCAGCACCTTTTTGTAAAAATAAATTGTTTTCTTCTTGATCAAATATTGGTCTTGGATTATTGAAAGCAATAGAGGATGAAATAGATCCCTTAGAATCTATAGTAGTAGTTATGGAAGAAATAATTGCAGTTATAGAAAGATCTTTTGTTAACACAACTCCAGGAAAACCTATCATTCGATATGGAGATCACTCACAAGATACAGAAAGCTGTCTACCAGAAAACCTACGTTTTAAATATTCTCTAGTGGTAAATTCCGTAATAAGCTTATAAGTGTCTTGTCCTGGTTTTAAATCTTCTTTTGTTATTAATTCATTTTCCAAGGCAGTAATAAAGTATCCAGGTACTTGTAGTATTTCAGAATGTATTCCTCTATACATTTCTTCGGCTGTGTAATTAGTATATCCCCCATCTAGTGCAGTTACAGAAGGAATAACTGTATATGGAGAGTATAACTGTTCTTTTCCTCCATCTTTGTTTATCCCAGGTAAATTAAATTCCATAGAACCGATCACACGTGTTGGCTCTCTATCAATGTCTCTTGAATATCCTACGCTTTTTATCTGCTCATCAAAAAACACATTACAAAGTGCTGGAGGAGCATTATCCATTTTTGGTAAAAGCAACATACGAAGAGGACCTATTTTTCCTCCATTGTCAGAAAAAGATTGTGGAACGCTAGTAAACGTAGAAGGCATAATTACTTTATAATGTATAGTTGTCAATAATTTCATTATGCCTTGAATCAAATATAGTTGTCTATTCGTTGGTTCAAAATCGCTTCTATTTACTATTTCTCTAAGTAAACTTAATTGAAAAGCACTGGCCGGATTTGGATTTGGAAATGCCACAACAGAATCCATAAGTTTGTAAGAACGAGAATTTACTCCAAAAGAAGTATCTCGTAATTCAAAATATTTAAAAATGGAATTAAGAAATTGTTGAAAATCTCCAGCTTCGGCGGGAGAGTCTTCTGATAACTGTTTCAATAACATATCAGTAAATCCAAACAAGTTTGATAAATTTTCAGAGTTCGTTACGGTTGACACAGTATTTTCCAATGCTTTTGTTTCATCGACATTTTTATTAATGGTCTGTGCCGCCACAGTGTCGACATCTTTTAAAATAAAGGCTTGCGTGTCTCCAGCCGCACTTCTAAAAGAATTAAGCACTATCGCATCGTTTGGTCAGGCTTTTGCTTTATAAATAGAAGCTAATAAACTTTGACAACGCAAAGAAATAGAAGAACTGTTAGAAGTTGTATCGTATCCAAATCCACTTACCTCTCCTTCAAATAAAAGTATTTTTTCTTTAATTCCAGTAAAAGGATTGGGCGCCGGACCATATAAATGTACAACTGTTTTAGCTAATATTTTTAATGCCCCAGATTTAGCCGGAAGCCTTATAGAAAGACTAGGAGGAGCCGATTCCGATTCATGTATAGTTACTGAACTAAAGGGAATTTTTATTCCCTCTAAATACAGTTCAAAATCTGTATAATCATTGATGAGTGGTTTTTTAAAGTCCATTGTTATTGTTTTATAGTTCTCAATGCTCTAGCGTCAATATCTACAGCGCTAGCTAAAATTTGTAATGCTCGTAAAGAATCTTGTCCGTCATCATTAGATGTTACTAAACTATTAGCAAGTGCCACGCCTTCGGAAGTTTCTGACAGTGCGTTTCTCACGATCTTTCGTTTACGCTCTTCCATAAGTGCGTATTCATCGAACAGATTGTCAACAGTCATTTCTTCATTGTCGAACATATCCGCGAAATTAGCGCGTCCTTTAGAGCTTAAAGTTTTATATACAAGATCTTTTCCAGAACCTAAAGAAGCTTGCATGTCGTGAGCTGTTTCGTTCATAAGTATTTTTAATCTATCTCCGTGCATCCATTCTGGTAGATGTCTGCCTATAAATTTAGCAGATTCTTGTAATATAGTATTTGCCTGTTCAAAATCAGCATCTACAGGCATATCGTCCAGTTCATAGCGATTTAAGGACTTTCTAAGAGCCCCGAATGCTTGTGCATACACAAACTCCTGATCTCCTCCAGCAAATCTCTTTGACATATGAATCATCCATTTTTCATACTCATCAAATGTTTGCTCGCCACTTACTTTTTCATAACCCTTAGCTATTTCCGCATAAGCGCCTTTAACTTCGTCAGTGTAATCCCCAGAAAGTCTTCTTCCATTGAAATCTCTTCATTTTTTAAATTTTGCATCCCTATCTTTAACAAAATCTGCCTTACTCACGCTAATTGCTGGCATACCGTCTTCTATATATTTCTTCGAGATATAATCATTTCTAGGGTCCATCAAAGATGTGTTACTTTCAATGCTAATGCGATACAATCTTTCACTTAAAGAAGTATTGCCTCTTAATTCCGAATCAATTATTTTTACTTGATAATCATTTAAGTCACTAAAATATACACCATACCTACCCTCTGAAACTGTATCATATAATTCTTCAGCTGTTTCGAATTCTTTATTACTTATAATTTCGTCTCAATTTATGCTTTTACGACCATAGTCTAGCAGTGAGCTCGTATATTCGTCAGAGGACAAATCAAGTTTGTCTGCCCCACTAAGCCGCCTTCCTACTCTAACATTTGATTCGAATAATTCTTGATTATACATTTTTGGAGCGTTTTTGTTGGATCGCAGTCCTGCGTTCATTGCATAATTTTCTCAACGATCTAATCCTCCGCCGTATTCCGAAATACCCTGATCAATTAGCTTTGAAATTCGGGCGTTTTGTTCTGGATTAGTAAGTTCTCCAGAGACTCTAGTTTTGCCTGTAAAAAAGTCTCCTGTTTTTTCTGCAATATTTGAAATAAAAGAACTAGTGCCTTCTCACAACCCTCCGCCAATTTGTCTGAATGGATTCGTTAAATAATTTGCACTTAACGATATGCCTGCCCCAATTGATCCAACTATTCCAGGTTCCATCTCTGCTTGTGTTTGGTAGGCTAAGTTAGCTGTTTTCATATGTCCTAACAGAGCCGCTCCTCCTCCAGAAGATTGTTGTTGCACTAAAAGTCTCGCAGCAGCACCGCTATGTCCCAAATTTCTCATTAAAATACCAACTATCGTATCTGAATCATGAGGCCCTGGGCTAAGTGTGTCTGCAATACTTACAGCTTTATCATAATCTGCTCCGCCTATTTCTGTGGGAGATAGACCACCAATAATACTTCCCTGATTAGCACTTAGTTTATAATAATTCTGTGGATCTTGGCCCAAATAAGAAGCTGCGTTTGTGTATAGTTGATTAAGATCTCCAGTGTATGAGCCGCCTCCTGCTATATTTGCTGCTTGAAGAAATCCTGCAGAAGATTCCCCATAATTTAAAGCATTGTTTGTAAGAAAATTAGCTGTGTTTGTTACGCCACCCATGTCAAAAACCATACTACGCTGAGCCGCGTTTCCTCTACTTAGCATGCCAGCTTCCACTGTTGCGGCAGCTGCAATGTTAAAGCCTGCAGCAGCTCCCATTCCAGTACCGGCCGCAGCCTGCATTCCTTGCATGCCCATACCAATTAATTCTGTACCAGTCATACCAGCAAGCCCGCCCATTACTTGCATATTTGCGGTAAAGCTAGTAACGTTATTTAAAGAGCTAACTCCTTTTTGTTCTAGCTCTCCCATTATCTTTGCGGCCTCTTCTTGGAAGATTCCAAGCTGTTTGGCTACTTGATTTGTGGTATCTAATACCTTTCTTATTTTAGTGGACATTTCTTCCACACTACCAACTCCTTGAAATCCACCTCCAGAAGCAAAAGCCCCTATGTTGGCTTGCATCATTTCACCTGTATAGCCGGTTGCTAAGTTGTCAAAGTTTCTTGGTGCCTGAACAACTTCAAGTGCCAAATCTCTAAACGCAGAACTATCTGAACTAAATCCACCTGCGGTAGCAAATCCTGCTAAATCTCTAGCGTATTCTTTACTGTCTATAGCATCCTTAGCAAGAATTTGAGTGAGTACATCGGCCCCCATTCCTACGCCCGCCGCTAGTAATCCCGCCGGACCCGCTACTCCGAAACCTATTGCTGCAGACAAAATTCCAAATTGATTATTAGCAACAGATTCTCCCATTTGCTCTGAGAAATGTTTAGCAGATTGTCTTCTGTAGTCCATTCTTGTAAGAGGATTAGATAGATCATATCCAGCACCAAACATGCCGGCAAGTGCAGCTCCTGTATTTGTCGGTAAGTTATGACGTTGATAATTTGGGGAAAGTTGAAAATCTGGAGTGGTTGGATTTAAAAATCCCAATCCAGCTAAATCTTCGCGGGCTTTAGCATAACCAAGCTGTGCTTGATCTATTACTTGCCCAACACTAGACGCAGCGTTACCTAACGAAGAGTTTAAGTTACCTAACAGTTCTCCTGGATTAAATCCACCTTGAGAGCCTGTAACGGCACCAACAGCGCTGTCAATTTCTTGTCTGGCTCTTTGCAGCTGTTCAGGTAAATCACTTGTGTCAAGCTGTACCTTATAGGTTAATGTTTCTTGTGGATTAGGTGGCATTATTTATCTCCTAAATACTTTTCTGATAGTTTTCGAATATCTGTGGAATCAAATTCTTTTTTCCCTACAGTATCTTTTAGTTTTTTAAAGGAAAAGGTCTTACCTTTAATATTCTCTTGAAAACCTTTAAAATCAGTTAAAAGATTTGCATCAGCAGATTCCTTTTTAGATTCTATTTTATCTGTTTTGGATTCAGATTTTCCTAACATTATTGTTTGATACTGTTCTAATAACTTTTCTAAATATTCAGTATCAGGTTCTTCCCCTCTCTGGGACATGATCCCAAAAAGATTTATTAACGTTTCTAAATATCTGGCATTATTTTCTTCTTCAGAATATCTTAATAAAACTGCTTCTCTTAGGCTTCCGGGTTCGCCGAGTTGGACTCCTTGGACGATTGCTCTGAGCCTGTTTCGAGTTCGTCCTTTACGAAAAAATGTTCTTCTACATTCTCCAAACCTAGAGCTGTTCGTAATTCTTTTTCTAAAGCACTTTGTTCTTTTATAAGCCTGTCTAATATACTTCCAGAAAGGGTTTTAAGAAAGTCTTCAGCCGCGTCAGCAGTTCCAAATGTTTTTGTCCCGTACTTTTTAACAGTGTATTTCAACATGTTACGGCTGTATTTATGAATCATATACCATTGACCGCCCGTTTCTTCGGGTATCGCCTTTTCAAGAGCAAGCTGATCCTCTGAGTTAATCGTAACTACAGTGACGGATAGCTTATCCGGTATTAAATCAAAGGTTTTTGTAGCCACTCCTGTGTTGAATACTTCTTCTAAGATTTCTTCTATTCGTTTTTCCATTAAAATTCCTTGGTTAATTAATAAAATAGTTATGTTATAATATAGCTTTTTTCGGAGACAAGTTCAATAGCAATATTTATATATTTTGGTATAAGAACATTAGAATAACCAGACTTAATATGATTATTTATTTATCAAATACAGCTTTTTTAACTGGCTTATCGCCAGAACTTGAGGAAGCGGTTAAGACAGAGTTGACCATTTCTAACCCTTTATTGAAAATGAAAGAAAATCTAGGGCTAAGTCTTTGGAACATTGCGCCTGTCTTAACTTATTATAAGAAAACAACGGAAACTGGAATTGAAATACCTATTGGAGCGCTGCCTACGGTTTTAGAACTTGCAAAAGCTCATAAGGTATTTATTAGAAAAGAAGATATAATAGATAAACGTGTTAGCAATATGCAAACCTCCTATTTTTCAACTTTAAAGTTTACAGGAACTTTACGAGACTATCAACAAAATATAGTAAACGCCTGTGAACCAAAAACTGTCGGAGTAATTGAAGCAATGACTGGCTCTGGTAAAACCATAACCTTTGTAGCTCTAACTCTTAAAAAGAAAGAAGCTACTCTAATTTTAGTAGATACCATCGAATTGGCAACTCAAACAAAAAAGGCTTTTCTCAAATTTACTAACATAAAAGAAGAGCAAATAGGATTAATTGGGGACGGTGTTCTCAATTTAAAGCCAGTTACAATTGCTTTACACCAAAGTATGGCTAAAATGAATGACGAGTTGTTTAGCTTATTAAGCAAAACATTTGGAATGATTATAGCAGACGAGGTTCACATCTGCCCTGCAAACACTTATTATAAAACTATGACACATTTAGCGGCTAAATATAAATTTGGATTTAGCGCTACGCCCGAAAGAGAGGATGGGCTTACTAAAGCTATTTTCTGGTCTACAGGCCCTCATATACATAAAGTGCCTCCCGAAGCATTAAAAGAGCATTTAATAAAACCTAGCATTGAATATATTAAAACGTCTTACTGGTATCCTTTGATGACGACTCAAGAGTACCAAGATTTATTAAGCGATATGGCTATCGATGAAGATCGTAACACGCTAATATTAAAGACCTTAAATGAAGACTACGCAGATAATTTTGTAGTAATGCTTTGTGCTAGACGTAGTCAGGTACATTATTTTTATGAACAATTAGGACCAGAACGTGCAGTTTTTATGCTTTCGAAAATGCCAAAAAAACAAAGAAAAGCGGCCATGGAACAAATTTTAAACAAAAAGGTTAAAATTATGATATCCACATATGGGCTTTTCAGTAAAGGCATAGATGTACCACACCTAGAAATAGGAATGTTATGTGCACCCATAGTGTCTAAAGTAAAACTAACGCAAACATCCGGCCGCATAATGCGCCCAGCAGAGGGTAAAACTTTCTCTAAACTGGTTGATTTTTATGATCCCAAAGTAGAGTTATTACATACCCAATATTATAGAAGAAAAAGAATTTTTAAAAACATCGTAAAGGAAGATTAATGAATAAAAAAATAAACACGTTCACAGACGATAATCCAGAGGCAGTAATGTTAATCGAAAAAACAAGTCCTTGCGTACCTGCGGGATTGTTGACCGGAGCATTAACAACTGCTGATGACGACAAGCAAAAATATGCTTGGCCAGACGACATAATCGAATTATGTGAAAATCTCATAGACACGGCAACTTCTCTAAAAGATGACAAAGGCAATATTAACGCAATTGGTCTTGCAGCTCCTCAAATTTGGGATAAGCCAGAAGAATCATGTCCATCAATTTTCTTAATGCGATGGCCAACATTTTCAGATAAGCAAATACATTGGGGTTGGAAAATAATAATAAATGCAACAATTATATTATCTGGTAAAAAGGTGAAGAGAATGGAAGGCTGTTTAAGTCTTCCTGGTCAAACATACAAAGTAATTAGAAGATCGAACGTAGTTTTAACTTACTACGAACTTGATTCTAAAGAACCTAAAACAATTAAATTTTACGCAGCCGCAAGTATAGCTCCGTTTATAGTGCAACATGAGATGGATCACTTAAATGGTATACTTATCTGCAAGAACAAACTAAAATAAAAGAAAAGGTAGGTAATTCCCTATGATTAGAAAAGATTCCTTTAGACTTGGAAAACCCGATTTTGAGGAAATTCAAAAACAAGAAAAGTTAGAGAAGAATCTAACACCAGCGCAACTACAGGTTAGAAAGCAAACTCTCAAAGGAATGAAACCCATTACTTTGTTCATGTCATGCTCTGGAGTAATGATTGCACAACCTAATACACCTGAAGAATGGCAGGATGCCAGAGAGTACGGAGACATTTGGGTTGACAAAGCTTTTGTGCCAAGACCAAGAGCTAGATAATGGCCGATAAAATAAACTACGACTTCGATGAGGTCGAAAATAGTCCGGGAGTAATTACAGAGCAATTTCCCGGACTACAGATAATGGAATGTTGCGGAAACTGTAAACATTTTTTTTACGCTAGACAGAAAGAGCGTAGAGGATATTGTAGACGAAATGGTTCTAAAGGTCCCAAAGGAGTACACAATAAAGTAATGGCGGAATACGCTGAAGAGCATTGGCCCAAAGTGCATGTCACAACGAAATGTGATGAGCATAAAATACGAAACCCATACTTTAGTCTTGGACTAGTTGCAACTTGGATGGGCAAAGCTTTTGGAATTGACAAATTACCACTTGAATAATTATGGACACTTTAAAACACATTGCGAAAAACTTGGAAGCATACGATCTGAAAGTATATGCTTGCGGGGGAACTGTTAGGGATCTTTTACTAAAGAAGACTCCTTATGGGTTAGATTTTGTAGTTTCAGCTACTATGGAAGTATTGCAGAAAAAGCTGAAAAATATTATTATAAGTATTAATCCTTATAACACTTCTATAACTATTCGTTTAGGAAAAAATATAGTTAATCTATATCCCTTGAAAAAGGTCACACTAAACAATACCTACTATAGTCAAACTTTTACAGATTCATTATTGGAAGATTCGAATTCTAGAGATTTTACTGTTAATGCTATGTATTACGATGTCCAAAAGGATGCTGTAATAGATTTTCATGACGGTCAAAAAGATTTGAAAAACAAAATAATTAGATTTGTTGGAGATGGAAATGAGCGCATAATGGAATCTAAAATACGATTGATACGCGCACCCATTCTAGCAGCTATATTAGGACCTGACTGGAGAGTAAATTCCGCCACCCTTCAAATATTGAGCCATAATCGCTTAAAAATTGTTAGCGCACATACTCGCCAAATTGCAACAGAGTTGAAAAAACTACTTACACGTTGTGTTAAACCGAGTCGTTGTTTTGATATGTTACTGAACTTTAAACTATTGGAAGAGTTATTTCCAGAACTTTTAAAAACACGTTCCTTAGAACAGTCCAACAAAAGTAAGGGTATGACCTTATACGATCACATTATGCTAACACTTGACTGTGTTCCTATTGGAAAAAATAACACAGTATTGATACGCTTAGCAGGGCTTCTGCATGACATAGGCAAACCCCACACATCGGTAGTAACTGAAACTGGGCAGCATTTCTATAATCATGAAAACGTAGGAGCATTGTTAACTGAAAGAATCCTATACAGATGGGGCTTTTCAAAAGATATAAGTAACACAGTAATATCGTTAGTGAAAAATCATTTATTTGATTCAAGAAAGATTTCCTCAACCGCTTCTGTGAAAAAGTTTATTGCCAAAATTGGCAGTAAAAATGTACACAACTTATTAGATTTGCGCATTGCAGATCGAAAGGGTAGCGGTAGAAAAAATATTTCCATGAAAAGAGTTCACCTTTTAAGAGATCGTGTAAACAAACAACTCTCTAATTATGCTCCAGATAACTTTAAACTAGAACTAAATGATTATAATATCACACAAATTTTGGCAAAAAAATATGGAGATTTATCATCTGAGACCTTGACTTCTGCCAAAAATTTCTTAAAATTAAAGGTGCAAATAGGGCGATTGGAAAACAGAGTTTCTAATCTCAAAAGAGCTCTACATAAGGTTGCTAAAATTGAGTGCCCTCTCGGTAAAAGCCATCTTTTCGACACGTGGTCTGCCGTTATGACAGACTCTGCTGATTTAAATAACCAAAACAATTTAAGTTGTGGAATTTTTTGCAACTTTTTATGTAATAAAAAATATTTATCCAAATAAAACTACACATGGATGTACAAACAGTAAAAAAACTATTTGTCCATAGAAGCGACGTATATACTATTCAAGCTCCAAGCGGTGCGTATCATAAGATGCTAGAACCAATAGACGACGAGGTAATACAGGCGCACTTAAAGGGACAACAAACAATTGGTTTATATCAATTGCTGCCAATTGAAAATACAATAAAATGGGCAGTAGTTGATATAGATGTAAATAAACGAATATGGTCTAAAAAAGATTTTAACGTAGAAGACTGGGAATCAAGACTTTTTGAACAGGCTGAACGAGTTAAAAGATTGTTTACAGAAAAAAACATACCAAGCTATATTGAGCATTCTGGAAATAAAGGTTACCATATTTGGGTATTCTTCGATATACCTGTAAAAGCAGATATTGTTAAAACAGGTATGAATCAATTATTTAATTCAATGGAAAAAGTTGATGAAGATATTGATTGGGAGCTTTTTCCAAAACAAAGTGCAGTATCAGAAGATGACTTCGGAAATCTTGTAAAGGGGCCAAACGGGTTCCACCATAAATCTAAAAAGTATAGTAAATTCTTAGATGAAATAACTTTAGATACTATAAAGTATGCTAATGCTAATTTCTTCGTTAAGAAGGAACGTCCTTATTTAAATATTTTAAATAGATGTTCCGCAATAAAAAATACCTGGGATCTTTGTTTAAAGAATAGAGAAGCTCCAAATTTCTTTAGAGAAGTTGTAGCCTATCTGTTTTTAAACGCAGGTGACGAGGCAGAAGAGTATTTGATTCAGGAATTTTTTAGTAAATTAGAAAATTATGATGATAAGAAAACTAGAAGACACCTTACCATTATGAAAAACAAAATAAGGGGTGAGGCGCAAGAAACTGGATATTTGCCAATTCTTTGTGAATCTTTGCAAGATGCGAAGTATGGAAATATATGTCCAGGTCGTTGCAGTGCTATAGGAGCTGCCAAAAGCCCAATAGCTTTTTATAAGTGGGCTGTTTCCGAGACTAAAACACAAACCGATGTTGAAGGTGCGGTTATTAATAAATTAGACTTTATTTTTAAAGCTAATAATGCTTACTTTGAAAGAATACCATCAAGAGTAGTAGGAGAGCCTCCTGCTATTAAACAACTATCAAACTTCACAATCGACTTAGATGAAGTTAGAACTATTGTTGATGGAATGGACACTACGGTTACCTTTTACGGAGAGATTAAAACACAGCAAAATAAAATAGAACCCTTTGAAATTGCGGCTGAAGATTATGCATCGACAGAAAGATTTAAAGCAGCTGTATTGAAAACAATACCGCCAGACAGTTTGCTGGCTTTAGATATTGCAGCAATTCAATGTGGAATTCAAAAGTATTCAAATACCAAAGCGATAACCATTTTAAAATCGTTTGGGTTTGACACAGACATCGATAGTAAACAATATCCTACTGCGTATAGAACGCCATCTGTTATAGTTACAGCTGAAGGTGTTAAACCAAATAATGATGTAATTGTGAGCCTTGATGGGGAGCAGTTTGCTGAATCTTTAGATTTACAAATCTTAACAGATACGCAATTTTCCACTGTAAAAAAACACATGAGAGATGACTTATTAAATCTCGCTGATTTCGAAATAGCGCATGGTGCGTTAGCTTATACATTTATGCCTATTGTTTTTCCTTTCTTAAAAGAAGCTGGAGATTTCTCCAGATTCCTTTTATTTGTAAGAGGAGAAACCGGTAGAGGTAAATCTTATTTAATGGGAGCATTTCAACACTTTTATGGAATCTTTAAAAACGTACCTACATGGTCCTCAACTCCAAACAGTTTAGGAAAAATAGGTTATTACTATAAAGATGCTATGTACTTAGTCGATGATTTTAAAAAGAGCGTATTCACTTCACCAAGTGCGTACACTTCCGCATTAACTATGTTGCAGAACTTTGCAGATAACACTGCTCGATCTAGAATGAATCGAAATCAAAATGTGGGTACTACTTACATAATTCGAGGCTGGTTATCTGTGACAGGAGAGGATACTCCGTACGGAGAGGCTTCTAACTTAGCGCGCTTAGTATCTTTAAACTACAACTCTCCTAAACGAGAGATAGCGAGAGGGCAAAAAGTTCAAAAGTTTAAGAAGCTATATTCAGGAGTAACTGCAAGATTCATACACAGAATTTTTAACACTCCTGTCGCTAGAATTGAAAAAATATATTATGATGCACTTGATGAGTTTTACAAACTTATTGAAGGACAACCTAATGACATACGAGTAGCCAGAAACGTAGCCCTATTATACACTAGTTATAAATTTATTAGTGATGAATTATGGTCTACTAGAGAAGCTAAAGTCAACCAAGACAAATTTAAAGAACTATTTAAAGAAAAAATAGTAAGCATTGTAGAAGAAGCTGCAAGCGAGCTATCTTCCGAACGTCTACTTAGCGTAATTAGAGAACTAATGGCAAGTGATCGAATTAGATTACAAACCAATGCACAGAACGATGTTGAAAAAGATAACCGTACGCCTGTGGTAGGTTTTTGGACTAAAAATGAATCAAAAGATTTTAATACTCCACATTTTGTTAGTGGATTACTGTTTAACGAAGTTAATAAGTTTTTACGACAATCTGAAGAACCTTTAGCACATACACCTAAAGCTATATTAGCTGAGATGTTTGAAGCTAAGCTAATTTACGACGCAAATAAAGTACGCACTATGAATGGGAAGAGTGTGAGGTGCTTTACCTTAAAACCAGAATTACTAACATAATGAAAATCAATTTCTTATACAGCAGTAGTAAGGGTAATTGTACTGTAATAGAATCTGACACTGGAACTGTTATCACAATAGATGCTGGAGTCAGTTATAAAAAAATAGTAGAAGCATACGGCGAAGCACTCGTTCCGAAAGCGTTATTTATTACACATGAACACGGTGATCACGTGACAGGGGCAGGGATACTTGCCAGAAAATCACAATGTGCAGTGTTCATGCCGAAGCAATCTTATCTCGTTAAACCTACAATATTTAAAAAATGTGCCATTCTTTCTCACATAGAGGGAGGGGAACAAGTTATTGTAGGCGATTTAACAATCACCGCTTTTAGCACACAACATGATTCTAAAGCAAGTGTTGGATTTATAATTAAAGAGGGTGATAAGAGATTTGCGTATATAACAGACACCGGAAGCATTAGTAAGTTAATGCAAGTGTGTGTCGCTGGATGTGACGCCTATTTTATTGAAGCCGATTACTCAGAAGAACTACTATGGAAACATGAAGACTACACTGTCCTACTTAAGGAGCGAATTGCGAGCCCTTTTGGGCATCTAAGTAACACACAAACTATGGAATTTTTAAATAGTTTAAACTTAGACGAGCTTAAGTGGGTAACTGTCGGACATCTGTCCGAAAACACTAATTCTCCAGAATTGGTAAATTCCTTATTTAGGGAGTATTTTCCATCATATCTGGATAAATTGCACATCGCTCCGCAAAAGAATTATTTGACACTATAACCAAAAATAATATGGATCATATTTGTTTCGACATAGAAACAATTCCGCAACAAGCTCCCCTGTCAATTATACAGGAAGAGGAGTTGGAAAAAAAGATGCAATGGCGCATCGCTTCGACGACCACTCCAAAGGAATTAGACGAGCTCAGAAGAAAGACTATGGGTACTAATCCCTACTTTGGTGAGATTGTTTGTATAGGAATGTACCGCAAAAATAATACCTCAGGAAAAATGCAAGAAGGTGAAACCGCTTTAGTGGGCACTGAGACACAAATTCTAGACAAATTTTGGAGCATTATATCTAAGTTTAATGGAACTTATATAAGTTACAATGGTTTAGGATTTGATGTTCCATTTATTAAAGTACGTTCGATGATTAATACAATAAAACCTACGAACACTAATTTTCTAAATACAAAAAGATTTTCAGCCTGGCCGCATCACGATGTTGCCATGTTGTTAGCTGATTGGGACAAGTTTAAAATGGTATCTCTACGACTCGCTTGTGAAGTGATGGGAATACCTTCCCCTAAAGAGGGTGAGATAAAAGCAGAAAATGTAGAACAAGCATTTAAAGATGGAAACATCCAAGGAATCGCTGACTACTGTTCTGCTGATACTAGAACGACTTATCAGCTTTTTGATTTACAAAGACAATATATGCCTAAAACCAAATATTAAAATGAGCTTATTTAAAAAAGCAGAGAAAAAGGCCGAAAGACTAAAAATGTATATTTATGGAGAAGCGGGAACTGGCAAAACAATTACCAGTCTTCATTTTCCTAACCCTGTAATGATAGATACTGAAAAAGGTACAGATCATTATGGAGAAGTATTTGATTTCCATAGAATGAATACTTGCGATCCGAAAAAAGTTATGGCAGGTATTGAAGAATTACTCGAAGATCCTCAAGATTTTAAAACAATTATAGTTGATCCGTTTAATAACATTTATAATGAAATTGAAGCTAATTATGTTAAACGTAAAAAAGCAATGTTAGGTGTAGAAGAATACGAAATTCAACCGAAAGATTATAAGCACTTCAAATCCGAAACTCAAATGTTGGTAAGAAAGCTATTAGCTTTAGATATGAACATTATAGTAACTGAAGGATTAAAAGTTGAATACGATCAGGCTGAATTTATGAAACCTATCGGAACCAAACCCGATGGTCCTAAAAAACTTCCACATATGTTTGATATAGTGTTAGAGTTGTATGTTACAAAAGAAGGTAACAGAATGGCTCGCATTAAAAAAGACAGAACTAACAGATTACCAAAAGATAAAGATTTTCCTTTCACCTACAAAATTCTTACAAATGCTATCGGCATAGAAGGATTGGAACGAGCTCCAGTTGTTATTACACAAAGAGAAGCTCTTAATGAAATGAGAGAAAGAACTGTTAAAGCTGTGCTAAATGATAATGAACTTGTAACAGCTGGCATCACGTCAGAACAACTAAGTGAACTTAGTGAGCTTGCAGCACAGTGTGATAGTCAGATTTTATCGGTAAAATTAGTAGAGGACTACTCTATCGAGAGTATGCTCGATCTAAGAAAAGACGAAGCCGATTTATTCATTAAAGATTTAAAAGAAGAACTAAAACCAGAAACCAAATAAAAACATGGGTTTAAACTTAAAAGATAAGAAAGCAAATATGAAAACAGGCGAATACGCGCCTATTCCAGATGCTCGTTACGAATTAAAAGTTAGCGAAACAAAAATCAAAACAGCATCTACCGGTAATGTAATGGTTGCCACAACCTTTGATATTATATCAGGTAAGTTTTCCGGTCGAAAGATCTGGAATAACTTTGTTATGACGGATGCATCAGCGGGATTTTTAGTTTCGTTTTTAAGCGCTTGCGGAAGCGAGTTAATAAACAGCGAAGACGTAACTCCAGAGATGATTGCTAAGGACATAAAGGGCAAAACAGTTTCAGCATGGGCAGAAACAGCGAAAGGAACTAACGGCAAACCACAAACTTCAATAGCGAAATGGAAAGCTATAGAAGGTGGTGCTAGCGGTGGTGCTGATGTTGGCGAGACGCAAGTTGCGTCTGGAGGCAAACAAGCATTGTTTGAATAATATTTAAACACGTTAAGAGGGGAGCCTTGTGCTCTCCTCTAACTTTAAACATTAATTTATTATGATAAGAGAAACCCCACAACAAAAAATTGTTACACTACACGACGTTAAAAACGTTAACTCAAGCGGCATATATAAAGTAAGGGTCACATATAACACTCCATACGATATAAACACTACTCTAACATTAGTTTGGGGCAACCGCATTATTTCCCCCATAACCACAGAAATTTTTTTATCAGCTAATAAAACTGAACTAGAATTTACAACTGTGACTTCTTTATACGAAGAAACACAATTTCATGGAATTGTCCATGCCGTTATTTCCCCAAGATATCCTAAAGATTTGGTAAAACCTCAAGGATTAATGGCTGCACTTGAAGAAACTCCCTCTAAATTTGAACAACTAAAGATAAAAGGATTTGAAGTTAAAACCTGTGAATTGGATATAATGGAACATATTAAAAATATTAATATCGACCACCTATTGCCTGTTAAGGACGGGTTGGATACTCCAATTATTATGTATGGTTTTTATTTAAGAGAAGATGGTCTGGGAGCACATATGTTTAATTTATATGATAACGTTTTTCGTAATTTTAAAAACGTGTCATTTTACAGAGCATATGATCGTATTGGACAGCATTTCAGATTTCTACAAACTATAGATGATTTTTCCCAAGAGAATTTAAACAGACATATCAAAGATTTTGAATGGTTAAAGTTATATTTGACTTTAGAAAATGCACATGCAGAAAATCCTGAGAAATACAAAAATGCTAAATTTATACATGTTTCCGGCATAGACATTGCAGAAAACATATTTACGCATACAAGACGTGTGCTTGAAGATTTAAAAAACAAATATAACATAGAATCCTATTTTTACCTTATGTGGGAAAGTACTGGAGTTGATTTATTGCAACCATTGATTGAAATGTTCGACCATACAGTTATAACTAATAGTTGGCTACATGAACATTTACAAAAAGAATATCCAAAAGCCACTATCGACAAGTTAGAGCACATAGCACACTATTCAATTTTAGAAAATAACCCACCTACGGACAAAATAACTTTTGGTTATTCTGGCGGACTATGGGAACGTAAAAAAGTAGATAAAATTATTGAGAGCTTTAATGTAATGAAAAGCGAAAATGATTTTCTTGCTATACACTCCAGGGATTTTGTTAACACTCCAGAAATGGTAGAACATTTAGAAAGCATACTTGCTCTAGATTCAAAAAATATTAGTTTTCAAAATGAAACTCTCATTTTTGAAGACTATTTAGCTTGGTGGAAAAATTTAAGTGCTTATATATTTATCTCCGCAGGGGAAGGATATAGTGTCACACCAAGACAAGCTTTGCTTTGCGGAATACCTGTAATATTGAGTAGAAACACAGCACATCTTGATTTAATAGATGTTCCAGGTATTTTATGGGTTAACAGCCATGAAGCTTCGACAGCTAGATACTCTGGCAATATTACGAGAGAAATTAAAGTTGGAGAACAGTACGAACCGGATGTGGCACATGCAGCTAAACAATTGCTTGAATTAAAAGAAAATTATGCTTATTATAAGGCTCAAGCTTTATTGGGCAAAGAAATTATTAAACAACAAGTACACATTGATTCCATTAAAGAACAATGGGTAGCCTTAACCAACAATACGAATGAGTAAACGTGCTTTAATTACAGGCATAAATGGAATGGATGGAAGCCATTTAGCTGATTTTTTATTAACCAAAAATTATGAAGTTTTTGGTTTAGAACGTAGAGCTTCCACAAAAAATAGAACAAATACCGCACATTTGGAAGAAAAAATTACTTTTATACAAGGTGATTTGACAGACCAAAATTCACTCCTAAGAGCTTTAAAGGTATGCGATCCCGACGAAATATACAACTTAGCCTCTCAATCTTTTGTTGGTGAAAGCTGGAACACTCCAGAACAGACAAGTGATGTTACAGGATTAGGTGTGTTAAGAATGTTGGAAGCGATTAGAGAGTTTGATACCAATAAAAAAATAAAGTTTTACCAAGCTAGCTCATCAGAAATGTTTGGAAACCAAACAACAGAGTTAATGGATGAAACTACTCCCTTTAGTCCAAGATCGCCTTATGGGGTTTCTAAACTTTACGGTCATCATATTACAGTAAATTATAGAGAATCGTATGGAATGTATAACTGTTGTGGCATTTTATTTAATCACGAATCAGAAAGACGTGGATTAGAATTTGTTACTAGAAAAATATCAGACGGTGTTGCAAAGATAAGATTGGGTATTCAAAATCACATAACTTTAGGCAATCTTGAAGCTAGACGTGATTGGGGATATGCACCTGAATATGTAAAAGCAATGTGGGCGATGTTACAGCAAAAGGAGCCTACAGATTTTGTAATAGCTACTGGAAAATCCCACTCAATTAAAGATTTCTTAGATGTCGCGTTTACACACATTGGGTATGAAACCTGGCGTCATTGTATAAAACAAGATCCAAGATTTATGCGTCCTGCAGAAGTAAATGTTTTAAGAGGCGATTCTGCTTTTGCAAGACAGGAACTTGGATGGTCTCCTAAAGTTAGTTTTAAAGAACTTGTAATAAAAATGGTAGACTCCGATCTAGCGAGGTTACAGTCGTAATGAAAATATTATATTTAAGTTGTCACAGTATTCTAGAGTATGACGAAGTAAAACTTTTAACTGGGATGGGACATTATGTCTTTTCTCCTGGCGCGTATGTAGAGCCAAAAAATCCTGGAGACGCTACTTTACGTCCCGGACTTTTAAACATTGAGTATGAGCAAAAGCATTTAGACATGTATCATACGCTTTGTCAAGGAGCGGTAGATGGGAAAGATAGATTAACTAAAGAATTTGTAGATATGTTTGATTGTGTTATTGTAATGCACATTCCTAGATGGATTTCAGGAAACTGGGAAGCTATGAAGCATAAAGTTGTGATATGGAGAACCATAGGACAATCTATTACTAACACTGAAGCAGAGCTTAGACCTTTTAGAGAGCAGGGATTAAAAATCGTAAGGTATTCTCCAAACGAAATGAATATTCCTGGATACTTAGGAGGTGATGCACTAATTCGTTTTTACAAAGATCCAGAAGAATATAAAAACTGGAATGGTAAAAATAAAAGAATTGTTACTTTTAATCAATCAATGCAACAGCGTACACCTCATTGTAATTTTCCTATTTATGATGAAGTTACTAAAAGTGTACCAAGAATATTGTTTGGACCTGGAAATGAGCATTTAGAATTCTCTCCTGGTAAAGTTTCCTTTGAGCAATTAAAAGCTGAAATGAGAAATAATAGAGCTTATTTTTATACAGGCACACATCCTGCGAGCTATACTTTAAACTTTATTGAAGCTTTAATGACCGGGATTCCAGTTATAGCTTTGGGACCTGTGCATGGAAATGCTCAATACCTAGGAGTTAGTGGATTGTATGAAATAGATACAATTATACGAAACAGTATTAACGGATTTATTAGCGACGATGTGGATCAATTACGAAAATATTGTGACTTGCTTTTAAATGATATAGACTTAGCTAGAGAAATAGGAGCAAATGGTAGAGCTACTGCTTTACAATATTTTGGACAAGAAACCATACAAACACAATGGAAAACGTACTTACAGACGCTATAAAAAAGTTTTTATACGTTAGAAACACAGATTTTTTTAATAAATACAATCAGCTTGATGGTAGGTATCCTACTATGAAAGCTGCTTTAAACTTATTTTATCAACGCAATGGGAAGCTAATAGTAGAAACCGGATGTCAGCGTGAGGAAAATGATTGGGGTGGTGGCATGTCTACTGCTCTTTTTGCCGAAACTATCAATCTATTAGGTGGAAAGTTAATTACAGTTGATAATGTTCAGGAGCATTTAAATCGAGTAAAAAGATTTACAAAGCAATATGATTATGTAGAATATGTTTTTATGGACTCAGTAGAATATTTAAACAATTGCGAACATCAAATAGATTTATTATATTTAGATAGTTTTGATTATCCTATGGAAGATCTTCCTGGTGGATTCGATTGCGTTCTTTCTGATGACAATATTGTTCAATTTCATAGTGATATTATTAACCCTTGTCAAGAACATTGTTTGAAGGAGTTGGAAGCAGCAATCGATAAATTAACAGATCAGTCCGTTATATTAATAGATGACAACAACTTAGCCGGGGGCGGAAAACCTCGTTTAGCTAGGGAGTGGCTTTTTGACCACGGTTGGACGCTATTATTGGATGGACAGCAAACCTTATGGATAAACAACTAGGAGCAATAAATTATGCACATAGATCACATTGGTTGGATAACAAACAACATACTTTTATTTGAAGAATTTTGGTGTAAAATTGTAGGATATACCTGTATCTGGGAAAGCGAACTTGATTCTACAATTTCTAAAGCTTTGTTTAATATAGATGACGTTGCAACCATACACAGATATACCCTCACTGACACGGACACACCTGACATAGAAATTCATCAATTTCACAAAGGCTCTGGAAATGTCGGAACTTGGCAATTCAACAGACAAGGCATAAATCACGTTTGTCTTCATACAGGTGCTAAGGGTAGTAGAGAGGAATTTTTAAAAGTTTTACCAGCTTATGTCATAGTACATAAGTATAAAAATCCAAAAGGTTGGTTTAATATATTTATACAAGACTTTGAGAACAATTGGGTAGAATTACGGGAGGACTTTTAATGTCTACTGTATTTACCACGTCATATTCCAACTCACATTTACAAACTAAAATCATTGATTTTGTCAAAAATACTAATCCTAAATTAGTAATTGAAATCGGTACACAACAGGGTGCTAGTGCTATTCTCATAGGGAAAGCACTAGCAGCTAAAAGTAAGATTATAACTATAGATTCTTTTGAATCTGAATATATAGAGCCTCCTTACGCAAAAACACACGCCAATTTTAAAATAACTATTTCTAATTTAGAAAAAGCAAATTTAGTTTGTGAATGAGCAGTAGTCAAAGGAACGGAAAACAAACTTAAAGAACTTATAACCGAAGATCTGGGATTAGTTCATATAGATGTTTGCAATCATTATAATAATTTACCTTCTCTCATAAAATTATTTGATAATAGTTCAAATAAAGCCTTTATTTTAGAAGGCGGCATCCACAATAAGTGGCAAAAAAAATATAAATATAAACCCTGAAATATAATATTCAAAGAAAAATGGTTTAATACTTGTTGAGATTATACAGTTGTAGAGGCTAATAATCACAACGCTGTAACTTTGTGCACAAGAAAGGAGTTATAATGTCTAGCACAAACACAATACCAATGTTTAAAGTAGCAATGTCTACTACAGCAAAAAATGAAGTAGGAAATGTGTTAGATTCGGGAATGATAGGAGAAGGTCCTAAAGTTGTAAAATTTACAAAAGCATTAAATACTTGATTTAAGCATGATAAAGTTGTTTGTACAAATTCATGTACAAGCTCCTTAATGATGGCCTTAAAACTTGCTATGTCCTCCTCGCAAAATTCCGTACTCACAACTCCTTTTACCATGGTTGCTACCAATTGTGCTATAACAAATACAGGTAATTCTGTGATTTGAGGGAAAGTATCCAATACTACTCTGTGTTTAGACTGTGATGAGATTATCAAGACTTTAAAAGCTAACAAACAAACTTTTAATATTGTTATGTTAGTTTTGGTAGGTGGAGTAGTGCCTTTTAGATTGAATGAGTTAGTAAAAATCTGCAAAAAGAAAAACATACCTCTTATACTTGACGCTGCTCACGGAGTAGATACTCTTTATAAAAATAAACATATTTCACATTGAGGGGATTATGTTTGTTTCTCTTTTCAATCAATTAAACATCTTACTACCGGAGACGGCGGAGCTCTTGCAATTAATTGTGAAAATAATTATCAACGAGCTATTAAGCTGAAATGATTTGGTATAGATCGAAAAGTTCCAAAAGGAATGGATCGGTTGGAGCATCAAATGACGTCTTCTATACAGGAAGCTGGATATAAGTTTCATATGAACGACATTGCTGCAAGTATAGGCCTTGCTAATCTAAAATTAGCTAAACAATCTATAGCTGTTTCTAGAGAAAATGTTACATTGTTTAAAACAGTTATTCCTAGTGAATACCAAATAATAACCGATGTGGAATCGAATCCAAGTTGGTGAACTTTTGGATTTGTTTTAAATAACACAAATATTAATATAGATAAATGTAATCAAGTGTTTAAGGATGCTAACATACAAACTACTCCGATGTGGCCTGATAATACTATCCACAATTGCTTTCCAAACGGAACATGTCAAATACACTCTAAAATTCATCCTGTATTCATTCCTAGCGGATTTTGGGTAGTGGGAGAGTTTAGAGAACGTATTTATAATACTTTACGAAAATTATTTTCTAACCATCAATAAAAATGATAAGTATATGCTGTTGTGCTCTCAATTCTAAATGAGACACTGAAATGTTTATTCGAGCTTTATTAAAACATAACCAAGGTGTTGAGTTTGAAATTGTTTTAGCTCACGACGATCGTGTTGAAGATGGCTCTGCCGAGCACTTTAAAAACCTAGAGATAGAGATACCTAACCTAAAAGTAGTTACAAGAACTTTTAAAGATACTACCGACTACTTAGATCGTTTAATGGTGCATTATGATACAAAAAATATCTTCGAAGAAGAATTTAGAAACGGGCTAAAAGAAAATGTTGAAAAGTTTAAAAACGGGACTTTATATGATATATCTAGATCTTTTTTATGAATGAGTTCTGGATTGTTATATAATTTAGCAGTGGAAGCTTCTAGCGGAGATACTTTGATTATTACTCCTGGGGACTTTTTGTATCTATTTAGCTTAAAAGAACTTGAAGAGTATGTTAAAATTTGAGGAGATAATTATTATTGCTCTCCTCATGCCATATTTGCCAGAGTTACTAATCAAGAAAAAGATTGGCTCTTAGAACATATGCAAGAAGTAAAAGACGGGAAAGGAGGCTCTAATTATAGCAATGATTCGGTTCATTGTGTCAGGGACTATCTAAGATATCCAAGTGCTTTGTGTGATGTATATATTCCAAATTTCATATCCTCTCAATTGATTAGTTTAGATGATGAAAATTTTTTAGATAAAAGTAAAGATTTTTGTCAACAACACGTAGAAGGTCTTTTATCTTCAAAGATACAATTTATCCCAAATTTTCATGGATTTCATATTATGTCCAGAACTGTGTTTAATGCTACAGAGGGATTTACTGAAGAATTTTGTGGACGAGCGTTCGCCGATGATAAAATGACTACTTTAGGAAAAAGGCACGGACACCCTAAAACATTGCCAGCCCACTTTTCCGTAGCTTGGTGCGGTCAGGGAGAGTTGGTGCCTTATCGCGGAAAGCATTATTCTGCTGGTTGGCGAGATATCTTAAAAGAAATAGATATTTATTACGACAAGCACCCCATTCCGGGAGAATATCATCCTACCTATCTACATCAGGATTTGGTTTCTGGCACTGAAATGGCGGATAAGGCTTCCAGATTTTTTAATAAAACAAGACCATCTGTACGAATATAATGGATAAAACTAAAGTATTAATTATTAGCAATCATCACAGAAAAAATAGCTTTTTTGAAGACACAATTTCCAGACTTTGAAAATCTGGATATACAAATGTAATTATACAAGACACAGGCAGAGAAGCTTGGGGAGCGTATACAGGTCCAAATACTGAATATTGGAACAGTGGGCATTTAACCTATGACCAAGGAATGGTTCGATTTAAAAATCGATTACAAGGAGACTTTGAATTAATACTTATGATAGATAATGATTGTTTTATAAGCGATCCTTCTACTGTAGATGTATTTATAAAAGACTTTTTGGAGGGAGGTTATGATTTTTCTTGTCACCATATTCAAGAATCTCATTACTCACCATCTTATGTTTTTACCGGTTCTATTGCCCCTGTACTAAATCAAACATTCGAACCTTCTAATGTATACCCGTGAATTGTGCCTAACCCACATTGGGAAAACGCATTTTTATTAATTAAGAAAGAAATGTGGGACTCTCTTACCGCAGATGAAATATCACATGGCAGAAAATGAATAAAAGGATTAGCGGATAATAACGCAAAATTTGGCGCACATCGCGCTAACTATAGACAAGGATGATCTCACTTCCAAGAGGGATGATTTCACGTTGGATACTTAATGAGTTTTTATTACAAATTAGAAAAGAAAGAATCTTTTGACACGGACTCTGCTTTAGAGTTGTCTCGGTTAGGTTTCTTTTTAAAACACGTAGAACTATATCCAGGTCAATTTCCAAGTCACATAGAAACTTACTTACATTCTATAGATGAGGATTTAAAAAACAAAGCTCTAACTGCTTGAAATGATCTTACTAAAGACACATGTTTAAGTAACTGGGCAGCATAATCAACATATAAAATGAAAAATATACTATTATTTATGTACATAAGGGGTGGCTCTAATTTAGTAAGAAACCATATCCAAGATATAAAGCCTCAAGAATGAGACAAAAAAAGACAAAGTTTAAAGCGTGGAGATGAGCATATTTATGAGCCACAAGGTACCTTATTGGCCGAATCTCCTATCCACTGTCCCGTTCAGCACTTAACGCACGACCACTTGAAGTTAATAGGGGAAAAGCAAAATTCTAACTTAGAATATCAATTTTGATATACTTATGTTTGAAACTGGTGAGGAGAAGAAACTAACAGTGCGTTGGTTCCAAATCCCTACGACGGAGAAACTTTAACTAGATGAGGAGTTTCAGAACTTAATTCTTTGCCCGGAGATTGGGAGTTTGTACTTAATACTCGGGACCCTAGAAATCATATAGAATCTATTATTCAGAAAAAAACAGCAAATCATGAATATAGGACTTTAGAATATTTCAAAGTTTTTTGCAAAGGACAAAGAAACAGAGCTAGAATTGCCTTGGATTGTAGAAAAGGAATGTCTAATTATAATATAACGTTTTTAGAGGATTGAGTTAAAAATGGATATAAAACTGCGGAAAGTCTTTTTAATTTTATTAACATTCCTATGGATAAAAAACGTATGCAACAAAAAGCAATAGAAGTGCAGACCAAAATTACCAGCTTTGATAGTTGCAAGGTAATTAATATAGATAAACACAGTACTTTTGGAAATGCAAAGGCCTCTGCGGGCAGTCGTTGAAAATCTTGAACTCCCCAACAAATTGATATTTTTAAAGAAATCGCAGGCAACGAATTAATTGAACTAGGATACGAAACCAACAATAATTGATAATTATGAAAATTTTAGCAGACTTACATCACGAAGATTTATATCATTCTCTCCATTTACTTTTTGAAGAAAGACTTGGTTGGGAATTATACAGACCTATAGGAATGGAATGGTGGCATGAGAACTTTTGGAATGTATATCCAGCAGAGGGAACTGCTAGACAGTTTTTAGATTTCAATACAGAAAACTTAAAAACAATCCACGGAGAAACCCTTCCTAAAATACAATACGTTCACACAGAAACTATTGCTACGGATACTCCAGGAGTTTACTTTTGCACTTCTCCAAGAAATAGAGTTAATAGAGGTATAACACTTCCAGCTTTTAAAACAATGAAGTTTGATGTAGTCTTAGCCTCGCATATCAGTCATATAGATCTTTTCCAACGACTAATTTCACAGTATATGCCAAATGCCAAATTTATTTTTCAAGCTGGAAATGACAATTGGAATTACCCAATTAAAAACTATTTAACTTCTGCTAAGAAAAGTAATTCCACTTGGCCAAATGCAAATACGTGTCATTATCATCAAGAGTTTGAAGTAGAGCGTTTTTCCAATACAGAAAACACCAATACAAAGAGTATTATAAACTTATTACACTATTCTCCTACCGCTCCTAAGCTTGCAGAAATAGAGCAGCGCTTAGTTGATTGGGATATAAAAATATATGGAGCAGGAAATCGTGATGGTGCTACAGATGACTTAGATCAAAATTTATGTGAAACTGGGTTTCTTTGGCATGTCAAACCTTCGGGAGATGGCTATGGATATAATATACATCAAGCTTTTGCGGCCGGTAAGCCCGTCATAGTTAATATGTCCTATCATCGAGGCTCAACTCCTGAAATGTTATTTGTTCCAGGAAAGACTGTGATAGATGTGCATGGTAAAAGCACAGAACAAATAGTAAACGAAATTCGCGATGCCGAAGCACACTGGCCAGAGTGGTCTGCCAGAGTAAAGGCTAAGTTTAACGAAGTAGTTAATTTTGAATCTGATGCTCAAAGAATAAAGGAATTTCTTACAAAACTATAATGAGAGCTCTTAAAGAATTTAAAAATATACATAAAGACGAAGATATCTATGTTATGGGTGCTGGAAAATCCTGTGACTATGTTGACAATTCTTTTTTTAATAACAAGACTTTAATTGGAGTAAATCAAACGTATAAAAAAATACATCCAACTTATCTTGTAAGAAAAGAAACACAATTATTGGATAAAATTCTGCAAGATAAAGCCTTGACCAATGTAATACATTTTATTTCAAAAGGAAGTTACGGTGGAAACAACTCGATCAATTTAAACCATATTAAAAATAATTATGATCATTTATATAATGTTGTTGTGTTTAACCATAATTTTAATGAACTTAAAATACATATTTTGCCAAGAGCATCGGATACTTTAATAGTTTCATGGACCACTTTTACAACAGCTATGCATTTAGCAGCTTATATGGGTGCTAAGAACATAATACTTGTCGGGCACGACTGTGGTACTTTAGATGATGAAAGTTTTTTTACTGGATATCATACTAAAGAAACTATAAGCATAGCCTGGGGTGAACATGATCAAGAAGAGCATTACAAAGTCTGGTTATCTAAAATAGAAAAATCAACAAAAGTATTGAAATTGTTATTGACGGAAGAATATAGATGCAACATATTATCATTAAATCCATTCATTAATTTTGGACTAGAAGGACATAAGTATGATCATTAGTTATAATTTAGCGCATCAACCTATTACCTATGATTTTGTTATCTTTCTCACATTATGTGAGCAAGAAAGATTATTAAATAACGAAGATTCTTTTTATATTACTATTAATACTACCTCCATTAAAAAGCATTCTAAAGCTGCTAATTACGATTGAGAATGGAGAATAACTCATCTTTTAATGCCTTTGGCTATGATGATGCCCAATTGCCGCGGTGTAGGTATTGGAACTAAGGGTATTGGTTTGGGCTATAACACTGTTTCCATCGATAAGGACGTTTATTTTGATAAAAATTTTAAGCACATAACTGCTGGACAAACAGCTTTAGATATGGTGTATAACACTACTAATCTCATCACTCTTAGAGAAAGGCGGTATGAAGTAGCAAGAAATTCTAATGTAAAAATGTGAAGAAAAATATTTAATAAAAAAAATGATCTTATTATAGACGATTTAGAAAATAAACCTTCTTTATATAATATAAATGTTGAACTAAGAATGGCTTTTTATATGAAGTCAAAGATGAATTGGTTAGTATCAAACGGCTGTGGAGCTTTAATGATGATGAATCCTGATATTGCATATAGAGTATTTAAAATAACGACACCTGGAATTATGATCAGTTCTGCAAGTTGATTAAAGAGAACAACAGGAATGAGTGTAGGAGAACACCCACACATAGCTACAGAGAACCAAAAATGAATTTGAAAAGATGATACTGCGGAAAACGTACTAGAAGAAATTAATAGTATTAACGCTTTATAACCACTATAAAAATGGACTTAAAAAAACGAAAATATGAACCCCCTATTTGGACTAAAATACATTTTGGCCCAGGATGGGGTTGGAAAAAACCAGATAGCGCCTGGTGTACGGTAGACGTAGACCCAACACTTGGAGATATAATAATAGATTTTAAAAATTTTACAAAAATACCTCTTCCAAATAACTCAATAGAATGTGTGTATGGGTCTCATGTTTTTGAACATGTTAGTATATATAAATCACCCTTATTATTTAAAGAGATTTATAGAGTTTTAAACCCTGAAGGAATACTAAGACTAGTGATTCCAGATGTGGAAAGAAGTATTAAAGAATATATTAACAGAAACCATAACTATAAACTTTTTAAACAAGAAACAGCACGAGCAAAAACTAAGTATAATAAAGACTATACTATCTTTGAATGTTTAAGAGAGGATTTTATATCTCCAACAGGACAGCCTCATTTATTAGGTAAAGAGGCGCTAGCCCATCAAAATGCGTGGGATTATGAAACCATATGTAAGGATTTACAAATTGCCGGGTTTAAAAAAACAAACATTACTAAAATGGAATATCAAATAAGTCAATCAAAGCATTTTATATTTGAAGGAACATATTCGTCAGAGGCGAATGCCTCGTACAGGTCTTTATACGTGGAAGCTATTAAAAAATAACCACACCTAATTATGAAAGGAATGGAGTTAGAGAAGCGTGCAAATAAAGCAAATAACGCTTACAGAAAAAAGAAAAAAGCCTTGATTTTAAAGGTGCCCGTTCCTATACTATTAACACGTAAAGGATTGGTCGCACAGTCGTCCACAGTTGACTACGCTGGTTTAATAGAGGGAGGGCAGTTTATAGCATTTGATGCAAAAGAAACTAAGATAAAAACAGCTTTTCCGCTAAAAAATATACACCAACACCAAACTATTTATTTAAGTATAGTAGAGGAGCTTGGAGGAATTGGATTCTTTCTTATACACTTTACAGAATTATATAAAAACTCTGCATTCATAACACCTCTTTACTTAGTTAAAAAATACGCAGATGATGAAGATGCACGAAAATCCATTCCAATAAAAGATTTTAAATCCGAGTGGTTGGTAAACATAGACAATTATTTAGATGACATAGACAAAATTAAATCAATATGTAAAAATGAAAGATAATGATAACAAACTAGAAAAGTATATCATGGGAAAAAACGTTAGGATCTTTACACGAGATTCCAATGAGACGGGAATAGGAAGATTTGGAGAAGGCAAAGTAGTTTTATACGTTGCTAATGCATTTATAATACTTGATCCTCCCGATGACAAGCATGAAAAAAAAGAAGAAGAACAACAAACTAGTCAATCCCTCCCAGCAGGGTTCATGTCAAAAGCAGATGTTGCTCAAAGACTAGTAATACCTACAGACGATATAAAAACAATAACCATATTAGATTAACATGGAACATGTTACATTAACATACAAAAAATTAAATTCAAGAGCATTCGATCCAATTGTGCCAAAAGATGGAATTGGAAACATTCAAGTAATTGGATATATTAAAGACATAATTACATCAGGCACAACAAAAAAAGTTCATACTGGAATTAGTTTACACATACCAGAAGGTTACCGTGGAAACGTTTCATTGGATCCAGATATGGCGAGACATCCTTGGTCTTTGGTAATAAAGAGTAGCTTTTTGCCTTCTGAAAATAGCGATGAGCTTATTTTCGAAATAGTAAATGTAGGACCTTATCCACAAAAGATAGTTCCTGGGCAAGCTATAGCTCGTATTTCAGTACTACCAATGCTTAAAACAGAATTGATGCAGTTAAAAAAAGAGAAAAAAACGCGAGGAACTGATTAGTGAATGAAAATCGTTTTCAATTAACGGAAACCTTTTTAAATAAATATAAAAGACGCAAACCACCTTTCGGTTTTAATGGGCTAGGTGAACTGGTCTATAAAAGAACCTACAGTCGAATTCTAAAAAATGGTAAGAACGAAGAATGGTGGCAAACAATTCAACGAGTTGTTGAGGGTACATACAATATACAAAAAGAATGGATAGAGCAGCATAGGCTTGAGTGGATACCACAAAAAGCCCAATTTTCTGCCCAAGAAATGTATGATAGAATGTACACTATGAAGATTCTTCCAGGAGGTAGGGGTTTATTTGCGCAAGGTACGGATATTATACATAAAAAGAAACTATCTGGAGCGTTATTTAATTGCTCAGTAACAACTACTGAGTTTATGAAAAATGATCCAATGAAACCTTTTATGTTTGGATTTGATGTACTTATGCAAGGTATAGGTTTAGGTGCAGATCTAAAAGGTGCAAAAACAATTGTAGTAAGGACACCTACTGAAGAAGTAGAAGACTTCGTTATTCCTGATTCTAGAGAGGGTTGGGTAGAGGCTTTAGGATTACTAATTGGATCTTATTTTGGAAAAAATAAGAGTCCAAATTTTGATTATAGTGAGGTTAGACCTGCTGGAGCTCTTATAAAAACTTTTGGAGGAACAGCTTCGGGAGCCGGACCTTTGAAAGAAATGTTTAAAGCAATGAAAGATATTTTAAATAAAAATGTAGACCAACTCATAACTCAAAGAACTATAGCTGATTTATTTAACTGGATAGGTAAAACCGTTGTTGCTGGAAACACAAGAAGATCCGCAATTCTCTTAGGAGGGGATGATTCAACTGAATTTCTCGATTTAAAAAATTTAAAGGTAAATCCCGAAAGAGAGTCTATATACTGGGCGAGTAACAACAGTGTGCAAGCAACCTTAGGAATGGACTATTCTGAAATAGCTACCCGTATTCGAAATAATGGAGAACCTGGACTACTTTGGATTGAAAATGCTCATAATAATAAACGTATGGGCGACACAAGTAATGGACTTCAGAAAGACTCAAGAACTGTTTTGACAAACCCATGTGGTGAAATTTTCCTCGAAGGTGGTCATGGTGAAGGGGAGTTGTGTAATTTAGTAGAAGCATATTTACCTCATCATGATTCGCTAGAAGACTTTTTTAAATCTTTAAAATATGCATATCTTTATGGAAAAACTATTACTCTTCTAAACACAGGCTGGGCTGGTACTAATGCCATAATGTTACGAAATCGCCGAATAGGTACAAGCGTTAGCGGTGTGGCCCAATTTTTAATTAATAATAAAATTGATGTTTTAAGAACATGGCTAAGAAAAGGTTATGATGTTTTAAAGAATTATGATGATATATATTCAAATTGGTTAGCCATACCTAAAAGTATTCGAATTACTACTCAAAAACCTAGCGGAAGTACAAGTCTTGTTACCGGGTGTACTCCTGGTATCCATTACCCCGAAAGTCGCTTTTATATAAGGCGAATACAGTTAGATAAAAATAGTCCACTCATTGTTCCTATGCAAAAAGCTGGATATATAATAGAGCCTGTGAAGGGGCAAGAAGATTCAACTGTGGTTGTAGAAATTCCTGTAGATGTTGGTGAAGGAGTAAGAACTCTAGAAACTGTATCTATGTGGGAGCAGTTAGAAATGGCCGCATTTATGCAAGAACATTGGGCAGATAATTCTGTATCAGTTACTATAACATTTGATCCAGAAACTGAGGGTCCTTTTATTGAACAAGCTTTAGATATTTTTCAATATAAATTAAAATCAGTTTCATTCTTACCGAGACTAGAAAAAGGGGCTTACGCACAAATGCCTTATGAAAAAATAACTGAGGAAAAATATAATGAATTAATAAAAAATATTAAAACATTATCATTTAAAACAGTTAGAAAGAATTTAGCAGAAATTGAAAGATTCTGTAGTAACGACACTTGCCAAATATAATTAATTTGGTATAAGAACAACAGAGAACGAGGACCCTTTGGTCCTTTTTTTCTACCTAAGAATATGCAAGTTATTTACCACTTAGAACAAACAAACCAAAACACGAAAAAATGAACGACTTTTTAAACACAGGAATCGGCAGCACGGCGAGAAGTATGCGAGTGGTATCTTTGAAAAAAATTGAAATAAAAACACCTAGTGGTCTTTCCGACAAGATTGCCTTTACTATGGTTGATGATAACGAACGAACGTTCGAAATATCTGATTCCTTTATCCAGGATTATAAAACCGGGGAGCCTACAATTAAGGGTAACTGGTATTCCACTGATAAAAAAGGACAATTATTGCCTAACAGCACTTTAGCCCAAATAATGAGGTTTTATGATGTAACGGCTTTAAAAGATTTTGAAGGAAAACAACTGGAACTTCGCCCAGACCCAAGAGACTTTTTAGTCATAGTTGGTTGCAACATGGACGAAGAAACCGAAGAAACAAAGGAACTATTTAATTAAATTATGTATGGAAACCAATCATATGGTTCCGTAGAAGAATTAGTAGAAATTAATACTGTATTTGATCTGGGTTTAAGCAAAAGCGCTTTGACCCAGATCAAAGCCTCAGTAGGTTATTTATCTAAAGCTTCATTAGATGCAGACGGCTTGTTAGGATTACAGGCAACTATTATTACTGAAAAATATGAAGTTATAATAGAGCACGCTAAACGGATCCAACTAAAAGAAAACACGAACAAAAAGACAATAACAACAACTCCACATTACAAAGTTGGCATTGGAGACGGCTATAGTAAGCAATATATAAGCATTAAGGAAGTAGACCTAGATGATGCATTGTCGGCTAATTATCTATCTTTTTTAATTACAGGGACAGGTAAGTATATTAAACGACTTATTTCCCAAAAAGTAGAAAGACTATCTAATAAATTGATAGGATATAGCGATTCTCTACCTACATTGAAAGAACTTACAGCTAATATCTTAGAAGGTTTAAATGAGACCTTAATGGGAAGAAGAAAACAATGGAATTTAGAATTTATAGAAGAATTAGATCAAGAAGCTGAGGGTACTACACTTCGCACAGTCATTGGCTATGTGAATTTATTGTCTGACATCTTTAAAGAAGATGCACAATTACAGTGGAATGACAAGGTAAATAAAGGTATATCGAATAATTCAAGAGAAGCAAAAATTACCTGTATAGCACAATTTCCAACATGGAGAGTGGCTATATTAGTAGGAGCGCCAACCAGTAATTATTATTACAGCAATGGACGAAAAACTAAAAGTCAAATAAGATTTAGTGTGCATCCACAAACATCACCAGTTCATGATTTTTTAGATGTAGATCGTCAAATACTGCTCGATGGTAGTGGTGGTTTTTTCCAAAACAACTATGAAGGATCCGCACAAACACTTCTTAGAGCTGCTTATTTCAACAACGATTTGGAAGATCCACAAATGTTTGGAGATCATAATTCTAGAAATCAATTCTTAGCTTACGCAAGACGCCGTATTACTCCTAGAGCTGGAGAAGGTGCGCGAGTATTTTCTAATGCCGATATTCAACGAAGTAAAAAATTAGCAGCAAAAAAGCAAACAGATGAAAAGAAAGCTAAAGACATAAAGATTATTGTAACAAAAAAAGTTGATAAGAAGTTAGACGCTTTATCTGCTACAAAACCTATCACACTGAACGGTGTGAAATACTTCAGCGATAAAATAGAGTATGAAGGACAGGTTTTGGAGATGCGTGCAATAACCGCCAATGTACCATATTGGGAAGAAGATTTAGTAAAACATCCCTGGGTAGCTCAATTTATTAAGAAAAATATAAAGCAAAGCAAATGGAAAGATTTTAGTTTTGATGATGTATTTGAGGAATTCTGTAGTTTTGCCGAAAAATGGTCAGGAACCTATAAAATTGGCGATGCAACTATTGTGCATGAACTAAGAGAAATTAACGCTGCTACATACACCTCATACTTATCTTATATTAATGGTAAGCGTATAAACGGTAAAGAAGTAGGAGCTTGTATTAGAAGAGCAATGTGTTTCGATACACAAACTGCATATTATGCTTTTGTAGAATCAGTAAGCAAATGTTCTTTAAGAATACATGGATTTTTACACAACGGTTTACTATTTAATATAGCAGGTCTTGGAACTGGTTCTAGTTATTTTATTGTAAGAATGGAAATCGCTCGAAGAAAGAATATCAACTATGTAAAAATTGATGATGCTTTTATTCGTATTTCAAATATTAATAAACTAGAACGTCTGTCAGCTAAAATACAAAATCCAAAAGAGTTTTTAGATAAGATGAAAACTGGACAATGCGGTATGAGTTCGATTACCGTCTCACAAATTGGAGTTTTGATTTCAAGTGGGAAAAAAATGTACGAAGAAGCTGTTCAAAAAAGTAAACAGCTTTTAGAAGAAACTGAAAAATTATTTAAGATAAAAGAAGAGTCTCATAGATTGTCCGATCGTATTACGATTCAGGGTTATTTAATCAAAGGCTCGAAAAGAAACTATGTTGTCGACGCACACAATGACAACAGTGTTTACGATGCAGGAAGCGGTCAACGATTCTGTATTGTTGACAAAAGTAATGATCAAACAGGAAAAGATCAATTAGTAAATAGATTATATGCAATAAGTAACGACCGATTGGTATCAAAGCATATATCTACAATAAGATAACCACTAAAAAGTAATGGCAAAATTAGTTAAGAAACAAGTACACATAAAAATAGTAAGTAGAAGCGGACATGATGAATGGGAAGGAGAAGGAGGACAAGCTCTTGAAAAAATCATCGCAGAAACAGGAAATGGTAAATGGGCTTACATAGATGGTAAGTTTGTAGATCCAGAAATGTTAAATGTAAAGATGCTCGAAGAAGCGGAAGACATTACACTTACTAACAGCTTGTATGGTGGAAAATAAGTAGCAAAACTTTTTGCTATATGAAAACATAATCAAATAGAAAACATGAAAACAGAAATAAGAAATAGACCTTCAAAAAACTTTGGAAGTATCGTTGGAAAACTTATGACTCCAACAAAAAAAATGTCAGTAAGCGGAAAGCCTATAAAAGTTAGAGAAGCAATAGGAACCTTTATTATACCGCCATGCGCAACTTTTACCCAAATAAGCTTTGCCAATAGTTTACATATTAGTGTATATAAACTAAGACAAAGACTAATAGAGGTAGGTTTAGTATGGGCCGATGTTCTACGCACATACAAATACTTTGGCAGCGAACGAAATGTTATATTTTTTAAAAAATTACATTTAGAGGGTTGGGATAATCGAACCTGTTCTGATAAGCTCCAACAATTAGGAGCTACTGCTTTGCTAACTCCCAGTGCGGTAGGACGATTAGAACGAGTAATGTTTGGTCTAGACGATCACACAGCTTGTACTCTTCCATCTGGTACCAGGGACTTAGTGCGACAAAAAGGACGCAGTAACACTTTCACTGATAATGTTATGAAAGAGGTGCTTTTTGATTGTCCTATAGATTCTAAAGGACTAGAAGAGTATGTGACAGCAGCTGAAAATCTTCGTCTATGGATATTGGCTAGAGCCACACGCATATCTGAGGATGTCGTTTCCGCTTTATACGGTTCAAGCGGTCATAACTGGCTTTCTAATAAAAAATGGACATGGATTCTTCGCCATTGGCAGATCAATCATTCCAAAGAAGCGGGTATGGTTAAAAAATTAGAGAAAAAAATAGTTACTTTACAAACCAAATATGACGCATTGCGTTTAGCTTCGATTTAAATATGCAAAATATTATTCATCAAATACCTAGTAGTGTATTGAACGAATATTTAGCTCACGCAGCTTCGAGCCCTGATGACGAAATCATCGGGGCTTTGAGCGGCTGCAAAGTGGACAATGTTTGGACAAGTACTAAATACACTAGAATTATAAACCTGGCTAAAACACAAGAGCATAGTTCAGCTTTTAAAGCTCATCACACTAAGACTCGATTGAATTCTGTAGTAGATTTTATGCCCGATCCAAACGATTGGTTTAAGTATTTAAACTCTACTAGTTTAATGAATCCCAAAGCGTCGCACGAGCACATAGCTATAACACATACACATCCGCACAGTGCGCCTATTCCATCTCAATGGGATATTGCAGGATCGGGTGGAAAAAATCATGGACTAACTGGTTTCTTTTTAATATATTCTAATTTACAACATAAAATGAATACATATTTTGTACAAGAAACCGGAGATTTTGAATTAATGACAACACAAATTATTGAGGAGCCGAGCAGTAAATGAGAAATCGTGGAAAATTATTAGTAGTTGGTCTTGGAGGAATAGGATCATGGCTAATTCACAATTTACAACACTATAAAGATATAGAACAACTTCCTGGATTAGTTTTAGAGGCTGCAGATCCAGATATAGTTGAAGACAAGAACATCAAATATCAGAATTATTTAGAAGAAGACATTCTCGATTATAAGGCCGATGCTATAGAAGCTCGTTATGAGGTAGTAAGCTATGATCACAAAATTTTAAAAACAAGTCAACTTTCTGGATATGATTGTATCATTAGTGCAGTAGATAATACAACATTTAGACGCATGTTGTTTAAACATATGGATACGCTTAATACTTACTGGATTGACCTTCGTAGTGAAGGGCAGTCTATTGCATTTTTTACTAAACATAAAGCTAATACTTTGAAAAAACTATTAAGCACTGTAAAAGAAGATGCAGAAAACGGAAGCTGTCAATTAGAATATCAGTTAGAACAAAACATCATTCAAGGTGGTAACAGAATTATTGCGGAAATCGGTGCACAGTTAGTTTTAAATTGGTATAGAGGGGAACAAAACCCTTCTCAATACATTCAAAGATTCTAATGTCTAATATAAACACTAAAGCACCTCTAGGCGAACATAAGCACGCTAAGCAAACACGAAGACAGAGTTCAGATTTTGGAGAAATATCAAACAGACAAACTGGCATAGAGTTATCTGATGAGGAAAAGTATGATAAAATTTTTCACAATTGGAAGCACCCGGAGAAATGTTCTAGACGAAACAGAATACCGAAATGTTGGGTTTGTAACGAATTTGCTGAAGGACGTTCAGTAGATCAAATAATTGTACATCCCAATAAAACTGTAACACTAATACCTCACCACCCACCAAAAAAATAATGGAAAGATATTTAAGCGATATAGCAAATTTAAAGCCTTTAAAACGAGAAGAAGAAGCTAGACTAATGGCATTAGCCAAATCTGGCAGTCGTAACGCCTATAATCAAATTATTACTCATAATTTAAGATTTGTTATTACTGTTGCGAAAACGTATCAAGATAAAGGATTGCCCTTAGAAGAACTCATAAGTGAGGGAAATGTGGGGTTGTTAAAAGCGTACGATCGCTTTGATATCACCCGTGGAGTAAAGTTTATTACTTATGCTGTGTGGTGGATTCGACAAAGTATTGTCACGGCATTAAACGAAAATGGTCGATTAATTCGACTACCTATGAATCAAATTGCTCAGCAAAACAAAGTTGCTAAGCTACATGAGGAGTTAGAACACACCCTGGGCCGTACACCTAGCATGGTAGAGTTAAATCAATTCTTACAAAATCAGAATGTAAAAAACACTACACACTATATGTATAGGTACGTAGGACTCGATACTCCGCAAACAAAGAACAACAAAAATTTATATGAAATAATTCCCGCTAATTCTCGCACCTTACAAAGTGCGGAGTTAGCGCAGGAATTTAAGGTTGAACTGGATGATCTCTTAAGAGGTTTTACTGACAGAGAAAAGGAAATTATTAATCTTTATTTTGGACTTGGAAAATATATCCGTCCATATACTTTAAAAGAAATCGGAATTGATTTAGGATTAACCAGAGAACGTGTCAGACAATTAAAAGCCAAAGTATTAGAAAAACTTAAAAGACGAAGAACAACCGAGAAACTCAGAACCTTTATAACAGAATGTATGTAACAAACACAAATGAATTAAAATCTGCATTAAACTATCTAAAAACCTGCTCCGTTCTAGGATTCGATACAGAAACTACTGGATTAGATCCTTTAGTTGACCGAGTATTACTTATCCAGCTTGGAAACACACAAAAACAATATACCTTCGACGTCTTCCAATTGGGCTCTAAAAATATTTATACCCTTTTAGAATGGCTCAAACCAAAAGAAATTCTCAAAATAGCACATAATGCGAAATTTGATTATTCAATGATTAAGGCTAATTTTGATGTTGAACTTGAGAACGTGGCATGTACTATGATAGGCAGTCAATTACTTTCTATGGGTCGCAAATGGCGACATAATTTAGAACTATTACTTAAAAAGTTTCTAAATGTGTACATAGATAAGACAGAACAGAAAAGCTTTATTGGGCATAAATGGGGAGACCCTTTTACAGAAGAGCAAATCAAATATGCTGGAGAAGATGTTGAACATCTAATACCATTATATGATATACTAACTAAAAAACATATAGATAGAGACATGAAAGACTTAGCTACTTTGGAATATGAAGTAGTGAGAGTTTCTGGAGATATGGAATTAAACGGTATTTTTATAAACAAAGATAAGTGGTTATTTTTGCAGAAAGAAGCTTTAGTAAGAGCTGATAGCGCCTTTAAAGATTTAAATGCATATTTCAAAAAAGTATGTGAAACAGATTTATTTGGAGACCCGGTAATTAATTATGGATCTCCTTTGCAGGTAAGACCTGCTTTAGAAAAGATATTAGGAAAAGAAATCGCTGGTACAGGAGCTGCAATCTTAAAAAGTTTAAGAAGCCCTGCCACAGATGCACTATTGAAATATAGAGAAGCTACAAAAAAAGTAAGTACTTATGGAGAAGCTTTTCTAGAAAAACATATTCATCCATCTGATCTACGAATACATGCTCGTTTTGCACAATTAGGTGCAGGCACAGGTAGATTCGCAGGACGAACACCTAACCTAATGAATATACCAAAAGAAAAGGAATACAGGGCAGCATTTACAGCTCAGTATCCTGATTATAGAATAATCGCAGCAGACTTTTCGGGTCAAGATAACGAAATATTTTACTTGTTTTCTGCTTAAAATACGAGTATATTGAGGTATGACAATACATAATAAATATACTCCCTCTCAAGAATTACAAATATGTACTCTTTACGATGAAGGTAAAAACCCTACAGAAATAGGGAAAATCTTAAAAACATATAACACTACAATTAGACGCATATTGCTGCGAAATAATTATGTTTTAAAAGGGCCTTCTGAAACCCAACGTGTCGTGAAAACCAATCCTTTTAAAGATCTTTCAAACAAAGAAGTTCAATATTGGATAGGATTTATTTCGGCTGATGGTAATATTTCCACTCCTACTTATAGCAAATATACAATAGATGTTTCTGCAGATGAAAAAGATGTACAACATTTATGTAAATATAGTAAATTTATAGGGTATGATGTGCAGCCAAAATCCTATAAGAATAAAAAATATGGATCATATATGTGTAGCGTACGCTTTGGTAATAAAGAAATACATCAATTTTTAAATAAAATTGGAATAACTCCAAATAAAAGCAAAACTTTGCATTTAAACATACCACTAACATCTCACATTGTGCGAGGAGTTTTAGATGGTGATGGTTGTGTGAAATGTGTTGGAGATAAAAGAGTATCTGTTGAAATCGCTACTGGTTCTGAACTGTTTTTTAATCAATTAAAAACATATTTAAAACAATTTTTAAAAGTTACTGGAACCTTTTCAAATGGTTTAGGCTTAGTAAGGGTGTGTACACAGTCAGAAATTGTTAAATTTTATGACTTATTGTATGCTGATAGTAATTTGTATTTAGAGAGAAAACATGAAAAATTTTTGCAAGGCTCCGCTATAAAGAAATTTATAGATGAAAACGCCGCTAATTCGGGGAAACCTTAACAGATAATGCTGATGGCAATCCCGAGCTAGCAGGAAAGATATATCTTTCCGGGCAAGTGTAGAGACTATATACGGCGCACCCTTTGGGGTGAAGAGAGAGTCCGGGCCTTAGCGAAAGCTAGGGAATTACTGCAAGAACTGCGATTATTAGCTCATTTGAGCAAAGAGCCTAAATTTATTTACGCTCTGAAAAACGACATGGACTTACATTGCTACTCAGCAAGTCTTATTTTTGGAATTGACTATGAAAAGTTCTTCGATAAAAACGGTAAGTTAATAGACGAAATGAAAACAAAATATAGAAACCCAGCAAAATCAATAAGCTTCGGCATTCTTTATGGAATGGGAGTTAGTAAACTTGCGGCTACATTAAGTATTAATTTGTATGAAGCACGTAAACTGATGAAGAAATATTTTATAACATTTCCGTATATTAAAAACTTAATGGATGACTTGTCTGAGGCAGTTGAACATAACAGATATACCTATTCACCTTTAGATCATCGCAGAATGGACGTAAGTCACATAGACTGGGATAATAAGGGAGAAGTGTCACATGCTATTAATGAAGCTAAGAACATGCCATTTCAAGGCTGTGGTGCTAGTACTACTAAGTTAGCGCTAGTTAAAATAAGTAACAATATTAAAATTCACAAATGGGATGCCAGAATTGTTAATGTTGTGCACGATACGGAATAGCGTCGTGGGTAAATCAAGATAATTTGCTGGAAAACCCTTAGAGCCAAAAGTGCCTTAGTGCTAAAATCTTTTGGATTGGGTAATCAGCAGGGAGGGAATAAAATGACAAAACAAGAACAACAAGTAATAATTAGTTCATATTTAGGAGATGCATATTGGATGCGTCAAAAACGAACTTTAAGAATAAAGTTCGGAGGATATGTAAAAAATTATTTAGAATATAAACAATCATTAATTACAACTTTACAACATTCAAAATTGTGGGGTTCTGTAAATAAAAAGAGTATTTTATACGAATTTACAGTTGGTAAAAATGAAATCCTAAATGCTTTAAAGGAAGCTGACTTCTGGAAAGTAGAAAAAACATTAGGAGGATTAACAGAGTTGGGATTTGCTTTACTTATGTTTGACGATGGAACTTTTCATCGACAACTTAAATATTATAGTCTTAGCATTGGCCAAGTATATAGTTTAAAATTTGCAGACAACTTTGTATCTTTTATTAATAAAAAATTTGAGTTACACGGTACACGTCATAAAACAATTGGATGTCGAGGATACTTTATACAATTTAAAGTGCATGATACTCCTATGATTGCAAAAATTTTAAAAAAATATGATGATCATGATTATATTTATAAAATTCCACCTTCAGAGACTATCGTAAAAATTGCGAGTAGGTATAAAGATATGCCGAAAGATCTTGAAGGCCGAAGGGCCTATGATATAGTCCGATCTTTGGGGAAACCTAAAGAGAGCTAACGGAATCGGTTAGTTCGCAACACAAATGGAAATTCTAGTAGAAGTACATGAAGACGATGCAAAAGCTGTCGCTAAGATGATGGAGTTAAAAATGATTGAAGCTTTTAATCATTATGCAGACTCTGTTCCTATGAAAGTAGATGCAGTTATTAGCGATCATTGGGTACATTAATCAATATAAAAAATGGATAAAAATTATTTTATTGTTGGGCTTTCTGGAAAAAGAAGTGCTGGCAAAGATAGTATAGGTAAAAGACTTATAAAATCAGATGAATACGTAAAATTTTCTTTTGCAGGTCCTTTAAAACAATTATGTCAAGATTATCTTGGAGTAGTGAATTATGGACAACTTGAAGCTGATAAAGCAAAAGCTCAAGAACATCTTACCTTAAAAGGTAGACATCCTACATATCGTGAAGTATTACAGTATGTTGGAACAGATATCTTTCGTAAAATGTATCCAGATGTTTGGGCTAATAAAACGATTAAGGATATCGAAGATTATGCTTCTAGACAAACTCCATTACTGAAGGTTGTAGCAACTGACGTTAGGTTTCCCAACGAAGTAAAGGCAATAGAAGCGGCAGGAGGGATCGTTATTAGGTTATATAGAGATGTAATAAAAGATGAATTCAGTAATCACGCTTCGGAAACTTCTTTAGATGATTATCCTTTTACTTATGAAATTTATAATCAAGACATGACTTTGGACGAGCAGTTTAATGCCGCAAATACATTAATAGAGCAGTTTAAAAGAACTTAAAATAAAAAGGGGTACCGTAACTGGCACCCCTTTTTTTGTAGTTTATTTTTTTTAGCTTAAATTGTCGAGCCTGCGCCATAAGCAACTGGTTCTAATCGAGAGCATCTTATAGATACATTTTCAACTAAAATAGTTTGCTGACTAGCAATATTAAATGTGTGGTGTTGAATATAACAGTTATTTAAATAAAATCCGCCATATTGATCACCTTCCATATCTCTCAAGAAAAATCCTAATCCCAAAGGTCTATTAAAGAACTTAGAAGCTAAGTTAATAAAGAAATCTGGAGTAGTACCATCTGTAACTAATCCAGGTGCATCCTCACCTGTACTTAGTGTAATTGGAACATCAACTCCATCTACATCCTCTACTCCTAGTCCAATTACATCGCTGTGAGTTTGTAAATACAAAGCCTTCATCAATGAGTGACTATCAAATAGTATTTTTGATATTCCACAATTTACAATCGTACGTCCTGGAATAAAAATAGGTTTTCTAGATCCTATTTCAAATACTTGACTGATTTGTTTATTCTGTGATACCTGGACATTTTGAACCAGTCCAACTGGAATCAAATTTGCAAAGTCATCTGCTGGATTGTACTCTGGAGGCCCTGTACATACCACCATAGATTCCGCGGATAGAAAATTAGATAAATTATCTATCGTCTGTACGTTATTATTAAATTGGGATTCACCCCAAGTTTGTAAGGTATTAAGTGGTGCCATTTTTTATTCTCCTTAGAATATCATTTTAATTCTGATGTAGTTACTTGGGTATAGAGGCAATACTTCTATATCAACATTTAGTACATCTGGACTGATACTATCTTGAGTAACAGAAACAATACTAAAGTCTGCAACAATTTCTTGTCTAACCAAGTACAAACCAATACCAACTAAAATTGTATTAATTAAAGTGATAAAGTTTGTTGTTATATTTGTATTTCCGATATATGGATTGATACTTTGTCTTACAAACTTAGCTGCAAAGTCAATCGCAGAGGTTATACTAAGCTCTCTTTTTGCGATAGAAGTTACGTCGGTACTTAACTGATGTCTACTCACTACAGGTGAGTTACTATTCGCCTGTGTCATTATAAACGTTCCACCTTCTGCCATAGTATTTAATTGGGTCTCAGAGAAATAATCTTGAGAACCATAAGTACGTTTAGCAAGTCCTAAGGCGATGTTAGTCAATGACTGTGATGGTGAGTTTCCGATACGTAGTCCTAACAATTCAGCTGCGTAGTAATAGCCAGGAACTGGTGCTAATACTGTCACCATTCCACCATCTGCCCAACCTGCTGCTTTTAAAGTAGTCCAGTTGGCTGCTGTAATTTTAGTACCTTTCTTGTAAAGTGTTCCACTTAGTTTTAAATCAGATGCTAATAGTGCGTAAACATTATAAGTATTCGAATCAGCAAAACTAATACCAGCTGGAGTATACCTTGTATATACCGCATCTAACCATGCTGGATGAACTGATGAAATATGACGACGTTCTTGGATATATGCAATATCTGGGAATGTCGCAAAAATACGTTTTGATCTAACAGCTGAATTAGTATCTCTTAACGATTCCGCTGTTGTAGTTTTATCTGAAGTACTTTCAGCATGTGGTGTGCCGGTCCATGGAGTAATGCTATTTAAAAATGCAATTCTCTCCTTTTTACCAGCTGCTGCTGATTGTGCTTCTACGTGAGTTTTATAGGTAGCTGTAACCGCCAATTGACTCATTGGGGCGATAGCATACACTTCTTCAGAAGCTAAATTATCTAGAGCTTCTCCAAAGTTATCGGCTGTAAATCCAGATACGCCTATGTAACTAATTTCTGTGCCAGCATTTACCATAGCAGTATATATACCGTATGCCAAAGGATTCCAACTAACTGGCTCTCCAATAGCATCTCTGATATCAGAAAGACTAGATAAGGTACCAAACTGTTCCACATTATCTGGATTCTTAGCTAAGAACCCTACGTGAATGTCAGCTTTAGCGCCGGAAGATATTAAACTTGCATCAATGTAAATTCCTGAAGCCGTAGTTGTAAATTGAGATGTTAATACATTTACAAGTATTCCTGCTCCATCACCTTGTGTAGGTAAAAGATCTACAATAACCGATCCTTCTAATACATTTGTATTGTACGTAGAGTTAATTCCTGAATAAGGAACGAACAAATAGTTGTTTTCATATTGTGTTGCAAATACAGAATATCGTACTGTATCTGTCGAGTCATCCCATGATGGATCCTGCCACCAAAAACCCTCTCCAATTATGCAACCAATCATATCTGGAGCAGTTAAGATAGGTTGTGCAGTTGTCTGCACTTGAGTGATTTCTACACCTGGTTTAGTGTAAGCCATTTTAGATCCTCCATAAATTAGGTCTAAGTTGTGTTAAGAAGGCTATGTATACCTTTTATACCTCGTACTCCTTCTATCCCATAACCAAGAGGTCTTGCGACTCCTCAGGTAGCAACTTCTGGCAGTGCTTTCGGTACAGCCTTTAAATATCTTTTCGCAAAAGGTATTTTCTTACCTTTTTTGTCCGTCTTATCTCCCAAATTGAGTAACGGAGCTGTAGCAAGTATTCCTGGCGCAGTTAAAGTCGCGCTAGCTGCGTGGGCAAGAGGTCGTTTTTTCACTATTACAGTGTTACGACCGCCCTTGTTAATAGTACCTACTACTTTTCTGTCAAAAATTTTGAAACGTCCCAAGGGACCTGATCCCCTTAAGAACGTATTCTTGCTTTTAATATCGTAATATAAATGCTTATTAGTCAAGTCAATTTCTTTTAATCTTGATCCACGTATCTGATTTTTTGACATAGTTCCTAAGTTTTTAACAAATTGACCCGTTCCTTTTACAAATCCCTGTCCTTTAAGTCCTTTAGAAAGTGTCTGTAAATTAAGAGCAGTGTTACCTATAGAAGTTCTAATTCCCCTAGAAAGGGTGCCTCCAGCGCCGCCAACTTGTTGTAGTGGATCTATTTTAGGCATTTTAAATCCTTTGCCTTTTGTATTTCTCATCGCTCTTTCTAGTGGATCAGACATTTTAGATAAGTATTCTAATCTTTTGCCTTTAGCGTTTTTTATGCCTATGACAAATTTTCCAATATTAGTTTTAGACGGTGTTGTAAGTAACTTCTTTCATTTAAGAAGATGTGGTAAAATCTTAGCAGTCATTTGTGGAATAAATGCAGTCTTTTCAAGTTGATCTTGAAAGCCTATCATGAAATGTTCCATCTGTTGTTCTTGTGTTAAACCCATATTATTTACTGTTTATTACCCATCTGCTTGAAACCAGGTGCCGCTTATTGTTTCTTCGCCGCCATCTGGATAGTTATTTGTTAAAGTAAGTGAAGTAATTCCTGGGCCAGTTACAATGAATTCAGATAACCAAGTAAAGTATCCATATACTGCTCCCGAATCTGGAATAGTAAATACAGTTGTAGTGCCATCTCCTGTACCTAAAGCTGCTAATGTAACAGTTAGTAAAGTAGTGGCGTCTGTATAAGTTATTGTTAACGCCTCTGCCAAAGCTGGTGCTGTGTTAAAGGCAATCTGTGTTCCGTTAGTTTTAACAGTATAATTAATACCTTCGAAAACTTCGACAGCATCAATAAATACAACACAGTAACTTTGTTTTTCTCCACGTCGTAATGTTTTTTGAGATTCGAATTGAAGATCGATATCTACTTGTGTAAGAATTTTATCAGATTTAGTTTTAACTAATCTTTCTTCTCCTAATCGTAAATTCTTAATGCTATGTATTTTTTTTACCTTAAAATCTTCTTGATACGCTGCTAAGGCAAAAAATAAATCACTCGCCGCAGATTCTGCTGGTAACCCTTCTTTAAATAACACACTATAACGTATAGAGCCGTTTATTAAATTAGTAATTGTAGCATTCTGCCGTGTGTCGTGTGTACCTATGTTTCCCTGTAATCGTTCCTGTTCTAAAGTATATTGTACGCCCGTTCCTGGTATTGTTGTATTACGTATTACATCGCTTCAAGCAATAGGCCCTCTTGATACTATGATAGTGGGACGTTGAAAGGCTACACCTATATTAATCGCATACTTATCAGCTATAATAATCCCAGTAGTACGAGGATCGGACGTTCAGGTATAGGTGCCATGTTGTGCAAAATAATTCTGCGCAAAACTAACAAAAGGATATTTTATATCTAGACTAAGATTCCCAGTCGTATAATCTGTCGCCATACTCTTCTATCTCGTCTATTACTTTTGGAGTTATTTCTACATGTACACCTTCGCTAGCTGCTTGGTTTTCTACTATTTCTTTAGCAGCTTGTTCTAATCTTTGTGCCAAAGTTAGTTCGTCTGCTATATTAGTTTTCGGTTGCAATTTCATTACTTAAATATAAATCATAGTGCTAAAACTAGTCAAGTTTTATTTAATATTGACATGAGTATGTGAATCAGCTTCTAACTGTGTTACTTTGGCTGACAGTTCTTGAATAGCTTTTATCATTGGAGCTATAAATTCTGTATATCTAAGCCCATATCTATCTCTTTTGCTTTCACGAATAAATCCTGCAAAATCTTTGGTGGTTAGCCCAGCATTGAGAAGCACTTGTTCCACTTCTTGTGATACCATTCCATAATGAGTTCGACTATGGGTTTCCTCTGGAAATGTTCTATGAACTCTTTCATAAGGCTCCATTCGAGGTATTTCGTGTTGGCCTATAATTTCCCCAGCTTCATTATATAAGTCATGTACATCTATTACTGGCACTTCTACATCTTGGAATGCTGTTATAACTTTTTTCACATACTTGTCATTTTCAAATACTATTTCTTCTGTAGTTACCTCTTTATTTATAGTTGTCAGGGCTACATCGTTGCCAGATTCCATTTGTTGTTTTTCTGGAACTGTTTTTCATTTATAACTAACAGGGTTTAGTGCATTAACAAAATCAAGCCCTAATGCTGAAGTTACAATATCTTCTTTTAATCTTTCATCAGAAGTTTCCACATTTCCGTCATGTGTAAATATGTCGTAGCAAAGAATATCTCCACCAGTAGTACCACCATCAACTTCAAACAGATATGAAGTAGCATTAGCTTTTATTCCAACGTTACCGCCTGCTGCTATGAAAAATCTTCCAGTTATACCGACTTCATTAAAAGAGAAATAATCACTACTGTGGGCCACCATTTGTCAATCAGCCACAGACGCATCTGTATTTTCTAATCTAAATGCTGGAGCTAAAGCTCCTGTGCCTGAGCCGGTTATATGGAAACGTTTTGCCGGATTGGTACCACCAATTGCTACATTACCGGTATAATAAATTTCACCAGCAACTTCTGTTCAATATCCAGATGTACCGGATGATCCCGATGACCCAGAAGTTCCCGCAGCTCCTGAAGTTCCTGAAGTTCCCGCAGCTCCTGAAGTTCCTGAAGTTCCCGCAGCTCCTGAAGTTCCAGATGATCCTGATGAACCTGATGTTCCAGATTTACCAGATGATCCGGATGTACCTGATGATCCTGACGAGCCTGATGTGCCGTTAGCTCCTGCAGCTCCTGATGTACCTGATGATCCCGATGATCCAGATGTACCCGAATTACCAGATGAACCA